TATTCTGCAAGCAACTCAAAATGCTTCTGTGCTTCCAAGGCTCCGCTGTTTCCCGGCGAATACTTTATTTCCCTCTTCTTGTCTCTCAGTTGTTCGACGCGCCTCTCGAGATGTTCGATCTTTTGTCTCGCTTCCTTGAGACGCACCAAAGACAGAATGCAAACAGCGCGAGAGTTCTTTGCATTCTTTCTCAGCGCTTCGATGGATTCGTCTTTTGATCCCCAACAGTGGAGTTCTTCCTCGCCAAAAAACCGAACTTCCCCTTCGTCGTGTTCTTCCGACCAACGACAGATTGGACTCTTTGAGCCTTTCAGATAAAGAGTCACCCATGTTGCGTCTTCATCAAGCTCCTCGAGACATGGAACGTCTCCCGGACTGTATGCGTAACAGATGCCAACTTCGTCCTCCTCAAGGCAACAATCCTCGAGAACGAGCGGGAGAACCAAAGGCAAAAGAACACTCTCCAGATGGAAACCAGAAGTGTACTTCTTTCGCTTCTCACAAAGCTGAGGAAGACTCGGATGCAAATTCAGCCTTTCTCGAAGAATTTGAAGCATCTCTTCCTCAGAAACTTGGGGAGATGTTGGACTCTCTTGGAAGGTTCCATCCTCATTTTCTTGCCAATGGCAGAGAGAACCACAAAATTGTGTGAAAAGATGAATGTCGTCTTGCACCTCAACTTGCACTTCATTTCTTTGGATGAGAAATCCCTCGAGAATGTCAAGAACTTTCGGCAGGAGAACACTCGCCATATTTTCGACTATAAATTATTTCTGAATAATTTATCACACCCTCGGTTTTTGCACAATCTTTTGTCGTTCATAGAAAAGTTCAAGAATTTTCTATGAAGTGTCTCTTTGCAATTTTGTACCCATATCCTTCAGGAGCGTACAAAAGTTCCATAATCTCTTCTCTGAGCTTTTTGTTCTCTTCGAGAAGTTTTTTGTTCTCTTCTTCCAACTCTGCCGTCTTCTTCTCCCGCAAGCGGAGAGTGAGAAAAAGAGAATTTTCCGCTTGTTTGATGAGTTTCTCCGTAAACTCTCGAAAGGAAGGCTGTGTGTACTCGAACCAACTGTGCAAAACCTTTCCATTCTCATGTCTTTCGTCCCAAGAGCAAACCTTATTATCATCTCCAGAGAATATTTCGCACTGAGTCACAGAAATGCCCGCCAAGTTCACCCGTGATGAGTCTTCATATCCAGAGATGTCTTCCTCTTTCAAGGAAAACTCCTCCTTCAAAACACGAAGAGCACCCTGAAGATATCCGCTTTGCATCATTCTGTGAATAAAAAAAATAAGTTCAAAGAACCACGACAAACACAATTTGTACAAGGTGTTCAAATAGGGAGATGGATGTGTCCGTACAAAGCGTCCAAAAAATATCTTTTGTCAAAAGATATTTATTTCAAGAACAGGGAAGGAGGAAGTTCTCCACGATGCTCCTTGCAACAGTAACTATATTTTCCACCTTGCTTGTTTTCGAAGAGGAACCATTTCTCACCTCTGCATTCTCGCGTCTTCCAAGGGTTTCGTGTAAAAACACAGGCCAACTTCTTCCCTTCAATCACAAATTCTTCCTCTCCTTTTTTGCACTCTCGAGGAAATAGAATGCGGTCTTTTGCGCCAATTGTGCACACGTAGTCGAGTCTGCCATTCGTCCATGCAGAATTCATTCGGGTTTCGGGTACTCCAACTTCCCAGTCGCGTTCTTGCCTCTTCCAGATACCAATCCTTTTCCTCTTGAAAAGGGTTCCTTGGGTACGATACTTTATACGAAATTCCTTCTTGAATCCGCTCTCGAATGCATTTCTCATCAACATCTCTTTGTACATTGTTTTTGACACTTTGGTTTCCCCGTAGACGATTGTCTGCATCGTTTCATCCACAAATTCATCCTCCTTGTGAGTGACCCTCTTTTGGATGACTTTGGGATTTTTGAGAACCAAAAACAGATTGTGGGAACAAGTCATTGCAAACATCAGAGCATCCTTGGCATCAAGAAAGCCGAGGATGTGAACAAGCGTTTCGTTGGCGAGAGAATCCATCCGATAAAAGAAAAAGTTACGGATGAGTTGGACAAATTTCAATGTCGAAAAAATATTTGAAAAGTGTAGAAATATTTTTTCTTGTTTGTTCTTTCACAAAGTCTCGAGGAGGAAAAGCCATGACCCCGCCCCGGATGACAACCCTTCCATAAAACAGAGTATGTTCTCCCGAATCTTTACTGTCACGCCAACGACCGCTGATTTGTATACCTCTCGTTTCTATTTTGTCGACTTTCTCACCATGAACTCTAAACGTCACATGGCACAAACGCAAAGAATGCAAAGGAATCACAAAAGGAAGTTCAATACAAAACGTGGTTGTCTTGTCCCGTTTTTTGACATAGATAGAAAAAATGCTGTAGTTGTTTGACACAATCTCAACCTTCCAAATGTTCTTCCCTGTGATTCTTAGTAAAGATATGACATCGACTGACCTATCTGGTACAAACTCTCCATTGGATAGTTTGCACCGAAACCAACGTTTCGGGTAAAGATATTCCGCAAAAGGGTCATCGTGTCCGATAAAATACTCTTCTTTTGCCCCGTTCGGGAAGTGCATTTTTCTTCCATATCTCTCCCAAAATATGGCTATTTTTTCTGCTGCCTTTGTTTGTTCACACACGAGCTTTTCCGAGCTTTTTTGCACATCCCAATCGCAGAGGGAAAGAGCAACAAGCTCTCTTTTTTTCAGGAACTCAAACATTTCTTTGTGGGTGACACTCTTGAAACAGTACAAAATATTTTAGGTAATATTTTATTGGGCGAGTTGTTCAAAGTGAGTCTGAGCTTCCCTCGCCTTTTCGCTTCCTGGAGAATACTCCAATTCCAAAACCTTTTGTTCGAGTTCTTCCATTCTCTTTTTGAGGTCGAGAAGGAACTTTCTCTTGAGTCTCTTTTTCAGCTTCTTGAATTCCGGGCATTCGACAAGCATCTTCACCCGTTCAATGACAATGTTTTTGTCTCTTCCGGGAAATCTTCCCGGAACTTCATAAATGCTTCCATGCTCTTCGACCCGTTTCTTCCAAGAGATTCGAGTTTCCTCGCCTCCGATGAAGCACTCAAATAACCAAGGACAATCTTTGTTTTTTCGGAATTCAATAAGTTCTCTTTCTATCCCATTGAGTTCAAGAATTTCGGTAACTTTGCCTCGCATTTTCTCCGACAACAAAATTCTGTTTTGAGGCTTAATAAATCCACAAAAAAAACATTTTCGGGTACACTTCCGTGTACCCGAAAATGTTGGCAGAGTCCCGAACAAAAAGGTTCTTGAGCATTTTATTGCCTGCTCTTTTTCTCTTTCTCGATCTCGTCTCGAAGTTTTTGCACCTCTTTCAAAAGTCCCATAATTATTCGAGTCATCATCACGCCATTCTTTCCTTTTGAATCTGAGCAACTGTAAAAATCAGGAATGTCCTCTGCGATGAGACCATGGTCCGTTCTCCCATTTATTTCGTATGTGCAAACTTTTTCTTTTTCGAGACTCGGAATTTTTTGAGCCTCGCGAATGTTTTCTTTGAATCTTCTGGATGAAGCTGCCTGTGTGATGATTCCCGTGACCGGGTCGAATTGCAAAACATTTGCCGAGGCAGCAACAGAGAGGCCGAGAGACCTCCACTGCGTTGTGTCATCAGTGATTGCAAATGTATTATTTGGTACGGCAGCACCAGAGAAAACTCCCGAACCAAGGGCAACGACGTTTGTGATGTTTGAACTGAGAGTGATTCCATTTCCAATGTAGATGACATCCGTCGAATTTCCTGCAATCCATTCCACGGGAGCCGCTCCGATGTTGATGACTCCGTTGCAAGTTTGGGCAGCACGAAGTTTGAGATTGCCGATGGCGATACAATTATCATAAAAAGGCCCTCCTACAAAACCCAAAGACAAATCTCCGATACTACAGTTTTGGGACCCTGAGTTACCATTCTGGGAAGAGTCTCCAATCGCACAAGAGTCAGTCCCAGTATAGATGAACATCACTCCTCTTCCTATACCCGTGGCGTTTGGACAGTTTGTCGTTGGACCACCCCCGGCATCTTTGCCGATGAACGTTCTATTGTTAGCCAAGTTGTTTGACCTTCCTGCACTGTCACCAAGAAAAGTGAGACCTGTTTGTGCTCCAGACACAGGGGTAACAGGCAAAAATCCGATGGAGACATTCTCTCCGGGTGTCGAATAACATCTGAATCCAAGACCTGTTGCGGAAGGATCAACTTCGGAAGTCGTTCCGAAAACCGCGCCTCTTCCCGTTGGAGTTGCATTTGGAGCAGGAGCGTACCATGTAATACCGTCCGACAAAAGAAGACTCTGTGTCGAGTTATCATAGGCGAAACCTCCGATAACCGGTTCTGGTGCGGATGCGATGTTTGGATAGACTGGAACGAAAAGACCCTTTGAAACAGTATATTCTTTTTTCAGCATCGAGTCCATTACAAAAAATATGGGAATATTTTTTTATCTGAGACTTTCAAGCTCTTTCCTTAGCCTTTGAACTTCCGCAAGGAGAAGCATCGCCATTGTCAAATGGCGGATGCCGTGAGGTTTTCCCTCAGAATCAAGAGTGACAATCTCTGGGAGGATTTCGTATGCTTCCTCTGCGATAAGACCACAATCTTCCTTTCCATCCGCCTTATAGTTGTATTCTTTCAACGAAAGGTCATGGAGTTTCTCAGTGTCGACGGAAAGGTCGCGAATGTTTTCTTTGAATCTTCTGGATGAAGCAGCCTGTGTAATAATTCCGGTGGCAGGGTCTATTTGCAATGTGTTTGCTGCGGCAGCCGATGAAAGACCGAGACTTCTCCACTGAGTAATAGTTGGCGAAATGGTCATTTCATTATCTGTTGCTCCGACTGTGGAAGCTCCAAGCACGATTCTGTTTACACCCGAAGTCCCGGCTGTGGCGGCTCTTCCGATAACGATGCAATCTGTGCAAGTTCCCAAGTCAGGGCAAGCCGCTTGCCCTATGACGACGTTTCCAGAAGCTGTAGTCGCTGCCCTTCCTGCCTGGTGACCAATTACCACATTTTCATCGAAAGGGCCGGTAATACCTCCGTCTGCAATTTGCGCTCCAAACAAAACATTGTCGGAACCAACCATGTTTGACCCTGTATCAACACCAAAACAAACATTGTTTGACCCTGTTGCTCCCAAAGCTGCCGACGCTCCGATTGAAACATTTCCATCCCCAATAATTTGTCCTGCATTCGCACCTACAGCCGTACACCTTGCCACCGATACAGGAATGTCCATTGCCCGATAGCCAACAGCAACGCATTCAGTCGATGTATTCATAAGAGTCTCTCCCGCTCCATACCCAATAAAAGCCCCAAAAAGAGTCCCTGGTTGGGACAAATATCCCAGGGAAACTGTCTCTGGATTAACTTCTGGAGTGCTTCCAAAAACAGTGCCTCTCGATGTTGGTGTCGCTATGGGAACACCTCCAGGACTCCAAGAACCTCCTGTCGAAACATTAAGGTCTCCAGTGCTTGAATCAAAGACGATTGTTCCGGGTGTTGCAAGGTCAGCAGAAGCAAGATTCGGAACCACAGGAACAACAAACTTTTTTGAAACGACGAGTTCCCTTCGAGTTTCGAAATTTGTTGTCATTACAAAACATTTAAATTTTTTGGTATATTCTCCTCATATCTTTTGACAAAAGATATTTGTTGAGTGTGTTTTGCTCGTTATTCTTTCCTCAAAGAATAAATTGTTCGAAATGTTCCTTTGCTTCTAGATACGCTTCCCCTCCGGGCGCGTATCTCAGTTCGCAATTTTCCTCTTGAAGATTGTCATTCTCGTTTCGAAGTTTCGCTATGTCTTCCAAAGCATTTCTGTACTTTTTCTTGTAGACCCTAGAGAGAAATGTGCTTCTGTTTACGTCTTTCTTCAAAATTCCTAGCATCTCGAAATTTGAGATACTTCTGAGGTGTTCTTCGTGAACTGGAGAAATATAGCTAAAAAGATGTTCTATACCCTCTCCGTTTTTTACCTCATACCAAGAACAGAGAGTTTTCCCTTTCGGTGTGGTCACTGCGATACGAAGAGTTCTCCAAATGGATGTGGAGTATGACATATATCTAAACTCAAAATCTTTACCCTTCTCAAGAAGAAAAACCTCCTCGAAAAGTTTGATGACCTGCGGTGCGAGTTGACTCTCCATTTAACAAGAGACTTTCGAAGTGTTACTTCACCTCGGGCACTTTCTTTCCTCATGAATCGTATTCCAGTTCCAGACATTTTCGATATTTTTTCTTGGGGTATTCATTCCCCTCATAGAGTTTTTGTTTTCAATGGTTCGTTCTTGACATCTTTTTTATATAATCTTTGGAGAGGGGGTTCTTTTATTCAAAGACCTTTTTATGACGCAAAGGGTCTGAATGTCATCTTCTTCTCCCATTCCCACAAAAAAACACAGTTCCGTCTACACCTTTCGCTTCTTCCCAGTCGCAAAGAGGTGCGTTTTCTAAAGTCACACGAATATGCAAAATATCTGACTCGGCTTGGCCATCCGAAAGAGTTTCTTGATAAAAGTTTTGGTATATTCTCCTCATATCTTTTGTCAAAAGATATTTACTGGCAGAGACCTTGAAAATGTCTCTGAACCTCTCTCGCTTTTTCGCCTTCCGGGGCATACTTGTACTTTGCGACTCTTTCTCGAAGTCTCTGATTCTTTTTCTCAAGCTCGAGGATTTGTTCTTTTGCCTTTCCAAGTTTCTCAAGAACAAAAGAGCACACAGCAGAGGAACGAAGAATTATTTTCTTGAGACTGCCAAGGGCATGTTCGGTGGACACCCACTGTATGTCACAGTCATCCGAAAAGAACTGTGTTTCGCATCCGTTGTATGTTTCGAGCCATCTACAGATGACACCTTTCGAGCCTTTTAGGTAAAGAACAACCCAATTCACGTCTTGTACGATGTCTTTAGGATTAGGTTCTCCTCCTGGAGCGTAAGCGTAACTGACGGCAAAGTCTTCTTCTTCGATGTCAAACTCTTTGAGGAGAGAAAACACCGAAGGCAAAAGTTTGCTCTCGAGGTGAAAGCCAGGAATTTTACTTCTTCTTTCTTTGTAAATTTCTTCGAGATTTTTACAAGACACAATACGTCCCTTGAGGCATTCAAACATCTCTTCTTCCGTGCGGACTAGACCATCTGACCTCTCGCGAAAGACACCATTTTCTTCTTCTCTCCAAGAGCAAAGGAAACCAGAAAAATCCGTAAAAATGTAGATGCTTGTGATAGGAGTTTCGTACCTTTCAATATCAATCTCACTTTCCTGGATAAGACGTTCCTTAAGAATTTCCAATACTTTTGGAAGGAGCACACTCGCCATATTTTTATCTTTCTGAAATGCGCTTGAAAATCTTTTTGTTCCCTTGGACAAAAAGCCCATGTTTTATTCTTTCTTTCAAAGAATAAATTGTTCAAAGTGTTCTTTCGCCTTCAGATACCCTTCTCCTCCTGGAGCATATCGCAATTCCAGATTTTCTTGGAGAAGTCTCGCGTTCTCTGACTGGAGCTCCTCAACATCTTTTAGGGAACTCTTGTACTTTTTCCTGTACATCATCGAAAGATTTGGACTTGCCTTCATTCCCCTTTTTAGAGTTCGAAGCATTTCGAGCTTCGAAATGGCTCTACTAAAATGCTTTTTGAAAGCAGGAGGAACACAGTCAAAGAAAAGATGTTCTGCACATGCTTCGTCTTTCGTCTCGTACCAATAACAGAGAGATTTCCCTTTCAGTGTGGCGACTTCAAACCGGGAGGTCTTCCAGAGAGAGTAATTAGAGCGCAGAGCACATCTAATCTCGTAATCTCTGCCTTTCACAAGGAGAAACTTTTTCTGAATGAGGTCTATGACCTCTGAAATTAGTTGACTCTCCATCACAAAATATTTTCTAAATATTTTCTTCTCTGATTTGTTCAAAATGCTTGCGGGTTTCCTCATATCCTTTGCCTCCAGGTCTCCATAAAAGTTCCAAGTTTTCTTCTCGAAGTTTTTTGTTGTCTTCTTTGAGACTCGCATTCTCTTTCTCAAGTTCCGCAACTTCTTTCTCCAAAGACAAGACGAGTCCTTGGCACGTGCGAAGAGAAAAAATGGGGTAACGCTCCATGGGAGAGGAAACAACATCTTTTGCAAACTCCTCCGGAGAAGGAAGGGAGGTGTTATGGTACCAGCTGTGGTAGACTATCTCCTCGCCTTCATAGATTTCCTTCCATACACGAATGTCGACATCTTCCTCGACCAAGCGCACCTCGCAGTTCCACGTCGGGTCTCCGTTCATTGAACGCGAGGAATATTCATTCCCCTCGATGTCATCTTCCCTCAAAGAATATTTTTGTCTAAAGGCCTCAATCGCAGCCTGGAGATATTTACTTTTCCGGTTCATCTTTTGGTATCAGAGGTAAAAATTATTTTATGGTTTCATTTAGGTTGAATATTTTATTCGTAAAATATTATTCTGTCAACGAAGAAAAATGCTTCTCGGCCTTTGCGAAACCTTTCCCTCCCGGAGTGTACTTTATCTCCCTCTTCTTCTGGCGAAGACGCTCAACTTCTTTCCTCAACTTCTCAATCTTTTTGAGAGCTTTTTTGTGCTTCCTGGCGAGTCTCTTCTGGAGGTAAGAGCACTCGGCGAAAATGTATCTTATCATATCCTCTTGGTACTCTGGCTTATCCAAGCCCGCATAGTCCCTGTCATATATCACCGGCGTCGAACCGGGGTTTTCCAACCACGTGCAAATCATGGACCCCTCGTTCTTGAAAAACACTTCGACCCAAAAGCCTGTGAGAATCGCCTTCCTGTCTCTGTATGTCACCACGGTGAGGTCTTTCTCGAGGAGGAAGTATTCCTCCTCCAAGATTTCGAGAACGCGAGGGAGAAGAATGCTGTTGTGTTCCATATTTTTTGGAGTAAAAATATTTTCCAGAATTCTCTGATGGAGAAACAATTCAGAATTGTTTCAAGATTTTTGTAAGACAGAGAGAAACTCGAATTCTCTCTTTGCTTCTTCTGCCATCGGGGCTCCAGGAGCATACTCAAGAGAGATGAGTCTCTTGGAAAGCTTCTCAATGGTCTTTTTCTGTTTTTTGACTTGCTCGTAAAGAAAGACGTGAGAAGCACAAATCTGTTTCTTTGCCTCGAGAAAGACTGTTTTGCGGCCAGACTCGTCATCAAACAACAGATATGGACCGCTCTCTTTAGCTCCCCCTTCAAAAACCGTCTGAACATGCTCATTCCAACGAAGATTGACAGAATACTTGGGTATGGTAAAAATGACGTCCGTATTGACGCTGTATTCTCCCGAAAAAAGGCGCTCATGAACCGTAACATCGCAACTTTTTATTTCATACTTTTCCTCAAGAAAGTTTAAGAGCTTCGGATAAAGTCGAGAATGATGTTCACTCATTTTATGCAATATTTTATCCAGTAAAATATTTGTTCAATCTTTCAAAGTGTTCCCCAGCTTCTTTCGCCTTTGTTCCACTGGGTGCATACTCAAGTTCCAGGAGCTTTTCAGAGAGAAGTTTGACCGTTTCTCTCATCTCCTCAAGTTCTTTCTCCAAAAGAGAGACTTTTTTCGGGAGAAGTTGTTGCTCTTTGCGAAACTTCGCAGATTCGAGAATGTCTTGTTTTAGTGCCTCTTTGGTCCCACTGAGCCTGTCCGCGCCTCCCCAATATTTTTCGAACCAAGAAACCGTGGTTCCATATTTCGGCACCCTGAAGATGGTCAGTTTTCCAATGGCAGTTTCTTCGCGACGCACAAGAGTCTCTTCCTCTGGAATTCCAAATTCATCCAAGAGAAATTTGAGAAGATGGGGAATGGGATACTCCATCTTTTTTTGTCTCTTTCATGGTGTATTTTGCCTTCATTTTTGCAAGTACAAAAGTTTCGAGAAAAAGAGATTGGTATTTATCGACGTAAAAATATGGGAAATATGTTCCAATAAAAAATGTCTGTTGAGTTCGGTACTGCCGATGAGCTTTCGGAATGTCTGAGTTCTGGCAAAGCCTCTGCTTTTTCTTCGGTCTTTTTGAGAGCTCTGACAGAAAACTTTGCAAACTCGAGAATTACGAGTGACGAAGAAGCAACTAGAAGATTGAGGAGTGCTTTTCGCCAGGCAAAGTATGTGAGAGATGTCACGAATATTTCCCAGGCCGAGAAAGATGTGTCAGACATTGTCTCTGACGCTCTTCTCGAATGTTCAAGAAAACAATAAAATATTTCTCTAAATATTTTTATGAAAGATGGAAGAAGTTCAAAAGTTGGTTCCTTGGCCGATTATTGATGTCTCGACGTTAGAAGGAAAAAAGTGTTTCGTTTCTTCAGGCCTAACATTCACCTTCAACACAAAAAAGAATGGACAGACGGTGTACATTGCGGATTTTTCGGGGTGTAAGATATCGTACATCAAAAACTCTTCCATGTTTTTCGACGACGTAAGACGTTTCGTCGAAGCAGAAAAGGCAAAAAGGGAGTTGCCTTCATCAGTCACAGTCCAACTTCTTTCCACTATCGACAGACTGGAGAAGGAACTACGTATGGCAAAAAAGACCATTCGGAAGTTGGAAGAAAAATGTGAAGCTCTCGAGTATGCCCCTGGAGGACAAAAATTTAAAGAGGCGGAAGCTTCCTTTGAAAGACTAAAGTTTGAAAAAGATTCATAGAACAAATAAATATTTCTAATACTTATTCTCTGTGTTCCTTTACGAGACGCCGCGAAATGTTTCTATCTCGAAGTTTCTCAAAAGGTTTTTCTTTGTTTAAGTCTTCAACATCGAGTTGAGGCAGAATTATCCTCACTCTTTCTCGACAAATTCCCTCGAACGGGATTGTTTGTTCCTCGATCGCTAACGCTCCCTCTTCTGTCAGGGCGACTTTTGTGATGTGTCTCTCAATGCATTCTTTCTCGTTTGTGGAGAATGTTGTCCACAAAAGTCTTCTGTTCGGAAAAAGGTACTCCGCGCACTCAACGAGCCTTCCGTTCGAAAAAAGACATGTCTCTTGCAGTATGCCTCGATGAGTGTTTGTGAACACTCCGTGTGGCTTTCCATGGCGAAAACTTCCTTCTGTTGTGAAAATTTCATCTTTCTCGAGACAATGTGGTTCCTTGTACCTGATTCGGTAAAAAGTGTACTTTCCGTGCTTTTTTCCGTTCTTGTATTCCTGAGTCGTCGTCTCCGAACATGTTTTTGCTCCGTCATCGGGACTGTGATATGTTCCGTTCTTTGTTTTATGGACAAGTTCCCCATTCGGGAGTGTCACCCTCACGCTTCCGAATGGACGTTCCGCAAAAATGCTGACAACAACATAGTCCTTCTTTGAAAGGTTACTTCCCCCATCACAGAGGGACAAAGAGATAACTTCTCTATATTCCAGAAATTTATGCATACCCTTCCCAACAATAAAAAACTTGGAAAGAATGGTCACTTTCATCAATAAAATATTGTCAAATATTTTCAATGCATTCGGGAAGGGACAAAGAACAAGGAGTCCCATCCTTCCAGAGAGTTGCTTCAGCGTTCCGTTTTATCTCAACAGTAAAGTATGTCCCGTCCCCGCTTCCATAACAGGTCCTATCAGAAGTGAACCAAATGGTCTCCTTGCAATCCCAAAAGATGGGACGTTCTTGGGAAGACAAGGAGAGAACTTGATTAATCGCCCTCTTCTTTTTGCTCGAGAGTCTGTTGTATCCTCTTCGAACTTTGTCCTCGAGTTGTTCCCGAGTTTTGGAAGAACCAGAAAGAACGCCTGTGCACGGGAGTGTTATTTGACGATATGTCACGAACCCGCTTGTTCTTTCCTCACAAAGAAGGGTAATGTCTTCTCCATTCATCTCTTTGTTGAAAGACATGATACACAAAAAGACAGAAAAAGTTTTGCACAAGAAATAATTTTTGCAAAGTATGAAAAAAGAATCGCAACCAAAAAGTCCTTTCTCAAACAAAAGAAAGAACTTAAGGTTATGGATTGGAGGGGCTTGTTGTTGTGTTTTTTGCTTCTCGCAAACTTTGCGGAATCTCAAGTCGTTATTTCAACGACAGCTGCTCGCTCCGGTCCCGCCGTCGGAGTCGGAGGCCTCATCGAAGGTCTCCAAACTGCGATGTATGCGGCAAACAACAAAACAACGGACGACAGGAACGGCGTTCTCAAGACAAAAAACCTCGAGTTTTTGGTGTTGGATGACCAACAAGACTATTTTCAGGCTGTGAACAATTTGCAATATCTCTTCTCTCTTCCGGAAGACGAGCTTCTCGCAGTCACGTGTTTGGCTCCGATGCAGACAGCAATCGTCCAATCATTTCCAGAGCAGGCTTCTCCGCCTCCTCTTTTCGGCTCTTTTTCGGGAGATGTAAAACTTTTCACACCCTTCTCTCGCAACTATTTGAACCTTCGTCCCAGTTTTGACACAGAGTTTTATGTTATGGCGCAGTTTCTCACGTCAAACCTTCGCGTTTCTCGTATCGCTTTTGTGGCTGGCGCTGGCCTGGATGGGACAAGTCTAAACTTCACAAGGTCCATCGAACCTTTTGGTCTTCGTGTCGTCGCAGGACACGTCATTCCAGACTACACGGTGATTTCGGGTCCAATGATGGATGAAGCTGTCCAAATAATCACAGATGCCAATCCACAGGCAATTGTTATCCTTTTGTTTGGCCCTCAATCGGCAGAGTTTATCCGAAGGTGCAAGCAAGTGCTTCCTGACCTCGTCTTCATCATCGAGACTTTGGTGATGAACGACACTCCTAACGAGCTTTGGCTCACTGGTGATTCCGCCAATGTCTACTCACTTTCTCCCTTTCCTCTTCTTGCAGACAACGACTCACAGTTGCAGAATGAGTTTTACAGGGACCAAGAGGCATACTTTCCTCAATGGACTCCCGCCGCCGAACAGGCTATCGAAGGATATGTGAATGGGAGGTGGATTATCTCCATCCTGGAAAAGATGACAGGGCCAGTAACAAGGGAAAACTTTTTGCAAACTGTGTTTTCCAATCCCATCATCAAAATTGGAGAGGCTTTCTTTGGACCTCTCGGAGACGACTGCGAGGGTCAGTTTGGTTGTTGTAATTCCGCGACAAGGCTGATGTACGTTTTCAAGTACCCGAATGGCTTTGGAGAATACGCTACGGAAAGACCCATGTCTTGGTCTTCTTGCAATCCGACGACTTTGGACTTTCAGGTGCCCACAAAGTTGGGTCAAACTCTTGATGCTCCAGAGACTCCTCTTCGTCTCGGAATTCCCCAGAGTTCAGGATTTATTCTGTTGTCTTATGATGACAGGGGTGACCAACAACTTGTCGAGACGAATGTGCAAGAACTTGAGACACTTGACAACGTCCCTCTTTTCATTTCCCTGCCTCTTGAAAAGGCTCTTCTTGTAGAAAAGCCAGTGTTTGGAGTCACGCCTTTCCCTCAAGAGTTCAAAGAAAACTTTTTCTCTGTCTCTCTTTCCCCGAAAGAAGAGCTCTGGGCTGTTCTACAAAAAGTTGTTGGTTCTTCCTTCCTCGACCCTTTCGGAAGCTTCTCAGACTTTGACGTTGCTCTTGAAAACTTTGGAAAGGCGAAAGGAGACGAAGTTGTTGTCGTGGTTGGAGAGGGAACGTCTGTCTTTTCGAATTATCCAAACTCGAGATTTGTCTTTCTCTCCTGTCTTTACCCAGAAATTGTTGTTCACGATGCGACTCTTTCCGGTATTTCTCTGGACCGCGTTCTCTTCGTGAGTTCCATCCCGTTCTTTCAAGTCCAAAACATTTCTCTGACCCAAGAATTTGAGGGGACAAGTCAAGCCGAGTTTTGGAGCTTCCTCAACTTTAAATTTGTCCAAAAGGTTGCAACTGGCGAGTATTCAAGTTCGAGAATTCAGGCCAATGTTCGGTCCCTTTCATCCACAGACTTGGGAGGTTTTGTCATTGGAGGTTATTCAAATGTCTGTCCGGAAGGTTCGGATTTGGAGTGCTGCAATAAAGGCTCAAGAACCGTCTTTTTTACGAATGGAAACTTTGAAGATGAGGACAGCCTGAATGTCCCATTCTGCAACGCCAAGTTCTCGGCATCTTCCGGTGACTCTTCTTCTGATTCGACTGGAGCAATAATCGGAGGCGTTCTTGGTGGAGCAGCGGCCATTCTCTTGCTCTGTTGTCTCCTTGTCGCTCTCGTTCTCTTCTTTGTCTTTTCCAAGAGAGAGAAAAAGCAAGAATGGGATGTTGACTTTTCCGAGCTTGAGTGCTCCAAACTTATCGGAGAAGGATATTCTGGAAGAGTTTTCGAAGGAACTTGGAAAGGGCAAGAAGTCGCCATCAAAGTCCTCAAGTCTCAGGCACCCACAAAAAAGGCTGTAGAAGAGTTTCGAAAAGAGGCGGCTGTTCTTGCTGGTCTTCGTCATCCCAACATCATCTTGTTTATGGCGGCCTGTACAAAGCCTCCAAACATGTGCATCATCACCGAACATATGGCCCTCGGAAGTCTCTTTGAAATTTTGCATAATGAACTGCTGCCTGCCCTTCCCGAGGCTTTGGCCATCAAGATTGCGACGCAAGCGGCAAAAGGCATGCACTTTCTTCACTCGTCTGGCATCGCTCATCGAGACTTCAAGTCGCTCAATCTTTTGGTGAATGAAAAGTGGGATGTGAAAGTGTCAGACTTTGGAATGGCCGGATTTTTGAAGGATGGACAAGTCGGAATTGGTACTGTGTTTTGGACGGCTCCAGAAATTTTGAATGAAGAGCAAAACTGTGACTTGCAAAAAGCTGATGTTTACTCTTTCGGAATTGTTCTTTGGGAGATGTTGACAAGAAAGGCTCCATACCAAGGCAAAACTCCCGCAATGGTTGCTGTGTCTGTTATTCGAGATGATGAAAGACCGGAAATTCCAAACTCTCCATTGTTTGACCAAGCCTATCTTGACTTGATGGTAAATTGCTGGGAGAAAGACCCAGACACACGTCCAACTTTCCTCGAAGTTCTTTCTCGAATCTCTGGTCTTTCGCCTCTCGGAAGTTCAACAAACAGAAGCAACCTCTCTTCGACGTCGAGCATGGACAGTGAAAGAGTAACAAAAAACACCGGAAAGTACCCAGAACCCGACGAGTATGTTTCCTTGGCTTTGATTGACATTGTGGATGCTTTCACCTTTTGGGAAGAAGAGCCCGAAAAGGCACGCGAAGTTTTCACCAAGTTCAACAGTGTGTGTCGAACGTCAGCAGAAAAATACGGAGCATACGAGTCTTTTGTCCAAGGAATGGAAAAGGGAGAAGGATGTATCTTGTTTGTTTTCTCTTCTGAAAAGTCTGCGATGTTTTGTTGTGAAGAAATTTTCGAGACTTTGAGCGAAGAGTCTTGGCCTGGAAAATGCCGCGCTGGCATCGCGTCTGGTTGCGTTCTCGCAAAGAAGGGCCTTTCACCGGTGCTGTACGGAGAGACGACAGAAAAACTCAAGAGTCTCTGCGAATCGTCCCGACCCGGACAGATTCAGGTCGACAGAGTCAGCAGTTGTAGAGACTTTAAGCGTATTCAAGATTCCCAGAGAATTTTTGAGGAAGAAGGTTCACAGGTCAAAGTCAGCGGTCTCTTGTCCATCAACACGTCGCGTTTTGTCCTCAACTTCAAGGACATTTCCATTGGCAAGCAGATTGGTCTTGGAAGTTTTGGAGTTTGTTTCGAAGGAAGCTGGAGAGGAGTGAACGTCTGCGTCAAAAGAGTAGTTGACCAGAACATGAATGAAGACGCCAAACTCAGATTCCGAGAAGAGGCATCTCTTCTGGCCAAGTTTGACGAACACAAGAATATTGTGACCTTTGTGGGTGCTTGCTACCAAAAGCCAAACATCTGCCTCGTGACCGTTTTGGAGACTCCCGGAGACCTTGGAAAAGTTCTTGCCTCGGATGCCCGGATTGATACGCAAACAAAGAAAAAGATTCTCGCGGGTGTCTGTTCAGGACTCGACTTTTTGCACTCAAAGAACATCCTGCATCGCGACATCAAAAGCTCGAATGTCTTGGTCGATGAAAACTGGAACGCCAAAATCTCAGACTTTGGGTTTGCTCGTCTCAAGGAAAGCTGTGCGACGCAGACGAGTTGTGGTTCTCCGTGCTACACCGCTCCAGAGATTTTGAGAGGGCAAAAATACGACGAAAAAGCAGACATCTTTTCCCTTGGAGTTCTCATATGGGAAGTTATGACCAGAAGAATTCCTTATGAGGGAGACAATCCAGTTCGCGTCGCAGAGAAAGTCCGAGACGGAAAGAGACTCACAATTCCTTTCGACTGCCCAAAGAGAATTCGCAAAATAATCCAAAGATGTTGGGATGAAACGCCGTCTGAAAGACCGAGTGCTTTTGAGGTCTCTCTTGTGTTTGCTGAGGAAGAGCAAGTATAAAATATTTTATTGAATCGTAAATATTTTTTGAACAACTATAGAAAACAAATGAATCTTTTGGAAGCTTGCCGAGAGACGTCGTTCGAAATCATGTCCAAACAGGATGTCAGTCACGATTGGCATCACATCAAGCGTGTTATCGGATGGGCGGAAAAAATCATGGAAACACTTCCGGAGGACATATACGACCGTGAACTTGTGATTTGCGGTTGCCTTTTGCACGATGTCGCAGACCACAAATATACCGGAGAAAAAGATTTGGACAAAGTCCTCTGGCGTCTTCCAAAAGATTATGAAAAGATGGACAAACTCAAGGAGATAATTGAGAGAACATCTTGGACGGTTCAACTTCAGGAAGGAGACAAGGAAGTCTTCCAAGAACTTCGGATTGTTCGCGACTCCGACCGACTCGATGCTCTCGGAAAATACGGGATTCTTCGGGCCTTTGCGACGGCAGCAAAAAGAGGAACTCCTCTCGTCCTTCCCACGACTCCTTGCTTTGGAGCTGATGTCGGAATTGGACAAGAAGACGGCTCACTTGTGGGTCATTTTTATGCCAAACTCTTTCATATTCCGTCGAAGCTCTATTTTGACTTTTCAAAGGAAGAGGCTTCCAAAATGATGGAAAAAATGAGAGTGTTTGTTCTGGAAGCGTTTGAATAAAAATATTTGTAATATTTTTTATACCAACATCGGCGGTCCCCAAAATGCGATACGCGTATCTAATACCCGCGACTTGTGTCTCAAAAGAATGGCAATTGCAACCTTTTTGAAGAGGTCATACGGCTTATCTTTCAAAGTCATCAGAACCTCTGGATAATTTTTTCTGACCCATGACCTCGCCGTTCTCTTTTGAACTTGAAGGACAGCCTCGTGCAAAAGACTTCGGAATTTGTGGTTCAACGAAGAAGGAAATAGGAAGCAAGCTGCCAAGGCACAGGATGCAATTGTCTTTTCTCGAAATTTGTGTTGGAGCATATCGATGGCGAGACCCGTAATTTCCTCTCTTGTGTCATCGTTAATACCAGAATATTTTAGGAGTCTCTCGCTGTGCTCTTTCGTCTTTTTTTCGAGTCTCCACTGGACAAATTCGCCGAGACTCTGAAGTGCAGCATCGGAATAATCCGCAAGAACCTTTTGCTTTCGAAAGCTGAGAATAGTCTCGTCCGTCAACTTTGATGATGGGGGGTTGCACCCATAAATGTCAGAGACTATAGCCGTCGCTGTTTTCCCGGACACTTCGACCCATCTGGCTTTTTCTCGAAGGGAAGAAAGAAAGTCGACAAAAGACCACCGAAAGACTTGGAAATCCACGGCGTTTTGAAAGAGAACTGCGACTTCTTGTTCAATAGACATTGTTATTTTGTCCAAAATATTTTACAAGAAATATTTACATTTGCAGAAACAAAAATATTTGCCAAGAACATCCAGAATTTTCAAGATGGAAGGAAACATCGCTCTTGTGCGCAACGAAAAGCTTTGGAAGGACGGCATCTTCCGTCTGGAAAAGGTAGAGACATTGGCCTCTCAGCCCATTGTTTACATCGACTTTTTCCACGACGTCGAGAAAGCATGGAGCTCAATCGTCAAAGAGTTTGAGGAAAAATTCAAGAAAGTTGATGTACTGGGACACTACTACTTTATCGACAACATAAAAGAGGCAGAGTCAATACTCGACAATACGATGGTGTTGAATCCATGGGTTGATGCATGGCTTGATAACCATGCGAGAGCTCACAAAGAACTCAGAGAAAAAACAGAGGCGTATGAGGAAGCTTTTTCTGAGTTGGAAAGAGTGGAACCTTATCTCGCGGCTGTGACACGCAGAAAATATATCAAACTCAAAGAATCATCGAAAGGAATGGAAACAGCAGACTACAACCTCAGAAAGTTGTATTCTTTGGTGTCTCAAATGATATGTTGGGTGCGAGCTGCGAAACAACCCCGTTTTGGCACTTCCGGACTTCGGTCTCTGGCACAAATACAGAATGATTCTGGTCGAAGTTCTGAACGCATCTGGCAAGAGGAAGGAACGTATTTGGAAAGTCTCGATACAATCGCAGAGTTCAGCAGCATTTACACGAAGTGTCTTTGTCGTAAATACATCCAGTACAAGGACACAACTTTCTCATCGGTACATCAACGCCAAGTAAGAATCACGAGAATGAACGATAAAATTCAGAAAGACATCCGGCTATTGAAAGAAACAAAGGCAAAGGTCGAGTACGAAAAACACTGGGCTCCCGGAGGTGATGGAGCTCTTGAAGCACAGAGACATTTCGAGAGCCTTTCTTCATAAAATATTTGGATATTTTATAGAAAACATGGAGCAACTTCCCAATGAAGTTCTTGTTATCATTTTCGAGTATTCAACGACCTATCCGCAAGACTTTGCCTCTTGGTCTCATGTTTCTCGTCTCTTTCGAGGCATTGCAAAGGCAAACTGTTTCGAAACAATGTCAAAGTCTTTGATTACTCTTTCGAGGAGGAACAAAGAGATTGAGAGACAACAGGTTGAGAAAGACGCAAAACAACTTGCAGAAAAGCAGAAACTATGGTCAGAGAACCACAAAAAGTCCTTGGAACTTGCAAAGTTTCGGGACTTGTGTAGCATGCAAGAGAAGCAAATTTTGAAACTGAGAAGACAACCGGATTCTTCAGGTTATGTTCGGATGGATTTCAACTATTAGAGAAAAATATAAAATATATTTTTTGTGAGATGTGGAGAACGACGAGAAATGGGATTTTTGGGAGATGAGAAAATCCTGAAAAAGTTGATTCATAAGAAAAAGACGTGCAATGTCTATTTTTGTGTGTTGATTCATAAAAAAAAGACGTGCGATGTACATTTTCACGAGTTGATTCATAAGAAAAAGCATGGTATACGTCTTTTTGGAAGACGCATTTTGCCCCATTTTCCCGTAAAATTCTTGAAATCTTGTGAAAATTTTTACCAAAAGACAAAAATATTTTTTCATAATCTTATGAAAAAAAACTATAAAATTACATCAGGCTCAAACATAATATGGGCGAGAATTTTTGCGATGTTTGCCAGAAATCTTTTGCTTCCAAAGTCTACCTCAAAAAACACCAAAGTACAAAGAAGCATCTGGAACGTCTCAAAAATCCTGTGGTAAAAAAGAGGTTTTCGTGTGATGTTTGTAACTACTCCACAGACGTCAAATGCAATCTAAAAAGCCACCTCTTGTCCTCAAAACACAAAAAGACTGTTGAAGAGACCCAACAAAAGGATTACGTATGCGGTTTGTGCGATGTGTCTTTTAGGGACGCCTTGGATTTCGACAGGCATTCCAAGTCCAAAAAACACTTCCGCCTTTTGGATATTTCTTTGGACATGTCAGAAAACGAGCTCAAATACCTCATACGAGAACTAACAAACTACATGACAAGAGGAGGAAAATATGAACTCGAACAAAATCCTTACCTCAAAGAAAGGAATATTGCCAAACCGAAGGTTCTTTTCTTTTACAGTGAAAGGGACGAAAAATACCTGGGATGGATAAAAGATGTTTTATCTCCCATATCGGACCGGATTTTTGATGTCGAGGGCAAGTGCAACATTGTTTGGCCGAATCACAGGTACATTATTTCAACCAAGGATTTCGCTCGTCTGATTGTCTCAGTTTTTTCTGAGGTTGTCGAAAGAAAAATACTACAGGCAGAAAAAGAGACAGAAATGCTGAATTTGGAAAGGAGGTGTGAAGTACACAAGGAAGCGGAGCCGATATATTGTACGAGATGTGGTCCAAAAGTTGAGCTTGAACTTTGTGGTTTTGACCTCCAGAAACACCAAAAAAATACTCGGGAAAGGCTGAGGGTTATTCTTTCAGAATGCCCCTCTGCTCGAAAATCAGCGACAGGGTATTGGGAATGGTGGAAAAGAGAACGCGAATTTACAAAAAAGGTCAAAGAATTAGAGGGTCTGGATGTCGAGGTTCTAAATCCCATAAAAAAAGGGAGAAGGATATGCACTCCCCAAAAAATGTCTGAATTGGATTTTGTGGAATTTCTGAGAGAAGAATGCACGTTTTTCTCATACACGCCTCTCCATCCGGACAGACAAATAAAAACACTGGCGTATTTGAGAAAAATAAGAAACATGTGGTCTGTTAGCGAACTCGGATTTTTTGGATGTCATATGAGCGAAGAGGAAAAGAAAGAAAGACAAGAAAGGACCATTTTCTATTCCTCACTTTGTTGGAGGATAAATTCAGTGGAGAGAAATATATTTCTCTCCTTTTTCGGATTCGAAAAAGAGTCTCGCTTTTCTAGAGAAGTTTCCGGTGTCGTTTCAAAAGTCTGGAAATTCGAGTCTCAAACGGAATAATGTTACTCAAGTAATATTATAGAACACAAAATGGGGACAAGTTTGTTTAACCCCAAAGAGTTTGGACTTGTGTGTGCCGCGTGTGGCTACCACACCACAAACGACCAAGAATTTCGAGAACATTGCCTCAATGAACACAGAGAAAAAAACAAGGACTGTGCAATGATGGAATGTCGGGCATGTGATTTCAAAACCAATAGTTCCCTTTGTTTCTATAGTCATTTGGAAAAAAAGATGCATGCTGTGAATTCATACTACGCTTCCCATGTTGAATATTTTCTTGGAGACGAGGAAATGGCGTATGATACCACATTCAAAAAATTTGGTTTTAGGAGTGCGGGAAAAGCTTCTTTCACTTATCGTGTCAAAAAAAGGTTGGAAAAAGATAGTGAACAACAAACCCCTGAATTGCTCCCTGAAAACACGAGAATGTAGAAATTGGCGGGCATGTGAGAAAAGTCGCAAGCGACGGTCATTTTTTATGACCCCCAGAATGTTTTTGGCAGGTCAACAGGTAAATATTTCGAGAAAAAGAGGATGAAGGTCAACGGGAAGTTGTGTACAGTGTTCAAAGTTCCGGAAGGTTCATAAAAATAGTGATATTTTTATATGGGACAATTATGGGACAGTATCACTATTACAGTATTCGAAATTTACGGGAGAATTATTTTAGCCATCTTTATGGGACAGTATCACTATTACAGTATTATTCTCTATTTTAGAGTCAAAATATTTTCAAAGGACCAAAGGAAAATATTTTGACTCTAAAATAGAGAATAATACTGTAATAGTGATACTGTCCCATAATTGTCCCATACAAGAGCATCACCATTTTTTGTCTTTTCCAGAATAGTGATACTGTCCCATAATTGTCCCATACAAGAGCATCACCATTTTTTGTCTTTTCCAGAATAGTGATACTGTCCCATAATTGTCCCATACAAGAGCATCACTGTCCAGCGACTTGTTTTTGGGAACGAAAAAGCAAAACACAAGAGTTTCCACCGTTTTTGTGTCGGGACCGTTATTTTTTTTACGACTGGTAAAAAAATATTATTTCATTCACAAAGATAACACCTTCGAAAGTTATTGCAAGTAAGTCGACATCGATAAAATTCGTCTTGCTCTCTTCCTCTCGTCTTTTTGCAAGCATCACAATCCTTGTCTCCACACCAACAAAGAGGTTCTTGGACATCCTTTCCATTCTTTCGAAAGAAAATTTTCTTTATCTCTTCATTCTCATACTGTGCCTCTGGGACAACATCCCGAAAAGCCCAAGCCTCTACAAGCAATGAAAGAACGCGTTCTTTCTGTTCTTTGTTCATATTGCGATATCAATCAAATATTTTATCTTTCGTTCTGGATTCTTTCAAAGAAAATGGAGTCTGAAATTCTTACTATTGACCCCGGTGCTTTCTCTGCCGAAAACATCACAATGTCTCTCACAAACCAAGACATGACTGTCCACTCCGGCTGGCACCCTATCTATCTTCCTGTAAGAGTAAAGTCCACGTCTTCCCATAAACTTCCCGAATATAAAACGGAGGGTTCTTCCGGCTGCGACCTTCGAGCAAACATTTCAAAGGACATCATTCTTCAACCTTTGGAAAGACGATTGATTCCAACGGGACTCTCCTTCGCCATTCCATACGGTATGGAAGGACAAATCAGACCCAGGAGTGGTCTCGCCCTCGATTCGGGGATTACAGTTTTGAACTCTCCTGGAACTATTGACAGCGACTATCGTTCGGAAATCGGAATAATCCTCATTAATCTTTCGAATGAACCATTCACTGTAAAAGATGGAGACAGAATTGCGCAGATTGTTTTTGCAAGAGTCGACAGAATTTCTTGGGAAGTCGTTGATGAGCTTCCAGAGACGGAACGAGGAAACGGAGGTTTTGGAAGTACAGGAGTTCAGTAAAATATATTCGAATATATTTTTAGCATTTGTCCACCAAAAGTTTTTCCTCGAGGGTGGAAACCCGCTTCAAAAGTTCCTTGATGAGTCTCTTATTCTCCTTCCTTTTCTCTTGTGCATATGGGACGCTTGCCTTAATCCTTTGACAGACATCCACTTTGAGTCTTTGGCAAAGCCTTTCGTCATCTTGGAGTTTCTTTTTGTCGTCTTCATGTCTGTCCGAGTATTGGTCCCAATGTACAGAGATGTCGTATTTTGGGATGTGGAGGTCCATTCCAACAAGACCATACTTTTGGTAGGCACGTTCAAAGATAAAATCCTTTTCCTCAAGTCCAAACTTTTGATGGAGGAATAAAAGAAGTTCGGGAGGAATGAAAGAATTCATCTTTTCTCTCTACGACACTTAAATTCTAACCGATCAAGTTTTATCTTTTTCTAGAGCCTAAGAGCTTCAATAAATTCCTGGCTGTAACCAAGACACGAAAGAGCCTCTTGTTTTGACACTTGCCGAATCTCCCTGGTTGGTTTCTCCTTCTTTACATTATCGTCTCCCTTTCTGACGACATACGGTTCTGGAACTTTCTCGATACTTGGGTCTTCCCATTGATACCAATCGGGGGAAACTCTCCTTCCCCAGATGCTTCCGCACTTTTTCTCGTGTTTCCAAGGCACGCCTTTGTGAATATCATCGAGGTCTTGAAGGCATTCTTCCAGCCACAACCTGTATCTTTCCAAATAGTTTATCCTTCTGTATTGCTTGTGATACTCCTCTTCCAAACATTTTCCCATTCTTTCTTTGGCGAGGAGCAGTTTTCCATCGACAAGTTCAATCTGCTTGCCAATCTTCTTGGAAAATTTAGCTGCTTCAAAATTCTCGATGGGAGCGGGCTGACGGTACGTCATATTTTCTTTTTGATAAAGAAAATGTAAAATGTCTCTCCTATCTTGTCCAATCATCCCAAATGTCGTCTCTCATACGAACAAGGTCCGCATTGCGCCTCACCTTCCTGTTCATCACCTTGTTCGTCTTGGAGACCATCTTTAGAACTCTGTCAGTGGAAAAGTTCGGATTCATTTGGACAAGTGTCGAACGGCAGGGACAACCCAGAAATCCGTTCCCAACAGGCCTCAGCTTCTCCTCACACTTCAAACACGAATTCATCACAGCGTACTATAACCTCATATTTTCGCCATATTCCTTTCGATAAAATCCAGAAAAAGTTTTCACCACAATATCACCCATGCCAAAGACGATGCTGAACCTGGAACTTTGTACGCAGTTCTTCCCTTATTGAGAATCTTTGAGTGTCTCGCTCTGTACGCTTGTCTTTTTGACTCTGGCGCTCCATCGGCGAATGTGAACGCACCCTTTTGCCCAAAGTGAACGACTTTTTCTTCTTCATCCATCACAAAGGTTGCCTTGTACCTCTTTTGGCTTCTGTCAGACTTTGTAATCTTCAAGTTTTTGACATTCGGGAAAAGCCTCTGATATTCCCGAATTCTGGCCTGCATCTTACCTTTTTCTGTAATAATTCTTGTTCAAGAGTTTTCCTTCAAAGTATTTCTCGATGCATAAAAATGTACCATCTTCTCTCAAGAAAACAGAAAGACCATGTTTTTGCCCGTCTTTCCATTCCGTCCAAGAACTTATTTTGTCGGTGTTTGGATACCATGAAAACGTCTTTCCCGAACCATTCGAATATTCTCCCAATAAAGTCCCATCAACATCCCATGTTTTCCCATTCTCGAATCTTTTTGTTCCGTTTGAGTGCCAGAACTCGAGTCCAATGGACTGTTTTGTTCCATCAGCGTACCAAGTTTTTTCTCCAACAAGTTTTCCTCTTTCAAAAATCTGTTCTGACAGAATTTGACCCTTCTCATCCCATGTTTTGCAGATTCCGTGTTTCTCATCTCGCAAAAACTCTGTGAGATTCAAAAGGACACCTTCCTCTGACCATTCATATTTTGTCCCGCAAAGCTTTCCAAAAGAGTAGAAAGATTTGCTTTTTATTTTTCCTGTCTGCCAATATTCTTTGTGTTCTCCGTCTCTTGTTCCGTCGGGTAAAAGATGATATTTTTCCATGCCTCTCTTCACATGCAAACGGAAAGTTTCTGGTTCGACCAGAGTTTTTGTCGCAATGCAAAGTGCCAAAGTTTCTCTCTTCTTCAAAAAGACAAACATTTCTTTGCCTTTTTGTAACAGGAAAATGCAAAGCAACGGCGTGTTTTTCATGGGAGCCGCAAGAAAGTCTGCTTTTGGGCCTTCTCAGACGGGCTGGGCAAAGGCAGAGTTTTTCGTCCTTTGTCCGGACGGGGTTCATCCAGATTTCCGAGACGTTCGCGATGCTTCCGGAAGACCCATTCCCGAATCTCTAAAGAGCCAAATTACGACTGGAGGTTGTGCAAACGGAAGTCTCTTTGTTTTCACCCCAAAACAGGGCGGAGGTTACCAACCATTTTGTAACGCGTGCCCTCCGCCTGCTCGACAGGTCAAAGTTCTGGATAGTTCCCAAATGGTCGGAGACGTTCGCAGAATTGTCGTTGGGAATGGTGCGATTCCTCCGGTTGACCCAAGGTATTGTATGGTTGCCGGACCCAGAGAAATCACAAGAAATTGCCCAGGCCCAGTTAATCGATGGCGTTTCAGCCCGAATGAATGTCCTCTTCCGAGCGTTTCGGAACAAGTTCAAAGACAAAAGTATTGGGGGTACGGAATCTGAAATTTTTTTGTGCATTTCATTCATATTTTTGTCATGGATATTCTCCTCAAAGAAAAACCTCTGAGTCTTCGAACTCTCTGCTGTATCTCTTTCGTCGTCAACAAAAGAGAGAACGAGAATATCCCAAAAGAAATTCTCGAAACCGTCAAAACGCTGAGAAAACCTGCCTATATCCCACTTCTCGCGTACATCGACTGTAAAAAGACGCTGTCTCCTCGTGTCTTTGGAGAGTTTTTCATTTCTCTGGGGAAGATAATGGGTCCGGAACAGGCAAACCTCGACTGGAAAAAGGTCAAGATGCTAAGAAAAGAAGCCCAGCTTTTTCAGAGGTTTGTGACTTCTTTTGTCCCAACGCAAAGGGAAAGAAAAGAAATGGGAGTCTTTCGCAAAAGATACTTTGCGGAACTTCTCCTTTCGGGTTTCGACGTTTCGACCACTCGAAAGGAAGTCAGCAAGTTCATCCTTTGGACTGGACCTGAACTTCCCAGAGTTTTTTACTTTGCCTAAAAACCGACTCTTTTTTGAACACAGCAAAAAAAAGAGAAAAGATGAAGCTTCAGAACGTCTACATTTGTTTTGGTATTATGTTTCAGTCTTATATTTCCCCCGACTTGGGGGACTTGCAAAAGAAAGGGAGAATCAACATCGTACAACACATGTTCGGGTCCATGTTTGTCGGTCTTTTTTGGCCATTCGTAATGCCGTTGTATTTTCGCATGAGAGAAAGAGGCGAACTATAAAAATATCCAAATATTTTTATTCGTTGTCATTGGAAAGGCACAGATAAACCATAGAAGGATTTATTGCCTTTGTGTTTTTTGGGAAATAGCTGTTGAACAAGGTGTGCTCGCAATAAATTCTTCCTGCCTGTTTTTCTGGGTCATTCATGTCATACTTTGCACCATATTTTATCACATCTCGGAATCTGTATATACAAATTCCGCCAAAAGCTGAAAAAATTGGCTCTAAATCAGCCCCAGGTTCAAGGTTCATATACTCGAGTTTTCTTCCAATGGCATGACTCAACCATCTGTCATTATGGAAAGTTTGCATCGCTCCAGGTTCAGGCCCGATGATTGCAAAAGAGTCGTATTGGGAACTTAGACCACTTGGAAATCTCAGAATTCCGGAAGCAGCAAGCATGGACAAATTCCTGTCTTTTTTGAACCAACCGAGAGAGTTGAAAAAACCGTCCATGTACCACTTTGCCTTTGCGTCCAAATCAACTGGGACAAGATAATCCCAATTCCTAAAGTTTTTCTTGGCATAATCCAAGTAAATATTCCGAAGTAGGCTCATCTTATCGATGCGAGCAGAGTCTATCTGGTGTCCGATTGTCTTTGGAAGACTCAGCTTGCACTCGGATGCGTTCACCCCGCACCCAAGGACAATAACTCGAGGATTCTTCTTTGACCATTCCAATAAAAGTTTTCTCGTTGAATCTGTCGAATCATTCTCAACCACCAAAAGTCTCCAATCTCGGAACATCCCTTTGAATCTCTCAAACTCATGGATAATTTCTGGTACTCTATCCTCGCAGTCTCGAAGCATACCACAAAAGATTACGCGAGAATTTCTGGCATGTTCCATACCCAGTCGAACGAGCTGATTGTATCTTTCTGGCATTTGTCTGCCAAAATCCTTTGGAGTATTCTCGCCTAGAATTTGGGGATTAAAAATTATTTGTACCTTCCAGAACCATTTCCAAAGCATAAAGAAAAAAAGTGCGACCGAAATTAGGAACGCGAGTCCAAAGGTGTCCATTACATTCTTTTCGCAGCAGAGTAAAATATATGAGACTTATATATTTTTAAAGAGGACAATCGTCTTTGCGACGTGGACGCCTTGGTCTGTTCCAATCGGGTAACAATGCTCTGGAGAAAGATAAATCGCTTGACTTGTCACCCAGAGTTTCTCATGGTCATCGAAAAGCTCTTGCGGAAGAAAAGCGGCGACTTCTGAAAGCGAAGGTTTGAAACAGCCATGATAACCATACATATGATATGTAATGTATTCTCTGCTTTCAAACGCCTTGACAAATTTCTCTTCTTCGCCTTCCTTGATAAAGACTCCGTAGCTGTCATCATATTCTCCGAGACATAGAATTTCCTCCCTTCCCCAAACAAACGAAGTGTTGAAACCATCGTTTTTCTTGAGTTCAAAGCACATTTTGGATTCTTTGTCAAACCAGAAGGGAGTGAGTTTCTCGACTCTTTCCCGAAGGTTGTCAACCTTTGGAATTTTTTGAGAATATCTGTAGTAGTCCGCCATCCTTTGTAATGCTTGTCCTTCTTTTGGTCACGATACTCGTTTTGTCTTTTCTTACACTTTTTTGTTGTCATTCGAACAAAGAAAGTTTTAATGTCTGGCAGGTTCGAGTGGTCAAAGTAAAGTCTCCGGACGCGTCTCTTCCGATAAAATATGGATGGTGGTTCGCTCATCAAGGGACACGAAACATTCCCGTGACTTTTGTCTTTGAGAAGCCCGATGGAACTCCCTTTTATTCTTTCTTCTCTGACCTTCCCCTCCCGGACAAAGCAAGTTTCCTTTCGGATGTTGAAGTGTCGGTGCTGACCGTAAAAATTCGAGATGAGAACAGAAATATTTTGTGGAGTGGTCAAGTTCGAGTATAAAATATTTAGTCAAATATTTTTTATGTACCCATCCTTTATTTTTTTCGAAGTCTTTCTGTTCCCGAGTTTCTTTCTGCAAATTACAACGGTCTTTATCATACCAAAACACCAACTCGCGTCCTTCTCGCTTTCTCCCTCTGGGATAAAACAGATTTGGACGTCCGGTGATGTTCCCGAACAATACGCAGAGAATGCATTCATCATCTTCAAGAGTTCACTATCCTTTTGGACTTGTGAAAGAAGACGAGTGTCGGACATTTTGTCTCCCATAAGACCGTAGAGAAACGAACGAGTTCCAATCTTACCCACGGACAATGGCACAAATCCCTCAATCTTGAACTCGTGGAGTGTATCAACATCGCACTTTCCCTCTGCCGAAAAAAGTATGTGATTCATTGTGTCATACATTAAAAACTTCTTTGGTCTTCTTCTCATTCGATAAAGAAACAACATCTTTCGCAAAATATTAAGATAATATTTTATTCCAAGAGTTGCTTCATCGAGACGTTTTTGGTTGAGGCTCTTGCTTTCTTGACCCAAGACCTCTTCTGAACTGTGTACTTCATCAGAAACATCACCACATCACTGTGTTCATTCTTTACGGCTCCGACGAGAGCGCGAGAGGTACATCCCTCCCTTCTGTGAAAGACCAGAAAACGAACGGCTTCAATATGACCGTTTTCCGCTGCCAAGTCCAGAGCCTTTTCATCGCACCCAACCCGACTGTTGCAGTGCAAAAAGCGCAGGACAGGCTCGTGACCGTTTCTTGCTGCTCCGTTCATCGCAGCCTTTGTACAGGGTTTACCCTTTGCGTGGAGAAGTTTGACCACAGAAAGATGACCAAATGCTGCGGCCTGGTCCATCGCCTCATTGGTGCACTCTTTTCCCTTTGACAAAAGAAACTCTACAACGGGTAAATGTCCCTCCATTGAGGCCCAGTCAATCGCCTTTTCGGAACATTGAGTTCCAAAAGACTGGTAGATTTTGACAGAGTCAATGTCCCCGCGAAGAGCGGAAACATCAAACTTGTGTGATGTCATAACTTTGGCATAAAAATAAGTTTGAACTTGTTCCTTCACAAAGACAATTTACAAGAATTTCTTTCTTTGCAACTTTCGACATGAGAAACAAACACTTCCTTTTTCCCGAAACAGTAAAAACAATATGGACAGATGAATGGCAACATTCTCTCTTGAAAATATATAAATTATATATTTCTTAAAAATTCTTATCTCTCAAACTTTTGCCAACCGGGAAACGAGGTGGTCTGTCTTGCGGGGCGACTTGGAATTTTCTCCAAAATATTCCCACAGAGAGTAGTCTAAGTTCTTTATTCGTAATCTCTGATGCCGACCACCACCGGAAACCTCGGAATTTCTGTTTTCTCGTCTCGCCCTTGATATTTCACAGTCACTTCCTTCCCGATGAGACTCTTTTTGTTCTTGTACATTTTTCTTCTTTTCTCCAAAGTTCCGACTGGTCTGCATGTGAAAGTGTTACCTGTTTCAGTTTCGAGCAAGAAGATTGCACATCCGTCTTCCGTTCCACCTTCGCTCTTCAAAACATCAACAATTTCATACTCGCTGTCTTCAAAATCTTTACATTTCAAAAGAAGACGCGACCTCTTTCCTGGAGTGTACATCATCCTTTCATCCCTTAGAATTGTTCCCTCAAAACCTTCTCCTGTCCATCTCCTATGATGTTCCAACATTTCATCCTCTGATAGAACAAGACGAGTCTCAACGAGAACGATGTATTCCATCTCTTTGTCCTTGAACAAAAGACCGAGTTCATAATCTCTGTCGAACCAAGTTCTTTCTGTGTTGACGATGTCAAACACCCAGTATTGAATTCGAAGTTCTTCGGGGTGAGGCTTTGTCCTCGTACTTCTTGCGGCTCCGCTAATCAGCTCAAACTTTTTGTTTTGTGGCATGTCACTCTCATGGAAATAGAGCTCTCCATCGAGAATTACACCTTCATTCCCCTTGAGCAATTCCTTGACTTCTTCCCGGATGTGTTCGAGATGGAGAATTTGTTTTCCTTTCCTTGACAAAAGTTCGACGTTTCCATCCACAATCCTTGCGACACAACGAACTCCATCAAGTTTTGGCTGGGCACAAGACGCCTTTGAATACTCAAACTTTTCGGCTCTTCGTTTGCCCTTGCTCGGAGCCATAAGTTCATGGTATTTGTCCGCGAGCATCGGGAGGAAAATCTTCTTTTGGACCTTTTTTGGAGCAGAAACCTTTTTGTCCATGATGTTGTGGTTGTTTCCCCCTGATTCTTCCTTTGCTTGCAAAACACCAGAGACGAAAAGAGAAGCTTCTTCATCTTCCTCATCGGCGAAATAACCCTTGTCCAATTGCTTTGTCCAGTCGGCTTTCGCTTCTGAAATGGCCTGTTCCGATGCTGTAGTTCCATTGGTCTTTCCAGAGTTTTTCGGCTTTGCTTTTGTTCGAACTTGGCGAAGCTTCCCGTCTTTGTATCCAAACTCTTTGACAATTTCGTCTTCTTCCGTCCAAACCTTCCATTGCATCAACTTACCTGTCTTTGACTTTGAGTAGAGAGTCGGAAGCATTTTGTGTTTTCTTTTGTTCTCAAAAAAAACTTTCAATAGTCTTTCGAAATTTTGCAGAGGAACTCGAGTCTTTCCTCGTCAATCTCGACTTCTGTAAAGAGGTACAGTGAGATGATTATTTCCCGAATGTCTTTGGGTAGCTGTTTCAGAACACACGCCATCGGCACTGAAAACCCCAATTTTTCGGCAAGTGTTCCAACGATGAGAGGGTGGCGTATTTTTCCAACAGCTCGCATCGCGAAGCAGACATCTCTAATGTACTCGGGTGTTTGAATTCCCATCAAAAAGCAAAGTGTCGGAAAGGACGCATTGCTCTCTCGGATACGGATTCTGTCAATATTTCCCTCCCGAAGGTCAGAAATTTCTTGGATTCTTGAGAGAGCCGCTTCATTCCCAGAGATTTTACTTGTGTCGATGTTTTTGGTGACAATGTGAAAAGCGCACATGTCCAGAAGTGAAGGCAGCAAAACTCCCATTCTAAAGAATAAAACAAAAGATGATATTTATCTCAAAATATCATAATTTCTCCTTGAATGAAGGTCGAAAAGAAATACCAAAATTGTTCCAAGCAAAACACCACAAAGAACAGAAGAAACTCCGACGACGAGGGTCGCCGCAAACGCGATGTACACACTTTCCTCAATTCCATCATCGGTGTAATTGTCCCATAACAAAGCAAAAAGTACGAGACTCAGACCAACAAAAACTCCGCCTGTTATGCAACCCGTAAGAGCGAGACGCATTTTTTTATTGCACAATATTCAAAATGTTTGTTACGATGGCGTATCCAGAATATGTCGTGTCCACTGCGCTGTCGCTTGTTACGATGAGTCGGTAATTACTTATCGAGAAATCAGCCGTAACCGCGATGTTTGCAGACCCGCTGTTGTTTGTTTGGTTCGTGGCCGTTCCAAAGACGGAAACAAGAGAACCGACTCCATTGCTCAAAACGGTCGACTGTCCCGCAGCGTAGTAAACATTGGCAATTTCGTAATGTGCCAAAACATACCATTGAATGAGATAAACGGCGTTGAGATTAATCGCGAGTGGGATATTGAGACTATAAATAACTGTCGGAGAAACTGATGAAACAATTACTCTAGGTATTGGTTCAGTATAGGTTCTCCTTTGCGTGTTATCTGTGATTGCAAACCCCTCACTTTGAGCAACTACGAGAGCAACAACAGAATCCGTGTTTTGTTGGATGTTTGTTGTGTTTGTCGCCACTTGCCCTTGTAAAGTCCCAATGTCTGTCGTGTTTGTTGCCACTTGTCCTTCCAATGTGGAAACGTCGCTTTGAAGAGCTGAAATTTCAGTCGAGTTTGCCGAAACATTCAGCTGGAGAGTCCCAATGTCCGATGTGTTTGTAGCGACATCGTTTTGTAAGGCTCCGATGTCCAAAGTGTTCGTGGCTACTTCTCCCTGTAAAGTTGTGATATTCGCGGTGTTTTGAGCGACTTGAGCTGCGAGAGGGCCGACATCACCTCCCGTCGCGTTCCACGTGCGGCCATCAGAAACATAAAGAGTTTCATCAGAAGTCAAAAAAATGAGGGAGCCCCTTGAAAGGACTGGAGGAAGTGTGGAATACGAACCTACAATCGGTATATCTTTGAAAAACCCTTTCGAGAGGGACATTAACAAGCGTAAAAATTATCCGAATAATTTTTACAGACTGGAAATTCTCGTTATTTCCAAGGACGAAAGTCCTCCATTGATTGTGTGGTTTCCTCCCGAACCTCCGGAGAAAAGTCTCACATTAACTCCTGAACCTGTGGACAAAAGGGGAATCTGTTTGCTGAATGTCGCTCCCCATGTGAGCAAGCCAGAATTCGCAGCCACATTTGGGTCTGGGAGCAAAAACTCGTCGCCTGCCGTCGCATCATCGTAGAAAAATCCGACTCTTCTTGAATTGCATGTAGTCGGACTTGTGATGAAAAGGTAGCAAGTTACCATGTAAATCCCAGAAACATCAGGGGTCCATGTCGTGTTTGAAGTCCAAGTTCCTCCGACGTTCGAGAGAACATTGAACCAAAAATTCAGGGTGGAGTCTCCGTTCACAATGAAATTCGTTGTACCCGTTGACCTCACTCTTGTGTAGTTTCTCGAAGAAGTTAATTCCAAAGCAGCAATGTCTGCTGTGTTTGTGGCGACGTCTGTCTGTAGAGTTCCGATATTTGTTGTGTTCGTGGCAACTTGTCCCTGTAGAGTTGTTACATCCGTTTGTAGAGTTCCAATGTCTGTCGTATTCGTGGCGACTTGTCCTTGTAAAGTTGTCACATCTCCCTGAAGTGTACCAATGTCGGTCGTGTTCGTAGCAACATCCGTTTGTAGAGTTGTCACTTGTCCTTGAAGTGTACCAATGTCGGTTGTATTCGTACTTACTTGGCCTTGCAAAGTTGTTATATTCCCTGTGTTTGTTGCGACATCCGTTTGCAAAGTTCCGATATTCGCTGTATTTGTGGCTACTTGTCCATCCAGAGCAGTCACGTCTCCTTGAAGTGTTCCGATATCCAAAGTGTTTGTGGCTACATCGGCCTGTAAAGATGTTACTTGTCCTTGGAGTGTTCCGATACTTGTCGTATTTGTACTCACCTGACCTTGGAGCGTTGTAACATCTGTCTCGAGACCAGACACATCAGTCTCTAAAACGGCAATGTCAGCCGTGTTTTGAGCGACTTGGGCTGCGAGAGGTCCGACATCGCCACCGGCAGTCACCCAAGTCTGACCATTTGAAATGTACAAGTTTTGGTCAGTCGTCAAGTACACCAGACTTCCTTGCGGTAAAACTGTCGGAAGAACAGAGACGTTCGCAGCAAGAGTGATGTCTTTGAAAAAATTTCTTTCTCTTTGCATCCTTTACACACTCTGCAAGATTTTGTCCAAAATCTTGTGAATCTCTGAGACTTTTTGTGACACATGTAAAAAATATTTGAAAGACAGCGACAAAATATTTTTATTGTAAGATGAATGTTTCCATCATAGTCCTGTTTGTTCTTGTGATACTTTTTGTCCTTTTGTGGATGCATTATTCAGAAGACAAAAAGGAAGGCTTCACAGAGACGAAGAGAGACATGTCAGTTTTTGAATCACTCTGTCAAACTCAAGGTCAGCTCTCTCCGGAAAAAATGGGAGCTGCACTCCAGATGTACGCACAAAGAACAGGGATGCCGGAATGTTCAACACTAGAAACTCAGGGTGTTTCTGCCCTTGAACTTCGAAATGACGGGAACGGAGCCGGTTCTTCCTTTGGCTGGAGGGTGTACTGGCAACCAAAGTCGTCTGAAATTTCGAGTTATTCCGTAAGCTTCCAATACGATGGGTCAACTTGTCCGAGAGGAGTGCAAGAATATGTCCTTTCCGGGCAAGCCACAAATTTCGAACTTCCACAGCCCCTTCGACCTCGTTTCCGAATCATGATTCAAGCAAAGGACGCATCCGGAAAAAACATTGGAAGTCCCGCTCTCGCAGAGTTCGTGATTCCTCATGACCCAAATAAATGGGCGTAAAATAAAAAGTAAATGCTCGAAGAAATTTATTCGCTGTGGTTCAAAGACCACTTCTCAGAAGAACCAAGCATCTACAACTACATCGGAGACAACGGGTATGAACCTTTGGTTCTAAAAGGTGTGTATCCCCAGACTTTTGATGGACTTCCTCCAAGATTCTTTGGGAGAGAGCTCGAATCCGTCGGATTCGAGCTGTTAGACAAAAACAATCTCGACAAAGAAGTGGCAACATTTCTTTTTTGCAATAAAAAAAGTATTGAGTTTTGCATCCCCGATCCCGTAAAAGAATGGCTGAAAAAGAAAGACAACTGGTCTCTCCATCCGAATGCTTGGTACGGTCCTCTCATTGACAGAACGGGAGAAACATACACACCACAATCATGGGCGAGAATCAGCGGCTACAACAAAAAACTTGATATGATGCTTTTAAACATCAACAAAAAGAGCCCAGATTTTGGCAAGATTGTCATCTATCGGTACCGTGAGGAAGACTCGTACTTTGGCAAAATGTTTGACAACATCCAAGACGCAGAAAAATATTTCATGAAATATTTTATTGGGCGGTGTCTCCACTGACGTTGATTGCTTGGACAGGTGTGAAAAGAATGGACCAAGCTCCGGGGTTTAGAATTCTCCTCCCAGATGCACCCAAAAGCTTCACATTAATTTGGTCTGCCTCTGTGGTGACAATGTCTCTTGAAGGAGCATGCATGACGTCCAATCCTTTCATATTTGTTTTATAGACCCTCGAGATGGGCACACGGAGTTGCAAAAATGGCGCATCTCCATGAGAGAGGAGAACATAGTAGACCGGTTCGACAATGTCTGACGCCTTTCTGTGTTCAAGGTCAAAGCAAGCATCAATAACCACAACTTTTTCGCTCTTTTTCCAAGAATGAGAGATGCCAGACACTGTGAATTCTGACCTGTCTCCTTCAGAGTTGCATTCGCTGTTAATCTCCATTTGCTTTTCTCCTTCTCTTTGTTTTATACAAGTCTTGTAAAAGTGACGCGTTTTCCACCTGTCCAATGAATTGCCTGTCCTTTCGAAAGCTTGACGATGCAAGATGTCGAGTTTCGAGAACAATCTTTCGTTTCTCCCGAGACCAAAAAAGAGGCTCCTGATATCAACCAAGTCCCGTCTTTCGAAACCTTCCAGGAACCTGTGTTCTGGAAGGTTTCGAAATACTCTGTTGTCCTCTTCTCCCGAAACAAAAAGAAGAGGAGAAAAAATACGACGATGAGAAGGAAGAGCATCATCTTACACTTGGAGTTTTTTGCTCATGGCGACAAAAAGACTTGGGGATTTTGAGACAAAAAATATTTTTTGTGTGACCTGAATATTTTTTCTAAATCTTTTGAAAAAATATTACGCTGACCCAAAAATATTTTCCGAGTTTTTCGCGTGTCTTGCAAAAGTCTTGAGAAATTCCCAAGTCCTTCTCAAACTTGGGAAAAATTGCAGACTTTAACTTTTTCGCCTACTCTTTTGCACGTGAAAAAAGACTTGGGAATTTTTGCGTGTTTTGTTCGCGTCCGAAGTTTCCTTGTTTGGCGCTTCACTGACTCTAAATTTTTCGCCTACTCTTTTGCACGCAAAAAAAGACTTGGGAAATTTTCGACATTTTCGTAAAAACTTTTTCTTGGCTTTGATAAAATATTTCAAATGAAAAAATATTTTTTGTGGAGGACCAAGAAATTTTTGTGAGCGACTCTTCTTTTTGCACACGTTCCAACCAAGAAATTTGTTAGTGTAATATGACTTCTTCCTACATGCTGTCACAAAGAAAGATAGATACGAGGCCAGTCAACTGGGAAGCTCGTTTTGTGTCAAGTCCGGGAACTTGTTTGGATGGGGAGATTGCCGTTCCTCTTCTCGGAAAGAATGGAGGTTGCACAGGAAACAGAATTTGCGTTCCGGCCGTTTCGAGAGAAGCTCCCATAACTCCTCAAACTTCGGGCATCGTAAGACACACGAGCAACTTGTACGCGATAAGAGAACCGAGTCGTCTTTGTTCCGGGATGAACTCGATGCCAGCTTCAGCCACAGATTACGCGACCACGTATCTTTGGGAAACGGATTGCAGAAGGTCTCGAGCTCCTCCCGATGCGGTTTACGCGAGTGAGAATGACTATTATTCCCTCCCAAGGCGACACGATGGAACAGGATTCAGAGACATTTCAAGTTCTCTTTCGCCGAGGTATTATCCGAGTATTGATAAAAAATATCAAAACTACCATATTACACCCGCAGACACACTTCGAGTTTCTTATGGAACTCCCACATTCCACTCATAAATTTCTTCGTCTTCGGGAAAGGATGCTCTTCTGGGAGACAGACGAGAAAGCGACGGAATACGAACTTTTGAATCATTCCGAGTTTTTTGCTGGGCACTTGGAAGGTGCACATCCAATTATAAAGCGTCTCGTGCTTCTCGGAAAGTTGAGAAGAACAAGGCACGACCCAATGCCATGGAAAACTCTTGAAGCATTTTATGGCACAGAATACGACATTCAAGCCGAATTCAATGTAAACTTTACAGAGGCAAGAGGGTTTTCTTTCTCTTGGCGTCATCGAGACAAGACAGGTATCAGAGAAAGTTTTGCTGATAAAAACCCAGAACTCGTGGTTTCAAATATTATGAGAGTTTGCGAATGGTACGAAAGTCATTCACTCTCTGTCTACGAGTACAGACAATGGGCAGAATTCCTCCAAAGAAAATATTTTAAGAAATATTTTTTATTCTCCGCCTTCTGTAGCCTCCGCTAACGTGTTTGTTCTCGAGACAGATTCCTCGTTCTCTTTTTACCTCTCCTTCTTCTGTCGTATACCAGACCCTTTTGATACCACAAAAGTTTAGAACTTTACTGCAACAGTTACAAGGCTTAGCCATAGCAAGAGTTCCATCATTTAGAATTCGCACCACATAAAACTCAAGCTTCGACAACTTTTCCTTGTGCACATTTCGAGCCTTTAAAGATTCTCTTCAGAGTGCACATCTCCGCATGCATTCGGCAACTCTTTCCGAGGACAAGACCGTCCATATCCCTGTTGTAACCGAAAGAAACGACCTTTCCAGAGATTACGGCAACACATCCAATTCTCTGACTCATCTCACTCTTGAGAGCCTGCTGCCTCGCCATCTCAAAAAACCTCTTCTTTGTTTGCGGGATTTGCATTGCAAGATATCAAAAATTTCTTTACTTTTGCTTTTAAAAACTCAAATTGTTGATGGAACTCGCAAAGTTTCTCGGCCATAAGGAGAAACTCGCGCTTTCTTTTCCGGATGAGTGTGAGATGAGGAAATATGTAACCGAAGAAAGGAAACGCAGAGTTTGGATTGCGTACGTCTGCTACTCGACCGGAAATTTTAACATCACACCTGACATTGATGTGATAAAAAGAGTTCGCCAATATTTCGACGAACATGGAAAACAAACGCCTTTAGAGGGCCTAAGTATTCCGGAACAACTGGGAATCTCGGATTTCGAACCGTGGTTCGAAAAGACTGGAGTTTTGTTACTCGACGAGAAGACCTTTTCTCGAGTCCTTGAAAAGATTGCAAAGTTTACATTTGTTCGTTGTGGGACTATTTCCCCACACACAAGTTTTCCCATTCCAGAGATAGAAAACGGCAAAATAAAATTTTTAATGGCGATGAGGCTCGTGACCGTCAACGGAGTTATTGGGCAAAATGGCACCTCTGGCTTCCTTCGCGGAACGACTCACAACGTCTCTTCCAAAGTATGGCGATAAATACTTAAAAATATCCACTATTTTTAAGAAATGAACAGGTTCGCATCTCAAGCTGAAATGAAAGGTGCAAAGATTCTCGACTTTGGCTTTTTCCGAAGGGCGATATTCGTGGATGGAACGGAGGTGGCAAGAGCAGGAATTTCTTTTTGTTCTTTGAATCCTCTGAACGAAGGAATCAGTTCGAGGGTGAGTGTTCGCTTCCGAGGACCGAAAGACCAACACGAGATAGTTCGGCCTTCTCTTGGGGGATATGAGAAAATTATCCTTCCGGGACACCTCGAACATTTTCCTCATATTCTCGACTATTCTGAGGACAAGTAAAAGATATTTAGTGAAATATCTTATTGCATTCCTTCTCATAGACCCAAGTTTTGTATTCGAGTCTCAGACGGTTAATCTCATCCCTCATAAAAAGTCGAAAGTTCCAGTAGAACTTGTCTGGTTTGGGGTTGTACTCTCCAACTTCTCGGTAAAGCTTCAGTGTTTCGATGTCTACGCGAAGCTGCTCACACCTCCCACTCGGATAATTCTTTGGGTTGTTCATCCGTACGTTTTTCGAGATGGCTCGCTTTTACTAATCAGCCTTCCGATGTTCCATTTTTTAATTTCAAAGACCGTACCCTTCTCATCGATAATCTTACTTTCTCCATGAAAGTAACCATTGGGAAGTATGTGACTTGTTTTTTGGATAATCTTCCCATGAGAAGATGAAAACATGTACATAACCTGTGGAATGGTGTGGTCATCAGGGTTTGGAAGTTTTTCGACTCCTGTCAGAGAAAAAACGAGCAGTTCTTTTCTTGCGAGAAACCTCTTCATTAAAGATGAGGGACTTTCAGCCTCTAAAGGATTATCAGAGGGGATACGTCTTTGCAGACTTTGACTTTTTCTGCAAAGAGGAGCAAGATTTAGATGTCAAAGGCGTTCTCGAGAATGAAGGGGTGTCTCTGATACGCAGAAAAAGATTCGTGTGTGGGAGGGATTACTATGGGAGAAAGAAATACGCATACGACATCTCTTGGAAATACAAGGGTGATGACAGAGTTTATCACCTTGATGTCGACCTTCAAATGCAAGAAAATCCTCAAGAGTTTGATTGGAAGATTGAGCATTTCGACCTGAGAATATCTCAGGGTTATCGGCGAATTTTTGTTGGATGTCCGAAAGACATTCCGAACACAAGAGAAGGGAGAGTTGCAATCGCCCTCTCATTTTTCCCAAAGGCTCTTATCCACTCTGGGAAAAGCGTTGCGTAAAAATATAGAAATATTTTTTATCGAAGAAAGAACTTTCTTTTTGTTGAGGTGATAGAAACAATGAAGGTCTGCCATGAAAGGTCAGGCAGAGAAGGGGTTCATCAAAAGTTCATGTTCCCATGGTCAGAAATCCAAAGATACACAAAACTCCAAAGATTTTCAGAGAAGGAAAAACTTGATTGTCTTCTCACTTATTTTGACAAGGTTTGCCTACCCTATGAATGTGAGGATGATTCTCTGGCTGTCAAAAAATACGGGCAGAGTTGGACGAGGTTCAACGATATGGAAAACTTTACATTTCTCAAAAAGATTGGAGAAGGAAGCTATGGTCACGTCTACAAGGTAAAGCACAAAAGTGGCAGCGTCTACGCCATGAAGCTTTTTGACGTCCTCTTTTCCGAAAGGCCTTGCAGTGACCAATGGGACCCATATTTGGTCTACGAATTTTGCATCGGAAGACGGGAAGCCGTTTTTCTTCTGGAAGCAACTTTGGCCAAGAAAAACAAACATATTCCAAAGTTTTACGACTTTGGTTTCTGCATTTTGAACGGGAGGGCGAGGTCGTACATTCTGATGGAGTACGTTAAAGGGAGAAGCATTTTTGGAAGTTCTCTGAGCACCAGAACGGATTTTGAGGACATGACACGGCAAGTTTTCGATGCCGTAAAGGACATTCATTCTTTGGGTTACGCCCATTGCGACATCAGTCCGATGAACTTGATGATGACGAAAGATGGTGAAATAAAAGTCATCGACTTTGGAACGGCAGCGAAAGAAGAAGAGGCAGAAGACTATATTATGGGCTCCATTAACCCACCAGAAAATTGGTCTGGGAAAACTCTGACTTTTGAGAGACTTTTTGCTGTCGATGTCTGGTGCGCTGCATATTCACTCCTTACGGTTGCAAGAGGAAGAGCGACGAAAAATCTTCTCCCTCATCAAAATACATTGGTAGAGTGTCTTGATGACCTCTGTGGTCTCATAAAAGACGCAGAACTAAACACTGTTCTTCCCTTTGTTCTCTATGAAGCTCTTTCTGTCAATCCTGAAGAAAGACCCAGATTCTAAAATATCCTTAATATTTTAATGGAAGAGTTTGATACTCTTGTTGTAGGTGCTGGCATTGGAGGTTCTTTTTTCACTTGGAGATTAAACTCAGAAAGGTCGAACGAAAAGATTCTTTTGATTGAGAAAGAACAGGAAGTCGGTGGGAGACTCCTCAGCATCCCACTTGGAAATGGAGACTTTGCCGAGCTAAAAGGTATGAGATACTTCCCCGAAGTTGACATTCACATCTCCCGCCTTTTGCAAATGTTGGGCAAATCTTCAAAAATTGTCCCTTATAATGAACCGCAAAACATCGCATATATCAAGGGAAGGCACATGCTCGTTTCTTTTGTCGGCTCAAAAGAAAGACGAAGTTTTTTGGATGCGCTCTATGGCGAAAGAAACACCAAGAACGAAAGCGTCTCTGGACAAATAGCTCAAGCAGAGTCTTTGCTCGCTCCAGAATCAGACACGGAAGAATGGCCAAAAATGTTCCAGAACAAAGAGCTAAATGATGCTGATTACGCGTCTTCTTTGATGGCGAAGGGAGTTTCTCCAAGGACTCTGCAAATTTCTCGAGATTTTTCTGGGTACAACTTTCTTTTGGACTATCCAGATGGAACGAGTACAGGAATAAGGGAGAACCTGAACCTCTCTGGAATTAGTCAACAACATTTTGTGGTCGGAGGCTTCCAAAGCGTCGTAAAAGAACTCGTCCGGAGAATCGGCGGAAGCGCGTCCGTGCGCACAAACACTGAACTCGTCAGTTTCAAGAAATCTGGAAAAAAATATCTTTGTACCCTTTCTACAGGTCAAAAAGTTCTAGTCAAGAAACTCGTCTTTGCGATACCTCCCGATGCTCTCTGCAAGTTTGGCATCGACACAAGAAAATACTTTTGGCCTTGGAATGCTTTCAAGGCATTCTTTACCGTTTCAGAACACACATGGAATCTTTTATCAAACAACGGCCAAAGACAGGGGAGGAATGTGTCAGATACTCCCGCGAGACAAGTGTGGTTCTACTCGCCCGGAGTCCTTTTGCTCTATTGTGATAATCAAGACGCAGAGTTTTGGAGGCAAAAAGTGGCACCTGTCGAGTTTAACCATAAATTCCAATGTTCGAGAAAATATCCAAGATTATGGAATTGTTTCATCTCTCTTCTCGCCGAAATGTTCTCTGTATCTCCGGGAGACCTTGACGTTCAAGATGTTTTGTTCAAATACACAAAGAACGGAGCGTGGTTCTTTCGAAGTGGAGGTTACCGCTCATTCGCTCAGCCTTTTGGAAGAGGAGAAGACATTTACATGTTGGGTTCGCAGTTTTCGACGAGTAACGGATGGACGGAAGGAGCCGTGACATCTGCCGAAGAAGTTTTGCAACTTTTTGGAGTTTCAAGTATTCTGTGAGAAAAATAAAGAATGTATATTTTTCTTTTAGCGACGGAGAACGAGGATAGGGGGTTTGTTTTGTCTGTGACTCTTCAAAAAGATGTAAAAAGTTTAAAGTTGAGCAAACGGCAACAGGTTTTGGAAGTAGTAAAACAAAGCTTGAAAGAAGCAGAAAAAACCCTCGAAAGAGTTTTGTTCCATTTTACAGACATTGGCTGTGTTTTTACATCTGATGCATCGTTCTTCCTTGCGAGAAATAAGGACCTCTCTTTCCACATCCGAGAATTCCAGGACTGTGTTGAAGGCGTGACAGAGGCCGAGAATACCAAGATTGGAATTTCGTGGATGGACTCAAGAATAAAGATTCAGGAAGAGACTTTGAAACAGCTTCGCCAGAACAAGAGAGCGCTAAAAGAATACCTCGAGAGTCTTCCATGTGAACGAAAGCAAAGAAGCCTCGAGTCAAAGAGAGAGTAGAAAATATCTTTTGTAAAAGATATTATTTGTTTCAGTCTCTGCTCAAAAATTATTGTAAGGGATGTCAAAGCAACAGCCAGCCACAAACTCAACCCCCATCGTCCCAACTTTTTCGGAACTTCCCCGTGTTCAAACAAAGGGAAGTATGATTATGGTCAAAGGCAACCTCTATATTTCGGATGGACAGGAGTGGATTGTTTCGACGGCTTCAGGGAGAACTTTGGTAGACAGCGAAAACTGGACAACATTCTTGACCACAGGCCCGACAGCAAAATGGACAGCTTTCGACCCCACAAGAATGGACGCAACTGTCACAAATACAACAGGAAGCATCACATTGAATCAGACTCCCCAATCTTTCAGTCTTGTACCTGAAGGTTCGACTTTGGACCACATCAACTATCTCGTGTACCGAAAGGGACCAGACCCAAAGAACAGCAACTTTGCCGGAGCAGTTCCTGGTGCACTCGGGGCATATAGACTTCCAGACACTGGCGAATTTTATGTGGAAGCGACTGTGTCGGCAAGACAGTTCCTCCCTCCTGGTTCGGCGTTTGCTGGGCCTGTCGCGGCCCAAATAGACAATCCAAAAGCCGATGCTCGCATTGGAGCTGCTTCACTTGCCTTTTTGGATGAGCAGACAGGATGCGTTTTCGACATTTTTATCACAGAAACGGTAATCTACGCTCTCGTTGAAAGGCTCCCGTTCGCTCGTCCAAGTTTCGGTGGTGGTTTGCTGACCGAATACGCCGCTTACACTGCAATGTTTCCCATCGCACAGAGAGGAGGAAACCAAGACCCGTTGTACAATGTCGACACTCTTGACGAGTACACAAAGGTCGCTTTTGCCATCAACAAAGAAAAGGGGTACGCAAGGTATCTTGTGAATGATGTTGAAAAACTTCGAGTATCTGACTTTGGAATTGCCCCCGCCCCGGAAACCAGAGTGTTGGACGAGGGAGGGATACCCAGCGTCCAAATTATCAATCAACTGCAAGTCGGCTTTGGAATCTTTTTGCTTTCCGATGCTTCTTCTCCGACTACAGTTTCAAACACAGAAGGACTTGTTCGTCTCAACCCTCCTCCGGCACTTTATTACAACCCAAGAACTGTCGACGCGACAACTGGACAAAAGGTCGCGCAAACTTTCGCATCGACAACTCTCTCAGAAATTTACTCATCTCCCGATGCACAGGGAATGTCTTTCCGTATTCTTCCCCTCGGAATCTACTATCAACAGGTCACCAACGAACAATAATAAAATAAAATATTTTATTGAAACCATTCTTTCACCAGCTCTCCATTCTCAAACATTTCTCGCCTTTCAGTCTCTCCTTCATAGCCAAAAGTTTCTCGGAGACCATGGAGTTGACCATCTTTGTAGTGAGAGATTTGTTTTACTCCACCCCAATGACTATAATATCTGGTTCTTTTTACCATCAGACCTTCTTCGTAGATTTCTCTGGTACGAATTCCCGTTGCTCTTCCTTCGGCCCAATACCTTTCACAAACACCGTGTAACAAAAAGTTTTTAAAGTTTTTCTTTTTAAGGACTTTCCCACCCCACGTTTCGATGTAAATTCCAGAACCCTCACCCGCGAGTTTCAAAATGTCAGTTGAGTCCATATGGGACTTTTTGTACGATGATAACCTGTCATTTTCCCAAATCTCTCTGACTACGACCTTCGTTCCATAATTGTCTGAGACTTTGCAAAACTTGCCGTGTTTTTGCCCCATTTTGTAGTTTCCTGTCAAGTTCACCGTACACTCCTCGTTCATGATATGAAAAGGGCCATGTCTCGTTCCATCTGGAAGTTTCGAAATTCTCCCTCTTTTCAAATAGATAATCTTGTCTTTCATTGTTCCCAAGTCCACCCCAAAACGCGGAATTTCTTTGCCGGGGACGACACGAGGATAATGCCAAAAAAATATTTCGCGTTCGCTGCTTTCATCGACCTCTCGAAAACGGACAAGTCTCTGAAATTCATCAGGATACGGCTTTTCTTCCACAACCAAAGAGTGAACGAGGACTTCTCTGTTCTTCAAATATTTTTGCATCTTCAAAAAATATTTACCGAATCTCTCAAAAAATAAATTTACCCTTGTTTCCATTCACATACTCCACTCGACTTTTCAACATCCCGTCGTCGAAAAACTTTCTCCTCTCTCCGTGAAGGATGCCTCCCAAAAGATGAAAGTCAAACTTTAGGATTCCTCCAACAAAAGACTGAAAATAGCCAGAATCTTCTCCAGTAAAATAACCTACGGTTTTGTACTGTCCAATTGTCATCTCTATTTTTTTTAACGACACCGTCTTCCCAAATTTCTGTTCTCACTGTTAAAGGGTAAGCACCTCTCCGGTCCCCATAATTCCACACAAATTTTCCGTGCTTTTTTCCGAGATTGTAGGAACCTGAAATCTCTTCAGGGTGACCCTGAGAAGAACACGTCTTCACAAATTCTCCGTCTCTCGTTCCGTCCGGGAGAACAGAATAATTCTCGACTCCAATTTCTTTCTTTGAAAAGCCGCACAATTCCGAGTTTATGCCATAGAGATGCCGCCCGTTTTTGTATTGGTCGAGAGACGCGTCAAACTCGACATAGTTTGGCATTTTGCATGCTTCCACAACTTTTGCCCTGTAGTCTTCTGCATTCGGTTTTTCTTCGGTCACCAAAGAAAAGTTAACAACTTCTCTCTTTTCCAAAAACTTTTGCATCGCTCAAAAAATATTTATAAATATTTTTATATTTCGATGACTTTGTGAAAAATTCCTCTGTTTGCCTCGTGACTCACAACAACAACGAGTCTGTTGGATGCAATCTCATCTCTCAAATATTCGAGAATGTCCGTGTTGACCTCGCGATGGAGCTGGGCAAGAGCTTCGTCCAACAAAAGGAACTTGGCACCGACAACCTCGTTGATGGCGAGGATAAACGAGAGACACGCTTTTTGTCTTTCTCCACCAGACAAAGACCAGAAACTATCGTATTCATGCCCCTTGTACTGGATACAAGTGGACATCTGAACTTTCTTCCCCTTCTTTGTTTCCTTGCTCGTTTTGAGAACGATGCTTATCGGGTCATCAAGGAAAAGTTTGCTCAGGTGAGACTTTGCTGTGTAGTTTATCGCATTCAGAGTTTTCTCAACGGCCATAAACGTCGCCTGTCTGCTCTTTTCTTTTAGGAGCAGCGCGTCCTTCACCTTTTTTTCGACATTGTCGAGTTTCTCTGAAAACTCTGAAATTTCTTGCTCGAGTTTGTCCTTCCTTTCCTTCTTCTCATTAAAAGTTCTCCATTCCACGGCACAAGCCAAAGACTTTTGCAAAGCAAGAGACTCGGCCTCAAGCTTCCCAAGTTCCTCTTCCAGAATTTTGCAGGTCTGTTGCGTCTCATCTTCGTCTTTATTTTCCAGAGTTTTCGAAAGCTTTGAAATGCGAGACTCAACATCCGCGAGTTTTTGGAGAGCAAGAGTCTGCTCCTTGAACTTGTCCTTGTTTCTGTCAAGTTCTCTCTGTACCTCTTTGAGCGAACATTCCGGAGCATTTTCGAGAGTTTCTTTTTCCTCTTCCGTCAACTCTTTCGTCTTTTTTCCAAGTTCAACGACCCACTTTGGCAGCTCAGAGTTTTTATTCTCTTCCAGCTTTTTGCAGATATCCTCGAGTTCCTCTTCTTGCGAAAACTCTGGAAAACTCTCTGTGAGGACACACTCTGAAAGTCTCTGAACAAACGACTTTGCATCTTCCAAACTTTTTTTGCGACTCACAAGTTCTTTCTTTTTTTGCTTGAGTTCCGCAAGAATCTTTTCGAGGTCGAGTTCACTCTTGGAATGACCAGATTTTTGGAGCGAACCAGAAACGAGTACAAGAGCTTCCTCACAACACGGACAAGTCAAAATGCTTTGCTCAAGTTCCGCCTTTGCTCTGTTTTCTGAGAGCTCTTCGACCTGTTTCTCTATCTCAAGAATTTCTTGGCTCAATGTACCACATTTTTTTATTTAGATGTTTTCCGAGTGAGGAAACGCTCGCTTCGCATTTTGTGGGGAAAGCTTTGCGGATTTCTTGTGAAAGAGTTTTCAACTTTTTGTCAACATCTTTTTTCTTTGCCTGAAAATGTTCATAGTTGCTCTTTGCTTTTTTGAGAACTTTCTTTCGCTCTTCGAGCTTTTCCACTTGCTCGGAATCCAACTGTTCTGGTCTTTGCTCCATAAACTCATCGTATTTTTTCCTCTCCTCTGCTCTTTGCAATAAAAGTTCGTATGCCTTACACACATCCCTCTTTTTTTCGAGATTGCGAATTTGAGACTTTTCGACCTTGTTCTCAACCTTCAAACTTTTCTTCTCACCCTCGAGCCTTTCCAAAGACAAGAGAGTTGCTTGTCTCTTTTTCTTTATTTCTTCCAATCTCTTTGAAGTCTGCGAAAATTCCTCTTTCTTTTCCAGAACTTTTTGGAGAACACTCTCAACGTCAGAGTTTGTCGTTTCTGAAAAGACACAGGAAGGCTCTTCGAGACAAACAAATTCATCAATGAGTTTCTTGGCATAAGACACCTTTGTGTTCAACTCGACTCTTTCAACTTCGAGAGAAGAGATGTGCTTCTTCAGGTTTTGCCGTTCCCTTTCGATGGCTTCTTTGTCCAGAGAAAGGTTCTCAATAAAAGCGAGTTGTTCTCCCGGAGTCAGAGTCAAAACGGAACTGTCCAAGTTTTGGATGACGTAAGAAGAAGCAAGAAATTCTTTCGAACTTCCAACTCTTTTGTTTATTATTTCCTGGGCTGTTTCACCCTCGTATTCTTGGTCTTTATTTTTGTGGTCCAAAACAACAAGTCTTCCAGGTCCGGCTTGTCTTCTCACGGAAATTCCGTAATGGTCAGACAAAGACACGGAAACTGAACAGCTTCTTGCACCAAAAGATTGTGGTTTTTTCACCTCTCCATACAAGACCCACAAGAGACCATTAAGAACTGTGCTTTTTCCACTTCCCGAAGGTGCGGACAAAAGGACAAGACCTTTTTCCGGAAGAGTAATCTCTTTGCTTTTGAAGCAACGAAAGTTTTGCAGGTTCAACTCCATCTTTTATTCTGCTGTAATAAAAGATTAAACTTTAGATATTCACAAAGTCTTCCAAAAAAATTGGTGTGTCTCTTTCGAGTTCGAGACAAAACACTTTGCTTTTCTTCGGGTCTGTCGGCCACTCTCTCACCAAAGAGCAAGAATTGCAAGTTGCCATATCGTCCAAAAGTTCTCCTTTTGTCTTGGTCGGGTCAAGCCCGAGAGAGCAACAAACAAAGTCAAAATCCGGAGGTCTCTGCTGAGTCATTAAAGACCCAGAAAGAACGAGAGCTCTCGTTCTTTTGTCATTCTTTTTTGCCTTTTCTGGGAAGAGGCAATCAGAAAGAGCACACCTCTTTCCGAGAACAAAAGGTTCTTCATCCAATTCGGAAAACGGAAAGAGTGCGACTGTCCGAAAAAGATGGTGCTTCTCTTCCAGATTTTTTACTAAAACTTTCTTTGGTTCAAAGAGACCAAGTTCCATTATCCGAATATCTTGAAAAGAGTCAAAGCCTTCAGAATGGACAAGAACTTTTTGGTTCAAAGGAAGGCGAAACTTTCCGAGTTTCACAGTGTCTTTTCGAGAGACAGAAATAGACAAGATTTTATTGCTCGTAGAATCACAGGATAAAAGGGAATCTCCGGGCAAAAGGTCACCAACATCGACATAGTCCCCAGAGGAAGAGACGAGTTGCGTTTTTGCTCCGACGCACAGCTTTCTTGACATTTAAATACTTTGTAATGAAAGTATTTTTGTGGATTATCGCCCTCATTTTGGTCGAGATTCTGGTCATCTACAATATGAACAAGTACATTGTTTTGGGAGAGAAGAGACTTTCGTATTTTCTGATTGCGATTGTCGGGTACGCTGCCCTTGGCTACATCATCTTGCACATCCTCGAAAGTGTGGATGATTTGAACCTTTTCTTCACATTTAAGGGTTTGGCAACTACGCTCATCGCTTTTGCTCTCGGTTTCTTTGTCTTCCGTGAATCTCCTCCAAGTCTAAAACAAAGTATCGGAATTGCCTTTGGAGTTTTAGCAATCTTTTTGTTGGCTTAATCCAATCGACTTTTCTCAAGTTCAAAACGCTCAAAATTTTTTGTCATACAAAAAGATGAAGAGTGCGATTACTGTTGTTTATAGTGATTTTATTCGGGAGGAGGACATTCACACTGACGCTTGCAAAGTCGTTGGTTTCGACCACAGATACGAATGTAAGACCGTCCCCAGAGTTCTCAGTGACGGAACAAAGGTCGAAGACCTCATTCCTACCCACCGCATATACAATCATCAAGTGCAGATTCTCAAGACGTATGGCGAGGGTCAGTACACAATCTCTTGCAAGATAACGGAGGATGGTCGTACTCGCGAGACCATTCGCACCTATAAAAACAACAAGATGCCTGTGGAATTCGTCGCCAAAAAGACGAGGAAGAATGGCGAAGAGGTCATCACCGACACAGTCACGTACACATCCCACAACTCTTTTGTGTACGTGACAAAGGATTCCTACAGCACGGAAGAACAGACCGTCTCTTGCGGTATGATTCAGAAGGTTGTCGAGACGTTCGCCAATGGTAAGCCTCCCAGAATCCTAGAGCGCAAGGATGGGGAGTTGCGAGAGACTTCAGAGAGACCTGAGCGTAAAAATCCCATTCGCGTGTTCTTGCTGAACACGGGAGGGGCACAGTAAGAAGCAATAAAATATAATTTCCCTTTTATATTTTGCATAAATCTGGACATTCACTCCAGAAAGATTAAACAGCCTTTTTGTTGGCTTAATCCAATAGACTTTTCTCAAGTTCAAAACGTTCAAATTTTATTGCACAAAAGACTAAACAACCTTTCTGTTAGTTCAATCCAATCGACTCCTCTCGAGTTCAAAACGCTCAAAATTTTTATCTCACAAAAAGATGAAGAGTGCGATTACTGTTGTTTATGGCGAGTTCAGCAAGGAGACCGACATTCACGCTGACGCTTGCAAAGTAGTTGGTTTTGGTCATAGATACGAATGCAAGGCAGTTCCCAGAGTTCTCAAGGACGGGACAAGAGTCGAAGACCTCATCCCGACCCATCCCATATATCACCACCAAGTGGAAATTCTGAAGACTTATGGTGATGGACACTACACAATCTCTTGCAAGACAGTGCAAAACCACCGTGTATGTGAGACCATCCGCACCTACAAGAACAACAAGATGCCCGTGAAGTTCATCTCCAAAAAGACGAGGAGCGGCGAGAAAACTATAACAGAAACTGTCACGTTCACATCCCACAATTCTTTCACGTACGTGGCAGAGAGGTCGGATATGACCGAAGAGGAGGTTGTCTCTGATGGTTTGACCCAAAAGGTTGTTCGAGAGTACGTCGATGGAAGACCTCCAAGAACCTTTGAGCGCAAGGATGGCAAGTACCAAGAGACGTCAAAGAATCCTGGATACAAAAGACCCGTTCGAGTGTTCTTGCTGAACACGGGAGGGACACAATGAGAGACGAAGAGCAATAAAATATAATTTTCCTTTTATATTTTGCATAAACCTAGACATTCACCCCAGAAAGATTCAGCGTTTCTCGAAGAAGCCTGTTTTGTTCCAACAAAAGGACAACTTCTTGCTTTGCATCTGCGCATTCTTCCAAGAGCTGCCTCTTTTCCCTCTTTGCCTTTCTCAACCTTTTCTTCAGGTTCTTTCCAGCTCTCCTCAACTTTTTCGTCTCGTGCTTGATGTCGCTCTCAATAAAGTATAGGAGAGCGTCAATGCTCAACCTTTCATTCTGTGGGCATTTCGGATGACCATAATATGTCTTGTCCTCACAATCTTTTTCCGTCCAAAAGCCACAAATCGGCCCAGGCGCGACGTAGACATATTGCCTTTGGTTCTCCGAAAGAATTTCTGTGTACTGGAAAGAGTCGACGCCATAGAAATAAAAGAGAGACGAAATTTTGTCGAGAACCAGAGACATCGTTTGAATTTTATATTTCAGAGGAGAAATATAAAAAGTTTCTAGAATTCAAGCGTCTTGTGCTTCCTCCAAGGATATTCTTCTGGAGTGTCTCTCAATGCCAACATCGCAAACAAAACTCTTTCATGTCCGAAAGGGACAGAAGGGTCAATGTATGCCTTTTCAATGGCCTCGGATGTAGCTTCAGAAATTCCATGAGCGTCATAACCACAAAATACGAGATTGTATCCTCTGTCTTGGAGACGACACAGTCTCCTGTAATCTTTCGTCTCTGAAGCAAGCCTCTCAAAAAAGTTGCAGTAAGTCTGCCTTGACTTGATATAGTCGAGACGATGTTCTTTCCCGTTCGAGTCAGTCCAAAGAAAGTAGAGCGGAATGTTCTTGTTCTTGTTTTTTCCATGGTACTTGTGTCTTTTTGGAACGGGGTCGGCAAACAACCTTTCCCTATTCTCGTAAAAGAGCTCTGTTGGATTGCCATTCTCGTCAACTTCTTGGGAGAAGACCTTTGAGCCTTGAAAAAAGTTCTCGATGTTTTGTGCTGGAGGAAGAGAAGGACAAGCGTGTTCAACAGGACCGAGACTCATCGGCGATAGGGATTTACAGCCGATTCCATCTTGTCTGTTTTGATGGCGGAAATTCGGGTAGACATTGAGCCATCCATCTCGCAAAGGCACTTCTTTCATCATCCGCATTCGGAAAAGGTCAAGGCTTCCCCTTCCATTATTTGCTCTTGCGGCTTCTTTTGCTGTCCTTTTATTGTCTGCAATCTTTTGAGCAAAGAGTCTCTTCTTCTCCTTTTCAGGTGTCTTTTCAAGGGCAACTCTCAACTCTTTGTTTCTCGCATGAACACCACAAAGGAAAGCATCCGACAGTTCCCAATAAGCCCTATTTTGACATCCTTCCTTTTGACAAAGAATCTCTCCATGCATCGGTCTTTGCATTCTCTCACAATTTTTATATTTTCGCAAAAATATAATTCATTCTCTCAAGGCGTCGAAATGTTCTTCGGCTTTTAGAGCGCCGCGTCTTCCGGGAGCGTACTTTATCTCTCTCTTCTTCTGACGAAGTCTCTCAATCTCGAGGAGGAGCACATCCTTCTCTTCAAGAATCTTCTTGTGCTTTTCAATCACAAGGGCTCGCAAAAACTCCTTGTTGAAACAAGAGACTCTCGCATAGTTCAGAGCCTCCTCTTCGGAAATACTGGTTTGAAAAAACTCTATTTCTCCGTCTCGTCCGTGACTTTCATTCCAACTACAGAGCGACTTTCCAGAGTACAGGACATCGACCACCAGGAGTGTTGAGTTCATCCTGGTTCTTGGATCAAGTCTGACTTCGACTTCGTCCTTCTCTACCAAGAACTCTTCTCGAAGAAGTTGATGAACTCGAGGAAGAAGAACGCTTTCCATTCCGAAATAAAAACCGCAAGTTTTGGACTATCTGTCCTACAATTTTGAGAATGGAGACCCGTCTTTTTGCCCGACTCACGCAACGAGACTTTGTGAGTGTCGGAACGGGAGAAGAGACGGATGTTGCCCTCGAATTTCTGAGACTTGTCCAAGAGAATGAACCGGACATTGGAAAGAAGGGAGAACATCGCTTCTGGTCTGGTATGGAGGCGAAAAAGCAGAGTGTCAAAGGGACTGTTTCAGACGCAGATTACCCATACATAAGCTATCTCTTTGGTTTGTGCAAGGAGAATGGCCAATATTCAAAACAAATGGTTCTTGTCTCCTTTATGATATCGTCATGTTTCGCATACTTTTCGAGAGGAGTTGCCCATGTTTTTCTGAGTTCAGACAAACCAACAGAAGAGGCAGGTCTGACGACAGGAACGAATTTCATGGAAGCAGAACTTCCCGTCCTCCAAAGGCTGAAGAGAAGGGGAAAAATTTCGGGCATCTTTGTGTCTCGTTTTACATCTGGTTGGACAGAGCCGCAAGAGCTGAATGAAAGCTTTGACATTCCCGTATGGAGAAGGAATTGGCATCCGATGGATGGTGAACAAACAAAGAAAAGTTTTGTTTGGCAGAATATGACGCAAGACGATTGGGAAGAGTGGAGAAAAACAGAACCGAGAAAGAGTTGTTCGCTTGGGAGTCTGAGAAAGGTAACCTACGCCTTGAACAAATGCACTTCGTCCTCAAGACCATAGAGTTCGAAAGTCTTTCCTTGAGCTTCAAGTCTCGGCTTCTTTCCTTCTATTACTATTCTCGCCCACATAAACTTTCCCGGAGTTTTTATAGTCCTTTCAAGCTTGTCCCAGTTTGGAGAACATTTCAAGACCTTTTTGTTGTACCTTCCGACCACACAAGGCAAAGGGCGAATTTTCGCTTCTGAACCTTTGACTTGACAAACGACTCCGTAAAACGGTTCGCCTTCCTCAAAGGTGCAAGCAAACACAAGGCCAACAAGTTCCATGTTTTGGGATAAAATAATTCTGATATTTTATCGCATCTTTTTGATAAAGAAAAAATTGTTCTTGTGAAATGGACAAAATTGTTGAACACACAAGCTTCTCTGTCGGAGACGACTATATGTACTGCTCCTGTTTGGATGGAACGACGCCAGAATCTCACAACCCAGAGAATGATGAAACGTGCTGTTTCTTTGGAGACAAGAAAGGAAGAGATGCATATATGGAGATGCTTTGTCTCAAGAAAGAAGTCGATGAGATGATGCGAGTTGATGGACATCGTCTCGTTTTTCCGAGAGAATAGGATTTATCTTTTGCAAAAGATAAAATGTTCTAGGTGCACACATCAATGAGAGCGAGTCCCACAGAAGCACACAAAAAGATTTGTGACCCAGCGTAGCAAACAAAGAGAGGCATGTCCAAGAAATCTGTACTTTCCTCCTTGTGATTTCTTTCGTATTCAGAAATGTATCGTTCCAACGCCTCACGATTGTCAGTTGCGACCTCTTCCTTTCCACAGATAGAGAGATAGATTGGCTCTGTGCTTTCTTTGACTTGGATGGTGTCTCTTCCACTTCTGGAAATCGGTCTCTTCAAAAGAGCCTCGATGGACAAGACGTTCTTCTTGTGAATTTTACCCTGAAAACCAAGGGACTTTACCCTCGAAACTTCGCTGCCCTTTAGAGCATAGACGGCTTTTGTTTTGTTTGGGTCGACTTCAAAGAGACGAGTGTTTGTTGCACTCAGAATCCTCTTGTTGGGAAGCTTTGTTCTCCAAGTGCAAAGGACGAGTCCTGTGATGGCGAGAGAAGTGGAAGTTCCAAAACAAGCGGTGATGAGAGACTCCATATTGTATGAAATGGAAGGGTGGTTTTGGACTCGGAATGTTCGATATATCTTTTTGCAAAAAGATATTTATTTCTCTGAAAGCCTCTGGAAAATTTCTCGAAGTTGTTCGAGGGGAACGTCGGGGAAGAACTCTTGGACGCAACGTTTTATTTCGAGAGCTTCTTCTCTTTCTAAAAGTTTCTCCTTTCTGCGATCGCTCCGCCTTTTGTTGACATCTTCTTTGTTGGCTCTATACCACTGTTTGTTTCGCTCTGTGACCTCCTCTTTGTTTCTCTCTCTGTATTTTCTCTGTCTTTCTGCACCACTCTTTGGCTTTTTATCTTTGTCCATATTACCAAGCAGTAATATTTCGTCACCTAGTTGTAATGTGACAAGTTAAAGAAAAAAAGAATGTTCCGTAATGGCTACCACACCGTTACGAAACACTACTATTTTCAATATTTCATTGAAAGCTGAATTTATCGAACCCATTGTATGGGATGGAAAGTTTGGTTGCCCTCTTTGCTCCTTTGAAGGGAAGGATGAAGGAGACCTCAAAAAACATTATCAGTCTGAAGAACATCGCGAGACATACGTCTCAGCATGCAAAAGTCCCGCATCGACGTCCTCTTTCTACGACATAGGGAGCGACGAGACCGAACACGAGTACACAAAGAGAACGAGTCTCGCTTACAACATTGGTGTTCTTCCATCTTATCTTTTGGTCACAGAAAAATACGGAACTTTGTGGTTTTCTCATGGTTTGAGAAAGGCAAACAAAAACTCGTTGTCTTCCAGAGAGAAGAGAGGGGAAGTCGGTCTTTTGACTCCTCAACAATACGCTCACAGACTTGGAAGAGCCTTGGGTCATGAGATGTTCTTTGCATACGAGACTGGAAAGTTTTCGAGGTCTTTTGGGAGTTACCATTCATTCTCTAGCTTTTGGGAAAACTATGGGAAAGTACCGCACAACAAAAAGCATTTCCATGAACAGTTTCTTGAGGGACATGCGTGTCGAGAAATCTTTGACTTGGATAGTTCAAGCCTTTCAAAAGAGGAAGCAGAAAAGCTCGACATTCCTCAACTTTTTATGAAGTTGAGACAAGAATTCGAGAACGATACAAAACTCAAGTTTTTTGTTGTTGAGGCATGCGGCCAAGAAGAAAATAAATACAAAGTATCCTACCACATCATCGCCTCAAAAGTATATCAAGACATCGTCCACGTCGGAAAATTCGCCAAAGAGTTTGTCTCGTTTCTTGAAAAGACAAAAGAAGGAAGCCTTTTAGCAAGTCTGATAGACAAACAAATTTATACCAAAAACCGAACCATTCGTTGCCCTTGGAGTATAAAACACGAGAATAAAAGGAGACTTGTCCCAATCAAAGAACAGATGAATTTGGACCCCGCCAACTTTTTTGCGACACCTGATGCTTATTTTTGGGGAGAGGAAGATTCTGAAGAGAAAGAAGAGAAAGAGACAAAAATCTTTTCCACATCAAACGACTATGAAGAAGTTCTTGCCGACTTTGTGGAACAAAAACTCCAAGTGTTTCAAATCCACAGAAAGGGGAATGGATGGTTTCTCCAAAGAGACAAAGACGAGGTGAATCTTTGCCCTATTTGTGAAAGAGAACACGAAGGAGACAACTACAGTGCATACGTCAAGTATGGGAGACTTTGGCTTTATTGTTTCCGGGCGGAGAAGTCGATGGCATTGACGAGTGCTCCGAAAGACAAAAAGAGAGAAATATATGCCATCAGAAAAGTCCCAGAACTCAAGGCAGATTTTTGTTATGATTCGCGGATTTCGAGACCTGTGATGTTCAATCACGGAAAGAAATGTCTCGCTATTCGAGGAGCTATGGGAACTGGAAAAACAAAGGCTCTTGCTTTATATCTAAAGTTTCATCCGCACGCTCGCGTTTTGAGCGTCACGTATAGAAGAACACTGGCACGAGAAACATCAGAGAATCTTTATGGGTTCGTCAACTATGAAGACGCAGGAAAAGGATGGCTTTGCGCAAAGAGACTCGCCGTTCAAGTCGACTCTTTGCATCGCGTTTTTGGAAAATTTGACCTATTAGTTTTGGATGAAGTGACCTATACTTTGTCTCGTCTCTTTTGTGATGTCTCGGAAAAAAATGGTTGTTGGGGAACACTCAAACATTTTATCGGGACGAGTAAAAATATTCTTTTGTTGGATAAAAATCTTGACCAGTCTACCATCAACTTGTTTGAGGAACTCAATGTCCCATGTTTTGTGATGAGGAACGAATTCAAAGCTCATAAGAACAAGAAGCTCTTGGTCTCCCCAACATTCCTCGAGTTCAAGGAGAAGCTCTTGGGTGAACTTGCAAATGGTAAGAAAATATGCTTTCCTTGCAGCTCAAAGAAGAAACTTTTGCTTGTGTGCCGAGAGGCGCAAGAACTTGGATATAAAGTTCTTTGGTATACCGGAGAAGGAAAGAGCGAAGATGCTTGGTTAGAGCAGTGGGATGAGTATGATTTGGTCGCCTATACACCCACAATTTCAGCTGGAGTAAGCTACGAACAAGAGCATTTTGACAAGGTATACGGGTATTTTAGTTCTCACTCTTGTTGTGCCGAAGAGGCAGAGCAAATGTTATTTCGCGTTCGAAACATCGCAGACAACGAAGTGGTTCTCGCCTTTGACAATAGGTACATGAACCTTCCCGTGACGAAAGAAGAGGTCATCAAAAACATCGAGGCAAGAGACAGTTCCTCGTTTGCCTTGTCCGGGATAGAATGGGACATTACCGCCGGTAAAATGATGGACAGTCCGAGGTCGAGAGCTCATGTCGAGTCCATCATCAAAAGAAACGTCTCCAAGAACAACATCTCTGGTACACTTCTCGGACTTTTGGAAGAGCAAGGAATGGTCACCGAGTATCTCTCACCAGAAATTCGAGGACAAGAACTCAAGGCTCTAAGAGAGGACACAAAGTTTTTGGAAAAGAAAATACAAACGGAAGATGCAGTCAAAGTCTGTGAAGCTCCATCCATCACGAGGCCTGAGTTTTCTTTTCTTTGTAATCTGAGAGACAAGACGAATGAAGAAATTTCTTCGTGTCAAAAGTTTATGATGTCGTACAAGTTCGGGATTGAGCAAGAGGTTTTGACGCCAGAATTTGTCCTTGAATATTCTGGGAAAGAGAAAATCTTTGAGAACCAGAGTCTTGCATTCTGTGGTTCAAAAGCTGAACAAAAAGAGAGGCTTGCTGATTTGCTCGAACGGAAAAACAACGAGAAGAAAGATATCAAAGCAAGCAAACGCATTGGTATGTCGTGCAACCTCGAAAAGGTTGTGTACGCAAGAAGATTATTTTACTGGCTTGGGTATGGAAGTACAACAACGAGAGAGAAAAAGAGTAAAGAAGAAATGTCAGCGAGACTCGGAAAGATAAGGGACAAGATAAAAAAGAGCAGGCACTTTCAGGAACTTTTGGGAAAGATACCAGAGGAAGAAAAATTTATGGTCAAGTACATCAATGGGATACTAAGACGGATGTTTGACTGCTACATCGCGAGAACGAGTAGGAAAGCTAATTTCTTTTGGGAGTTGGTCTTTTGTTCGCCATGGAAACACGGGGATGAAATAACTCCAATCCCAAAAAAGAAGGTACGCTTGTTAGAGATAATAGCGAACCCATTCTAGAAAAATTTATATTTTGCAAAATATAAAAGGCTGAGGTCGAGAAACAAGAGACTACACATCGTAGAAAGAGACTGATACGAAAGGGTGAAGGAGTTGCGTATATGTTTCCTTCACCCTTTCGTATCAGTCTCTTTCTACGATGTGTAGTCTCTTGTTTCTGGGTTTCGATGAGACAAAAGACCAACTTCCCCTCTTTTTTCTCTTGAGCTCAAAGAATCTCTGTGACTCTTCTTCAGTGCATGTGAAAACCAGAACGTTCCGTACTTTTCTGTGACTGAGACGTAAGAAGGAAGAACTCCGAGAACATACGCGAGACCGACTCTTTTCGAATACTCTTGTTCCGTTTCATCGTCTTCTTTCTCATAAAAGGATGAGTTTGCATCAGGACCCTTCATGTGCTTCAAGTACGCCTCTTGATGACTTGAACTTTGGTAATGTTTTTTGAGGTCTCCTTCATCATTCCCAAAGAAAGAGCAAAGAGGACACCCAAACTTTTCATCCCATACACAAGGCTCTGAAAAAATGGCTTTCGTAGACATTGAGGTGACATTAGTGCGTTGTGGAGGTGTTGCGGCCATTACAACGTGCTCATATTTTTCTTAACTTTGTTATGTGTTTTTGATAACAAATCGTGTAACCAACACAAGGTAATATCCGGAAAAGATGTCAGTCTCCACTGCTATGACGGGAAAGGAGAGAGCGAGAAAATTTAGGGAGAATAACAGAGAAAAATCTCGTGAACATGCCAGAAATTGGTACCAGAGAAATAAAGAAAAGTTGGCGATGGAAAAGGCTGCTAGACAGGAAGAATATGAAAGGATAATCCGGGAACACAAAGAGCAAAAAGCCGAGATTGAAAGACTTCAGAAGCTCGTCCAAACACTCAAAGAATCTTCCACTCAAAATTCTTCGGCAGTGTATTGAAAAGATTTTTATATTTCCAAAAAAATATAAAATGCAGAGAGTCCTCGAAGATACGTTTTCTCTTTGGCTTGACTCTGTCAATGAAAACTCAAGGAACTATGACCAGATTCACGCTGGCTTCAAGTACGCCATTGCCCTGTCTTCCAACTCTGATGCTTCTCAAGAAAGAGAAGAGTACAATAGTGCCGTAACTCTTTCAAAGGAGCAGCTCAATGTCCTTTTGAGAGGAAGAACTCACGGTCAACTTTTTTACAGAGGCAAAGTTTACCCAGAAGATTATCAAGTTTCTCCTTTTGCCCAAAGTATCCTGGATGAAGCTCCGAAAGACCAAGTCGTCTATTTCCGTGAAGGGGAAGGAAATGCGTGGTTCACATTGGACGAAGATTGCTACGCTCTGAGAGGCACATATTTCGAGATTTGGCAGAATGACCCAAGAAAGAAAAAGTTCAATGTCTATCGCAAGGGTTGTTACCCTTGGCGAGTCCACAGCGCTTCCGAAGCTTTCCGATTCCTGTCATAATTTTCTTCTCTGTTTGTCTTCCTGTGATTCAAAATCTCTGCGAGGAACTCGGTAAATATACATAAAGTTATCGAACAAAAGAACCATAAATATCTTTCAAGAAAAGATATGCAGGCTCTTATCATCGAAGCCAAAAGGCATCTTCATCACAAGCGTTCAGATGCTTTGGAACAAGCACTTGAAGTCATTGAGACTTTTACCAAAGACGTACCAAGAGAAGAGAAAGAATACGCCGTCTGTCGCTACAACGAAACTCTTTTTCTTTACAATGTCGACGAAGAGATAAAGAGAGAACTTCGCTCTCTTTGTGGTTTTGCACCAGACTGGAGCCATGTTTCTTATCTTTTGGAAGAAGAGGTTCTCGAGGAAGAGTGGGGAATTTATGAACAACTAAAGAACGCAAACGCCATCTGGTGGGAGACGGAAGAAGGGATGAACTACACGTTCTTACCTCCGCGTTCCTTGCAAAGTGGAGATTTGCAGGTAAGACTCTCTGTTTCAGAAGGTGTGTGCACCATCTTCGATGCCGATGGAGACGAAGAAGTAGTCGACATTGAGGATGCACACTTGGCTCTTTCGACCGCTTGCAGACAAAGAAATGATTATCCCCTTCTTTCGCCAGCAGTCGAACAACTTTTTGCGTCAATCTAAAATATTTTTCTAAATATTTTTATGGATAAAACATGGAACAAGTTCTAAAGTTTGCAATTCAAGATTTCCGGATGCTTCCTCTTTCGAAAGAAAGAGACTACCCTCATTATTCAAGATTGGTCTCTGCCCTTGAATACGCTCTTTCTCTTTCCTGTGGAAAGGAAGATGAACACCTACGCGAGCGCTTCGAGAAGACTCACGACATCTTTGAAGAAAAGCCAGAAGTTCCGGAAGAAGAGCTTCTGGAATGGGTCTCGCACTCTGAAAAACTCTCTGTCTGGTACAAAGGCAAAAGTGTCCCAGAACAAGCACCGGAATGTCTTTTGAAGTTGCTTCAAGAACTCGAGAAAATTTCAGGCGGAGAACCAGTCTTTTGGAAGAGAAAGGAAAATATTTATTTCATCTCTTTTTCAGATGGTGTAGATGGGCAAGAGATTCCTTTCGAGGCATACAGGAGTCGGAAAGAGCACAGTTTTATCCGTTGTGAGAATGGCAAGTTGTTTGTGTGGGACCCAAAGTACCGAGAAACGGTAAAATGTTATGGACTTGTTGTGAATGCTTCTCAAATTTTGTGGCGCTTGATGAGAGAGACATAAAATATTTTATTCTTGACAAACAATAAAATATTTGAGACATAAGAAAAGTGGACCGTTTTAGCTCTGCACTTGTCGAACATTTCAGCGTCTCTGTGGGAGAACAAGTCGTCGACTGTTCTTGTCTTCATGGTCAATCGAACTGCGAGGATGGGCATGAGTTGTGTTACTTTCGAGACAAACCATGGGAAAAAGAAGCTCATCTCGACTGGTTGAGTATCAACGAAGAACTTGTGGGAGCAAAGGGGCAGGTAATTCACCCTGATGTTTTGGGCAACAATGGGAAAAAGGAGAAAGTTCCACAGCCTCGTAAAAAGCGGGATATTGTTTCTCATCGCAGGAACGAAAGTTGTAGTCTGACCTCCTCCAAAAAGACACCCTGAGTGTGTATCCACCCCAAGGAAATCCATCTTTGGCGGGGTCGTCAACAGGAAGAGCAAAGTATTCGGAATTGTCATGTTGTACATGGATGTAAATAAGCCTTCCATTCACCCAGAGACTGCCCGTACGCTTCACGAGTTCTTTGCTTATCGTCTCCTCCCACACTCCATGTCTTTCTTTTTTGAGAAGTGGACCTTTCTTTGTTGTTGTAATTAAACACGGTACAATTTCTCCAAAAATATCTCTTGTAACTCCGGTATCTTTCTTTGTCTCGGAAAAGTTCATATTTCCAGACATGTCTATAACCAAAAAAATTTCAGAGTTTTCATCCTTCCTTTCGACTATGTAATTTTGGACTTTGTTTTTGTGGGTGAAAACAATCTCGTTGTAAAGGTTTGACGTTTCGGAAAACAAGAGAGCGCTCTTGGTATCGAGGAAGGAGAGAATGTGAGCGACACACTCGGGAGGGAGAGTTTGCATTTTTCTTTTGCAGTAAAAGAAAAGGAGTGAAGTGGGACAAGTTCGATAAAATAGTCTTTTATCAATCTGTCTCTGCGTTGGAATTCTTGAGACTCAAACAGACTTCACAATTTCTTGAACTATTCACGCCTGGTTTGACAGTATCCCAACCGGGAAGTCTTTTGTTGAGACAATCTCTTCTTTGTTCATACACTAGTCTGGCATTGTCTCTTTTTGGCGGATTCCCAGCTTTTAGATGAGTCCTTTGGTTTTTTAGCCATCCTTTGTCCTTTGAATTAAAATGTCCATGGAGTGCATAGAACGCAACATGTTCTTCCAACGTTTTTTCCCATGCACATCCATTTTGGTTTTGACACCAAGAGGGATGGATAGAATCCAATATTTGTTTATTTGCGGGACACATTCTGCCTTTTGAAACGAATTTTTTTCTGACATCAGAAAGCCACATCCCCAAAGGACAGTCATCCGCGGCCGGTGGGAGTTTTTTGTGTTCTTTCACGTACTCTCTGAGCTCATCCGTTTTTTGAATAAAAGCATCCTCAAGAGGGTTCGGATGAAATGCAAGACCGAAAGATTCGTGTATTCTCACCAGTTCCTCAAGTTCGTGCTCTTTGTTTTTCTCTGAGACTCTGTAGGATTTCTTCCAAGAGTTGAGGTTGTCATAGAGTCGGACGTTGAGTTTTCTCACCAAGGGCTTTTTGTGTTCGGATAGCCACAGCGTCAACTCAGTGCACAATCTATCAAAAACTTCTTCTGTGGGGTCCCACGACCATCCCGGAATACTCTCCGCGAACGAAACAAGTTCTTTGGTAAAATTTAGACTCTTTTTCTGCCTGTACTGATACCTGAAATTTTTCAGAAATTCCGCCAATGAACTGTTGTTGTTTTTGTTGGGAAAACTCCCATTTTTTTCAACATGTTCCTTCACCTTTTTGAGTTTCTCCAGTTTTTCCGATGCTCTCCTTTCGTGGTGCTCTTGTCTTTCTTTGCTCCTTTTGAAGAGGTGCCTTTCCAAAAGAACTTTCTCGCACTTGTCAATATACTTTTTCTCCGAAAAGGGTCGAGACAGCGCTTCTTCGTTAATCTTCTTTAGTTCGTCAAGTATTCTGACGAGGTCGCCAACTATCTCAAGAGCCTCTAGAGGAGCGTCAAACATTTCTGTCCTCCCTCTTCTCACAGGAGAAAAAACATGATGCATACATTTTTCAAATAGAGAGCAGTCATCTGTTTCAAACACTCGTTCGAACACCGGTTCTTTCGAAGAACCGCACGAGTAGCTGGATTTTCTACTTTTCAAGTCTTCTGCTTTCCCAACTTTGTATACACCTTCCTCTCCGGCGATGTCGCGTAGAATGTACACGAAGCCTCCTTTTCCCTCTTTTTTCAAAGAAGCGTCAGGGTCTGGGCGCGATGCCTCTCCCAACGAGTCGGGAATTTTAGTGGTAGCAGAAACAATGAACCTGAGTTTCTCTTCGAGTTCGGGATTCTGACAACATGCAGACTCCAGGGATAGTGGCTTATTCGAATCCACAAAAACATCCACGTGTTGTCCGATGATGTATACAGAAACTTTCCTTCCATCCGCGGAAATAGTGAATTTTTTCTCTCCATCTCCGAAAAAAATTCTCTCGACCCATTCCAGAAAAATTTTCTTTTCTTCTTTCTTTGTGTTGCTTGAGCTTGGGTTAGAGAAGATTCTTTTTAGGGCAGGGACAGAAAAGAATTTTTTCTTTGTCTTCCCAAAGAGGAATTCTTCAAAGTCGGTGGAGCCTCTTTTAAGACTCGGGGAAGAGAAAACATTCCCGATATCGATACAGAGTAATCTCACCGTTTTCTCCTTGTCTTCATAGATAAAACGGATTTTATTTTCATTGTACTGTGTTTCTCCCTGGACGATGCACTCTCCAATTTTTTTGATATCACTTTTTGAATCTGCCATCACTTTTTGAACTTAGCTACCCTAAATTTTAAATGCCAAAAATCTAAGCGTGTGCTTAACTTACCTTAAGTAGACCACTTTTGCTTAGATTTTGCCGATGATTCACTCGTCCCATCTTTTTTATTGTGTATAAAAAAGTCCTTGAATCCTACCCTTATTTCTACTGAAGCAAAATACGAGGAGTGATTCCCATGGCCATCATCTCCTGGAAACAGAGCTTGGTCGCATACCTTGTGGATACCTTTGCGACGTTGCTCTTTCCGTGACATGCTCTGCAAATCTTCTTTCCCTCGGCATTGATTGCGATGAGTCCGCAAGAGGTACAGACCCAGACATCATACTTGTCACAGCTGGAGAATAGTCTGTCCTTTAGACAAAAAGTGGCTCCGTTGCCAATTAAGCAACCTACTTCCATCGTGCCGGTCTTAAGGCCCCCGTTTCTCGAGCGACCTTCTGTAGGCTGCCGAGTGAGACTCTGGACTTTGCCAGTTGCTCGGGCGTGAATCTTGTCGTACACCATGTGTTTGAGGCGATTGTACTCTACAAGACTGACAAACAAGTTGACCTGAATCCTCTTGCCTGTCATTCCGTCAATGTAGAACTCTTTGCCTCCGGGAGCGTATCCTCTCTTCTTCAACTCATCCTCGACGAGTTCGTAGACGCTGGTGAAAGGAGTGCAGTCCGTGTACGAGCCAGAATACCCCAAAGTCTCTGGGTTTCCCTTTTTCTGGATAATCTCGGCAGAGATTTCTTGAGAGTTTGGAGTTCTTCCGAGTCTCTCCGAAAGGGCAGAGTAGAGTCTCTCGTACTCGAACCTCGTTTCGTCCGGAAGGTCACGATGAGCACAAGCCGTTCGCTTTCCGGCATTGCCTTCCTTCAATTGTCCAATGGTCATACGAGATGGGAAGGCCAAAGGATTAATCAAGAAGTCTGGGTGGAGAGCGGCGAAAGGGTCAGAGGAGAAAGGCATATCCTCATCTGGAGGAAAGTACGAGAATGTTCCCTTTTGTGAGTGACAAGAAGTCGCCTTATCACCAACATCTGGTGTTCGCGAAGAGACGACGGTCACACGGATACACAAGTGTCCCTTGGTGTTTTGCGTGTAGCAAACCTTGGTAACCATTCCCTTCTTGTCCTTGGAAAAGTAGACAGACTCGTCCTTTCTCTTGTCTCCGGAAACATTGGCGACAGCCACCAGAATGTCTCCGTCTTCAACGACCTGTCCGACCTCGACAACTCCATTCTCGTCGAGATGGTCGAATCTCGGCCTTTCATCGACTTCATCGCAGAGACAATCCCACTTCCTCGGCTTCAAAAGGTCGAAGGGCTTTTGTCCCTTCTTCAGGTTCTTGTTCCAAGTGCGAATTCCCTCATTCACAATCTCTCTCCTTCTGTCCTCTCCTTTGCGACACATTTGTCCCTTGAATCCTGGGTTGGATGGGATGTACTCTGTGTTGCACTCTGGGCACAACACAACCCTCTTTCCGCACTTGGTACACCACAGCCTCTTGCAAGAATCAGAAAACTCAATGTCGTCGCAGTGCTTCACAAAAATTTGCTCTTGGTCATAGCCAATCTCTGCCACTGGATTTTGCGAATGGTCAGAGTGCATAACTCCACGCTCTTTGGAACCTTTGCAACACAGAATTGCATCCTCTTGACTCCACCCTCCGTAAGCGCAGACTCCAACAACCAAATTCTGAGAGATTGGCGACTCATTAAGGCCCAGAAGACGACCTGCCTTTGTACTCGTCAAAGGTTGTTGAGGATAGCGGAGAATGTGCTGGTCGTAAGGAGCCTCTGCGTAGTCGAGACGTGGGATGGCAACTGAAGACTTTGCCATGCTTGCGAAGTACGAAAGGCGAGGGGAAGGATTGTTTGACGAGTAGTTGATGATGGAAGAACACACGCCAAAAATGAGAAGAGGATGAAGTTCGCAATGGGTCCAAGACTTTTCTTGTCCCATCTCTTCGGCACTTGGGCAAATGAGAGCGTGTTCCTGTTGTTCAGCATCCACAAACTCAATGATTCCAAGGCTCAGAAAATCTTGCCATGTCATCTCACCATTCATCATCTTTTTGTGATGCTCTCTCTTGAACGCAAGTTGTCCATCTTTGACAATAACCAAAGGACGAATGAGCCTCCCAGCGTCGCAGTTGACACGGACCTCGTCAAACTTCTCGTCATAGACAAAGCAACAATCCCAGAAAAAGTTGTTACTTCTCTTCAGGTCCGAAAGTACAGAGACGAGTTCTTTCGGAGAATCTGTCGAACCAGCAATCACTCCATTCAAAAAGACAAACGTGCCCTTTCCAAAGTCACAAGAAAATTCCGACAGAGCTCTCAGAATTTCCATGGCCTCTTCATTGGTACAACCAAGGCTTACAGTCGCAGACAAAGCGAGAACTTTGGAAAGACCAGTTCTCTCCTTTGACTCTGGCGTGTCGGGAGGGCACACAAAGCCGACAGAACTTTCGTGGACCCTTCGGGGCTTTGTCATATTTCCTTCTGTTCCGATGCCAGCGTGAAGCTTTCTCAGTCCAGAGATGTACCCGATGATGTTGTACCTTTCCAAAGCCTGTGAAGTTCCAGTTTTCTTTGACTTGGTGTTGTAACTGTTCCAGTTTCCGGTGCCAAAGACCAACAAAAACTTCTTGGTCGGTTGTCTTGCGTGAATAACCTTGAGAGGGTCAGAGTTTCTGCCTTTCCCCTTGCACGAGTCTCGAATGGCTTTGGTCAGCTGGTTCCAGATGCTGTAAAACAGGTTGTTCAACAAAGAGCCGACACAGTCAACTCTTTTGTTGGCATAGTGGTCCCTATCCTCTGGCTCCCTTTCTCCAGTCTTGACTTTGATAGCCCTCGAAAGCATATAGCAAAGAAACCAAACCTTTTCTTCCATCTCTTTGTAGTGCGGGAAGATTGTGTCCAGAAGGGATTGTGTGGTCTGTTTGTTGCCAATGATACCCAATGCCTTCTGGATGGAAGCTTCTCTGTTTTTCAAAGACTTTGGGAACATCGCTCGTGCTTGTTCGAGACTCGGAATAAGAAACTTCTTCTGCTCTTTTGTCAGCTTGGGAACGTACTTGAGAATGTTGAGGTAAGACACTCCCATTGCCTCCAAAAGAACACAAAGCGGAATGCCAGACGGGGAAATGTGCTGGCCAAAGAATACGGCCACACCATTCTCCAGACCGACATAAGCTGTCGTCGTCCTTGTGTTGCTTGTCGCAGACACTCGGATTTCAGAGTGGACATCGTACTTTGGCATTCCCCGAAGCATTTGTTTGTCAGTGTATGTGTACACCCTTCCAAACGCTCCTCTCTCGGAACTGATGACGACAATCTCCCTGTTGATGATGAAGTAGCCGCCCTTGTCCATGGGGTCTTCGTGCTTCTTATAGCACTCGTCTCCATACACATTGTGCAGTGTGAGGTTGCACAAGCAGCTTCGAACCATCACGGGAATGTCGGCAATCGTCTCACGTGGGTACTTCTTGACCTCTCCATCGGAAGTTGTGACTGTGATGTCACAATAAAACGGAGCGCTGTACGGAATTCCCCTCTTCCTTGCCTCGGACGGGAAGACATCAAAGACCAAACCGTCAATCTCTGCGTATTGTACGCGACCGAATTCCGGATTGGTGAACTCAACGACTTGGTTCCACGACTTCTTCTTCTTGGTCTTTTCTCCATCTTCATTCTCTTGTTCCTCATCGTCATCTTCCTCACGGTCAATCTCAACCCTTCCCTTCTCACGGATGATGTTGGGGAGCAAGTCTTGGACAAACTCATTGTAGGATTGAATCTGATGGCGGGCGGGTCCAAACTGAGAGAACATGTTCTCGAAAGCATCCCAAAGAAAATCACTGAGAGTGTTCATGTTGTCGGAAATAAAAACTGAGTAATTTGTTTCAAAACTTCATCGTTTTGAGCAAAGAATGGGACTTGCACTTTCTCGACTTTTCACATTCGTCCAAGAAGACGAAGAAGAGAATTTTTATGATGTTGAAAATGCAAGAGATGAGGAAAGTGAACCTCAAAATTTTGTCGAAAATATTTTGTTGTTGAAATATTTTATTGAACTTTCTTGAGGTCTTTCATCGTCTTTATTTCTATCCAAAGATGCGCTTCCCCAAAACTTTCGAGTCTTATTCTCATCTTTTGCAAAGGTGCAGACAACAAGAATTCCGAGAGTGGCTTCTCCGCTCTGGAGAAATGAGCAAGGGGAGAAGAGTTGCTCTCCTCGCGTCTTTGCTCGAAGGAATTTTCCTCTTTGACGATGTTGGGCTGTTGCGTCTTCTCTCAGAGACAGGGGACCTCGTTTCTGTTCACTCTTCAGCGAACGGAAAGGTAAAGTTTGAACTAAAAGGTGAAAGGAACCACAACTTTACATTCGATGTTTTGTTCGCCCAAGTTTGTGTTGACACAGATTGCGTCCAAGTCCACAAGTGGATGACCCAAGAACTAGGCCTTTGGGTGTACATCTCAGAAAACACCCCTGAGTTCCTGGAAATGTACGGCAAGTTTCTCCTGTAATTTTTATCTTTTTCATAAAGATAATGAGAGTTTCTCTTTCACAAGCCAAATTACTTGCCAAAAAACTCGGAGTTGACCTTGTCTCTGTACCTCTCCCCGTCTGGAGATACGCTATTGAGGTCGAGACCGAACACCTTGAAACCGTGGACTGCGACATGCTTACTGTTGCCAAGGTTGCCCTTGACCATCTTTTGGAATACGGCGCGCCTTACTACGCAAAACTCCGAGAGATGGAAGAAGACCTCGAAAAATATTGGAAAGGAAAGAAACGTCCACCCATCTTTTGCCTGGGAAAAGAATGCCGAAAAAATGCGAAAAGAAAATGTGAGAAATTCAAGACTTTTGCCGACTGAGGTCTATCGCACTTTGTCTAAGAATTTTGCTGGCGAGTTCGAGGACATCCTCTGTCTCCTTGAACATCGGAAGATAATGGGAGACCAACTCTCTCTTGAGACCGATTGAAACGAGAACTTCTTCACGTGGACCCGTGGGTGTTTTGTCCCCATAAACATAATACATCTCACCTCGTACGAGGTCATCTGCAAGGCCGAGGATGGTGTTGAAACTCGGAAGGTAGCAATAATGCTTCCGAAAATGTTCGAACGCAACTCTGTCTTGCAATCCAATCTCCGGAAGAGCAGTCACAAAATAGACGATGCATTTCACCCTTTGTCTTTCCTCCTTTTCGGAAATCTTGTACGTCTCATCTCTGTCTGTGTTTTTCGCAAGATGCGAAATAATCGTGTCTTTGTCAAAGATGCAAGAAGTGTGTTTGTAGCTCGCCATCGAAATTCTGGTGAATCCTATCAGAAAATATTTGATAAAATATTTTCTAGAGTGTTGTTGAAAAAATTTGTGGTACAATAAAATATTTGCAAGTCTTTCAAAAAGCCGAGTGCCAACTGAAACGACAAAAATTCCCAAGTCTTTTTTTTGCGTGCAAAAGAGTAGGTGAAAAAGTTAAAGTCAATAAAAAATTCCCAAGTCTGTGAGACGCTCGCTGAAACGACAAATTTTCCCAAGTCTTTTTTTGCGTGCAAAAGAGTAGGTGAAAAAGTTAAAGTCTGCGGAACGACGCGTCAAAGTTCTTCAGAAAAAATATTTTTCCTTCTCTTGAAATATTTTTTGCAAATAATAAAAAAATATTTGTTGACCTTGAAATATTTTTTGTGAATTCGCTCTGTGTCTTTTATCCAAAGACGCGAAAGTAGTCAAGTCGTGCATTTCCAGAAGCAACATCCTCGAGTCTTTTACCGTGCCATTCGCAACACCTCGCATAGACGCATGCGTAACCTGGAAAGGTGTGTTCTGTGATTTTGCCATCTTCATCTATGTTCACCCACCAAGAGTCCCCGAAAACCCACGAAGCAGAATGGCTTCCGATGCACTTACCGTTCATCTCTGTCTCTTCGAAATGAGCCCACGTCTTTTTGCTCTTTCCGTTGCAGTTGATGGAATAATCCTTCTTGAAAAATGTCTCTTTCGCAATGACCGAGTATTTTTCCCGAGACTTTCTCTTGCGAAAGGTTCGAAACTCTTCGAGAGAGACCTTTTCTTTCGCGACCTGATGAACTCTCCTTTTTTGTCCTTTGTGCCACGTCGTGATTGTCTGATATTTTGGTTCAAAGTCTTTGTATGAGACCACTTTCCCATGAAGTTTTCCTCTCCGATATTTGCCTTCTTCCACTAGAGCATAATCACACGCAGTTTCCATCTCGCAGCGAAAAGAGCCGTGAAGCATTCCCTTCCGAATGTCCCAAAAACAATGAGAACCATACTCTCCCTTAAATTCCAACTTGCCTTCGGGGACCCCGAGAGGAGTCACAAGAAATTTTGCCTTCATCTCTTCTCTTTCTTTTTCCACAGGCTCATTATCTGGGACATAAAGTCCTCCAAGTTTTTCAGCCACAATATTTCCATCGCATTCAACGAGTCTCGAAAGAACTCGAGAATGAACACGTCCGAAGTTTCTTCGGGACTTGTCCGAAGCGCAAAAGGAAATTACGTCCTTTGCTCCGAGAAAGCCGAGGATGTGAATGTAAATCTCTGGGGGAAATCCGTCCATTGTAACACAAAAATTAGTTGAGAGTCTGTCTGCAAGACTTCGATAACAGAAAAGCTTGTACTTGACAATCTTTTGTTTGTAAAAGTTTCCATGCAGACGCTTCTTTTTCTTCAAATAAAATATAAAATACCGTTCTGGGATATATTCCGGGGTTTAAGAGCTTTACGCTTAGTCTCATCTCTCGTTTTCTCCCAAAACCCTAAAATATTTTATTGTATCCCAAAACATCCTTCATAATCTTCTTTCCATCTTTTTGAAAAGATGGAACAAAGGCTCAAAAATTACCTCATAAAAAAGGAGTTCCGGAAAACGACATCGAAATCACTGATGTGTCGAATCCACAATTTTTCCCCGAGCGTTCGTCTTGCCGTGAGATTCCGAAACTGGGAGTGAAAATTTCATGGAAAGAGAGAAAGTTGGAAAATCTTGGGATAGACTACATGTTTCAGACCAGCCTTTCTCCTGTGACAAACGACGAGGACCAATTTTTTTATGGATAAAAGGCCAGCTAAAAATATGTCGGAGATACAAGTCTATGAGAATAACAAAAAAGAAGGAAGTTCATCGAGAACTTTTCGAGAGTGTGCGCTGTTTGCGAGAGAGGGTGTCAACTCTCGAAGAAAAAGTTGTTGAATTGCGAGACTTGCTTTTTGAACTGGAGTATGCTCCGGGAGGACGCAAAGCTCTCGAGACGCAAGAAAATTTTGAAAGACTCGCGAAAGAATAAATATTTTTCTAAATATTTGAAAAAAATAATGTCACAGAGAATATTTTTTGAAGATGGAGAGCGATATTTTGGAGGTCATCAAAAACTTTCTCTCTGAGGAGTGTCTTCTTTCGGACAAAGACTATGAATTTTCTGTGCGTCACACAGTCGGCTCTTTCGGAGATGTCGTGAATTGCAGTGTTTCTTTGGGAAGATGGAGAAACCATCTTTGTTCATGGAGTGAGCTGACCGATGCAAAAGGCCGCTCTTTCCAAATTTGTGGAAGGTCTCAGACCAGAGAAGCATGCATCGACATCATCAAACTCAATATTCGCAATAACAAACTTTTTCAAGAGCTTCAGGCGACAAAGATGAAACGACTGGCAGAAGAGAATGCAGAATTGCAGAAAAGATGCGAGCAACTTTCAAAACATAACAAAAAACTTTGGATGAAGAACAAGGAGATGAAATACGCGCCTGGAGGAAAAGGCTTTGAAAAGTCAAGACAACATTTTATGGGACTTATGTAAAATCTTTAGAGAAAGAGTTCATAAAGATTTTTTATTCATCCGAAAACATGAGCAGACTTTTGGAGACCGTCCTCTTTTTTCTGGAACCATTTAGTCTTTCCATCTCCAAAGAGATTTTCTTTGGAGGAAACTGTGTGACTGTGTGTCTCAATATCGGAAACTCGAACCTTTCGTTCTTTTGGGTTGAGGCGACCTGTGGAGACGAATGGTGGTACTCATTTCCCGGAGAGAACGGAACTGACAATCCGCAAATTCTTCTTGACTCTATCCAAAAGAAACTTGGTGACTGTGAAGGATTCGAACGAGTGGGAGTGACAGACTAAACACCGCAACTTTTTTGACTCCAATACAAAAATATTACAACAATAAATATTTTTACAAAATCATCGGGGCTTTCTTCCCTTCTTCATTGGTTCTCTTTGGGTTGGCAAATGCCAGAGAAAAGAAGTTTTTAGAAACACGAAAACAACTTGGAAGAAACGTTACATATTTTCAAAGAAAGGGTAAGAGAATGTTTTTGGGAACGAACACAGATGAAACGTCTGTCCTTTATGGGGGAAGTGAAGGATTCAAAGTCTATGATGTAAAAACTTTGAGACCTCTGATTGAGCGAGAGTTGCCCCATGAGGTGACGTTTATAAACACATACGCAAGGTCCAGTCTTTTCATATTTACGGGACCGGACAAGAAGACTTTGACATTTTGGGAAGATTCCAAAAGAAAAAAACTTGCAGACATTGTTTTCTCGAGACCCGTTATGAACGCCGTGTTCTCAAACAAGGAGATTCTTGTTTCGACTCTTGAAAAGGTCTATATTTACAGCATTTCTGACCTTGGGTATTTGAAAAGCTTTGGTACGACCCAGAATCCTTATGGCTCCATTTCGAGCAACAGCGACAGAACAGAAAGCGTTCTGGCTTTTCCTGGTCTGAACCAAGGTTATGTTCATGTCCTGAAAAACGGCCTTTCTTTGTACATCAAAGCCCATCTTTCAACTCTTCGAAAAATCGCTCTGAACAGAGAAGGAACTTTACTTGCGACTTGTTCGGAAAAGGGGACGACCATCCGCGTCTTTGACACAAAGACCGGAGAAAAAGTCGCAAACTTTCAAAGAGGTGCAACAGAGGCCGTAATCAACCACATTTCTTGGTCAAAAGATTCCAGTGTGCTTTGCGTCTCGTCATCTCGAGGAACAACGCACATTTTCTCTCTTGAGAAAAAGGCAGAGTCATCCCTTTTGGGATATTTACCCGGAAGTCTTGGAAACTACGCGACTTCGCTTGCACCTTTGTCATCCACAAAATTTCTTCACCCGAAAGGAATTTCCGTCTTTTGCGGAGAGACGACAAAACACTTTTCTTCGGATGGATATGTCACAGAGTTTGGCCAAGAGTGTTTTGAGATGAATCGTCTGGAAGGTTTCGAATAAAAAATGTGACATTTTTTATTGAATCAACAAAACAAAAGTCAAAAAGAATTCGTCTTTTATATCCGTACTCGGAAAATGAAAGTTCGCGCTGTCCAATTCGGTGTCTCTTCTCCCGCTGAAATCTTGAGCAACTCTGTTTGTGAGATTGTTTCTTGCGAGACGCGTCTCGCAAAGAGTGAAAAGAAGGACGCGGATGTGAGTTATGAAGGGACTGTCTATGACGAGCGAATGGGAACTCTTGACAAAAAGAGGGTCTGCAAAACTTGCAGGCAAAAGACCATTCACTGTCCTGGACATTTTGGCCATATCTCTCTGAAAAAGCCCGTCATTCATTCACACCATGTCAAGATTCTCGGAAACATCCTCAAATGCATCTGTCTCAAGTGTTCTCGCGTTCTCATCACAGAAGACGCGAGTGAAACGCTCGGCATCATGGCACACAAGGGAAATGCGAGACTCAGGCAACTTGTCAAGTATTGCGACGGTATTGAGGCGTGTCCAAACTGTGGAAAGCAAATTCCCATTTTCTCCTTTGAAGGGAACCATCTGGAGGTTTGCTATCCTGGCGAGGGAACAAAGAGAGCCAAAGCTGACAAGTCTGAAACGACTCGAGTCCCAGCAGAATCTCTCTTGACAATTCTCAAGAACATTTCGAATGAGGATTGTTGTCTTCTCGGTCTGAACAACTTCTTGATTGATAACGAGTTGTACAAAAACAAGGAGCTGTTCCCGACTGACATGGGACATCGTCACGCCACTCGTCCTGAATGGTTCATTCTCACTGTTCTTCCTGTGTTGCCTCCAGTCTGCCGCCCTCCCGTCATCGTCAAGGGAAAGCAGAGGGAAGACGACATCACCGACGGATACGTCTCAATCGTCAAGGCAAACATCGCCCTGACAAAGCATCTGAACGGAACGACCAAGAAGAAGGGAAAGGATGTGAAAAAGACGTCAAAGCCCAAGAAGGACCCATATGATGAACTTTGCGAAAAGATTCGAATTTTGTTCGACAACAAGGAGAACAAAAAGACCGTGAACGGGCAAGTTCCTCATGGTTTCGCGCAACTTCTTAAGGGAAAGGAAGGAAGGTTCCGGTCAAACATTCTCGGGTCTCGAACGAACCACACGGCGAGAACTGTCATCACACCAGACCCGACTCTTCCCATTGATGTTCTCGGTGTTCCGAGAGAGATGGGGAGGGTTCTGAAAGCACCAGAGATAGTTTGTCGGACGAATTGGGAGAAGTGCAAACAAATGGTGAAAGATGGAATTTGCAAATCTTTCATTCGGAATGGCAGAATCTTTGACGTTGCATTCATCAAGTCAAAGACGGGAAAGTGCGACATCGCTCCAAAGGACATTCTTATTGTCGACCTTCCAGAGGGCTATCCGGTTCTTTTCAACAGACAACCGACGCTTCGTATTGAGGGATTCATGGGACTTCGAATCCAATATCATAACGACAAGACGTTCAAGTTCAATCCTTCGCTATGCTCTCCGTATGGCGGTGACTCACCACTAACATCGTAGGTCACAACAGGTGGCTGCCTTTCAAGTTGTAGAATATCTTGAAAGGACAAACAGTGTAAATTCTACCTCGCAAGAGCATATATAACCACCTAGTCTTTTTTCTTGCGGAAGCACTGAGACCGAGAAAAAGGCGAGATTACCAAATTCAGGGAATCTCTGCGAAAGAACTATTCCACTACCTCCTCTTGGAAACTTGAGGCAGGAACCCAGGGTAATGACCTCGGGTAGAGTAACAGCGAAGGTTCAATCCTCGAAAGAGGTGGCAGACAATCCTGAGCCAAACACCTAAAAGCAAGTCCTTTTGCTCATTGGTGGAGGTGCAGAGACTTTATGGTAGTCGGTCGTCCATGTTTTCAGATGGATGGCTTAAGATAAAGCCCACTCCCAGAGGCGACTCTGTCCCATTTCGGGCTCTTTCTCAGAGAGGACAAAGATGGGAAGCCCGTGAGCTTGAAAGGAAATGTTCAAGTTATGGCTGGTATCAAGGACGACGGAGATAAACATCTTAATGTCTCCAACAGGCGGCTGCCTCACAAGTTGCGAAACTACTTGTGGGGGAAAACAGTGTAAAGTTTCGCAGTGAACTCTCATATAACCGTCTAGTCTCTTCCTTTCACGAGCCAAAAAGAAGGAAGAGGCAACATCCTCAAATTGCGGGAAACTCCTTAGAGCCTCAACTACCGCTTCTCGAAAGAGTTGCACCAAGCGTAATGGCGTGGGTATGGTAAAAATGTTGAGGATTGGACAATCCGCAGCCAAGCTCTTCGAAAGAAGAGAAGGTTCAGAGACTAAAAGGGGATGCGTTTCTTTTGCACTTGAAAAGAAGCGTAAGATATAGTCCACTCCAACCAGAGATGGTTCTTTGAGCATATATCCTCCAAAAACACGGAGGGAGACACTCAGGGGCACAATGACACGAGAAGGAAATGACTCGTTGAGTGCGGTAGAAAGGGAGATGAATATTCACATTCCTCAAGGGGATGACGAGAAGGCAGAAGTGACGGAGTTTATGCTGACTCCGCATCACATTGTTTCGGCCCAGAACAACAGCACGATTATCGCTCTCATTCAGGACGCTCTTGCGGGAAGCTTTTTGATGACGAGGAAAAACACATTCGTCGGATGGGATGACTTTTGCGATGCCTGCACATCGACGGAAATCCCGATGTCTGATGTTTTTACCACGCTTGGAAAGGCCCACAAGCACTACCCTGAATACATCGAGCTTTTTGAGATGAAGGGAAAGAACGGGGACAAAATTATGGGAGGAAGGCCCAAGAACAAGAAGACAAAAACTTATTCGCCCTCTTGCAGAAACGTTTCCTTTGACAAGAAGGCAGATGTCGTTCATCACGCCAAATGCCCGAGTCTTCGGAAGAACAAAGGGAAATGTCAAGTTCATTCAGAGGTCTCAGAGGGAAGAGTTGACCTTCCCGGAAAGCTTTTGTTTTCCACGATTCTTCCAGAGTCTTTTTGCTACAGAAAAGAAAAGGTGTGCATCGAAGATGGAATTATTCTGCCAGGGTCAGAACCTTTGGGTAGGGCTGACCTCGGAGTCAAGGCAGGAAATTCAATCGTACATATTCTCTGGCTCGAAAGGAGTGAGTTTATTGCCCAAAAGTTTATCCAGAATTGTCAGTCTCTCGTCCACCGCTGGTATACGAGAAGAAACTTGAGCATCGGAACGGAGGATTGTCAGCTCACACAAGAAGGAAGGAATGAGGTCGACAGGGAGATGGCAAATGCTCGAGTCAAGTGTGCGATGGAAGTAAACTCTGGAAAGAGCGGAGACGAGCTCGAGTCTTCAATCACGGGAATTCTCAACTCTGTGGTCAGTCTTGGCCAGAAGTTGACAAAGAAGCACATCTTTGGAGGCGAAGACAACGGATTTGTGGTTGCCATTGTCTCTGGAGCAAAGGGAGGATTCATCAACTTGTCTCAGGCCCTTGCAGTTGTTGGACAGCAAAATGTCGAAGGAGCGCGTATCAAGATGCTCATCTCTGGAGGGCAGAGGTGTCTCCCATATTTCGACTTCAATGCCAACGGTGCCGATGAGAGAGGTTTCATCTCAAGTTCTTATTACATGGGACTTACAGCCATCGAGGCTTTCTTTGCTGCTATGGGAGGAAGGGAGGGCATCATTGACACGGCTGTTAAAACGGCAGAGTCCGGTTATCTCCAGAGGAGACTCGCGTTCGCTCTCGGTTCTCTGGTCGCGATTATCTCTGGTCTCATTAGAAAGAGCAACGGAAAGGTTGTCGAGTTTTTGTATGGAGGAGACGGGTTCAACGCGGCCAAACTCACAAATGTTGGCGATGTTCTCTTGTTTGCCGACCCCGCAAGAATCGCCCATGAGATTTCCGTCTCTTCTTCTGGAGTTGCCCAAAAGTTCACAGAAGAAGAACTTGACAAGATTGTCGAACCTCTCCAACATCACGCTTCTCCATCTACTGAACTCGCGGCTGAAGAGGTGAGAAACATTGTGAAGCAACTTCTCCGACCAGTCAAGTTCTGTGGTTCTTGGGAAGTTTTGAGGGACAGAATTTTCAGACTCTTTGTGAGGTCGCTTGTCCCTTATGGCCATCCCGCCGGATACGAAGCGACTTGCAGCATCGGAGAGGTGCAGACTCAGCTGACTCTTAACAGTTTCCGTCTCTCTGGTGTCGGAGAAAAGGCTGTACTCACTGGCGTGCCCCGTTTCAGGGAGTTGATGGTTGCATCTGAGAACCAAAAGCACAGCTCCTGTACTGTGGCAGTTGACTGCCTTTCATTCGAAGTCGGAGACGACGACAGCAAGAGAAAGGCTCTCAAGATTGCAGAGGAACAACGCAAAGTGTTTGAATACCGCAAGGTTTCAGACTTTGTTGATGGAACTCCCGAACTCCGCTATTTCTTTGGGAAGGAGCAAGAGTTCTCGCTCGAAACGAACGCATCTGTGTTTGTTGAGGATGAAATGCTTCAGTACCAGCCTCAATGGTGGGTAAACTTTTACCTGGGAATGTCTGGGCAAACTCTGCCTGGATATGACGAAGACACAGACGAGTGCGTTTGGGTGATTGAACTCAAGGTCAAGAAGGATATGCTCTACAAGTACAGAATGACTTTGAAGGAACTCGCCCAGAGCATCGCCGATGGAGGTGACGTTGCCTGCATCCCCTCTCCGAATTGCGAGTTGACTCTTCTTGTCTATCCGGATTATCAACGAGATGTCTCAGAGGCTCTCCAAAAGCTCGCAAAGAAGAAGGACCTCAAGTCTGTCTTCAACGAAAACAATGTCAACTACTTCTTTGCCCGAGACATTGTCATCCCCTTCATCCTCGCAAAGAAAGCGTGTGGAGTTGAAGGAGTCGGTCGCATCTTTGCACTTCACGACAAGAAGAAGAAAAAGATGTTCCTTGACACTGAAGGCTCCAACTTTGCAAAGATTCTGAACCTTCCCGGAGTCATCGCAGAAGAGACCACATCTGATGACCTTCACCAAGTGTTGAATGTCTTGGGTATTGAAGCCGCCCGTTCTGTTCTTTTGGCAGAGTTCAAAAAGGTGATGAGTGGTGGCTCGTACGTGAATGAAAGGCACATCGCTCTCCTCGTCAACACAATGACAAGAGACGGAAAGTTCTGTCCTGTGTCCCGAGACGGAGTTGAGAGGTCGGTCGGGCCTTTGGAAGTGTGTTCTTTCGAGAAAATCATCGACAACTTTTACCTGTCTGCACAGTTTGGAGAAGTTGATGATATGAAGAGCACGAGTTCCGCAATCTTTATGGGGGCAGCCGTCAATATGGGAACGGCGGTTGTCCACGTCGAGAGAAAACAGGTTGCTCAAGAGCAAGCCTTGCAGATGGGTTCGATGTTGCCTTGTGTCTTGCAAGAAGTTGAGGATGAAATCAGGAAACTCTTTGTATTGCCTTGTCAGTAGAAAATAAAAATATATTTGTTCAAATATATTTTGTGTTGAAGAATGTCTCTTGTTTACACTTCGTCGTTTACTCGGATTGGACAAGTTGACGGAGAGAAAGATGGTAGACTTGCAGTTCTCGTAAAAACCAAAGACGAAACGAGTCTAAAGTTTCTTCCTGTGACTCTTTCTTCTGGAAAGGTAAAGTATCCCATTTGTCTCGAATGTGGCACTCCAGTCGTTTGGTCATACGGACATTGCAGATGTGGAAATCTGGAGAATAAAAAGGGTAACAAATACAAGGTGAAAAACACAGGTCAGAAATTTGACCATTCGACATGGCTGATATAAATATGTTTTATAAAACATATTATGTTGCCTCTTAGTACCCAGCGAAATACACATGAAAGTTGTACGTCTCGACTTGGTCCAGAATTGTTTCTTCTCCTTCTTCCTCTCCGTAATATCTATGGATGATGTTTGCGTCTTTCACAGAGATGCGAACCTTCTCAAAAAAGCATCCGATTCCCTTTTTTGTCTTTTCTTTCCAAATCTGACCTTCAGCCGAAAAAGAAACAAATGGATGTGAAAAAAGACTTGTAGTCGAAACAAAAACATTTTCTTTCGTTCTCCGAGACACCAAAAACCGGCTGTTTTTGCAATATGCCTCTTGGAGCTTTCCCTTGATAAAAGTCGCCTTCATCAAAATTTTGTTCCCTTGCCAGCGGACAGCTTCCCCGTGAAGTTCTCCATGAGAATACTCTGCTTGATATTGCCATTCTTTTTTCACTCTTGCGTCGGAAAACGTACCGAATGCCTTTCCGTGCTTTTCACCGTCCTCATAAGAATAATTTTCTGTTACCTTGAAACCATGCCCTTCCATTGTTCGAGTTTTTTGCATTCTCTCACCACTCGGAAGAGAATGCAAAAGGATTGTCTTTGTACACCCTTCGCAGCTCGTCTTTTTTTCGTAGACACTGGCAAAATCTTTCTTCTCAACTTTTTCGCGACTCCCAGAGATGCGAAATGATACGACTTGGGAGGTTTCCAGATACTTGAGCATTGCCTTTTTTGCAATGTCCAACAAAATATCAAATCGTTGATATTTTATTTTGCCTTTATTCGTCCGCGTCGAAAAACATTGTGTCGAGTGTAGTGCTTCCTCTTCCCGGAAAGTGAGAGAAACTCTTTCCCGAGAAATTCTGGTCTTTCTCGATAACGACACCTTTTTCCCTCACTACGATTTTATGGGGAGAATATGAGGTCTTCAGAGAAATCTCTTTCTTGAGGTCAGCCACAGTCGTTCCTCCGCAGCTCAGTTTGTGAACTTTGTTGGTACCACCGACTCCACAAGTCAGGGAAATGGGTACCATATTCTCCTGTTTTATCGCCCATTGCTTTGGCGTGTATCCGGCAAACTTTCTGGGGTGTGACCTTTGCATCGAGTAGCAAGACCAGAAATACTCGTTTTTCGGAACGTCCCGGTATTCTGCTTTTGTAGAGCAAAAGGACAAAACATCCTTGAATTGGCAAAAACCGAGAATGTGGAGAATGACTTCGTTTGGCAGATTTTCCATCGTGAAAACAAAAGAACAAAAGCCTTGTAAAGGTTCCAATTTATCCATAATATTTAACCATAAATATTAGCAAAGTTTCTCAAGAGAAGGAAGACACAATTCTAGTGGAAGAGAAAAGCTAATGTCTCCGCTTCCGTTTCCTCCGTACTTGGCGACGCAGAAATGAACACGTCCGTCTTTCACAAGGATACACGACTCTCCATTGGCAGACTCGAACCGAATGCTCTCAGTCTTTCCTTCTTTGGCCTTTTTCACGAGCTTCTGGAACTCTTCCTTTGTCTCTTCGACGTCCCAATTCGAAGCGGTGAATTCCATCTTGACGATTCCGTCGGCGTATTCGAACCCAACACCGTTGAAAGCGTTGTTGTCAAGTTCGTCAAACAGGTACTCAGAAGTGAGAGACATTTTATATTTGCAGTCTTTCCTTTTAGAACAATATTTTATTTTGTACTTGAAAACATCCATAAAATATTTTGATTAACAAAAGAGTCTTTCCGGGAGATTGTTCTGGTGCTTTTTGCAACAGTGAGCGTACTTGATTGCTTTGTCGCCTCTGTTGGACGAGTAAATGGCAGACTTTGGACAGATTCCGAGTCTGCCGTCCTTGACTCTCGTGAATCTTTCATAACACCTGCTTTTACCTTGATACATTGCAAAAAGCAGAATGTACTCGCTCTTTCCCACGTGGTGGAGAGACATCTCATTGTCATGTACCCAGAGAGTGCGACTAATTCCGCCAAGCTCAACGGTTTCCCAGATTCCGTGCTTTTTTCCCATCTCATAGTTTCCTTTCGTGATGACAGAAGCGTCATTCGAGACCTGCTTGTAACTCCCATGCTTTTTGTTGTCTAAAAAGCTGACGGCGAAAACACTGTTTTGTCGAAAGAGTTTGGCTTCTCCCTGAACCCTTCCATAAGTGTCCACGAAATAGTAAGAAGTCTTCAGGTACTTGTTGCATCTCATATCTGGTGGAATTCCAAAGACTTTGCGAGTGAGAAGACAAGAATATCTTTTTGTGAGCTCTCGGTGTCCTTTGCAAGACATCGCAAAGGACACGATATCCTTGATATCTTGCACATTGCCAAGAACATGCAAAACCATTTCAATGGGAAGGTCCATCGGAAAATATAAAAGATTATATTTTACCTTGCAAAGTTTCTATTCTTGAGACTCAAGAATTTCTTGACGAAGAACCTGAATTTCTGCCAAGATTGACATGATGACTCGCAAAAGTTTCACGCCATTTCTCTGGCCTTGAGAGTCAAAGGTTGCATATTTTTCTGGAACATTCTCTGAAATAATTCCATGGTCAATCTTCCCATTTATTTCATATGTACATACCTCAACGTCCAAAATATCGGAACTCTCTTCTTTCTTTGCTTCTTTGATGTTCTGCTTGAACCTTTGAGATGATGCTGCTTGAGTTATGAGACCAGTCACAGGGTCAAACTGCAAAATATTTGCCGAAGCCGAAACTGAAAGACCGAGACTCCTCCACTGCGTGACGTCATTTGTAACGACAAGCGTATTGTTTGCCACTGCCCCGGTAAAGTTTAGCGTTCCAATGGCAATAACATTTGTGATGTTTGACGAAAGACTGCTGCTGTTTCCCAAAAGCACGACATCTGTCGAAGAACCAGGAACCCAGTTGAGACCTGGGGTTGTACTGCCGATACACACAATTCCAGACGAAACGACAGAGCTCACGAGTGTTCCGTAGCCAATGGCTACGCTGTTGTCAAACTGTGGATTTCCGGTGATTCCCAAAGAAGTTGCACCGATGGATGAATTGCCTGAACCAATCAAGTTGAGTTGCGCTGAATATCCGGCAGCACTGTTATTGTCTCCCGAGTCTCCGTTTAGACATCCCGTCCCGACTCCCGTGGAGTTTTGGTTAGAGTTGACTTGAATTCCGGAGCCTGTTCCCATCACAGTTTTGTTTGAAACATTCTGAGAACCTGCCCCACAAAGATGACCAACGAAAGTTAGACCCGTTTGAGCCCCATTGTTGTTAAATCCTGCTCTCCACCCAACAAAAACGTTTCCTCCGGTTGCATTTCCCGTTGTGTTTCCGAGACTTGTGGTTGTTCCTGGCGTTTCAGAAGTCCTCGCAAAAATAATTCCCCGGAGTGTCGGAGTCGCAGACGGAGCCGCAGGAGAAGACCAAGACACTCCGTTCGAAACGACAAGACCTTGAGTTGCAAGATTGTAAGCTATCGAACCCTCCCTCGGTTCTTGGACAGCCGCAATATTTGGGATGACAGGTACAACAAAATTTCGAGAGATGACAAACTCTTTTTTTATCACAGAGTTTGATGTGCTCATTAAAATATCCAAAATATTTTATTGTCGAGACGCAACTTGTTTTTTGAGCTTTTGGAGTTCCGCCAACAAAAGCATCACAAGCGTAAAGTGTTTGATACCGTGAGGTTTTCCTTCGGCATCCAAAGTCACAATTTCCGGGAGAATTTCGAACGTCTCTTCAGCAATCAGACCAAAGTCTTCTCTTCCATCTGACTTGTACTCGTATGTTTTGAGAGCGAGGTCATAAAGTTTCTCAGTGTCGACTTCGAGTTGGCGAATTTTATCCTTGAACCTTTGGGAAGAAGCCGCTTGTGTGATAATTCCGGTCGCAGGGTCTATCTGCAATGTGTTTGCAGCCGCAGCCGATGAAAGGCCAAGACTTCTCCATTGTGTGATTGTCGGAGCAATCGTCATTTCGTTGTCTACTGTTCCCGTTGTGGCTGCACCCAAGACAATTCTGTTTGACCCGGAAGTCCCACAAGAAGAGCCACGTCCAATCACTATACAGTCCGTGCAAGTTCCGAGGTCTGGACAAGCCGCTTGTCCAACGACAATGTTTCCAGAGGCCGTTGTGGCTGTTCTTCCGGCTTGATATCCCACTACCACATTATTTGTAAAAGGGCCAGAAATTCCTCCATCAGCAGCCTCATTACCAAACACAACGTTCCCTGAACCTGTCATATTTACGCCTGCATTATAGCCAAAGCAAACGTTCAAATTTCCGACAGCTCCATCTCCGGCGTTAACTCCAATACTCGTATTTTCAGAACCAACAATATTTCCAGAGTTGGCTCCAAGAGACGTCGACCTATCGAGAATTCCCGGAGTGGTCATCGCGTTTGTTCCAACAGCAGTGCACTCGCTGGTAAACGCAGTGGCTATTCCCGTACCCGCAGAGTGTCCAACAAAAACAGAGTTTGTCCCTGCATTTCCCACCGAATTTCCAAGAGACGTCGGAGTTCCCGTCCCTGTCGGGGTCGAACCAAAGACAATTCCTCGAACTGTCGGTGTTGCTATCGGAATGTTTGACGGAGACCAACCGGAACCGGACGAGACGTTCAAGTTCCCAGTTGCATTATCAAAGACAATGGAACCGGGAGTCGCCAGGTTCGCCGATGCCAAATTCGGAACCACAGGGACGACAAGATTTTTTGAGACTGTAAGGTCTCTGCGTGTTTCAAAGTTTGTGGTCATTAACAATGAGAAAAAGACGAGTTGCAAAATATTTCACGAAATATTTTATGAAAAGCAGACAAAACTTTTTAGATAGCGAAAAACATCCTTGAGACATATGGAATTTGTGGTCTCGCCAAACCAGAAAACCTCAGCAGAAGAGTCTGACTCTTCTCTTTCACATTGGTCCATGTTATAAAATATTTATTTGAAATATTTAGGAAAACAAAAGGCGCAAAAGGACGAAACCCGCGCCAAATGAGAGAAGAGTCTTTGGTGTCTCGACGAGACTCGCTCCGAATAGAGACCCCATGGTATAGCACACTCCGTAAAGTGCAAACCAGGCAGGGTATTCAGAAGCAGGAGACAACACAGTCGACAGTGCACCAAGAGACGCGGGTAAAACTCTCACAAAAGCAGGAGGTTCCGAAAAAGCCTCCAAATAATTGGGACCCAATGCAAGGGAACAACAACCAGCCCAAACTCCGTGCTTGAAACCTTGATAGAGACCAACGATTGAAATTCCACCGGCAGCAAGAGCGAGAGAAGTGGTGCTCATCGTCGAAGTATCAAGAGTATTCATGTTTTATCTTTGTGTTTTATTCTGTGAATATGTGTTCGTTTTTGAGACTCATATTTTTTCAAGCGAAAAATATAATCTTGTCAAAAGAGCGACTTGGGCATTTCCTTCCTGTGCTTCTCGCAACAGAGAGAGTACCTTCCTTTTCCTCCTGTTTTATTAGTGAAAAAATAGTCGTTGAACGCGTGCTTGCGGAAGATTGGATGGTCCTCGCCTTCGCAGCGGAAAGGCGTTGCCTTATCGTCCCTCGCAAAGACAAAGTCATGCTCCATCTGGAAAACTCCGGGTTCGTACTCATCATCGCAAAAGACTCCCGAGTTCATCACAAACTCGAGAGGACCGGTCCCATCATTGCTCTGAATGTAGAGCTCTTGACCGAGGTCGTAGAGAGTGCACGTCACTCTATCGCCTTCGCTGTGGAAAGCGCGGAACCACTTACCCTGACGGTAACCACGGACGAGTCTTCCCTTCAAAGTTTCTTTGCTGCACTTTGTGGTTCTCCAGACCAGCTTCTTCCTGTGGTAGACGTGCTCCTCCTCATAGTGCATGTGGTCATTTCGGACGCTCCTGACAGAAACAAAATTTTTGGGTTTGAAGGTGAAAGTTCTCTCGCAATAATATCCGGGGTATTCATCGACCTCTTTCGCCACGAACTTGTTGCCTTTTACCAGAGCGTTAGCGAGCTTACAGGTCGAAGCAAACGCAAAGATGTCCTCTCTGTTTTGCAAGAAGCTTGAGATGTGGAGAATGACTTCATTGGGAAAATATTGGAACATTTTCTTGAATGTAAAAATAAAAATGTTTTCTGTTCTCTCGTCTCTTCAATATCGCATTCGACTTGGAACATTTGGCAAAAAGTTTTCACAATGGAAGGTCTCCCGAATGAACTGCTCGTCTCCATCATCGGGTTTCTTGACGCGAAAGATGCGCTGATGCTCTCTGAAACTTGTCATCTTTTCCGGGACATTGTCCTCGAAAACGCGAAAATAGTTCAATCCAGAGTTTCTCGCAAAAGTTTGCCTTTTTTGGAGAGAAGGGTGCTGGCTGTCATTTCTGGAGAATGCGACTTTTTCGAGGCGATAAAAGAAAAGTCTCCTTTTTCTGGTAAAATTCTCACTTGCAAAAAATGCGAAGGTAAACTTTTCAAGGGGAAGAAAGTCGGAGTGTGGAACGAAGAAGCGTTTGCGCATGGATGTAGGGTATACAGGGAGAAAAGTGTCTGGGTCGACGGGTTGGTCCAATACAGTCACAGACGTACGTTCAACAGTTCTGAGACAATTTCACTGCCGAGCGAAAGAAGAGGAAAAAGAGTGCTTGTGGTGGCGTATACAAAGGTCCCAGGAATCTTCGCATGCAACGGAGAAAAATATGCCATCTTCAAAGACAGAAAAAGGAAGAATTGTAGTCCGTGCTGCAAAGAACACAGAGGTGAGATGCCCGCGCTTCTTTTTTAGATATCCCACAAAATATTTGGTGACGCCAAATTAGAAGGAATTACTCGACTGAGTAATGGACGCAGAATGGAAGAAGCAGTTTGTTATCGACAGGTTCTGGAAAATGTTTGAGAACTGTCCTGGAACGGAATGCATCATCGAACGAGATGGAGAGAATATTGTGAGCTTCGTCTTTCAATACAAAGGTGTGGACTTGACGCATAAACTCTGTTGGTGTGAAAAAGAGGATTGTGATGCCCGTGGAAAGACTCAGGAATTCGAATGGGCAGAAGAGTTCAAATGTAAGTTTTCGTGTACCCGAAACAAAAAGTGCTATCTTTGTGCCTAGAAATATTTTATATTGCATAAAATATCTTTACGAAGATGCGAGTTGTCTGGCGCTTGCCAAAACAGCAAGCGGAATTAGAATCTTTGGCTTTTTGAGGAGAGAACCTCCTGCAAAAGAACCCAGAATGTAGCCGAATTCAAGCCACTTTTCATCACTCGGCTTTTTCAGAGCAAAAGAGATTCCAAGTGAGAAGACTCCGTAAGCACATGGAAGAAAAGCGAGAGCAGGAGGAGCAACTAGAAAAGTCTTGCTTCCGCGAGGACCGAGAGCAAAGGCGGCAGCGGTCGAAAAGATGCTGGCCTTGAATCCAAAATAGGCACCAACAGGTATCGCAAGAACAGCATCGGTACTTTGCGACATTTCTTCGAATAAAAATATTCCATAATATTTTTAGAAATTTTCGAGTTGTTCGCAAACACTTTGAAAGGCCGGAATGCACTCATCGTCCAAAAGTCGAACACCGAGAATATTTACACTTTCCGGTTTTATGCCGTATGCGACCTCGATGGTTACATGCCCGCTTTTGCATCCCAACTCTGTCCCATCTCCGAAACGGCACGTCGCCTCTCCACCTCGTTTCATCTCCAAAAGGAAGGACGAAAGAAGAGCGAGAGTTTCTTTTGCTGTAGAGAGACCGCAGAAAAACGCAAGTTCTAGACCTTCTCTTTTACAGGAGAAAGAGACATAGTCAAATTTTCCGTTGGGCCTTCTAACGATTTTTCCCTTCATCTTGCTCTTTAGAAAAACAAAGAAGAAAGATAAATGTCTTGGCGTTGCGATGCTTCAAAAACCTTTGAAGAAAAAGTTGAATGGTACAAAGAATATTATGAAAGAGTTCACGGTCCAGGGAGATGGAATTATTGGGATTACACCCCAGAAAAAACAGTCAGATACGAGAATGGAAAGGATTTGAGTCAGTACATTTCGGATGCGATAAAAAGCATTATGGTTTGCGAATGCAGAAAGAAGCTCTGCGAGGATGAAAAAGTCCAGGAAATTTTTATGGCAATGTTTCACGACACATTGCCCATATCAAAAGATATTATTTCCGGATGGTTAGAAACGCACGGGCTCGGGCAAATTTGTGGTTGCGGTGGAGACGCCTTCGAAACTTGAAACATTTACTGAAATGTTTCCTTGAAGAGGAGCTCTGCAATTTTCTCTTCCAACCCTTGGATGTCTTCATCCACAAACTTTTTTACTAGAGATGTTCTACCAGAAACGAAACGCACAGAAAAAGGATTGGACAATGTGCCATCAATATATGCTTTATTCTCATCGATAAAAGCAATAAAATTTTCTTCTCCGACTTCCCTCCATTTCAGAGGAACCCAATGTTCCTCCCAAAGATACTCTGCAATGTCTCCAAGTATCCAATCTTTTCTGATAAAATAGTTGACGCTTCCATCAAGAGACGCATGTTTTCGCCCATCAAAGATGAATGTCTCGTCTTGCATGTCTTTTATCCTCTCCTTCGAATTTTCTCAGACAACCTTTTCATTTCTTCTTTTTCCAAAGACTTTTTAACATCCAAAGGGACAAACTCAGAAGAAATTTTGGAACGACTCGAGTTCGCGGCCCTTTGTTCTATTTTTTCACATGACCAATAAAAGGGAAGAGGCACCCACAAAGTGTTATCGTCTCTTTCCATTGTTTTCGGAGATGGAGAAATTGCGTGTCTCTCTTGTGTTTCCTCATCTTCCTCTCTGTAAAGAAGACATTCACCAGCAAAACTTTTTTCCAGATTGGAGAATTTAACAAAAGAGTTTATGGTTGTTCCTGTGCTATAAATTTCTTCCATTACAAGAGAGGATTCAGGAAGACGTTCTCTCATCAAGTCAGAGTATTTGGCAAAGTTTTGTTGCATCGTAATATATTCGAGAATATATTAACTTGTGTCTGAAGTCATCCATTTGTATGCTGTGTATGGAAACACAGCGGACTCCGCCGTTGTCCTCACTACAAGAAAACAAAACTGTTTTAGGTTCCGTTCTCCCTCATATTTGAAACCATTCGAAAGACCGATTGGAATGGCGGCGATTGTTGCTGCCGTCATGTACCTCTCAAAACACTTTGTTGCGAGACTCATCTTTCTTACCGAAGTCTTTTGGAACGTGAAAAGATTTTCTATTTCCTTCTTTGCTTGATATATTTTATGAGAGAATAAATACTATAAAATATATTTTTCTTATTTGTCCCATAGTTTGTGGACACTCCACTATGGCCATTGCACGACCTTAAAAACTCGCTGTTTCGTCACACAGCCTTCTTATTCTCGGAATCGCACAACCAAAAAATTCGGGATTCTGTCCATAATCCCATAAAGCCCCAAAAACTATTTGGCATCTGTAGTCTCCTTTGTTTCCTTTCTTTTTCACTAACCAAAAACCAAACACTTTGCGAAGCTGGTCATTGAACCATCGGAACGTGTCTTTTTCGCTCTTTGGTAAACTCGAGAACAACTCCTTGTTTGTGGCCTGTCTTTCCATAATTTTTTTGTGCACCGTACCAACCGCGGGCTCGAATTTATCTTTGTAAAAGGACAAAGGACGGTGCCATTCAGCAAAACCAAGAACAAGGAGGCATCCACGCAAAAATTTCGTCTTTTTCACGTGCTCGTTTTTTGTTTCAAATTTTTCAAGAAAAAGAGATACTTTCTTTTCTTCCCCAAAGGTCAAACAAAGAGAGGCGTAGTTGTACTTTTTGTCTCCGTATTTTTTTAAAAACTCCGGGGTAACATCTTCTTGAGAAACACCAAAATAATTGTGGATGTTTTCTTCTTTACAACGCGAATTTTCCCCATCAACAAAAGTGTCAAATTTTTCGAACTCGTTCCATACCCCTTCCGATATTTTGTTGTCTTTGGGGAACATCTCTTTGGAAGAAAAATTCTTTGTTTGTTCCTCTTCATATTGACATAGATGCGAGGCGAGAAAATTTCTCTCCATTTCGTCTACAGATGAAAGAATTCTCTCCTTCGCTTTGACGAATGTGTCGACAGCCTGTTCTTCAGAACAAAGAAAATATTCTTGGGCAAAAGCTTTCGGAAATTTACGGGAAAAATCTTCCAACACATCCCTTTCGCACAGCGTGATAAATTTCGTGCTAAAAGTGTCAAGAACACGAATTTTTCCGTATGAACTCAGCCTCGTTTTGAAATTCGAGCTTTTTCCGACTTTGAAAATGTTATCTCTCCAAAGAGAGTCATTTCTAACAAGATAGATAATTCCCTCATCTCCCATTTCTTTTGATATTGGAAGAACATCAAAATATGGATTTTCTGCAAACAAGAACTTCTGTCGCTCTGTTCTACTTTGACTAAGAAGGTGCTATTCGTGGTCAAAAGAAAGGATAAGCTTTAAAAAGTCGCGGGGAACTTGGACCCATTATATAAAGTGTGAGTCTCAGACGAACTCATATGGGTTTATGTTCCCCGGTCACTTTGTGGTATATTTTTCTCATCACCAGAAAAATATAAATAACACCTAGTAACTAACCATAATATTCTATCTTTGGAATAAAATATTTCCATGTTCGTCGCTTTCTTATTTTGTTCTATCGAACAAAAAGCAAAACATTATCCAGAAAACCCGATTATAGGCGTCAGTGCAGTTTCGACAAACACATGGATGAATGAACCACAAGTTCTGGATATCTGGCAAAAAACAGTTGAGAATTCTTTTGTTTCGACAAACACATGGATGAATGAACCACAAGTTCTGGATATCTGGCAAATTCGGAATTTTTGACATATTTTTTCTTTCCCCTCCTTTCAAATTTTTTTCGAGTAAAATTTGAACTTTTGCCAGATATCCAGAACACATGGATGAATGAACCACAAGTTTTCTGTTCTGGCAATTTTCAACGCTTTTCTTTGCCAGATATCCAGAACTTGTGGTTCTCATTCACCCATATGTTTCCACAACAACACGAGCTTCCCATTTTTCCTTTGTCGTTTCTTTTCAAAGATTTTTCCTGCTGTTCTCCCAAACACGCTAATATTCGGAATGTTCTTGTAACCGCTCTCTTGTGCCCATATCACGAAATCCTGGTATATCTCCGAAGAAGAAAACCACCCGCCTTCATCTTTGTCATATCCGTCGGTCGAAAAGTCTTCCAAGAAGAGTTGGGAAACATTCTTTGAGTTATTTCTGCATTCTTGCTTCAGAGAAGTCTCTGGAATGTTTTTGATGTTTACCCCTCCCCAGTCGAGAAGAAACTTGATAAAATGTCTCGCACATTCATCGGTCAAACAGCTTGCAAGCTCTCGAAAATAGTCAAAATCCTTTGCCCTTTCGTCACTGCAACGGAACATCGCATACCTTCTGTCACTCTGTTCGACTTTGACCGAAAAAGTGTTATTTGTGGTCAAAAGAAAGTTGATAAAGGACTCTTCCTCTGTTGTCTCAACCCCCTTTTTCTCAATCTGAACTGTCTTTTCTGTTATGAGATGCTTTATCACATCAAAGGATTTGTGGTACGCTCCAGCATCGACCTGATTCATCTCGTCCAAAACAACCAACAGCTTTTTGTCGAGCACAGAGTTGAACCTATGGACAACCCTCTCGATGTCTCCGATACACTTCCCAAGTTTCCTCCCAAATACCTTGTCCAATAAATATATTTCGTTAAAATATATTTATTTCCTCTTCTGCCTTTCTCTCGGAGCCTTCCTGTTCGACTCAATTATTTTCGAGGGAATAAAGAAGGAACATCCATATTTTGATAATTTTCAGGTTCCTTGCCAGCATATTTTTCCGAAATTTCTCGAATCTCTTGAAGTTTTCTTGCCCTTTCTGGGTTCTTTAAAAGTCGAACAATTTGGATAAATACGTCCTTGTATTCTGGTGGTTCTATACTTCCGGACATTTATTTTATAGACGGATAAAAAGTTTATTCTCGAGTCAAAGAATGAACCCTTATTTTTATGGTATAGTTTATCCAAATAAACTATCTAATCCGTCGCTGTGACTTCGTTGTCTCTCTCCCACTTCTCTATCTTTTTGGTGATAAACTCAAGGAGAGGTTCTTTCTCTGTGCACCCATTCTCTCCCGGAAACCCATACCACCACTTGTCTTCTGTCGATGCTTCCACCCAATAGCAATCCAGTTCGGGGTTGTCAAATAAGAGAGTCACAGTCGTGACATTTCCATGGCTTCGAACATCCTTTTGTATCAGAGGATGTTCAGGGTAAACTTTCCCCAACCAAGAAGCGACTTCTTCGAGAATTCTGCTCATCTGAAAAGATAAAAATTTTTATCTTTTGTTCTTCCAGAAAAGGAATTTTATTATTTCCGTGAGTTTCTCTCCATCTCTTTTGGAACAAAATCTTTGGAAAGGTTATTGAACCATTTTTGTCTGCTCTTTTCCAAAGCCCTTTTGTTCGACTCTTTGAAAGACTTGGCGTGCCATTCCACGGTCGCTGGGCTCGGTTCTGCTCCAGACATCAGAAACTTTTCGAGTCGAGTTTGTTCCATAATATCTGAAACTTTTTATATCTTTTATGCAAAAGATATGGGAAGCAACACTACAAATTTACTACTTTCTCCTCTTCCTCTCTTCTCTCAAGGCTCTCTTTTTCTGTTCTTCGACTTTTTGTTTGGCGAGCAGCTGCTTCTTCCAATCTTCCGGATGGGGGATGTCGATGGGTTTCGTTCTGTTTCTTTCTTTCGAAAAATCAGAGAGAATGAGAGACTCGATGTGGTATTTGGGCTCTGGAATTCGCCCAATGTCAGACCTTTCGATGCTCTTTATCCTTCCCGAAAAAGTCCCCTCATAACAAGGGCGAATATTCGGGAAAATCCCACATATTTGATTTGCTTCGTCTCCGTCGAAATCCTGACCTAGAGGACCAACGTAGTCAAAAGGACACCGTGTCCAATCCAGGTTGTCTCTTCTTGTAACGACCCTGGATTTTTGAGGAGACTCGTCCTCAGAACTGCTTTCATCCTCATCATCGGATTCCGGATGGTAAACCGCAATGTTTTCGAACTTACAATGCTTCTTTCGTTCAAAGATAGGAACTTGAACATCCTTGTGGATTCCAAGCTCTCGGAACAACTCGTCAAGCCTGCGGTCGACGCTCTTCCGGAGAGACTTGGCATCGTCTCGAGATTTCGGAACATTACCAACTTGCGAAAGAGATGCAGGCGCCTCAACGACAAAAGCAGATGTTGAGTTTGACATTTTTGTGGATGAAAATAAAGAGCAAAATATTCTCGAAAGTTTTTGATATCTTTTGGATAAAAGATATGAAAGTTCTAGAAAGACGCGCACAAATACAATGCGTCTTTATAATTTTTATTGTTGCTCAAAATGTCCATAAACTTTTGGACATCAAGAGACTTTACTGTTTCGACAAGTTCACTCTTTGACTCGCTCATCAGAAGAGTTTCGAGAAAGAAGACAAGAACCATCCTCTCTCTTTTGGCCGAAAGAGGTCTCATCGCCTTTTCGGAAGTTCTGCATTGCTCATAATAGTCCGAAAAGAGTTTGTCGGTAAACTCTTCCGGGAGGAGAGAGATGAGCTTTGCAGACGACATGATTATCAATGGGATAATTCTAGGAAAAGTTGTTTCGATATCCGAGGACATCGATGGGGAAATTACTTCGGGATCGGATGATAAAAACACAGCCTTCTAAGGAGAGCACTCTGGTTTATACCATGACGGAGCCCATTTATTTTGGAAGGTCTTGCCGCAACTTGGGTCACAACCATAACTTCCTGTAACTATTCCAGCCGATTTTGTGCCATAATATGTATTGGACGTTCCCCATCCAAAACGAGACTGTACGTTCGTGTCGGGAACTCGAGTAACAACATATGTTTTTCCGTCTTTTTGAGAGACATAGGAACCTTTGACAAAAACGGAATCGTATGTTTCCGGGCTACAGATGTCCCTTCTGTAGTACGGAATTGGCCAAACGTAATCAGCACTGTAGATGTTCGAACGAGTTCCGAAATTCACTCCTTTTTGTCCTTGAAAAATGGCTGGTGTACACCTTCTCGGGTCTTCGGCCGTGCTCTCTATTTGTTGGGACATGATGACCCTTGTTGGAATATTATTCGCAATGGCTAATTCCGTCTCATAATTTCTTTGGAAAGAACTTCCCATCTTCTTTATTACTTTTCAAAAGCAAAAGTTTTGAGTTCAAAACTTTTTTATTGGCAAGATGTCTATCGAGACTGTATTTGGCGACGAAAACCTCGTCGGTCTCATTGCAAACTACTTGGACAGAAAAGATGTTCTCTCTGTCTTTCCCAGACTTGCAAAAGACAGAGAAGAAACTTTCCCGACGCCCTCTCGTCTTTTCTAAGGCAAAAATTCAACGAGTGCAACTGCCCATATTCTCTATGGGACAAGCTCGTTGTGTCCATTCCGAATTTTCACATTTTCATCCTTGGAACCAGGTACAGAGAAATTTCGGAAGATGAGCAACTTTCTTGTGTCTTTGAAAGAGTTTTCGAAAGGTTGAAACTTTTTGAATTCCAAAATCTTTTGGCATCTGGCGTTTTTCGAGTCTCGGATGGTTCTTTGTTTTGTCTGTCTGAAAAGATGGAACTCTGTCAACACTTCCTTCTCTCTTCACCTGAAGATGTTCCTCTCCTTTGTGAGATGGTAAAAGTTGGGATCGAGTTCAATGGGCAAGAGTGTTCGGAATGCGAATTTCATCGACAGGGACTGAACATTCTCTTCTTCGAGTTTTGCAAGGCAATCGCGAAAAAATATATTTCATAAAAAAATATATCAAATGTCCCAGAAAATTCGCTTGAAGTCTCTCGACGGATTTTCGCTCGAGTACGAAAAGAGTCTGCTCTCTGAAAAGTCTTCCTATTTCAAGTCTCTTTTTGAAGGCCCGTGGCAAGGGTCGGATGCCAATGAGATTGACATTGACGTCTCCTTTCGCAAGATGCACAGAATCTTTGACTTTGCCCTTGGTGAGACAAGACGGCTAAAAGAAAAGGACAGAGCAATCTTTTCGTATTTCTTCCCAGGAGTCTTTCCACACAAACCCAAAGAACATCTGGAGCTGAAGAAGGAGACTTGTGAGACTTTATTTCTCAAGTCTTTTGTATTCGAGTCTGGAAAGGAAGAATGCGCCGGTAAGGCAAATTTTACCTTCCAAGGAGGGCATATCGTCGTCAAGCCACACGAAACAGACATTAGCATCGAAGCATGCGTCAAGTCGTTGACCGTCACAGCCAAAAAAAGGTGGTACGACTTTGAAAGAGCAAGATGCTATTCTGTTGACGGATTTTGGCTCTGGTGTTACATAGTTCTTGGGAAACACGAGAGATTCATCGAGAGGATGTACGAGGAGACTGGACTCATTGTTCTTCCAGTTCATCCATTCTTTCGTATGGTTTTCTTGCATGAGGGAAATCTCAACTTGCATTCGAAGCTCCTTTTCGAATGCAACCGAAAGGCTTTCTTTGTTTGCGATGCGACTGCGTCTGGCATGTCATGGGACAGTGAGTTTTGCCCCTACGACAACACAAAGGAGAAAGACGAGCTCTGGGAGCACACTCTCAAAACGTCGATGTTAAAAAATCGGACATCGATAGAGAAGGGCTTTTTGCTAGGACTAAACATTCCTGTGGAAGCAAAGCCTTCCAAGATAAAATATTTTACGAACAAATATTTTTTGAGGAGAAAGGAATTCTTATAATATGGAGACAATGATTTCTTCGAGACAATGGCCTACTATGAGAGAAGAGATGAGTGCCGAAGAGAGGGAAAAGGCTGTGAAGTATGCCAAAGAAATTATCACCAAGATTAAAGCGAGACTTGAGGCTGATATTTACTTTGGAGTTTATCCTGGGTTTTCATCTGTAAATGCCGTTTGTGGGACAGGTGGGAAAGGAGACGTGAGAGAAATGTTTAGAGTTGAAGCTGGAAATGTCTTGAAATATAATAATCAAGCCATGGCATTTGACTGGGAGGATGGTAAAGAGCCCGCTGTGACCGAAGAGGAAGTCATCGAAGACTGCCTTCTCATGATTCTTGGGAGCAAAGGATACTTGAGCCTTTTGACAGTGAAAAAGTTGGACAAGCTCAACGAGAACTTTTCCCGTTTGTTCAGCTTTTTGCGAGAGAGTGTCGAACTCGTTCCGGGGAGCGAAAAGGTTGAAAGCATTTCAAGGGACTTTGTCGAGAAGAGTTTACAAAAATAATTTCTAAATTATTTTATGGTGAGATGTCAGATTCCAATCACGTCCGAATATTCGCAAGGAAATCAAAGTGGGCTTGCGCTTCCATCGCCCCTTCTCCTCCGGGACTGTATCGGAGATGAGTGTTTTCTTGCTCTAGAACAGAGTTTCTTTCTCGGAGGCGTGACAACTCCTTTTGCAACTCGAAAATTTCTCCTTTGAGCTTGGAGTAACACTTTTGTCTTTCTACGAGACGAGGACATCTCTCAGCCACATCTTCTTGAATTCGACTGAGGAATTCATCCATGTCAAAATCCTCCGTCCTGAACCAGCTGTGCCATGACCCATCCAGAGATTCTGTCCAACGGAAATCGTAGTTGTGTTCGGGTATTCTGATGTTCACGACCGTGAAACCGTCGAGTTCACGCACTTCGCTCTCGATGTCATCATCCTCGAGAAAATACGTCTCTTTGAAGGATTGGATAGCTCTTTCGTGGCGTTTATTTTCTGGGATAGTGTTCATATTTAAAGCCTACTCTAAAATATTCTTTGTGTTGGGAGCGTATTCTTTCGGTTTGAGCGCCAGAAGCAGAAAAGAATTAGATAAAATATTTTATCACAAAATATTTTCAAAGTGTTGTTGTGCCTTGAGAGCACCATAATTTCCGGGTCTGTACTTGAGCTCTCTCTTCTTTTGCCGGAGACACTCAATCTTTTTCAGGAGGAGCTCGTTCTCTTTTTTTGAGCTCCTCGTTTTTCTTCTTTTCGAAGAAGAGGGGGCTTTTCAGGTGCTTTTTTATCCTTGGACTCGATAAGATGTGTCCGACGATTAGTTTAATCGCCTCATCTTCAGCGATGAGCCCAAATTCCCGATAAAAAACGAGGTCTTTCTTTCTCTCAAACTGTTCTCCCCACCTGCAAAGACAATAACTCAGCTTTTTGCGTTCCGTTCGAAAATACAAAGTCACCTCCAAACCAGCGAACAGCTCTCCTTTGATGAAGAACCTGGTTGTGTACGTTTCAATCCCGTAATTTTGTGGAGAGAGAAGGCAGTCCTCTTCAAGATATTTCACAACCTTTGGAATGATTGCGGAAGACTTTTCGCTCATGTTGCAAAAATGGTCTTTGAATGGGTGACGAAAGCCTTGATTTGAAAATATTACATAATATTTTGGGTTTTATCGACGTGTTGAATTTGGAGCTCGCAGAACTCGACTAATCATTCAATTCACTGTTTCTCACAAGTTGTCTGAGTCTCGCATTTTCTTTTTTGAGTCTTTTGACTCGTCGGAGTGCTTTCCTCTTTTCTTTGAGCTCATACTCGAGAAGGCCCTTGTGTATTCCATTGAGCCTTTTGCAATTATAAAGTTGGCACAAAATCTTTTGCAGCATTTCTTCTTCCGTTAGAGAAAGTCCGAGTTGACCCTTTTCATAGTATCCGATGGTGTCATCCAACCTCAGTTCTTCCCATTCGCACAAAAGGTCTGACCACTTTGTGTAGACTCTAAAAAGGGTTGTATGAAAAGGGTCGTTTGGGAGGGGTTTATCAAAGATGACAAACTCGCATCTCTTCAGAAAGTATCTTTTCTCCAAAATTTCAGAGACTTGCTCTTCCATAGAGCGTTGCATTTTGTGGGATAAAGTTGGGAGAATAAATTATGGGTGTTTTTCAATAAATTGTTCTTGGTCCAAAACATCCATAAAAATATTTTTACATGAAGCTCACAGGTCTCGTGTTTTCTTGCTCTTCTCCCACAAAGAGGACTCTGTATTTTGTTGTTCGCAAAGGAACAACAAGGTCAAACAAAGTTCTGATTTCTCCCGTTCCCGCTGTGGTGAAGAGATTGGGAGAAGAAACCTTGAGCTGTCGCTGCGACTGGGACAAAGTTGATGAATATCTGGAGAACCCAATCTCAAAAATCTTCGCTGTCGTTGGAGACGACGACGGACTTCCGTTTTTGACTTACAAGAACAAGATTCTTCGTCTTTGCCTGAGAGACGAAGAAGATGATATTTATACGCCTCTCTAAAAAATATTTGGAAATATTTTATACTTGAATTCTTTCTTGTGATAGTCTCGACATTTTCGGTACTTTTATGGTTTCGCTTGGAAAACAGACGACAAATATTCAAAAGACATCTTCGCAACGTCAACAAAGTACACCGCCTTTGCAATATTTTTTACAGGAGGCAGCCGATACTTTTTCGTCCCTGCACCATCCTTTCGTGAGTCAAAAAGAATGATATAGATTGGACCATCTTTGCAGTGAATGATGATGTCAATCAATATCACGGTTTCACAAGATTCCGACCATGTATACCCAGGAAATTTATGGTTGATATCGTGGATATCTGAAGCCTTTTTAGTCTTTTCAAGAGACCATGGGTTAGGTTCATCACAAAAAGTCACAGGAAATACTATCACTTCTTTACGGTCGGTTTTCCAATCGAGCTCTTCTCTCCAAGAAAAACACGCATATACACATTCTGAAATGATAAAGTTTGGAATTTTCCCATCTTCGAAGTCACTGTCTTCATCTTCAGAGAAATATCTTTCCCATTTTGTGTAGCTCGAGAGTTGTTCGTCTGTTTCCGGTAAGATTTCTATGTCGACACCAAAGAGCTTCATCCCGTACGAAAATCTCTTGGAAGGGCTTGATGTTCGGGAAATCCAAGATAAGATTTCCCGAACGCAAAGGGCTCTCTTGATGGATGACAGAGGTTCACGAGGCAGACAAACAAACTCTTTTTTGCTTCTGTTTCTTGTGAAAAGTTCCATAGAAAAACTGTCCGTAAACGACCATATGGAATAACACTCAAACAGATCATTCACTAAGTACCTCCTCACGGACGAGAGAGTTTTGGGATGATGACCTAAATGTGCATTTTCCATCTTTTCACGAAGTTCTTCATCCATTCCTGTATCACTTCCAAAACACTCGACATCTCTCCAAAAACCACCACCGCCAAGCGATGGGGTAAGAAAATCTCCTTTGTCTGCCGGTATGCGTTTGCTCCTAAAAACAATACTCTGCTCCCATATTTCGGCGATACAAAGTATCCAATCTCCGGGAAGATTTTTTTCGAGCACAACAAAGTGTACATCTATATACCCCAGGTCGATGATGATACCCAGTGCGGGATTAACACTTCTCGCGACCATACCAAGAGTATCACTCTTCAAAAAGCATAGATCCCCAATTCTGTGAATTTTTAGATTGTCGCAGGTGTCCGCTATCACCACCACCTTTTCATTACCCTTGATGTGCTGCTCCAGATGGAAAGGAAAGTCTCTTAGGTCAACATGGGCAATTCGACGTCTCGTATAGTTTTCGAGTGTGGGGATTTCATCCGTATTTTTCCCCATCCACGTATGTCTGTCATTGGGCAGGTACTTTTTCCACTGCCTCTCCTTTTTGGGGGGAGAACAAACCCGGTCAAAAATTTTGAGCATTTTGTCGAGATTCCCCTTGAAAGTTTCTTTGCCTCTGAAAAGCTCGAAACTTTCAGAAAACACGGACAGAAGCTTTTTCTCGGTGGATACGCAGTCAGGAACTTCCGTGAGACGGTGGACTTTTCTGTCTTTTCCGTAGCTTCTCAGTCTCTGTTCTATGTTTTTTGACATTCCCAGCTTGAAGACATTCTCAGGGTAGAGTTTGTTTGAAACGATGTAAACGTGACCGTTTTTGTTCATGTTTGTATTTTTTACTGATGTTATTTTGTGGCTCGGTCAAGCCTTTTATTTGTCGTTTTCTTTCGGAATACCCGACGTTGCCTGAATGCGATACATTCGGCACATCAAAATAATTCAGAATTATTTTGAGAAATTCCCCTTCTTCAACTTCAAAGGCCTCGTCCTCTCAAACACAATAATATTGAGAATACATTTGTAGCCGTTCGCCTATGTCATGTAAAATGAACCTGAGTACGAAACCCTAAAGAAGAACATATTTGAAGAAAATATGTTTTGAAGGTCTTAAAAGATGAGCGTAACAAGTTTCCTTATTTTGTCCCGTTCAAGGCTGGGAGGAGTCGGCCCTTTACAATATAGAAAGGATTCCAAAATAGACTCCTAAAGGGTCGGAATCCTCCCAGCCTTGAATGGGACAAAATAAGGAAATATGTTAACATGCCATAATTCGAGGGATAAAAGTTGAAAAGATGAGTTTTGTATGCGAACATCGACCCTTGTATATAAAATTCCGATTCGGTTAGGGTCTTCGTGCACCCTTTTCATATGGCTATAACTTTCCACGAATAAGATAAATATGTATTTATCTTTAAACTTATCCATAATATTTTATCTTTGGTATAAAAATGTTTGCATTCTCGTCTTTTTTTGGTTTATTCTCCATCCCGAACGGAAAGAAATTTGCACTATACAATTTTTGCTTCTGTTCATCCTTTTCAGTACAAATCCATAAAGATGTCGAAGTTCCCCATTTATCCATTTCAAGAAGCTCTTCTCGTCCGAAGGAAGAGACGAAAACAAACTCGAGAACATTTCTTTGTCTCTCTTGAGTTTTTCGAGAACTTTGTTGACTCCGATAAAAAACTCATTCTTCCGTACCTTGGTATATTTGTACCATTCAGAAAATCCGATGTATTCCGTAAGTTCGCAATATCAGACAAAAAACAGATGAAAAAATTGGAACATGTGAATTTGTGGTTCGTTTACCCATGTGTTCGCAATATCAGACAAATATCCAAAATCCGATACATTTTTTCTCCCCGCCCCCATTCAAATTTTATTCGAATAAAATTTGAACTTTTGTCTGATATCGCGAACTTGTGGTTCAATCATCCATATGTTATCTGTTCTGACATTTTTCGTCTGTTTTTTTGTCTGATATCGCGAACTTGTGGTTCAATCATCCATATATTTCCACATTGACGTTAGTTTACCGTCCTTTCTTTGCCTCTTCTTTTCGAAGGTTTTCCCTGCGGTTCTTCCAAACACATTCGCGTTCGGAATATTCCTATAGCCGTTCGCTTGCGCCCACATCACGAAATCTTGATATACTTCTGAAGCAGAGAACCAGCCATCTTCATCCTTGTCATACTCATCCGCTGAAAAGCCTTCCAAAAAGAGTTGAGAAACGTTCTTTGAGTTATTTCTGCATTCTTTCTTGAGGGAAGTTTCTGGAATGTTTTTGATGTCCACTTCTTTCCAGTCGAGAAGGAACTTGATAAAATGTCTCGCACATTCATCGGTCAAACATCTTGCAAGTCCCCGAAAATAGTCAAAATCTTTTGCTCTTTTGTCTGAACAACGAAACATCGCGTACCTTCTGTCACTCTGTTCGACTTTGACTGAGAATGTGTTATTTGTGGTCAGAAGAAAGTTGACAAAACTTTCTTCCTCTGTCGTCTCAACTCCTTTTCGTTCAATCTGGACGGTTTTTTCAGTAATGAGGTGTTTTATTACATCGAAAGATTTGTGGTAAGCCCCAGCATCCACTTGGTTCATTTCGTCGAGGATAACCAACAGTTTCTTGTCGAGTATAGAGTTGAAACGGTGGACTACCCTTTCGATGTCTCCGATGCATTTGCCGAGTTTCCTTCCAAACACTTTGTCTAAAAGGAAGTCTGTGATAATTCCTTTGCCCGCGCCTTGCGCCTCACTGAGAATGACAAGAGCAACGCCGGTCTTTTCTCTTGGATATTTGACGATATGAGACAACCACGAAATAACATAGTCAAAATTTTCTTTTGAACTGTCTGCCCAAACCTCGAATATGTGGTCAAGAAGGGGTCTTATTTTCTCCTGATTAACACCTTCATCGACGGGTTGGGCTTTGAAACCTTCAAAAGTGTTGATGTACTCGACGGGGATGTGAGAGTCATCTTCTTCAGGAGAATAGGGGTGGAAACAGAGCCCGTGAACGGTAAAACTGAGGTGATTCTCGTGGAAGAAATTGGTCAATGAAACAGGTATTGGAACATTGGAACCTTCTATTTCAAGAAAGAATTTCATCGCCGCACTTTTGACAAACGAAGTTTTATGAACTTTGAAACATTCATCCTTGTTTGCTTTGACGACAACGTTTCCACTTCCGGGTATGTACGCAAACACACGTCTCATATTTGGGATTACATCATCCCTCATCTCTTCTCTGTTCTTATACACTTTTCCAGAGAATTCCATCGAAAAATTTGCCCAGTACCAAGGGTCACTTGGATCGATGAGACACGGAAGGAAACCGTTCCTCGCTTTTTTCTTCCTCCCAACAAGAAGAATTTTTCTCTCCTCCTCTCTGTTGTTGGATGAACGACATTTGAGCCATGTGTTTCTTGGTCCCATGAGGATATAAGCAGAGTTTAGATTCGAACCATTATCGTGTTCTCTGTCGCAAATGGGGCAATACCAAGGACAAACCATCTGAAAGTTTAGAAAAAAATTGTTGTCTATTTGGGTCATCCCTCTGTATTCGAGACTCTCTTCGGCTCCGGGAAGTTTATAAAGTGCTCTCAGAGCTTTCGCCTCTCGTTCGTCGGACGGGATTACATCTTGCGTCATGCATATCTTGGGAAGAGAAGAATCCGTCAAAGAAGGAAGCTTCTCGCAACCCTCGACGTCACAAACAAACAGTTTCGGGTCATCGGAGAGTTTTCTTTTGATGGATTCCATACCCTTCCCTTTCTTCATGCATCCTGCGAGTCTCAGACATTGCCATGAACTGTAGACTCTGTCGTCGAGAAATTCTTCGTACCCCTCCCCTCTTTCTTTGAGGGAAAAACGCACCCTTCTGGTAAACTCTTTCGCGTCCTCCTTGTTTGAAAAACAGTATGTGTTGATGTATACATGAAAACTGTCTTTTTCGCTTGTGGATGAAGTGAAGGTTGAAAACTCATTATCCGACAGCTTCTTCTGGAAACATTCTGCAAAAATGTACTTTATTTCCCGAACTACAGAAGCAAGAATTTTTTCACCTCTCCCTTCGGCCTCATTACCGTTTCTCGGAGCGTCAATGTCAAAGTATGGACATCTCAAAACAAAGCCCGGAATCACTTCGTAGAAATTTCTCTCTAAATGTCCCAAAGTTTTGACAAAACGAAGGGCTTCTTTTCTTGAGGTGAAAGCGCAGCAGAGTTTTCCTCCTCTATCACTAATGTCCTTCGCAACTATACAGCATCCTCTCTTTGGTTTCAGTGACCTCGTTTCGAAACATTCGGGGTAAAAACAGTAGAGATAAGGCTTGCTCACAAATAACTTTCCAGATATAGTTGCTTCTGTTAGAGTTTTAGAACAATGAGAGACGGCTTTTGACGGAGTATCACTCATTCTTCTGAAACTTTCTTTTTCCTTAACTGAACATCTCTAGAAATCTCTAGATGTCAAAAATTGTATTACATTCCTAGAGTAATACAATGATGCAGATGTCCTCCGAAAAAGAGGAACGAGCAAGAAAGGCCCGCCTTGAGGCGAATAGAAAATACAGAGAGAAGAATAGGGAAAAACTGAGACAGTACGCCAAGGACTTTTACGAAAAAAACAAAGAAGATGTTATAAAACGCCAGACGGAGCAAAAAAGAAAGAAAAAACAAGACACGGAAAGACAAAGGCTTTGGATGGTCGAGATTGAACAACAAAATAGAGAGCTCAGAGAGCAAAAAGAACACGCAGAGAAAGAGCTCGAACGTCTCAGAACTCTTATGGCTCAGCAGGGAATCCAAGTATAAAATATTCATAATATTTTTTAGTAGTCAAGTTCTTCCTCTTCCTCCGTATCAGCCTCCTCTACGTCGGGCTTCTCTTCCTCTTCGCGACATCCTTCACAACACCCAGAAGACTTTTTTCCTTCTTGATGCTCGTAATCACCAAGAAAGTTTCCCAAATATTCACATCCTCCAAGTTTTTGCCCCTTCAGTACCTCATCGGAAAGCATTCCCTTTAGCACGCCAATGTCGAGACTTGTTTTTCCGACAATCTCAAGAACGCAAGAAATGGCCGTTTCAAGAGTGCGAATTTTTGCACGACAGATGCCAATCTCGTTCTTCACTGCTCCCTTTTCCTTCTCAAGGCAAGAGCCCCGGAAAATTTTAATGGCATCTGCAAGTCTCTGCGTCTTGACACTTCCAGGGACAGTTATTCCTTTGATGTACAAGGGTACTGCAAAAGACACAGAGCAAACAACGACGTCCCAATCGGCCTTTGGATTAGCGACGACTTCAAAGTAGAACATGTTCTCGTGGAACGACGAAACGAGGTGGGCAGAATTTGACTTCAACATGTCGTTCATTTGTTTTTTCTCTGGTCAAAGTATGGGTCAATTTCGTATCGTTCCTACTCGCATCTTTTTCACGCACCGATTAAAAACAATACGAAATGTATTATTGATGGAGCAAGAGCCCGAATTCAACATGTCTTTTCAACCGAGTCCGACTTTCACGGCCACGGCAACTCCGATGAGATTCGAGGTGAAACAGATGAGTCCAGAAGAAAGGGAAAAGGCCTTGGAATATGCCCATGTTCTCGTTCAAAAGATTAACGACAGGCTTGAGGCTGAGTTCCCCATTAATATCGACTTTAATTCATCGAGTGTTTTTCTCTCATTTGTTCAGGGAGGAACATTGGTCGTGAGACAACTGGCTTCCATTGGCAGAAATAACGTGCTAATGGACGGAAGGGTGCTTTATCCTATTTATGATACCGAAGATGCAATATCCGTTTCCGAAGAAGATGTCATTGAAAGGGCAGTTTCCGTAATCAAGTCCGATCAGGTTTATTCGAATAACGTGGTTTCAAAGAAGCTGGATACGCTGAACAACAACTTTTCAAAGCTATTCGACTTTTTGAGGGAGAGTGTCGAACTCGTTCCCGGAAGCGAGCAAGTAAACAAACTCTCTGAGAGTTTCGAGAAGAAGGCGAATAACTAAAATAATTCTGAATTATTTTAGAGAGACGGGTCATACACACCAAAAGACATCTCTTGGATATGCAAATAGGTAAAATCCCTTTGATATGCTGGATTTTGCCCATTCATGTTCCATAAGAAAGAAATTGTGTCCCCCTGTCTTATCGGAATGATGAGACTTGCTGCGAAGGAGTAACTGCTTGTGTAATTATCGATGCCGTAATTGTAGCTGTGAGGGAGTTCTGTATTCGCCGGGACCAGAGGAACGTTTCGAAATGTGAAAAATCTGTTTACGGATGCGACAGGCACCGAAAAGGCAATGTTAAAAATAAACATTACAACGGCGTCTCTTGGGCATCTCCAATTTGTAATATTCGTGGCTCCTTTCGGCCCTGAACCATAAGCGTTATTTAAGGCATAGGCTGTGTCGTTGCCAACTACCCATCTATTGAAGGTTCCCGTTGCCGTTCCCGGAGACCAATCCGCAGTCAACGAAAGACGAGTGTAGAATGGGAAATAAAGGCTTCCGTTCACGGGTTTTGTTGCAATACCAAGATTTATGCTTGGAACGACGGGAGTTGCCGAGACGGTTAGTGGACAATATCCACCTGAAACTCCTTTTTCGCTCTTGTTTTCTTTTGTCGTTTGAAGTGTTGAAATATCAGATGTGTTTGTTCCAATGTCTACCGTATTCGTAGCGACTTGCCCCTGCAAAGTCGCAATGTCCCCCGTGTTTGTGGCAACATCTGTCTGTAAATTTGAGATATCCAACGTGTTCGCAGCGACATCAGTCTGCAATGTCGAGACGGAAGTTTGCAATGTTGAAATATTTGTCGTGTTTGTGGCGACTTGACCCTGCAAAGTTGTTACGTCTCCCTGAAGTATTCCAATGTCTGTTGTGTTTGTGACGACATCGCCTTGCAAAGTAGTCACGTCGCCTTGAAGAGCCAAAACATCCGTTTGAAGTGCCGAAATATCTAGGGTGTTTGTCGAGACTTGTCCTTGCAAAGTCGTAATGTCTCCCGTGTTTGTGGCCACTTGTCCTTGCAAAGTTGTCACATCCCCCTGTAAAGTCGTAATATCTCCTGCGTTTGTTGCCACCTGAGTTTGAAGCGCTGAAATGTCCAAAGTGTTTGTGGCAACTTGACCTTGCAGAGTTGTCACATCTCCTTGTAGAGTTGTAATATCCGCTGTATTTGTGGCTACATCTCCTTGCAGAGTAACAACATCTCCTTGCAATGTCGTAATATCCCCGGTGTTTGTTGCCACTTGAGTTTGCAATGTTGAAACATCGGTCGAAAGAGTTGAGACCTGTCCTTGTAGAGTGGAAACATCCGTTTGCAAACCAGAGATGTCTGTGGTATTTGTGGAGACTTGTCCCTGCAAAGTCGAAACATCTCCTTCGAGGACGAGAATGTCGGCTGTGTTTTGTGCGACTTGAGCGGCAAGAGGTCCGACGTCTCCTCCGGCAATAACCCACTGAGTACCATTCGAAATGTAGAGGTCATCGCTGTCTTCCGGATAGACGAGAGCTCCTCGAGGAAGAGCTGGGGGAAGTGAAGTCACCGTCCCGACGAGAGTTACATCTCGGAAAAAGTTCTTGACGTTTTGCATTTACTACAAATGCAAAAGAAATCCTTGTTATCCCTCTAAAAAGGCTACAAAAAGTCCGAAAGGTTCCATTGTGCAAAGCATGGGACGCAAATTTTCTCATTCGGCATCAATCTATCGGGTCTGCAACCACATTTTTGGCACGTTTTCCTCCGAGCATTAGCTTTTTTGGTGCAATCTTTACAAACCCAAGCACAAGAAGGGACCGGAGTAAATTGTCTTTTGCAAGTCCAACACGTAGACATTTTCGAGTCATGGAAAAATACTTGAAAGACAGCGAATTCGTTTCCTTTTTCTCTGCTGTTGGACAACCTGAAAAAATAAAGAAAAATCTTGTGATTGAAATTGGCAACTATTACAGTTTTGCAAAACTCAAGGGCAAGTATCCACATCGAGTCGTCTCTCTGCTTGGCACATCTCACAATCTTCCACAAGGCGTTTCTTTCCCAAAGTGCAAGGTTCTTTTCGCCGAGAGATGTGAGAAGAACTTTTTCTTCTTCTTTGTCAACAAAAGGAACTTTCCCGCCCTGGAAGAAGTCTGGCTTTTTAGCCATCCATGCGAGTCAAACATTTTTTACATGCAGATTCCAAAGGTCGTTCTCATTGGCCACTACAAGTCTTACAAAAAGTGGAAGAATTGCCCAGAGACCACGGTCTCCGAAGGAACACCGGAAGAATTTTATGAACAGAAGAAAAAATATTTCTAAATATTTTTGTATCTGATGAATTTTCTCAAGTAATGACCACAAATTTCGAAACGCGCAGAGAACTCATCGTCTCAAAGAAACTGGTAATTCCTGTGGTTCCTTCTTTGGCTTCTGCCTCTGATGCGACTCCGGGTTCCGTTGTTTTTGACTCTTCGTCTGGAAACATGAGCGTCGCGACAGGAACGGAATGGACTCAGTCAAACCTTCCAGATGCCACACCGACGACGAGAGGTGTAGTTTTCGGACAGACGGAAACAATGGCGACTGTACCAACGTCTCTGGGATATTCGAGCAGTGCCATTGGGGACTCTTCGACTTTTATCGGATACGAAGCCGGACTCGGAGTTGATGCTGCTGCTGAAGACTGCACTGCCGTCGGTGCTAGAGCCATGTCGATACTCGGAGTTGGAGCGAGATGTGTGGCAGTGGGTACAGAGGCCGGTAGAGCAGTGGGTTTTGACAATATTTCCGTCGGTGCAGGCTCGATGGATGGAGCTATCGGAAGTTCGAATGTTTGCGTCGGAACGAATGTCGGAGTTGGTCTGGTGGGTCTGAGAAACACAATTCTCGGAGTCCAGGCTGCCGACGGCATCACAACGGGTCCATTTAGTGACAATGTCGTAGTTGGTTATCAGGCAGGAAGAACGGGGACGACTGCTTCTGGAAACATCGTGATTGGTCAAGGGGCAAATCCTGCCCTTGGAACTCTTACAAACTCCATTTCTCTCGGAAGAGCGGCGACTTGTGGTGCTTCGGGAACAAACAGAATCGCTCTCGGAACTTCTGCCTCTTGTGCTGTGGACAATGAGCTAACGATTGCGCCAACAATCACACAATGGAGAAGTCTCGGCCTTTCGTCTGCTGCCGCGGCAAACATATTGCAAATAGACCCTGCCACAGGAATTATCACACAAGCCGCTTCATCTCAGAGGTTCAAAGAAAACATTCGAGACTTGGAAGTTGATACAAAGGCACTTCACAGCCTTTCGATGAAAACTTACAATTACAAAGCAAGTGGAGAAAAGGACCACGGTCTTATCGCAGAAGAGGCATACGAAGTTCTTCCCGATATTGTTACTCTGGATGCGGAGGGAAAACCTCATGGCATCAAACACCTGACTTTGGCAATGTTGCTTCTTGCAGAACTCCAAAGACTTGAGAAAGAAGTAGCAAGATTCAAGTAAAAATATTTTGCGAATATTTTTAATGAGCAGCACCATCAACTCTGTCATAAAAAAAGAATTTGTGGTTTCTTCCAAACTTTTTATCCCAGTCTACCAAAACATCGCGTCTGCTCCCATTCCGACTCGAGGCTCCATCGCATTTGATAAAGCGACTCAGTCCATCATCGTTTCGAATGGCATAAATTGGCAAGCACCGACCGCGTCAAATGCGACGCCTTCTCTGAGAGGTATTGTTTATGGAACAACAGACGATGTTGAAACAACCACAGGATACGGACACCTTTGCGGAAGCGGTTCTCTCAGTTCCACTTACATCGGAATCAGTGCGGGAGAGTTTAATGTCGGACCGCAGACTGGGCTCACATTCATTGGTTCTTTCGCAGGAAGAGTTTTGCAAACCGGGTCAAACAAGGTCATGATTGGTGCGAGTGCTGGTCAAAACGACGGTGGATTGCAAGACAATTCTGTCGGAATCGGGTACGTCGCTCTCTCAGGAGCAAACACGGGAACGGACAACGTCGCCATCGGAACACAGAGTCAGTTTTCCAACAGAGGTTCTGGGAACGTCAGTGCGGGAGTCCAAACACTTTGCAGTCAGGCACTGACGTCGGGAACTTATGACAACTGCATCGCCATCGGAGGTTTTCGACTTTTGGACGATACAACGGCGTCTTCTGGTCTTATAAACATTGGAAGTGGTCCTCTTTCGTGGGACCCAGATGTGGGCTCAACAGATGTTGTTTACATTGGAAGTGGCTCAACTCTGCCTTCGAATTTGACGAATGTTGTTGCTCTCGGCTCTGGGACTTTTGCGGGAGCAGTCGTCGCAGACAACACGTTCGCCATCGCGGATGACATCACGCAATTACGTTCTCTCGGTCTCTCTGTTTCAGCATCTGCAAACATTTTGCAGTTTGACCCCGTGACCGGTCTCATAACCCAAGCTGCGTCATCTCGTCGTTTCAAAGAAAACATTGTGCCAATGGAAAAACTTCCGTCTCTTTTGGAGTCAAAGGTCTACACTTATGACATTGGCAAAGAAAAAAGTCATGGAGTCATCTCTGAAGAAATTCCGGAAATGTATGCGACATTTGACGCTGACGGTCAAAGGAATGGTGTCAAGTTTTCGAGAATCATCATGCATCTCCTCGCAGAAATTCAAAGAGTCAACGAGGAGATTGAGGAAATAAAACGGACGCGTTCTTTGTAGGGATGACGAGCTCCGAAATAAAGACAAGAGAAAGAATATTTTAAATGTCAAAATATTTTATGGTATTTGCATGCGATGAAAATGGAGGCATCGGAAAACAAGGAAAAATTCCGTGGCATCTTCCCGAAGACTTGGCGATATTCCAGAGAATGACATTCGGAAGAACCATAATCTATGGTCGAAAAACTCTGGAATCTTTCCCAGGACAGAAGCCTCTGCCAAAGAGGAGAAACCTCATCCTTTCAAGAGACGTGAGTTTTTCTGTTGAGGGAGCAGAAGTTTGTGGTAGCCTCGAAGAAGCATTTTCCAAATGTCAAGATTATAGCATTGTCATCGGGGGAGAAAGCATTTATATACAATGTCTCTCAAAATACCCAGAACTTTGCCTTGGAGTTTCTCGAACTCTTGTCTTTGGGGAGCATCCAGCTGACAAGTTCTTCTCTGTGAAAGGCTCCCCATTTGCCTATGCAATTCGAAATTCGGAAAAGTTCCAAACTGCAATGCTCCATAATATCAACCACGGAGAACTTGGGTATTTGTCTCTTCTTTCTGAAGTGATGAACTCTGGAAATGAAAGAGGGGACAGGACAGGCACCGGAGTCAAAAGTCTTTTCGCAAAGACTTTGTTTTTCCCAAATGTCTCCAAAGAATTTCCTCTTCTGACTGTCAAAAAGACAAACTGGGACAAGGTGCTTTCCGAACTTCTCTGGTTCCTTTCTGGCTCAACAGATGCAAAAATTCTGAAAGAGAAAGGGAATGACATTTGGGACAAAAACGCATCGAAAGAATTTCAGGAAAAAGTAGGGCTTGAACACTATGAGGAAGGAGACTGTGGGCCAATCTATCCCTTTCAATGGCGACATGCAGGAGCAAAATATGTGGATTGCAAGAAAGATTATAAAGGAGAAGGAAAGGACCAAATTCTTGAGATGGTTCGGCTTATCCAAGAAGACCCAACTTCGAGACGCATTCTTTTAGAATCGTGGAATGTCGTTGACCTTGACAAAATGGTCCTCCCTCCATGCCACAAAACATTCCAGGTTTATGTTCGAGGTGACGAACTCGACGGACAGGTTTACCAAAGGAGCGCTGACCTTGCTCTCGGTGTGCCTTTTAACATTGCGAGTTACGCGTGCCTTCTCAGCATTCTCGCGAAGAGGACGGGTAAACGTCCCGGAAATTTGACCTTGACGTTTGGTGACGTCCACATCTACAAAAACCACATGGAGAACGCCCAAAAGATGTTGGAACGGGTTCCTCGTCTTCCTCCAACTCTCGAAATCACAGGAATTGCAGATGAAGGACTATGGAACCTTGAAAGTAAGGACTTTATATTGCACAACTATGTGTCATATGGAGCCCTCAACTTTGAAATGGCAGTATAAAAATATCGGCAATATTTTTATCTTCTTTTGGCTAATGAAGGTGTTTCTGCTGAAACTTCGTCTTTGGTTACACCAGTTTCTTTACGAGTTCAAACTTTTTGATGAGACGTGTCTCTCAAACATTGGGAAAGAACAAAAGGAAATTCTTCAAAAAGCAGGGATTCTTCGTCTTTTGAGTTGCTACGCTCCAGAAAAAGATGGGGAAGGAAAAGACTGTTGGCTTTCTTCATATCAAAGTGTCGAAAGACCACGAAAACTCTCTGACCTTTGTCTTCGGAAGATTTTTAGCATCGAGACGCTCAAAAATATTTGGTTGCTTTGGCTCTCCACAAAGACAGATGAAAAGAGAGAAATAACAGACTTTCCTACGGGTTGCAGGAAGCCTTCTTTAGAAACAACAAAAGTTCTCCTCTCGTCTGTCCCTGGATTTTTATTCACAAAAAATATTTGTCTTTGTGTGAACCAGGACACGCACTACAAACTCATGACTTTGAGGACGATGCATTCTCTCAAGGCTGTTTTCACAGGAGTTGGGTGTGATGTTGACGAACTCGACGTTCTCCAAGACACGTCAGACTTTGAAAACTCTTGCTTTTCTTTGCAAAACACACAAGTCACAGAGGAAGAATGTTTTGATATGGTACAGGGAAAGGGAGATGTTTTATTCGAGAACTTTTGGTGCACTGTCAAAGTTTTCGAGACAAGGAGAAAAATCCGAATCTATGGCTTTCCCCAAGAAGAAAATACTTGGATATATTACTTTGATGTTTAGGTAAGAAATGCAACATCTTGTCAATCCAGAGACTGGAAGGAATATTCTCCGGAATGGACCCACTCACCTGTCACTTTTGAGAAGAGGAATAATTCCAAAAGAAAAACCTTTGGAAAGAACAAAAAAAGGAACTCTTCCTGGAGCATCCAATGTCTCAAAGTACAAAAAAGAACATCTGAAAAGTTCCGACTTTTGCGGTACTGTTCCAGGTTCGTTCCCAGTCAACAGCAAAGGAAGAGCGAGAGCTGCTCTTGCATACGCGAGGAACGATATGCATCCGGAAAGAGTGAGAGCGTGTGCTCGAGCAAAAGCAAAGAGGGAAGGATGGTTCTGAAAAAATTTAGAGTCTAAATTTTTTCGTGAGCGGGAAAAAGACTTGGAAAACTATACACCCAAAAAAATATTTTTTTGGGACTTGGTGAAATATTTCAAATGAAAAAATATTTTTTAGTTGGACCTCTAAAATATTTTGTATTTCTGTATGTGTCGCTTTGCAGACTTTAACTTTTTCGTGTACTCTTTTGCACGCAAAAAAAGACTTGGTAATTTTTATTGTTTCGCATGTCGTTTCGCAGACTTGGGAAAAGTTGCGAACTTTAACTTTTCGCCTATTCTTTTACACGCAAAAAAAAGCTTGGGAAAAATCTTGAGATTTTTGAATGGACATCACAAAAATATTTTATTGTTTCAAATATTTTTTCAAGAAGAGATAAAAAAATATTTTGGGTTTGACCCAAAGTTTTTCCGGATGTGTAAAAGATGAAAAGGCAAGAGTTTTTGGGATATCAAAGAGTGACATTTCTCGAGACGCAGAACAGACATCTCTCGGAACAGCTCGCAAAGCAAAAGGCAAAAACTCGAGAACTCAAGGCTCTGATTCAAGAGATTCAGAAACTTTTGGATATGTAAATAAAAACAGCGTATTTTATTTATTCTTGGAAGAGCGTTCCAACTTTAGCTGAGCGTTTCTTCCGCTCCACTCGCACAAAGAGACGAATTCCTTTTGGTGTTTCTCTTCCCAACGAATGCCAAACTTGAGAACGAGAAATCTTCGGACGTTTTGTTTGTATCCTTCCAACATCGCTTTTGAGGCGTACATGCCGGGAGCGCAAACCTTTTCCCGGATGAATTCAATGAGGCGAGCAAACACCTCACTCCTGCTCTCCTTCAAAACGGGAAAGTAAAACATTGCCTTCCCGTTCTTCTTTTTGGGTCTTTGGCACATCTTGCAAATGACGGTGGGTTGTATTTTCTTCATCTCGTTGTGGACGGACAAGTCGCCGAGGTAAAGAAGTTCATTGCATTTTTTGATGCCTCCACAGCATCTCCCAAAACGCGCAAGGACTTCCGCATACTTTTTGTTTTTTGACTCGCAAAAGTACGAAAAAAAGGCACGAGAGACGAGAGAAGTGCTTTGACAAAGTTCCTTGAACTCGATAAACTCAAAGACTTGGCACCATATTTCAGGAGGAAGGTCGCGAAGCTTATTTTTAGACATCACAAAAATAAGTTGTATTAACCAAACTCTTTTCGAGTTTCATAAAAGAATAAAAATGACGAGACTTGCATTGTCTCTTTTTTCGTTTGGGGTCTTTGTGACCTTTCTTTTCGCACTGTTAGCAAACAAAACTTTTTTGAATTCATCAAGCTCTCTTGAGCTTTTGTTTGTCACTCTTTTATTCTCTGTCATTTACACGTCGTTTGCCGGACTTGGGTATGCATGTGTCTCCTTTCGAAAGACTCAGAGCGAACAGCTCTCGTAGCGGCCGGTGGCAGGGTCACGACAAGGTCCACCCTTGCTCTTCTTTGACGCTCTCTTTTTCGTGGACTTCCTCTTGGCCTTTCCGGCACGTTCCTCATAGTCCTTGAGAAGCCGCTTCATCTTCTGTTCCTTGCGGGGAGCTCCAGAGTGCTTCTTCTTGTAGAGTTTGGCGAGTTCGGTCATCGTATGTCCCTTGCCCGAGTGCATTTGGATAAAGTCATGCCAAGAAGTGTGCATTACAAAAAGATTTTTAATTAAAAATCTTATTCACTCAAAGTTTCCGAATCCCAGACGATTCGGTAAGTCGCATCCTTCTTGAAGGTTCCTTCTGGCCTCTTTATTTCTATCATATCGCCAATGACCCAACCGTACCATTGAGTCACTGGGTCTGTCGATGAAATTCTCGGACAATCCTTTGCCTCGAGACTGTACTTTTCAAGAGTTTCTCTTTTCTCTTCCTCTGACATGAGACGATGGGGAGGGATGAGGATGTGGCTCGGCTTCCGAAACTGTACATCGGAAAGTTCAAAGACGGTGGTGTTGACAATCTTTGCGATTGAATTGACGGTTGTCTTCGCCTTTGAAACAAGGGGTTTCTCGACAATAATGACGACCTGACTCAGCTTTCCGGTGGCAGCTTCCGAAAAGACGTGCTGAACAAACGACATTTTCGACTCTGTTTTGAGACTCCAAAAGACGTGAGCGAGTTTGTCGGGGTTCTTCTCATGGGCAAAGTCCCATGAAACCGGTTCTTTTGATGTGGACTCTGTCGGGTCAGCGAGTCTTCCCAAAGGAAGAAAACCACGGTCCAACATCATCGCAGAAACAGCCTTTTTCGCTCTCGCAATTTGGTAATCCATATTTTCTTCTTCGAGAGAAGAGAATCTTTTGCATCACTAAAATGTTGATTAGTAATGTATTGTCTTTTGTCTGAAGAAAGACCAGAAGACCCGGAAAAAATTCTGACATCGAGAGATGTGATTTGGTCGGGAATTTATGACTTGAATGTGGGACAAAAGAGGCCTCGAGTCGAACCAGGAAATGTCAACCCTTTTGCTCTTCCACACAACATTCGTGACTTGTACGTCTCTGGAGCCGATACGGCAAGGGACTGGGTTTCGATGGTTCAAAGCCCCAACGGAGTTCCTCAACTTTACGACGAAACGCTTCCAGGAGTTTATTGCCCTGCGTGTCGAAATCGAAGTTGTAGAGGAAAAGGGCATTGCAACATGTGGGACAAACTTCTTGATGTTCAAGGCAGGCCAATGGAACCTGGGGATTGGTACAAACAATGGGGGCCTTATGACACAATGAACCCAGTAAACTCGAGGGTCAAAAACTGCATGATGTCGTACGCCCCGTGTTCGATGGTTTCAAAGGTTAAAGACTACCAGATAAGTCAAGGTTCGTACCCCTTCTCGAAAAAGAATGTAAAGTCTATTGACGAGAGATATTTGGCCCTTGAAAACAATGCGAAAGAACATGCTGTGGATGTGGGGATAAGTCTATCCCAGACTCAACCCGCTCCCATTCTCTTCCGCCTTGAGCCAGGAAGAAGGGCGGATTTGGGAGTGAATCCTTATGGCTATCCACCGCAGTTCATTTGGCTTTATGACCCAGAAACCGGAAGGGTTTTGAACGCGCCTGCTCATGTGATAAAATATCCCATTAATAGCATTTCTATAAATAGAGGCGTGTCGGGGCTGTGGTGGATGAAAGACTTTCATTTGCCTGGAATTTGAGCTGGAAAATATAAAAAGTTTTTATATTTCTTTGTTGCGGAATTCTTCCCTTGAAGTGAGAGAAATGAGGCCGGTTTCGTGGGCATGTCGAATGTTTCCGGAAGAGCTTACCCATTCAAGATTTTCTACTCTGTTGTCGGCACAATCCCCGGAAATATGATTGCAATATTTTTGAGAAGGAAGGGGAGGTGGAAGAAATGCAGATGCGATGATACGGTGCACTTTTTGGCCGTTGTAGTGGGCGTACCCATCCCTTTGTATGGAACCATATGTTTTCTTGTCGCGAGCCAGGAGAATTCTTCCCATTGAAGAAACAGTGTATTCTTTGTCTTTGTACGCTACAGTTTTCCATATTTCTCCGGGAATGTCTAAGGTTGCTTTGTATCTCCATAAAAATCCGTTGTATTCTTTTCTTCCTGCGAGGGCTCTGGTGATGCCGTTTTTTGTTGTTCCCTTGACTGCTAAAACTGCCCTTTCGACAGTCTCGAATTCTCGTATCACCACTTTTTCTGGGGTCATTTGGAGTATTTTGTCTGGTTTCTTTGAACCTCTTTTCATACCTTCCTCTTCTCCTCTGTTGCACCTCTGAATGTTTTCTAAAGACACGTTCCTGGGGTTCCCATCTTTGCAATGCACATTTTTCTTTCCTTCGGGGTTTGGAATGAAAGCGCCAGCAACGAGTTTTTTGACCGTGTAATGCTTCCCTTTGATGGAAACGCGAAGATTTGAATGCGAGAAAAATTCTTTGAGATAAAATCCCTCGGGGCCTGCCACCTTCCCCCTATTGGAAACTCTGTAACCAGGAAGAATCTCTATGTCTTTCCAAATTTCGTTCGATGTTTCGACGACCGACAAAGTACGGAGTTCCTTCTTCTTCATGTAGCTGTGTCTGGCATTCCAAGCGGGGGTACACCACTCGAGGTTTTCTGCTCTGTTGTCCTCGATCTGGGAGGAAATATGGTTGACGAATATTTCATCGTCGGAACGTCTCTCGCAAAAAGCTTCTGCTACAATGCGATGGATGAGAATTTTCGAATACTTCATGTATCCGGAAGGGTCTTTTCTCCCATAAGTTTTTTCTCCGCTTTTCAAAAGAATCCTCCCCATATTCGAAACAGCAACAACATTCGGACTCCTGCAAGAATATTTTTTCCAAATCTCTCCTTCAATGTCCTGTTCGTCCCGCCATCTCCACAGAAATCCTTTGCATGTTTTTTTCTCTCCTCGGCAACACGATGAAACTCCATCCGTTTTACATCCGATGCTTTGTGCAGCTGCTTTTGAACTGTCCCACATTCTCAAAAATTTTCCTTCAAGAGTCATTTGGTCAACTTTTCTGGTTGACGGAGGGCGAGGTTTCCCTTCTGTTGCTCTGATCGGTTTTTTTGACCAAAAAAGATTTTTTGCATGCCTGTCATCACATGTTTCGTTTTTTCTCGATACGAGGGGAAATTTTTCTGGATTCGGAATAAATGCTGTCGCCACTATCCGCGACACCAACACCGTTTTGTTGGGAATACGAACGCTGGTTCTGCGACTTGTTTGATGTGTTTTAATAGGAAGTTGTTTCCCATTTTCGTCTTTTATTCTTCCGCAAGAAGAAACTTCATATTCATATCCTTCAATAGGCTTCCAAATTTCTTCTTCTCCGCAGTCGCACATTCTTGTCTTTTGTTGAAACAAAAATTCTTTGTTGCGTTTTTCTCATTCAAAATATTTTATTCGTAAAAATATTAGTAAGATGTCCGCTTGTCAACCCGGAATGCTTTCGCCGAGTATGGCTTCTAATGGAAATTATTTTCAAAGTGCCTCTCCGTCTGGATACACGCTCCTTGGAGCTCTTCCAATGAATTCTTACTATTCTAAATTCATGCTTCACGCGTACCGTCCGACAGCGATGGCAGCCAACATGCAAAGTTATCCGTGTTCTGAAAGAGTTCACCAACCGTATGCTGCTTATCCTCCTTCTCCTCCCCAGACACAAATACAGGAGCTCTATATGCCGAGAGTGTCCCATGGTTGGGTTGGTTGTCGTCGATAGGTTGAATTGCCCATTCAAAAGAATCAAACAACTAAACTCTTTATTCGCTTCAAGGCGAATAAAAACTCTCGTGAGGGAAGATGAACTAAGAAAAAATATTCAAGTATATTTTTCGAAACAAACAAACTTTCATAGACCCATTCAAAAAAAACTTTTACATGTCGACTAAAGAAAGCATCCAAAATCTTTTGTGTGAACTGTCGTTGCACGAGGACTGCAAAACGGACACACCGCGTCCCCTTCCAACTCCCCTCATTTTGTTGTCGCCAAAACAAAGCTTCTATGACGTCTCTCCCAGCTGGACGAAAATACGCGGTGTGAATGACTTTTCCATGCCGACAAGATACATCGAAGAGTTGGAGAGAACGGACATTGCCGAAGGAGTATCTTCGGTCAGCTTCGAGGAAACAATAAGAGCAATAAAACTCCTCTCTTCTCCTATTTCTTCTCCTTCCCAAAGCCGCAAGAAAGAACCTCTCGTGATTGTTGACTCGACGAACCCGAGAGAACAATCCGAATGGGAAGAGAATTACGGAGAAACAAAAGACAAGGAATTTTGGGAGAAGGCGGCTAAGCTATGGGATGAAATAGACTAATAAAATATTCAAATATATTTTATGAAATTCTCAAAAAAATTTTCTCGGCTCTTATCAAAATATTTTCAAAAGTCCTTTGGCGGCGGTGGGAATTTTCGTGTCTCTGTCATCACTTTGGAAGACACAGAAGGCCGATTTTGATAGAAACAACTCTCAAAAATGCTTGACCACATCCGAATTTCTTAATATCAACTCTTGAAAAAGTCCATACTCATCCGAATTTCTTAGTATCAACTCTTGGAAAATTTGGACTTGATGATAAAACTCATCTTTTTATTCCGAAAAAATAACTTGGGTATATCGAACCACTCCTAACAATGACTTTGGTAGAGCACTCGTGCCGGAATTGGTACTTCTCTCCCAAAAATTTTCTTCTGGCGTCTCCTGCGATGTATTCTCCTTTTTGTTGGACACCTGCAATGTCGTCCGCGTCAAACTCTACAAACAGTACCCTATAAAAAACGATGACGATCGGGAGACTTTCTGGAAGTTCCACAATAAAAGTTTTTTCTTTGTTGCAAGGAACAAGGTGAAACTTCATTATTTTATACTCACATTCGTCATAGATTGTACAAGACCTCACGTTCGTTCCTTTTATTCTCAAGAGATTCACTGTATCTGTTATTGTGCGGCAAAGCATGTACCTTTTTGGGGAATGGAATGGACAGGTAACAAATTTTTTGATGAGTTGAAGTTGCTCTTCTCTCGGGAGCTTTTCATCTCGATGTTTATAGTTTGTGCTTCTCTTTCTCCAGAATTCTCTTATTCGTTCGCCTGCAATCTTCTCTTTTGCGACTCGTCTCTTTGCGAATCTGAGAGCGTCCTCGTCTTGTAGAGCCAAAGACACAAGTTCGCCCTTCTCGAGAAACTCAAACATTTTCTTTTTAGGTTCATCCTTTGTTAAGCTCCCAGCTTTTGCGACTCCAGAAACCTACTTTTCTTTTGGGTGTTTGAGGGAACCATTTTTAGCATCGTACGGCAAATAAAAATATAACAAGATTATATTTTCCAAGGACAAACTATGGGTCAAAATATGTTATCAAACCATTCTCGATGATGCCATTTGCCGAACACTCGTGTTTGAACTGATACTTTTTGAGAACCAAGCCCTGCCTGAAATCACCACAAATGTACTCACCCTTTTGTTCGACACTGACAATGTTGTCTGCATCAAACTCGGCGAATATTCGCCGATAAACTATAAGAATAATCAAGAGGCTTTCTGGAAGCTCCACAATGAAAGTTTTTTCTTTGTTGCAAGGGAGAAGGTGAAATTTCATAATCCTGTGTTCTGTCGAATCAGAGATTGTACAAGACCTCACGTTCGTTCCTTTTATTCTCAAGAGATTCACTGTATCTGTCATACGAGTGATAGTGTACTTTCCTGGAGAATAAAGGCCACAAACAACAAATTTTTTAAGAACTTGGAGCTGTTCTTCTCTCGGAAACTTCTCGTCTTTGTGTTTGTAGTTTGTCCTTCTCTTTCTCCAGAATTCTCGGATTCTTTCGGCAGCTATTTTCTCTTTTATGACACGTCTTTTCGCAAACTTTAGGGCTTCTTCATCCTGCGAAGCCAAAGACACAAGTTCTCTTTTCTCAAGAAACTCAGACATATTTTCTTTTTAAGTTCATCCAATGTTAAGCCTTTCGACAAATGCCAAATTCCACAGAATACAATGAAAGCTTCTCTTTTCCCATTGTTACTTCTCCAATATCAAACACTGTTTTTCCTTTGGGTGTTTGGAGGAAACATTTGTTTGGAACAAAACCAAAAATAGTTTAGTTCAAAGTTTGTCTTTATTTTCATCCACAAAAAGATGTCTTCTGCTCCGCATCTTTCGGTCAATGACTTTGTTCATTTGCCGAAAAGAGAGGTGTGGGATATGGTATTCTCTTCAGATGATGAGCCCGAAGACCCCGATGAATTCTGGGATTGGGTGTACACTTCTGGCGGGAGAAAGAAGAAGACTCTCCAGAATTTCAAAGGTGTCCAATAAAATATATGTTTCTATATATTTTTACTCTTCCATCAAAATCTTGGCTACAGTCTCCACAATTTCTTTGTTTACGCCTTGAGAAACACTTTTTGCTGATTGAAACAGGTCAGTTGAAAGAGCGTTCACAAACATCGTGTCGCATGCGTCCAAACATCCCGTTGTGTAATTTCCGCCCTTATCGACGAATGCATAAAACTCTCTTGAACCGTACTCTCTCCATTTTAGCGCTCTGTGATACTTTTTCCAAAGCGTTTCAGCAAGAAGATGCACTGTCCATTCTCGGTCGACCAAGTAAATACTTCCGTCTCTTTCCGAGATGTGGTTTTTTTCCGTTGTATTCGAAAGTTTCTCCCTCCATTCTTGCCTTTTGAGTAAAACGTCGCGTAAAATTATTCGGTTCTCGGTGATATTTTATGGCATAAAATATCCAAGTCATTATTCCAACCAAAGAACAGGAGTCTTTTGGTCTCCGTTCGGCCCAGGAAGTTCCGCGGATGTGTAGGTTATCTCTTTGACGGTGTCAAGCCAATAATTCCCAGAGCGGCAGACTTCAACGACCACGGGAAGGTCCCCATATTTTTCTTTTGCTGCTGCGAGTTTATCGATCAGGGACTGTACTGTATATCCGTGTGTTTCTCTACCAAGAGATGTTTGAATAACACCCTCCATTTCTCTTTTACGCACCGTGGACGAATATGGATTCCTTTGGAACAAAAAGCCTTTCATTTAAAAAGGTCGTTATTTTCTGCCTTTGGTCTCCCTGAAATTGGAAGGTTCCGTCTGCGTTGTATTTTCCATTGCAACAGAGATGTTTCTTTAGTGCTTTCACAACTTTTTCTGGTTCGTGTTCAAGACCCGAAATTCTGGTCACAAACGCCTTTTTTGTGACCCGGACCAAAGAGATGTGAACTTGTGAACTCTTTTCTTGGTCGAGTTCTTGTTCTGAGCAAATATAACCTGCGAGCATACGTCTTACACTTTCTGGGAGTTTGCGAAATAGAAAATCCCATTCTTTTTGAGGCGACAAAAAGGATGTTTTAGAGATGTCAAGTGTTCTTCTTCCCAAAGTTTTGGACATTCTCAGGAAAGAGTTCCTGATGGATATTGACACTCTCCAAGTCGACATTGAGAAAACAAAAGTTGCATACTCTTCCGACCACGATACATGCATCACCATATTTCTCGGAGGTGACGTCGTCTGTTTTTGGGCAGAGAACAAAGGAGAGAAAAGTATGAGGTACCTCGAGTACAAGTACGAAAGATATGAGGAGTCAAGCGAGATTTACACGCCAGAGTTTTTGGCAGAAGAGGAAATTCTTGATGGTGTAAGGGAAGCGACATGTATCGGCATTCCCAAATTTTACCTTGAATTGTGCAAGAAACAAGCACAAGAAATTTCAGAGCTCAAAAACAGAATCCTCGAGTTGGAATATGCGCCTGGAGGTGAAGGGTTCAAGAGAGCGAGAGAACATTTTTACCAAGTTATCGAAGAGACCAGTGGGTCTTTGTGAAAATATTTTATCGGATAAAATATGCTAAAGTCACGAGTCCTTTCGTTCATCTCTGAGGATTATCTCATCCCCCAAGAAGACATTTCTGTGGAGGAAGAGAAGAAGCTGGGAGAAGGCTTTCTCCTCAAGAAGTTTTCCGTTTTTTGGGGAGCCGATAAAATTTGTGAGTGGTCCGAAACTGTGTCTGAAAATTCCGAGTGGGTCATCTACAGCATCGACAAACTTTCTTTCACTTCGGAAAAGGCAACTTTCGAGTACATCCAACAAATCTGTCACAAGAGGCTTTTCGCATCTCTTATTGTGAATCATCGAGACTTGATGGTGCAAGTCAAGGAACAACAAGAAAAGATTGAGAAGCTTTCTCGTGAGAACACCCATCTTCGTTATTCTCCTGGGGGCGAGGGAGCTTTGGAAGCGCAGCAGCATTTCGAGTCTCTGGTGGAAACAACAAACGACGAAAAGACACACTTAACATTCGCAACTGCGCTCTTTCTGAAGATGACGAAGAGCCGACACGAGAATTTTTAGAGGCCAAATAAAATATTCAGATATTTTATGGAATTGTTCTTTCTCGAGAACATCTCAAAACTTTTTTCACAATGTCTTTCCAAGTCATTTCTTCGACATCTCTGAACATCATTCCTGGGACCTTTTACAATCTCGGTGAGTTGATGGAAGTGATGAACCAGCAAACTGTGGGGGATGACAGCGAAATGCCCGAACTCGTCGACGTTCCGAATGAAGACGGCTACGTCGCGGATGATGGAGAGTTCGCTGATGATGAGGAGGCGCTTGGTGGCCCTCATCTCGAGGCTCTGAGGACCCAAATATTCCAGCTCTTTGGGCACGATGAGTGTTTCAACAATCTCTGCCCCTGTGGAGAGTGCGACGAGTACAAAGGACAGCCTCTTGTCTATCACAAAGCCAAGTTTGACCATTCAATCACTGTAGAAGATTTTTCCGAGTACAGCCTTTTCGAACGCACAGATTATTTCTAAAAGATTAGAAATTATGGAGAAGCCCAGCCATGTTCTATTAGGCGCCCTGTTGAACATTCGTGTTTGAAACGGTACTTTGTCATCTGGAAACTTTGCCTTTTGTCGTCAGTTATAAAGTCCCCCTTTTGTTCGACTTTTGTGACGCTGTCTGCGTCAAAGTCTACAAACGTCTCTCGGAAAGGTATCAAAACAATGGGGATGCTCTCTGGGAGTTCGACGATAAAAGTTTTTTCTTTGTTGGATGGAATAAGGTGGAATTCCAATATTTTGTTCTCGACATCAGAGATGGTACACTTCCTCACATTTCTTCCTGTGACTTTTAAAAGAGTCACCGTGTCTGAACGCCTCGCCAATACATACTTTCCGGAAGAAACATCACAGGGGGTGAATTTATGGTGGAGTCGTCTCATTTCCCAATCTTTTTCGAACGAGTCGTCGCGGTGTTTGTAGTTTGTCCTTCGTTTCCTCCAAAAGTCCCGGATTTTTTCAGCTGAGGTCTTTTCTTTTATCGTTCGTCTCTTTGCGGATTTTAGGGCTTCCTCATCTTGCAATGCCAAAGACATAAGCTCACCCTTTCCGAGAAACTCGTACATCTTTCTAGTATATTCAAACTCTGTCGGGAAAAGTGATGTATTTTTATTCGGAATAAAAATACTTGAAAATGTTGCACTACGTCAAGTCGTTCCTTTCGGATGAGTTCTTCATTGCGCCTGAAGAACTGACGGTGGACGAAAATGTCGGAGAAAGAAATCATGGCATCCTAAAACAATTCACCATATCGTGGGGAAAATTTGGCGAAATTTGTTCATGGGAAGAATACGGGCGTCGTCCGATGTTATCCTACGGAATCGCAACAGAGTGGCATACACTTTCAACTGACAATTTCGGTGAGGCCCTCGAGTACATCAAAAGCATCTGCAAAAAGAAAAGCTCCGGTATCTTTCTCAGAAAGTACAAACTCACGCTAGAAAAAGTTGAGGAACAACAAAAGAGAATAGAGAAACTTCGCGAGAAGAACAGGGAGCTCAAGTACGCTCCTGGAGGAAGGGGATATACAGAGGCAAAAGAAAACTTTGAGAGTCTCGCCCTATAAAATATTTTATCGCAAAATATTTACTGGAGGGATTCGAAATGTGTTTGTGCTCCCAAAGCGCCTTTCTCTCCGGGAGCGTACTTGAGTTTTCTGTTCTTCTCGCGGAGTTTCTCAACTCTTTCCGTAAGTCGCTCGTTCTCTTTTTCTAGAGTCTGGATGAGTTCCCCCAAAAGAAGGGGATAATTTGGACTCTGTCCAAGAAAAAGAAACGGAGGGTTTCCGCTGTGGTCATTGTCATCACAGTCGTAGAACAGTAATTTGCCCGTCTCTTTTTCCACATATTCTGTCCAGCAACATAGAACGTGCCCATCGAAAAAAAGTGTCTTCCAACACTCTTCTCCAGACGCCGTAAGAGCATTTACTCTCTTCACGAAAAGTCTGCTTTTGTCAATACGGAACTTTTGGGAAATGTACGACTTGAGATTCTCCTCCATTTTATCCTTTCGGAAAAACGATGTTTTTTGCTCGAGGAATGCGTTTTGTTTCAAAAGATGGAACAACGCATTGAACAGGTCAAAGAGAGAATCGGTCGTCTTTTCCTTGAGAAGGCGGACCTCTCCCATAGGATTACGGAAGACACTCCCATCGCGTACCTCGGAGAAGATAACAAACTTGTCCATTTGAACGCCGTGAGCATCAACATTTATCAAAAACATGACGTTTCTCCTGTCTTTTCGTGGTATGAAAACCACGATGACCACGAGGTTCGTTTCTTCAAGCACCGAGAAACTTCCTTTCCTAAGCTTTTGGATAGTGTCGAAACGGACGCGAATCCATACATCATCCAGTTCTACGCTGAAAAGCTGAGAAATTCAAAGAAAAAGATTGAGAAACTCCGTCAAAAACTCGAGGAGCACGAGAGCGACGAAGAAGTTTCAGAGACTTTTGGAGTTGTTTTGTGTGACTAGATTTATTTTTATACTCATAAAAATATTTATACACAGGTGTATATTCCGTGGACCCAATATCCCTGTTTTCCACTGGAGCTGTCCTTTGGAAGATTTTTGTACTGGTCGGAATCGGGGGCGATTCCAGGACACGGATAAGTTCCGAGATCGGCAGAGTCAACAACAGGGTCGCATTTGTTTTTTCCATTACACTTTATTCCCACTTGTCCTGTTACATCCCGAATTCGACATTGCCCGGTTCCTCCGATTCCGGAAAGTTGCAAGTCGGAAGTTGTGGCCGACATTGGACCGCAAACAGAATTCGGAGTTTTTTCCTTTGTTAGGGGACTGCTTGTGCATTCGAGAGACGGGTCATACACTTCGTAGACCGCACCAAGCACAGAAATGCTTTGCCCGATCGGACAGCTCATCTGTGGTTGCTTATCCCCCCTCAGAATTTGTTCACCTTGGTGCGCTGCAAACGGCCTCAAAAGATTCGCTTCGGCTTCCTTTCCAAACTTTGAGTCGAGAATTCCAAAGCCTACAAGGAGAGCGATAATGGCGATCACAATGACCACAATAAAAATCCAAAGGGCAACAGCCATTACTTCCATCTTTAGAAATTGCAGAAAACCTTTCATAATTCTTTCGAGAGTAAGCCAAAATGTCTAGAAAAAAGAAGCAAGAAGAGCCGAAGTCTTTCCCTTTGTTTGGCTTGGTTCGAGAGTATACTCTTGACCCCTTTTGGTGTGACATTCTCGAAAATTTTATGAATGGGAATTTACATCCAGGAATAAGAGTCAAACAAAATTCTGTGTTTATCGGAGCTGAAGAGTTTGAAACGAGTTGTTTCGAGGAAGATGGAGACCAAGACCAAAGAGCAGAGACAAGTATGATGATTCTTGGGGCTTTGCGTTCTGAGCTCGGTATCATGTCAGAGATGGAAATGTTCGAGGCAAAGTTTGAGTCTTTTTCATCAGAGAGCCAGAGCTCTTCATGGACAAAGGTCAAAAGCAAGGCAAAGAGAGAAATGTTTGTTTTGCAGTTTACAGAGAAAGAACAGAAAGAAAAGTGTTTGACCAATGAAGAAAGACAGAGCCTGTACTGGGTTTTGATAACTTCGATAGACTTGGGATGTATTCGTCCAGAAAATATTGTGATGAAAAATGGCAGAATCCAGCAAGTTGAGGGTCTGGTGTATGACCCAGAAACAGCCAGCTACAGTCTGAAAGAGTTTACTTTTCCCAACTCGAAATCATCCACAAAAGCAAAGTTGTGTTCCAAACTTGGGATAAACTTTGCGAGGTACCTCGAAGCCAAAGCAAAAGAAGTTGAATGTCGATGATATTTTTACGCGTAAAAATATAGTAATATGCAAGCTTCCACTGGAGTCGGAATTGGCATTCTCATTTTTCTCATAATCCTCCTGGGAATTTCCATCTATCTTTTTGTGTTTGCCGAGAGAGAATATAGCACAATTCGAACATGGCCTCTGTATCGTGGTTTCGCCCAGATTGGAGGAAAGGACCTGACTCTTTCTTGCCCCACTGGTAAGAACATCACGCTCGAGAGGGCAACATACTCTCCCTTTGGAACTGGGGCTCAGTGTGCAAACTGTTCAGAGATTGATGTAACAACCGAACTCAAAGAACAAACGGATGGAAAGAACACCATTGACCTGAAAAACGTTCCTACGACTGGAGTTTGGGGAACGAAAAGAGTTTGTCCGACCGGACAGAATTGTGCTTCTGGATACGTCTTGGCTGGAAATTATAGCTGTTCATAATCAAACATATTTTCTTTTCTCCAAAAGAAAAAACACAATATGGAAACTGTGACTGACACTGAACTCCTCAACTTTTGCCTCGGAATTCTTCGATGCACGAGGGAAGAGATTCAAGAAAGATGCGTTTCCGTTCGTGAGCTTTTCAAAGTGACGAAAGAAAAAACGCCAATTTGGGAGACGAAACAGCAACTTCTCGTCCGCATCTGCAAAGAGAACGAATGTTCTTTTGACGAAAAGCTTTTGGAGACGTTTCCTACTCTCGTTCTTCCAAAGTTTGAAAAGAATCGCCTTGTTCTGACAAAAGAACCAAGAAAGATTCTTTCTGTCTTCCTGGGAGAAGACAAGGTTGATACACTCGCAAAAATCGGTTGCATCAAAAACCTTGAGTCTGTCGCCTTTTCGGAAGAACAACTTGGGGACGATGCAAAAGAAGTTGTCGAACGCATCCGTTGCATTTGCCCGCGAATAAAGGTCTCCCTTCACTCTGAAAAAGAGAGCGAGAAAAAGAAAGAGGTCGTCCCGGCAAAGAAAAATGTCGCGAAATGGGAAGCTGTATCCCTCAAAAAGTTTACTTACCATCCAAAGTTCTTCCCAAAGGGCTGGGATGAATTTTTCGAAGAGAAGAGAGAAAGCATTTCAGAGATAAGTTCGAGACTCAAACAAGAAAGGAGCAAGAAAATCACGCCTCCAATCCTTGGAGTTTGGAAGGCTTTCCAAGAGACTCCGAGAGACTCTGTTCGTGTTGTTATTCTTGGTCAGGACCCCTATCCCACCCCAGGAAATGCAATGGGTCTCGCTTTCTCTGTCAAGAAGGGAACAAAGCCCGCTGCTTCCCTCAGAAATATCGCCCAAGAAGTCGAGAAGCAGGGCTTCAAACTTTCTGGTTCTGGTGACCTGACTTGTTGGGCGAAACAGGGAGTGCTTCTTTTGAACACAGCCCTCACGACCAACGAAGGAGAAAGAGAAGCTCATGTCGATATCTGGGGAGACTTTTCGAGAGATGTCATTCGTCACCTGAACAAGCACCGCGAGGGAATTGTATACATTCTTTGGGGAGGAGCAGCCAGAAAATTCAGAGACATCATCAACGCCAAAAAGAATCTTGTTCTCGAATGTGCTCACCCGAGCCCGCTGTCTGTTGAAGGATTCCGAGGAAATAACCACTTTGTTTTGGCGAATGAGTACCTCGAAAAGAATGAGACAGAACCTATTGACTGGTCTTTCTAAAATATTTTTATAGATAAAAATATGCAAGGATACAACCAGACATGCAAAAAAACTCTTTTGAAGTCTCATGATGACGGAACAACAAGTTTCCCAAAAAGATACATGGAATATTTTGCGGATGTCCCCATTTTAAGAGAAGAAGGAGACAGATGCTTTTGTCTGGAAACTGTGGAAGAACTCTTCCACAAAAAGATAAAACACACCCATGCGGAAAATTGGTATCCTCACGCGTCAGAGGGAAACGAGGATGGGAAAATCTTGACGTTCGAGTCTGTTCTCCTGCCTTTTTCAGACTTTGACAAGGTCGATGACGCTATTGAAAAACTCGGAGGTTCTGTTTTTGTGCGCCTTTCATCTCTTTCTCCAAAGTTTTTTGAACCAGTCCAAACAAAAGAACAGGTTCTCTCTGTTTTGCAGAGTTCGGAAAGAACAAGAGACGAGCTCAAAGGGTCGACTTTGTTCCTTCGAAAATACTATGACTTTCCAAAAGACAAGGAATTTCGTCTCTTTGTCCGAAGGGGGAAACTTCGGACAATATCCAGGTATGACCCAGAAGCAGATTGCCATCTTTCTCCCGAGTTTATTCGAGACAAGATAGCAAAATGGTTTCGCTGTCTTTGCCTGGAAGGCCTTTTGTCGTTTGAAGATTGCACCTTGGACGTTGTTCTTTGGGAAGAGAAGAAAGAAATGTCATTGTTTGACGATGGAATTTTTCTGATAGAGTACAACAGCTATGGAGAAGATTCAGTCTCTGGGAGTTGTCTTTTTGACTGGGAAGCGGATTGGGAAATATTGACAAAGGGAAAGGTTGTGGTGAGATGTTAAAATCTTTTTTTATATTTTTATCTTTGCAAAGATAAAAAATGGATGAAATACGAAAAATTGTTCCTTGGCCTTTGGTCAACATTTCAACAATCACTTCGACCGCTTATTTTGTCATGCCTGGAGTGACATTCGAAATCGGAGAGGAGGACGGTGTCGCCATATCCATCTCAGCAAATTTTTCGGGAAGGATTATTAACTACATCAAGGGGAACATAGATTTTTTTATGAAGACTCTCCAGAAGCTTGTCGAATCAGAACAAAAAAGGAATGGAATGTACATTGGGAAGCTTTTGGAACAGGTGGAGAAAGAAAGGGACAGATACAAAAGAAAATACAAAAAGCTAAAATATGCTCCTGGAGGAGAAGAGTACGAGAAGGCAAAGGCGGACTTTTATGAAAAAATATAGAATATTTTTTATGTCTAATTACACGGTCTGTCTCTGCCAGAAAAAACAAGTCTACCTTTTTTGAGCCAATAGAACTTTCCATCCTTTCCTTCGATGCACATCACATCCTTTGGAAGTTTCTTTGGCTTTTTGCTCGTCTTGAGGAAAGCCCTCTTTTCACAGGCTTCTTTGTTCCATTCTTTCCTTCCTCGTGTTCTCTTACCATTCAAGAACCAGTAATATCTTCCGTCAGCACCTATGGTGCACGTGACTCCCTTTGGCAATTGTTTCGGAGGAGATGCCGTGACCAAGAAAGCCTTGGGTTCTTCTTCCTTTTGAACAGAGACAACTTCTTCTCGAAGTTCTTGAAGACTTTCAGCCTCTGCGATGCCAGTGGAAGCGACAGCGCTCAAGAGCAAAAGCTTCTTTTCGGGGGTCTTCTGGTCAAACACAAGGGCAAATCTCTCGTTGATAGACTCTGCGACTTTGCCAATGTCCGTGGTGTCCGTCCCCTTTTCGATGACACCTTCTTTCTCAAGAAGAAGAATCCCAGAAGGAACTTTCTCGACAGTGTCTTTTTGAATGTCCCGAATTATCTTCCATTCTGGAATTTGGAAGACGAGACTTCCCCTTTCTCCCGAATTCACGAGTGTGATACAAGACGCCATGTTCAAAAATTCCGTTTCATCAAGAGTCGATGCTTCATATTCTTTCTCGGCCCAAATCATGAAACGATGAGCGGCCAAAGGCATGAACGTGTCGACTTCATCGTTTTCGACATACGGGAGGAACGCGGCTTTTTTGAGCCCGGCAATACACATTCTTCTTTGTGGTTCGAGAGCTCTCAAATACTCGTCGACTTCTTTGGATGTCAAAAGTCCCGCCATCCCTGCAACTCTTAGAATTCCAAAGCTCTTTGAACCAGAAGAGGAAAAAACTCTTGCCAGATTTTCTTTTGTGATGCCTCTCTTTTCCAAAAACATAATGGAGTCTTCTCGAAGTTGTTCCGCTAGTCTTTCGTATCTGGGATGGTTCAACACACCCAAAGAACCAGCGGCAACCAACACCTCGTGTTTCAAGACGGGGTTCTCTGTCTCCTCGAACCAGATGTCCACCCGAGCAGCGAGGTCATCGGCAAACTCGAGAACTTCCGGAACGAGCATTCCTTTCGGAGCAAGGTCCAAAATTTTCAGAACCATCAAAAAGTAGGCCATTGCATCAGACCGTGAAATGTCTGTATCGAGCTTTTTCAAGTCCTCGTCGAATTTCTTTTCCTTCTTTGTCAGAGTTCCAATCTTGACTTCGGGTCTCTCTGACTTTCCGAGAACTCGCTCGACGCATTTGGCGACTTCTCCGTCGTACACTCCCCGACGTACCTTCATCTCAATCTCGCGAAGTTCTCCGGGAGAGATGAGGCTCTTTTGGGGAACACTGGAAATTCCTTGCTCTCGAAGGTTCTTGAGACATCTCAGAAGTTCCTTTTCTTTCCTCTTTATTTTTTCGAGAGAGAAAATGCCGAGAGCTTGGGCGCATTCGAGAATTCTCATCTTTTGCAGAATGTTGGCTTCTCTGTAGGCATACTGAAGCGAAGAACCATACAAGTGAATTTCGGACGGATGGATAAACTCTGCGTCTTTCGGGAACACTCCAATGTCCATGAAAAATTCTTTGCATTGTTTCTTTGCACTCGGAAGTTCAAGAGATTTGACCACTTGCGGAGACATCGCATACACCTCTGTTTCACTCACTTGTATTTCCTCATCTTCTCCGAGAACTCCGGCAAGAGTCGCACATTCTCGGACCTGTTGCGAGAGAATCTCGTCTTTTGTTTTTTGCAAGAAGAGTGCGACTCTTTGTCTCGTCCTCAATAGCTCATCGCCCTCGAGGACGAGTTGGCCTCTATTTTGCCAAAGCCCGAGAGTCCCGAGGAAGTTGACACAAGTCTTTACGGTGGAAATGACTTGTTCAAAGTTTGCAAGTTGCCTCTCGGCTTGTTCTCTGCTGTCAAAAATTCCAAGAACGACAAGACAAGTCATCACCCGAGAAACGGCCACCTTGTCTTGGCCAAATTTCGAGTACCAAATGAAGAGACGCGGAAGAACATACTCTTGGTCTGGCTGAATGTCAGGCTCAATAATTCCAGTCTCCAAAAGGTAGCGCGTGCACGTGTCCGAGCTTGTTTGTCTCAGAAATTGTTCGGCCTTGTATGGTGTCTTGAAAACCCCAAGGTCAACAAGACATTGCTTGACCTTTACGAGAGTTCTTTGTTCTTGCTTCCTCGAAGCGTACCATTCAGCAAAAGCTTTCTTCACTTCTCGCTTATCCGAGAGGTCAGTCAAGCCAAGAGTTTGGACAACAAAATAAGAGCAATAATCTTTTCTCTTTTCCCTCAAAAGGTCTGAAAAGTCTGAAAAATCTTCATCTGAAATCTTGCCAGAAAGACAGGACAAAACTCTTGCGAACTCAAAAACATTTTCTTCTCCTCGAAAATATTGCCCAGCAGACGCTGAAATTTCTTCTGGAGTTTTTCCAAAGATTCGCTTGCTTTCGAGTTTATTCGCACAACGCGATGACATTACATATTCACAAAGTTTTTTTATGAACAAAATCCAAAAGAAGACAGAGAAGAGTACAAAACTTTTGAGATGGAAAGTTTTTCTGATACGGAGAGTTTCTCGGATGAGCACCCGACAATCATTCAGCCGCGTTTTCTTGACATTCAGCTGTATGAACATCAAAAAACCACCGTGCATCGGATGTTGGAGATGGAAAAAGAGAAAAAGGTCGTTACCAACTATGGGGCAACAATAAACACAAAGCTCGCCATCATCGGAGATGAACCTGGGTATGGAAAGACTCTGTCAGTTTGTACTCTGATTGCTCTTGCAAAGTTGAGACCGACTGATGAAGAGATTTCAGAGGTCTATCGAGGCTCAACAAGAGTACAGTGTGGACCCCTTGTTTCGGTAGAGTATACCGCAATCGAAGACGTCCGAGACATTTTCATGGACGCGACTCTTGTTGTTTGCTCTACTTCCATCATCGCTCAGTGGGAGAAAACGCTGAAACTCGCAAAGGGAAGAGTCCGCATCATCAAAATTCTGACGAGAAAAGACATCATGGAGTTTGCAAAGACTTCTCACGACTTTGGCACTCGAAAAGAAGTGGTCGTTCTGTGTTCTGACAGGATGTACAACAACCTCTCAAAGCTGCTTCAAGGCTTCGTCTGGAAAAGGTTTGTATTTGATGAGCCTGCGTCTGTTCACATCGCAGGAATGCAACCGTGGAAAGCGTGTTTTTCTTGGTTCATCACAGCGACATACCATCTGTTCTACGAAAGCCGCAACTTTATCCAAAGAGGAAAGCGAAGTTTCTTGAAGGACGTTTTGATGTACCTGGGAAAGGACGAAATAGACGCTCTCGTCATCAAAAACTCGTTCGAGTACATCATCTCATCCCAGAACCTCCCCCATCCCATTGAAATTGTCCATCGTTGTTTTGAGAATGCAGTGGGAGGGGCAGTCCAGGACTTTGTTTCTTACGAAGTGCAAGAGATGATTATGGCAGGAAACATCGCGGGTGCCATTTCTTCTCTTGGAGGGGACCCCGATGAGAAGAACATCTACGAGGCTGCGAGGCACAAGTTGCAAAAGAGGCTCAACAAGGCGAGGGGGAAGCTTTCAGAATACAAAAAATATGAAGGCTCAGAAGATGACTATGAAAGGTCTCTTTTCGAGAAGTGGAATGATGTTCGCATTGAGACAAAGCAAAAGATTCGGAACTTGGAGGAGAGGATGCAAGAGGCTCTTGAGTCCTCTTGCCCAATCTGCTGTTGTGAACTTTCCGAACCTGTTCTCGCGCCTTGTTGTCAGCACATCTTTTGTGGTGGTTGTATTTTCCCATGGCTAACAAGAGACGGAACTGCTGGCTCAAGTTGTCCAACTTGTAGGGCAGAACTTTTGGCTGCCAATCTCATTGTGCTCTCAAAGGAGCCGAGGAAAAAGTGCGAAATGCCGATGAAGGAAAAGAAAGAGGAACGCGTCCTCACAAAGATTGAGCACATCGAAGAACTCGTGAAGGATGAAAGCGCCCACATTCTCATTTTTAGTTCGCATGAGGACTCTTTTGAAGGCGTCGAGAGGCTTCTGAAAGATTTGGGTATCGAGTACGGGATGATAAAGGGTCACAAGAGCTCTCGGGAGCGTGTCATCTCGATGTTTATGACCGGAAAGTTGAGAATCGTTCTCATAAATGCCAGGTTCAACGCGAGCGGTATTGACTTGCAGAAGGCAGACCGTGTGATTCTTTTGCACGATATGAAAGACTACATCCGTCGCCAGGCTATTGGAAGAGCACAGAGATTGGGAAGGGTCGGAGCTCTCGAAGTTCATAGTTTTCTCGAGTAAGCAAAGGAATGTTTTTTTATGTTTGCCAATAAAAAAAACTTTGTGTTAAAGATGGACCTTCGAGACATTTCCGCAGCCTGGTCAAGGATACAAGGCAGAATTTCAGCAGCGGAAGCCGCAAACGACGAGGTCGGACTTTTGTCTCAACTCACCGCGCTCGGCACTCTTTTGGAAGCATCCGTTGACTCTGGAGTAGAAACTCTGAGCGTGGGAGGAAAGACCATTGATATCCAAAAAGAGTCCATTCGTCTTCAGAAAAGACTCCAAGTCGCAAAAGATGATGTTCGTTCGCGGTACGTTTCCGAAGACGACTCTGATTCTCTTTGTAAAAGTTTTTCTCCAATAATTTTTGAACAAGGAAGAAAGGAGTGTCGGGACTGGTTTGACTCTGTCATTGGTCTTGAGAGGCCAAAGAAAGAACTTCAGGATGGACTCATTAACACACTCAAATATCCAAAGCTCTACGGAGACCCAACAAAAGGAATTCTTTTGTATGGACCGCCCGGAACAGGAAAGACAAACATTGTGAGAGCTGCCATCAATGAACTCTCGAGTTCCGGAAATATCCGAATTCTTTTCTATGCTCCATCTGCTTCCCAACTCAAGGGAAAATATTTTGGAGAGTCTGAAAAGATGATAACCTCAATGTTTACTTGTGCTTCAAAAGAGGCATGTAACCTCGGAAAACAACTGAATTCTGATACAAGCCAAGAAAGCGTCGATGTTCTCTCTGTCATTTTTCTGGATGAGTTTGACTCTATCGCCGGAAACAGAAGTGACGACAAGTTTGCAGCTACGACTGTGAACGCTCTTTTGCAAGTGATGGACGGAATCACTTCGTTCCCAAATGTTGCCATGATTGCTGCCACAAATTATCCATGGAATTTGGACCCTGCCGTTCTGCGTCGTTTCACAACTTCCATTCTCGTCGACCTTCCTTCGAAAGAGGACATTTATGACCAGATTATGGCTCTTTTGACTACGCATTTTGACAGCCTCAAAAAGGTCACAGATACGCGCTCCCTTCAAAGGTTCTGCGAGTCTCTCGGGAAGACTGGAACCTCAAAAGTCGTGGGAGAGCCTTGTAAGAGACCAGAAAAGAGAGCAGAGTTTTGGAAGCTTCCTCCTTACAACACTCTTATCAGGAACATTAGCGAACCTCGTTTGAGAGCTCTTGCAGAAATTTGTGAAAAAGAAATGTACTCTGGCTCTGACATTGCACGTCTTTTCAAGAGTGTTGTCCAACAGGTCGCTTCTCAAGCTGTAGAGAACAACACTTTTATGCGCTACACATTTCCCATAAAATCTGGGCAAAAATACGGAACATATTTGAGTACACTTTCATTGGGTCCTGACGACCTTCTGAAGGCATTCCAAAAAAATAGAGTTGACTTTAGGTTCCTGAACACACCACAAGTTTTATCCATAAAATTCGCAGAAAGAGAGTTCTTGAACAAGGCAGTCTATCCTATCATGAATGTTAATGACCCAAATGTCTCGTCTGTTTTTTATGAGCTGTTCTCTGGCACATCCTTCCCGCAAAAGATGATGATTATCACCTCTTTCATCACAGAAGTACACCAACAGGACCAAAGCCAACTTCCCGAAATTCCTCCAGAACTGTATGCAGGAAGACCAACAAAACCAAGTCTCCAAAAACAACAGAGAATTTTATACAAATTCATCGAGAATCATCTCTTGTCCAAAGGATACGATATGAGCATCTTGCAAGACACGCCTTGGCAAGAACTTGTCACTTTGGTGGACAATCCACAGGTCATGGTCGCCCTCACCTTTTTGACGATGGAGGGAATGAAACGGGTCGAGGAGTTTTGGGTGGCCACTCAAATAGACCTTAGCCCGTCCACATTCCGAAAAGTTCTCGACTTTTCAAAAAACGCATGGTCCAAAGTCAGCGGTGGAGAGTATGACCCAAAAAAGTCTGCCCAAGAAAAAAGAGAAGAATTCTCAAATCTTGTAAAACTCTTGTCGTCTGGAAAGAGCAGTCTTTTGACAACATGGGGTTCTTCTTCAGACACAGCCTTCCAGTACGATGTTTTGGACCCTTCTCTTCTCTTTGAATTTCTTCTTCGTCGTTCCGTCAATGTTCCATTCTCTGTCTTTGGGGCAAACATCGGGCAGATTTTCAACTGGCTCGCAGAGGGTCAAATTCAAGGCATCGGAGCGACGGGAGCAGAAACCGTTTCGGTGTTTGGAAAAAGGTCGCAAGTTCCTTTCTCTTTGGTCGAGTCGAATCCCGTGTCAATGACCAAGTTGATGGAACGAAATCTTGCCTGTTCTGATATTGAAACGTTCTGGAATTCTTTGGACGCAAAGGACAAACAAAAGCTTTCTGGGTGGTTCGAAACGACTGGAAGTCTGGGAACTGACGATCAGGTCTTGAAAGAACTCGGCATTGTCGGAAGCACGGGACAAAAAAGTTGTTTGGGAGACTTGAAGCTCCAGTACAGCAAGTACAACATGGCGTCAAGACGAGCCCTCCAAATTTCAGTCACGAATTTCAACGTGAGCAATGCACATTTTCAAGAAGCCAAGAAAACCGTGAAGAGCTCAGTGGACAAAACGAGCGTGGAGAATCTTCGAAAGTACGCAGAGAGTCCATCAACTTTTGTCCTCGAAAAGAAACAATAAATTCCAAAGTAATATTTTTCTTTTCTGCGAAAGAAAAATGCAAAGTGTGAAATTTTATCAAGACTATCTCTCAAAAAAGTTTGGTATTCCCCCGGAAGAGACGGAATATGTTTGCGACGATAGCGAATACAAGACTTACTCAATATACTTTCGAATTCCAAAGTACGACGTATATTGCAGTTGGGAGGAGAATGAAGATACAGGAGAAACCTCCTGTTACGACGATAATTGGAATCATTCGACTGTCAAAAAAGAGCTGAAAAAGGTTATCCGCGAGTCCCGCGAGTACAAAGACGAGTATCCCAAAAGAGAAAAACTCGCAAAGAAACGAGAAAAGGAACTCGAGGAAAAGCTTGATATTCTCCAGAAAAAATACACGACTCTTCGAGAAAAGTATGTCGAGCTCAAATATCGTCCGGAAAACTACGGTGCAAGAAAAGCACAGAAACATTTCGAGGACATCGCCAAAGAATAAAAACTCTTTTTCCTTTCTAAACAAAAGAAAACAAATGGAGCTCTTTCCTTCCGTCTACATTGTTCTTTCAGAACCGTCATGGCCAGGTGAAGCAAAGTGTCTTTTCTACTCGAGAGACAAAGAAGAGGCTGAAAGTTATGCGGAAAATCATATGGAAGAAATTCGAGATTCAATCGACGAAGAGGAATTTCGCGTCTTTTTGACACAGAAGGAAGATGTTTGGACCCTAAAATATCAAAGTCTTGGTCTTTTGTGGGATGGACCAATTGAGCTCCACACTCGAGTTTCCGTCCAGAAAGTGGAGACGAATTGTGATAGAGTCTAGATTTTTGCCTTTCATTGTCCCATAAAAAATATCATAATATTTTTATTACCATACTTTGCACTAATTTTTCAGAGTCTTTTGCAAAATGCCAAATCTGTGGAACGCCAAGACGACACTTTTTCCCAAGTCTTTCGCGCGACACAGGAAATATGAAGAAAAAATATTTTTTCTTTGTGTTGGATATTTTTCTAAAAGTTTTAGAAAAAATATTGTGTTGTCCCTAAAAATTTTTTCAGAGTCAATAAAAATTCCCAAGTCTTTTTGAAGCTCTCGGAATCATTCTCGGGTGCAAACTTTTAGGAAGTCTTTCCAAGAAGACACAAAGATTAATAATGTTGACAGACCAAGAAAGGACGAAAATACAGAGTATCCTTGCGAGGAGATTTCCTGAAAGAATGGCAGTAATCTTTTATCCATTCCGTGGCGAGTCCTACCTTTCAAAAGAAAAGTTTATCATTCACAAGGATACGACTTTTGCCCATACAATGGCGGAAGTTCGAAAATACTGCCCTTCCGATAAAACTTTGACGGTTGTCAGTTCCGAAAAGAGACGCCCTCTTCTAATGACAAAAACAATGGGAGAACTTGTCAGAGAACACGAAGATAATGAACAAATACTCTGTTTGTTGTACTCTGAAGAGTCAACATTTGGTTGATAAAAATAATAAATATTTTTATCTAGTACGTTCTTCCATCAGTCAACAGCCACCAAACAAAGAAACCAACAGCAAGTGCGACAAGAACCGTTAGGACAGTTCCCGAAAACATTCCCTGAAGCAGCCAAAGAACAAACACGAATAGGAGCGCCCCGAGAACAATCTGAAGAGGAGACATTACTTTGTCGACCAAACCAAGAAAAAATATTCAGAATTATTTTTTGTGAAAGATGCAGGAAGACTTTGAGTTGAATGACGACCAAAAGCGAGTGACGAGATGCCTCGAGAAGTTTATGGCTCGTGAACCATCCACAAACTTTCGGAAAAATTGCGTTCTCTTATTTGGTGCAGGGGGAGTCGGAAAGACGACAACAGTCCGTCGTTTCTGTATGGAATATTTTGAGAAGAAGGAAGATGTTGCTCTTGCTTGTCCCACACACAAGGCAGCAGAAGTTCTGAGAAAGGGAATGAAAGGTTTCGAAGTCGTCACAATTCATCGCTTTCTCGGACTCCAGTTCGTCTACGACAAGGAAGGGAACGGAAAGATGGAAAGAGTTGCAGAACTCGAAAAGACGAGGTATGTTCGTCTTTTGGTTGTGGACGAATGTTCCATGATTGATAGAAAGCTCTTGGAGTACATCGGTGACTGGTCTCGACACCATATGGCGAAAGTTCTTTTTCTTGGGGATAAGCACCAGCTTCCTCCTGTTGGAAGTTCGTCGTCTCCTGTTTTTGACTTGGTGTCTCCCAACAACAAGTTGAGTCTCACAAAGAACATGAGGACAAATGACAACAGCATCGCATTCGCTCACAAGCTCTTCCGAGATGCTGTAGACACCCACAAAATAGAGTATCCAAAGTCATGGACAATGGACTCTGACGACCCAGACGCTTCCGTTTTTATCGTCCCAAACAAAGAGTATCTCATTTCTGAGTTTGTCCAAAAAGACGCGAATGAAGAAGAGTCATCTGTCATTCTTGCATGGCGAAATAAGGTGGTATTCGAGTACAACTGTGCCGTTCGTCTCGAGTTGTTTGGAGAGAGGAGTCGGAAGAACCCCTACCTAGCGGGAGAAAAGATGATATTCCATAGCTACTTTATTTCTGGAGGCCATGAGAGGAAGAAGAAAAAGAACGGGATAAAGTACACCACTTGCGAAAGGACAGTGGTTCATTCTGTGGAAACTGGTTGCTATGACCATCCTTGGTTTGACGATGGACTTTGGGCCTATAAGCTTCTCATCAAGACACCGAAAGCGACCGGGGGCCTGGACACTCTCTTCATCGTCCAAAAGAAAGACAGGAAAAAATACGAGGATAAATGCAAGGAAATGAAGAGAATTTATCGGGCATCTCATTTGGGACTTGATGTGAATGAAGTGCCTCTCGAGGAAAATGAGGACAAGGGAAATGAAGTGGAAGAGAGGAAGAGAAAAGAGTGGAGAGAATTTTACTGGATTGCCGATTCTTTTTTGCCGCCCGCCAGCTACAGCTACTCTCAAACATGCCATAAATCACAAGGATCTTCATATGACCACGTTTTCTGCGATATGGGGGATATTTTGAGTAACTGGACAAAGAGCGACGCATACCGATGCGCATACACAGGCGTTAGCAGAGCCAGGAAAACACTTTATATTATCTGAGAGAAGAATGGCATATTTTATTGGACATAAAATATGTTTGGAAAAGTGAAAGGATATTTTGTTGGAGAATGAGAAAGGAAAAAGATGAATTGTGAGACGAGGAAAAAAGGAAAGTTATGCGGAAGGGAAGAGTGCAAGCCTTGTTTTTGTCGAAGTTTTGCGTCGTGTGAAAAGTCAAAATATATGGTTGAAGGGCAGGGGAGTCCTTTGTTGATTGCGAGAAGCGCAAACAGGAACGCCAAATTTGTTTGTTCTGATTGCTGCCATTCTTTCGAAACTCTCATTTCAAACGTTTCAAATGGACATTTTTGTCCCTTCTGTTGCAACAACAGACTTTGTCCCGACAATGGGTGTAAAACATGCTTCAAAAAAAGCTTTGCAAGCCACGAAAAAGCCAGGTTTTGGAGCGCCAAAAACAAACAAAGTCCACGAGAAGTTTTTGCAAACTCCAACAAAAAAGCCTGGTTTGATTGCGAGAAATGTAAGCATTCTTTCGAGGCTGGTCTTTCAAATGTCTCTTCTGGTTCTTTTTGCCCCTTTTGCTCGGGGAGAGTTTTATGTTCTTCGAAGGAATGCACGATGTGTTTTGAAAAAAGTTTTGCCAACCACGAAAAAGCCAAATGTTGGAACCTCGAGAAAAATAAAAAGACTCCAAGAGAAGTTTCTCTTGGGTCCCATAAAAAGTTTTGGTTTAACTGCGGCGATTGCGAGCATTCTTTTGAGATGGAGGCCAGATGTGTGATAAAAGGGCAATTCTGTCCTTTTTGTTCCAATAACAAAATGTGTCTCTCTGAAAAGTGCGGGACATGCTTCAAAAAGAGTTTTGCCAACCACGAAAAATCCAGGTTTTGGAACTTTGAGAAAAATAAAAAGACTCCAAGAGAAGTGTTTATGCGTTCAAATAAAAAATATTGGTTCAAATGCGACAAATGCAAGCATTCTTTTGAGACGGGTCTGAACAAAATCTTTATTGGCCGCTTCTGCCCTTTTTGTTCCAGTGAAAAACTTTGCCTTTCCGAAAATTGTGAGACATGTCTCGAAAAGAGCTTCGCAACGCATGAAAAAGTCGCTTTTTGGAATTTTGAGAAAAATAAAAAGACCCCCAGGGAGGTGTTCAGAAACTCAGAAAAAAAGCGCTGGTTCAAATGCGCGAACGGGCATGACTTTTTCAGTATTCTAAAAAACGTTTCCAATGGAAGCTGGTGTCCGAAATGCAAAAATAAAACGGAGACGAAACTTCTCTCTTTCCTCGAGGAGAACTTTGATGGGGTAATTCACCAGTTTAAAATTTCATGGTGTAAGAATCCAGAAACAGACAGGTTCCTTCCTTTCGACTTTTGTGTTTCGAAGACCGTCATCGAGCTGGATGGGAGACAACACTACGAACAGGTCTCGAACTGGCGAAATCCGGAAGAACAACAAAAAACGGATAGATACAAAGAGAGTTGCGCTCTGACCAACGGACATTCTGTTTTGAGAATTCTTCAGGAGGATATTTGGAACGACAAAATAAACTGGAAAAAACTTCTTCTCGAGAATATAAAGGACCATGAAATTCCGATCGTCAAACACCTTTGGGATAAAAGTCTCACACGATAAAAATATTTATTCAAATATTTTTGGCTATAAAGTCCCATATTTAACACCATCGCTTCCAATTCGTATGCCCGATACCCGGATCAGTTCTGGCGCAAACGGGCTGGTCCGGCGGAAGATTGTCCCATGCAGAAGTTGTACAGCTGTAAATATTATCAATGTAGCCAACCGGGACCTGGACTGTCGACTTTGGCAGCCATGGACGTGCCAAATCTCTACGAGTTTCATATTGCGGCTCCACAGAGCCTCCAGAAAATGGTTGGAACGACCGACCGACATAAGCTGGGCCTACAATTCTCTGCGGTGTTCCGATACCCCAGTCGAGATTGTACCAGGGTCCGTGATGTGATATTACAGGGCCTGTTTGAAACGACATGACTTCTCTTACATTATCGAAAGAAAATTTTCAACTCTTTGTACAAAATAAACATCTGAAACAAAACAAAGAAAACTATGTCTGACGCTTGGTTCACTTCGACTGACTCTGTTCTTCTCTCCCGTGAGTGGTACACGAACAAGGACGGTCAACTCGTCACCCTTCCCGAGGAGCCTTCTCTTGTGATTATGACGAAGAGCGACTTTTACAAGGACAGGGGTATGATTGAGGGAAAGGAGGTTGACAAGTACAAGGGGTGGACCGAGGAGCAGAAGAACGAAGCTTATGAGGCTTATTCTTCTGAACTCAAGGAGCAATACGCAAAGGAGAAGGAAGAATACAACCAGATTGTTTCTTCTTTTGAAAGGCACACTTCAGTCATTGGCAGACACTACACTCCCATCGTCTGTCCACAGAACGACATTGTGTCGTCTGAACCGACTGGAAGGAAGTTCCGTGTTCCCTCGTCTTTGTTCCCGGTGTGTTCTTCCCTCCAGAGTCTTTGCGACTTTGAGACGGAGGATGAAACTTCCCATGTTCAAGGAGAAAAGGACGAGAACGAAGAGTGTCAAAGCGTTTCCTTCCACTACCTCTACTGCGTGGCGGGTATTGAATGGCTTCTTTGGTTTCAAGAAAACAAGGATGCACCTCAAGACGTGAGAAACGACAAACTCCGAGAGATTCTTCACGCAAACTATGAATCACAAATCTCTCAGGAGGAAAAGGACCACAGGAAGAGTCTCAAGAAGGAAGCTCTCTCGCTCCAAAGGGAAAACCAAGAACTTGTCGATGCTTTCGAGGAGACGGACAGGTACTACATTCTTATGGACTATGCAAAGTACCTTGGAAATGATGACCTTTACGAAACGGCTGGCTGGTGTTGGGGAAAGTCTGTGGTTGGTTTCACTCCGAGAGATTTCCGAATTCAGCTGAACTATCCGGACATTTACACCTACGAGGAAAAGGTCAAGATTCGTGACAGTCTTTCTTGGCTGAACGAGAAGGATGTTCCCATCAACTAAATATTAATTGTTAATATTTTATGAATCAACCACAATATGGAACAAATAAGAATATTTTGTACTTGACTCGAAATGCAGTGTGACACGATGGACCACTATTCTTACGGACTTTGCTCTCTCGGAAAGAGGAAGAGCGAAAATGTTGAGGTTTGTCCCAACAAAAAGACCGTAACGAAGAAAGTCGTGTTTGACGCACGCGTTGCGAACACGTCCCAACAGCAGACCAAGCAAATGAGAGAGATTCTTTTGCAGAGACTCGCGCACATCGAAGAAGCAGAGAGACTACTGGAGGAACAACTCGAGATGAAGGAACGTCAGGCCAAGGCTTTGGAAGAGGAGAAACTTCTTCAAGAGTTTCTCGTGGCGTGTGAAATGTCTGGAGTCTCCCCTGATGAGAGAGCCGTCAAAAGGTTTGGAGAAGCGAGAAGAAAGTTTGTGGTAGCAAAGAGGCATCAATAAAATATTATTTACTAATATTTTCAAAGTTTGCGGAAGCGAGGATGTGTTGAATCCAAGCCTTTTCGTACCGAAGTCTTTCAAGGGACTCTTTGATGTTTACAATGTCTGTTTGGATGGCCTGAGCCATCGTCTCGAAAATGTTCATATCTTGTACGGACGACATTTCTACTCATTGTTTATTTTGTGCTTATAGTGGACCATGTTCAATAAGGAAGACGGTCTCGATGTCTTGACCATTCACTCTGTCCCTCTTTGCGCTCTTGGTGAGAGCGAGAGCCTTCTCAAGGAGACGAACGGTGCAAGACTCGACAATCAACTGAAGGAGGTCGAGAGCCTTCTCACTGAGACGAACACTGTCGACCATTGCGAGCTTGTCGGCAATTTCCTTGACGATGGTCCTGAACCTTTCCTTGGGGATAATCATGCAAGTTTGACGCTGCTGCTTGCGGATTTCCTGGACATTGGTCTCCTTTCCCTTGAGTTCAGAACCGGAACCGGCCTGACGACAAGACAAGAAAACGGAGCCCTTGGCGCCAGATTCTTTCTTCGAAGGAATAGCAAACACGGGAAGGTGCATCATTTCGGCGGCCTTGACAACGTCTCCCTTGAGTAGAGTCGTCCTCTTGGCGTACTGCATCGCCAAAAGAGCCTTTCCCAAAAGCTTGTGGAGCTTCATGTGGACAAACCCGGTAATGGGTTCAAAGGCGGTGGCCGATGACGTGTGAGAACCCGCTTTCCTCAGAAGATGTTGAGTGGTGGCCTTTGGAAGCTGAGTTTCCTTGTCATGCACAAAGCTCGATAGGTGGCCGGAAGTTCGGGTAAGGGTCTTTTTTCCTGATTTGGACATTACAGAACAACCTTGACAAACTTTTGTCAAAATTTTTCATTCGAAAAATGTCGTGTGTAATATTTTTAAAAAAATTAGTTTATAATCTTTTGTAATGGCGTCCAAAGCAGTGAAACAAAAGTCAAAGAAGTCTGGTGAGGCATCCGACCGCAAGAAACCGTCCAAGGACATCAACTTCAAGGTCGGTATTTATCGTGTTCTGAAGCAGGTCCATCCCGACCAGTCTATTCGGGTGGAGGCTCTGGAAGAACTCGACAAAATCGCCCTCTTTGTGGGAAAGAAAATCGCCAAGGATGCCGCAATCCTTGTGGGCTCTGAAAGCAAAACCATCAACGGGCGCGCCATCATGGGTGCGACTCGAGCTCTTCTCCCCGGCGAGCTCGGAAAGCACGCCATTTCAGACATCACAAAGGCCATCACCCACACCGCGTCTGCAAACGCCAGCGAAGAACACAAAGGAGAATCGCGTTCCCACAAGGCGAAACTCCAGATGTCTGTGGCGCGAGCTGAAAGAGTCATCCGGGAAGAGGCGTGTTCTTACAGAGTTTCAGAGTCTGCTGGCATTGCTCTTGCTGCTGCACTCGAATATCTGATTGCCGAGATTGTCGAACTCGCTGGAAACGCCGCTCGTGACTCGAAGAAGGTGAGGGTTTCCGTGAAGCATATTCAGCTTGCCGTCCATAACGATTCTGAGATGATGGCCCTTCTCGGAAAGGGTATTTTCTCCGGAGGTGGAGTCAAACTCGTGAGCATGAGCTACTCTCGCTCGAAACCCAAGAAGACCGCCGCTGCTTCTCCCAAGAAGAAGACTTCCCCTAAAAAGAAGGCTTCCCCGGCCAAGAAAAAGTCTCCCGCCAAAAAGAGGACAGTGAAGAAGACCAGGTCCCTGAAGAAGGATGAGGAGGGAAGGAGCCCGTTCTTCTAAAAAAATATATTTTACTGATATATTTTAGAACCATCCCCTTTGAGAAGGATGTGATTGATGATGGTGAATTATCCAATGTCTTCTCTGGCATCGAAAAGGCAAAGAATTCACAAGGCAGCACGCGTCTTTTTCCGACTCTTGTGGTGTTTTATGAGACGAAGTGCAAATTGGTTGCCAATCTCCTCCCTTGGCTCTTTCGAATCGGTAAGTGCTCCAATTCGTCCCAAAGAAGAGAGAATTTATTGGAACACGCATTCTCTTTCCGAATGTTGTGCGAACATCACCCTTCTTTGTGCCAACAAACCACATCGGAACAAAACTTTGCGCTCCGGTCGCCATTCCGGAAGAAATTGCAGCGACGTACACTTGTGTCGGGTCGGGACTATCACCAAAGGCAGACATTACAAGAGGAAAAATGCAAAAGACACAAAACTCGTTTGTCTTCCCAATTCCATGGCACTTTTATTCGTAAAAGTTTGCCAAAAATATTTGTAGTCTCCCCTTCTTTCCAAAGTCTCGCTGTGAATCTTGTAGACTTCATGCTTTCTCAACTTTTTCTTTTTCTGGATATCCCAAAGGTTATCGTAAACTTCGCGAGTTTTAGTGTTTACCAAGGGACTTTTCACAGTTTTTGGGTCCTTTCCATAAAAGGTGAAGGGTATCGATGTTCTCGAGTGAGCTCCAATCCAGAAAGTTCCTTGATGGACAGGATTTCTGAGTCTATCCAGTATTCTCCCTTCCATCCTCAAAGAATCTTTTCCGAATTTTCTGGTGATGTACTCAAAGTTTAGCGGACCCGTGTACACAGCTGCCAAATTTCTTGCACAATCTTTCGGCATTGGAAAAAGGTAAAGCTCTTTGTCTTTTGAGAGACGCGAGACAACATTTTCTTTATCAACCAGAAAAAAAGAATTTGGGACGATATAAAGCCTCTTCTTGTTTTCTTCATCCCAAACATACTGGAGTTTTTCTATCCACATTCCGATGTCTTGGTCCATATTTATCTTTGCAAAAATAAATATCACATCACCAAGAAAAATATTCTGGTTTCGAAAACATTCCATCAAACCCATCGAGGAAACAAGACGGAGCGATTCCTCGGCAGAGCTCTTTCTTTTTTACGACTCCGGAATCCCTCAAAGTTTTCGCCAAAAGTTCAGAGCAAAAGACTGTGTTGTCATGTTCTGACCTTCCCAGAAAATAAGCAAACATACACTCGTCCATTGAAAGGTCAAAGTTTTTCTCTGCCGCTTTCAGGAAAGAGTCCATTTCGAGTTCCTTCTTTATTCGAACGACGGCGGCTGTTTTGTATCCTTTGTATCTTTTGAGCTTTTGGTCAAAAGGTATCATCCTCGGTCCTTTTTTCTTTCCTTGTCCAATATCCGCTTCCCAGAGGAACAACTTTCCCCCAATTTTCACAACCATTGCACAGTGGCTGAATTCGCAATGAGTCAGAAAACAGATGATGCGTTCGGGAAACGTCTTCCCCGAAAAGAGGATAACGTCTCCTGTTTTCAGAGTCGATGGGTCAAAGACGCCAAAGTTTTCTCTCGGTCTCTTTGAGAAGAAAAATCCGATGACAAAGAAAGAAAGAAACGCAAGGAGAAGAAATGCGATAAGACACAAAAGTTTCAGCATTATTTTTTGTCTTTGCAACTTTTATCGACAAGTAATGTCAGGAGGATATCTGCCTCTTCTTGGAAGTGAAACTCAGGAACCTCTTCCATATCTTGACGAGAAAGCCGTTTACTCTCGAAATTATACTGGCTCAATGCCTAGCATGTACGAGACAGATTACACAAAGACCTATGTCCCCACAAATTCGTCCGATATTTATGGATACTCAAAGCCCATCGGTGAACAATTATCGGAAACATGTACGAACCCGAACAAAACTCTTTTCTTGAAAACGACGTAGGTGCGCAAACACCCGTGTCTGATTCCGTTTCTCGACATTATGGGATGACGAGACAGATTAAGGAGAATTTTGAATTTGACACCGGACAAGACGACGAACCAAATGTCACAGAAATAAACCCAGAAAATGTCAACATCACAATCCAAGAAACGCCTCCGACGCAAAAAATAACCTTCCGGCCTGTGGTCGTCTTTATGCTCTTTGTTGCCGCTTGGTTTGTTTCGAGTCTTTGGGTGGAAGTTGCCGGAAGAGCACTTGACAAATGGTTTTACAACACTCGGGTAAAAACTCTGAGTTTGATGGTTATCGTGGCCATTGTTTTCACTGTCCTATTGGCTCTTTCTGCATACTGGACAGGCATTCCTTTTTTGACTCTCGAACAAGCATAAATTTAGTAAAAATTTATGTATGGCTCAAATACAGCACAAAGAAATTCATCGTCCGGTTTCTTCAAAAAGATGTTGTCTCTCTTCAAACATCCTCTCATAAAAGAACTCGGGTCAACACAACACAAAAGTTTCTCGACGTGAACTGGGACATCCACACCATATTTTACCAACCAAGCGAATTGTTCGGCGTCCATTTCCTCGACTTGTACGGATTCGTTCTCCTCGCATGCTTTCCGAACAGAGAGACAATCAGCGTTTGCAAGTTTCATCCTTTGTACTCTCTATACCACAAAGGTTTTTCTTTTTGGGACACCAAAAGAGACAGCGTGTTGTTCTCAATAACATATTCTTGCAAAAGTTCTGAGAGTTCTGCGATAATCTCGAAAGGATTGACTTCTGGAATCTTCACGAGAGGTTCGGAAAGAACATCGCTCAGAGTTGAAACTTTTTCTTCTTTTGTTTCTGATAAAATTTGAGAAAGAGAAAAAATTTCTTCTTCGTCTCGAATTGGCTCAAAAGGTTCTTCTCTCTCCTCTCCATCCAAAAGGAAGAGGAGCCAGTTTCCGTATTTTTGTTGTTCCCATATTTCTTTCCGGAGAAAGAAAACTCTCTCTTCCAACACTCGGATTGGAACTCCGGGAAGTTGTGTCATTACGAATTGATGACTCTAAAAGGTAAAAGTTTCCCAAATTTTATAGGATGGTAAACACATTTCTTCCCCATTCAGACTTTTCAAAGAGCGCAAAATCTTTGGATAGCAGAAGGCTAAACAAACAGATTATCGAGGCTTATCAAATCCTCACAATTCTCGAAGACCTTTGGTATCTTTCTCTCGCATTCGACGATGAACCTCCCCCTCTCGATAAAAGTTCGAGCAAGAATATTTGCGAGTCTTTTGTTCAAAGATGCGAATGGATACGAGAGTTTTCTCGAAAGTATCGCAAGACACCGAACAAGCTCACACGAGACTACCAAATAGTTCTCAGAGGAAAAGACATTGCTTCTGGGAAGAAAGGCTTGCAAATAAATCTTGGGTTCTGCTGCCATCCAGCCACAAAAATGTGGTTTGGATACGAGAGGGCTCTTCGAAAATACATCAACGCGTGCATCTCTGAACTCTCAGAAAGAAAGACAAAAAACGGAAACATTTGGAAACTCCCAAAGAAGAAAATTCGTGTACAGCGCACCGTTGAGATGCCTTGGTGGTGCGGACTTTCTGCGTTTCACCAAAGTCACAAAGCGGCGCTTCTCCGAAAAGAACCCGAGTCGTACAAGGAGTTTTTGTACTTGACAGAGGAAGAAAAAGAACTCCAATATTTTTGGCCATCCGATTATGGGGCAAAGGAGCTTTATAAAAAAATATAGATAATTTTTTTAGTATGCGGATGAGTACGACTCGTATTCGGAGCTGTTGTACGGGACAAGCTTGGTATAAGTTTCAGGAGTCTTGGGAAGTTCCTTGACGATAAAAGGCTCGACGGGTGGAACTACATCCCTGACAACGGCAGGTTCAGGAGCGGGAGGAGGAACGGGGATTTCTTGAACAATCTTGGGTTCTTCTTCAACCTTTTCCTCTTCGAATGAAAGGCTCGGAAGAGGGATGAACTTGATAATATGCTTTTGGACGGGCGAACCGTTCATCACATAACCGAGGCTCTGAGTCAGAATGGCAAAACCGTTATCAATCTTCTCACGAGCCACACGAGTGGAAGCGTTCTTGAGTTCTCTTTCCCTCTGTTCAACGATGACGATGACCGCCTTCTCTGCTTGCGACTTTCCCTTAATCATCGCAAGCGCCTCTCCATCAACAGTCAAGAGAAAATCATTCTCAGACTCGACACTGTAAAGGTTTTCCGACAAAAGTGTTTTAGCTGCCATTAACTTTGACACTTTGAATTTTTATAAAAATTATGCGTTGTGCCCGCCCTCTGTTTTTTATTATGTGCCTAGTTCTGCTGATTCTTATGTTTTCTTTTTGGGCCACAGAAAAGAAGCTCACAGGAAATGTGGAAGAGAGTATGCATTTTCTTCTTTCTTCGATACTTGGACATATCGCCGTTTCATGCGCGACCTTTTGCGTAGCTCTTTCGTTAGCTCTTGAGGCGGCGGAAGAATAAGTTTTCTTTTGCTCAAGAAAACAAAGTAATGTTTTTGAATCAACTGGAAAGAAGTCTTTATCTTTGGAAGAACAAGACAATGTTTTGCGCGTACAATCAAGAAGCAAGGGAGGAGGAAAAAGTTGTTGCTCTCGTTGGCGACTCTGGCATCGGGAAAAGCAGAGAACTTTGCAGAATTTCTGGCATCAAACATTCGAAACAAAAAGGTGTAGTCGAATACAACATCGTTCTCGGTGGAGGTACAAAATTCGTTAGATTATTAGAAATTCCAGGAGACAGTTTCGACCCAAACCCTATAAAAGGCTGCTCATTGGTTCTCGGAGTAGCTGGAAGTTCCGCAAAGCTCTTGTCTTTTTGGAGAGAGCAGACCAAGGACAACAGTTGTTTCTTTGAACTTGTGAGACTCTGCGACTTGGAAGAGAGACTTGAAGCTATATGAAAACTTTGTAAGATGCAAAGTTTTCTTTTACTCGAAAATATTTCTGTGGAACCTGTTGTTCAAAAAGCAGTGTGTAACGAAACTGGTCAACTCGTCGTTCTGAAAAGAGTGAACGGGCAAGAAGAGAAATTCTATGAGAAGAATATCCATCACGAAAATATTTTGGAAAGACTTGGAACTTTTTCTGGACTTTCCGTGTTCCCTCAGTACAACACGGACTTGTATATGTTTGTGACCACTTTCGGTCCTTGTAGTCATCCTTTCCAAAAAAAGGTGAAACTTTGTCTTTCGAGAGCTCTTCGTTGTATTCATTCATTCGGGATTGTACATTGTGACGTGAAGCCAGAGAACGTCTTAATCTCGACCAAGGGAAGCGTCGTCCTTTCGGATTTTGGAAGTTCACAAACTCTGCCCATCAAGGACCCACAAACAACTCTTGCTTATCAAGCCCCAGAAATTCTGCGGGGGGAAGAGTTGTCTGAAGGGATAGATTGGTGGGCACTAGGGTGCACACTCGAATTTTGCGAAAAAGCGTTCCACATCTTTTTGGCACCCACGGAAGAAGAAACTCTGGAAAAGATAGAAAAAAGACAAAAGATTGCAAAGCTTTTTTCAGATGATGCAAAATTTCGTGGAAAGTAATAATGTCACAGACAAAGAGCTACTTTCAAGTCCTTGCGACGCCCGAAGAATTCAAGGATGCGGAGAAAAAGCTTCTCTACCAGATTAAAATGGACGAGAACGAGATGGCACCGCATAAAGCAAGGGAGCTGATGTCGACTTTCGAAACGATATGGAACATTAAAGCGTCTTTTACACTATAAAATATGGGCAAGTACAAGTTCAAAAAATTTGTCTTTCCTTCGGGAAAGGTCGTATACATCCAGGGTTATGAAGACAAGTACCTCGAAGTGCTCCTTTCAGAGTTTTCAGAGGAAGAAATACTCGTCTGTGAAGAGACTCCGTATTATGTTCCATACTTTTGGTATGGAAAGACCAGAAAATACCTTCCAGACTTTTTCATCCCATCAAAGAACCTCTTTATTGAGGTGAAGAGTGACCATACTTTTTCTCGGACGAGAGGACTCGAGAGGAAAACAAGGGCAAAACTCAAGGCGTGCAATGACCTCGGCTATGACACGCGTTTGGTTGTGTACAAGAGTCGAAGTTCAAAAGTTTTCTCACTCTTTGAAGAAAAAGAAGGAAAGTTAAGATGTCATTCCGAAGGCAAGGAAAGTGGATAACAATTGGATATGCTTTGAGGACTGCGAGGGAGAGACGAGAGGCTTTTAATGATGCGATAATTAGCGCATGCTTCTCTGGAGAGAAAAAGGTTGAGAAAGAAAAAGACGGAATTCTTGTGTCTTCTGGGAAAAAGTGTCCAAACTATGTGTTTTGTGTGTCTTATGCTAGACTCCAGAAAAACGTCGCAAGCTTTTTGTACGAACCCTTCACCGGTTTCACTCTCGAAGATTACGCTTTGCTCAAACCGTTTGACTTTTCACAAGCTCTGAGAGTTGGGAAGCACATGTGTAAAGCGGTGGCTTTTATTCACAAACTTGGCATTTGTCATCGAAATATCAATCCAGACACTTTTGTGGTTGTTCTCGAGAATGAAAAAGGAAAGGCAAAGGCTACCGCGAAACTTTGGAAGTTTGGAAACTCTTGCCCTTTGAAAGAGTGGGGTTTAGGAGAAATTGTCGAACCAGAAAATACGGCGTATTCTGCCCCAGAAACTCGCGTAAAAAGTAATGTGCTGAGTCGTCAGGATTGGGTCTATGCAGACAGATACAGCCTGGGATTATGCCTTGAGTATCTTTTTACAATGGGAAAGAGTGGAAAGGCAGGAACAAGCGGAAAAGCAGAGAGTTTGATAAAGCCGAAAGAACTTGCGGAATTCATCGAGCAACTAAAAAACACAAGAGCCAGGAGAAGACCGTCGGCTCTTGCTGCTGTGAACTTTTTCGAGCAACTCTGAGAAAAAATAAATAATTATTTTTTATGAACGAGTCCAAACCCAGACTCCATTGAAAAGTCTCCACCTTCCCAGATCCCATACTGGCCTCGCGGTTTTGAGGAAACGCCATCCGGAAAAGTTTATGGAACGAGGAGCGTAATCGTACAGAGAGGTGTAAAGAGCCATCGGATATCCGGAAGAACCTACCGGGAAATAGTAGGCATAGCCTTCCTTCTTTGGCCCGTCTTTTCCGGATGTAACACCGTCTTCCTTGATAACCATCATTTGAATTCTTCCATCGTTTGACGCGTTTTCAAACTCTGCCTCTGTCATTTCGACGCCAGACTTGTCAGCACACATCATCAACTTTTTGAGTTCTTCCAGGACTTGGTCTTCTTGGGTGTAGCCTTCAGTAATTTGCACGGCTGATGGCTTCCGGAAAAACACAAGCCAAACGATCATTGCAACAACAAAAAGAATCAGAATCCAATTCAACATTTCCAAGTCTGGGAGAAAGCACTTAGACGAGCTCATTAATTCTCTTGATATTTTTCTGCAAAAATATCTTAGGTTCTTTCATCTCCAATGTCCAAGTCGTCTCCAGCGTCGAGAACATTCTCATCCTCATCCCCGCTGTCAGATTCTTTTTCCTTGTCTTCCTCCTCTTCTTGTTCCAGAATATTTCCATCGTCAACTTCCCATCCCATTTCGAGACACACTGCTTTTTGTGCTTCCGTCAAAGCTACAACTTTACCTTTTTTGTCCTCGAAGCCGAGAACTGTGGTTTGATTGGCTTCGTCAAAAACGAAGCCGTGTTCTGTGTGGACAAGTTTGCCGGACGGGCTCTTCTTGAGTTTGTTGGTTGAGATGGATTTAAGGTAACCGTCAAGCTTTGAATTCTTTTTGGCAACATTATCCTTTGCGGGTGCCTTTTTCGTACCAGAAGTCGCGAACTGGATTTCCTCCTTCGTCTTTTTGAGTTTCTTGGCGTGAGCGGTACAGTACATCTTTCCATCAATCTCTTCCTTCCCACCGTAACCACACTCTTTCCCAGACCCAACGGTGAAGCCTGAACACTTTATCTTCTCTGCCTTTTCGGCAACCTTTCGCGGTCGCGGAGCTCTCTTTGTGGGAATCGGAGCACCGCCAAACTCAAGGAGGGCTGCATCCATATTCTCTTTCGAGATGTCAAACTTCTTCATCAGAAATTCGACGAGCGCTGTTCTTTGACCATCAATCTCCTTCTGAATCAGAATCTTGATGTTTTCAAAGTTTGACATGTTTTCTCTTTTTGTTCTTGAACTTGTTTGCTCATTGTACGATTTTATTTCTTGCAAAAGAAATAAATTTATTTAGAAGTCAACTTCCTCATCCTCCTCATCCTTTTTCTCCTCGCTCTCATCCTTTTCCTCCTTCTTCTCTTCCTTCATCTGCTTGGTGAGTTCTGCGATAAACTTGGAGAAGCCCTTCTTGTTTGTCCTGTGAATGACACCGTGCTTTCCGCAGCTCTCGATGGAGTCATCATCCAACTCAACCATTTCATCCCCGTCCATCATCGCAATAACAACTCCAGAGTCAGTGGGATGCTCAACGAGGCCAGTCTCCTCATTGTACTTGAAACCTTGCTCATTGGTCTGGTCGAAAACAATGGGCTGAATTTCGACGGACTCTGCCTTCTTGACCTTCTTGGGTTCAGGCTCGGCCTTCTTGCTCTTCTTCTCAGGCTCGGGTTCAGGCTCGGCCTTCTTGACATCCTTCTTCGAAGCGGTCTTGGCGAGCGGCTTCTTGCTCTTCTTCTCAGTCTCAGAATCAGACTTCTTCGAAGCGGTCTTGGCGACCGGCTTCTTGACAGGCTCTTCATCTTCAGACTCGAGAGTTTCAGATTCGGAAGACTCCTCCTCAACCTTCTCCTTACCCTTACCCTTCTTGGGAGCGGGCTTCTTGGGCTTCGGCTCCTCCTCAGACTCATCATCCTCGGTTTCGGCCTTCTTGACATTCTTCTTGGACACGGTTCTCTTCACAGCGGGCTTCTTCTTGGACTTCTCATCCTCAGACTCATCGTCCTCAGTTTCAGCCTTCTTAGTAGGCTTCTTGACAGCCTTCTTGGGGGCGGCCTTCTTCTTGGGCTTCTCCTCCTCGGATTCGTCATCAGAGTTTGAGACCTCAACAAGTTTGGCCTTGGAAGAAGTGCGAGCGAGAGGCTTCTTGGGCACAATCTTCTCCTCCTCATCGGAAGAAATGTCAGTGTCCGAAGACTCATCATCATCACCAGAGAGATTCTTGAGAACAGTCGCGAACTTGGGGCAATCCTCCTTACCGCTGATGTAAAGCTTGTCCTTGAAAACGTAGAGCTTCTGAGTCTTGGTGGATTTGGTGCCGAGGCGGCCGGTGCTGACATTGTAGTATGTCCTCTTTCCGTCCTCGGCAGTCTTCTTCTTTGCGATGGTGATGTTCTTGTTGACAACCTTCATATCAACCTTGGCAGAAGAAGACACTGCCTTCTTAGGGGCAGCCTTCGTGGCGGCAGCGGGCTTCTTGGCAGACTTACCCATTTCATACTTCTCGAAGAAGTCGGAAACGGCAGTCTCAACAACAGACTCCTCCACGTCAAGAGCTTCAGCCAAGAACTCAACAAACTTCTCAGAGAAATCAGATTCAGTGAAAAGGTTGGAGATGATGTTGACGAGAGACTTGTTGATGGAAGACATATTGTTGTTTGTTTCAGACACGATATACAAATAAAACTTCTTTGGACTTTTGAACATTCGATTGAAGCTTTGACTTAGAATTTTCTTTTTGATATAAAGAAAATATGGCTGACAAAAATTTCGAAGTTGGAACCAACAAAAGACAAACACAGTGTTCGGACCCCGACCTGAATTCTGTGTTTTCAAAACTTTTAGAGGGAGAGATATCTCTAGAGGCGACTTATCAGAGGGATATGGTATGGCCAGAGACAAAACAAAGTATGCTGATAGATAGCATTTTCAACGAGATGTATATTCCAGCCCTTTTGTTCTCCTACAGGGAAGGACTTTTCTTTTGCGTTGATGGAAAGCAAAGACTCCTTTCTCTTCAGAGGTTTATGTCCAATGAAATTCCATGGAAGAGAAAGGCTGGGAATATTTGGTATTCTTCTGTTCCTGAAAAAAAGACTGGAGTTCCTCTGAATGAACAACAAAGGAGATGGTTCAACTCGAGGTCCCCAATGCGTTTCGTCACTTTTTATGGCTTGGATGAAGGAACGGAAATGCAAATGTTCCAAAGGATTCAAGACGGAATGCAACTCAAGTATACAGAGAAACTTTTGGCAAGTCAAAATCCCATTGTGAGATATTGCGTCGATACACTCCAAGTTTTGTATGGAGATGAGATGGATTGTCTAAGGTCAAACAAAAGGAAAGAGCACGTTCTGCTTTTTCTTCGAGTTTGTTTTCTCTGCAAAAATGGAGCAGACGCCAATGTTCTCTCGTCAAAAAAAGTTCAGGAATTCACAGACACACAAGAACTCTCTGAAATAAAAGAGACAGTGGAAGAAGTTTTGTCTTTCCATGGACAAAACATGCAAGTCTACAAGAAAAAGCCTCTTTGGTTTCTTTTGGCGACTTGCATTTGGCTGAAAGAAAGAGACTCGGATAAAACTTTGGAAGTTCTCGAAAAAATTATAAAAGAAGAAAAAATTGATGGGAAGTTGAACAAGAAAAACATTTCCCAACTTTTTTCACAACTCTAAAAAATATTTGAATATTTTTTTCTAAGTCTGGAGAAATATTGAAAGGTTCAGAGTGCTTTCGGAATTTTTATTTCTACAATGGAATCTTCCATTCTCCTTGAGGATTTGCCTTTCGAGGTTTTGTTGCACATCTTTGAACAAGTTACGTCTGGGGCGGATTTCTACAATCTCGCTCTTGTGTGCTCGCTGTTCTGTCGTCTCATCTCTAATAACAAGAAGAGGCTCTGCATCACCACCGATGCCAACAAAATTTTTGACAAGTCTGATGTGATGCTTAGCGTGGAGCGCGGCGTTGACCACTACCCTTACTTCCAAAAGAACGTCATTGGCACCTGTTCCCTTCTTTTGAACGGAAGCCTGCACGGAGTTACATCGGTCACAATCGGCGATGGTCTTCTGTTCCACTGCGAGTTCGTCAACGATGTTCTTCACGGACACTATGAGTATGACTCGTATAACGACAGCCTCGATCTCGTGGAAACTGTTGTCGGGACTTACTCCCACGGAGAAAGAGTGGACGGATGGAGAGTCTTTCGTGAAGGAGACGTGGTAGAAGAGTTTGCGTACCACGAGGGAAATCTCCTCTTCTTCAGGAACAGAATCCGTATCACAATTTATTCTGGACCGGAAAAGGAAGAGTATAATTGGGACCACAACATCAAGGGAGAAATCTGTGAAAACACAGGAGAGGAAATGGTGGTGTTTGTTAAAGACGGAGAAGAGTACGCTCACTGTTGTGAAGAGCACCAAAGAGAGATGCCCAATGGTTTGGACTAGTTTTATATTTTGTGTAAAATATATCTCATAAAAGCATACCATTGTTCCAATACTTTTCGGTCAAGAGCTCTCTGTAACTATTCCATCTTCTTTCGACGCCATGCTTCTTTCCATCCACAAATTCTATCTGAATTTCAGGCACAACTTTTTTCCCCATATGATGCCAATACTTCCAAAGAGTTCCATGGAGCTTTCCGAATCTGTAATGTCTCACCCTTGAAGGTCTCTGGTATTTTGTTTGGACAAGTTTCCCATGAAGCGTCCCATCTGGAAGAACCTCTTTTGTTGTTCTTTCTTCGGTCACGGTTTTCACACAAGAGTCCGCGAGTTTTTCTTTTTCCTCTGGGAAAAGAACGCAGAGAGATGCTTTTTCTCTGTTCGAGAGAAAAGAAAACATTGGGATATTTTTCTCCTTGAATGATGAGATAAGTTGTCTATTTTACTGAGAATATTTTCGCAAAAATATTCTATGTTTGGAATTGTTGCTCGGGAAACAAGGGGAAGATGAGTCTCGCAACTGCGTTTCCTCCCACACCGACATCAAAGTGAATGTTTGGAAGACCCGTGTGTCTATCGTATTTTTTCTTGTTATTTTTACGGCACTTCTCCCCACAAAAAACAGCGAATTCTCCGTCTTTGTCTTTCTCACACATTTTCGTTTGGACCCACTCGCCACAGCAGACACAGAACGGCATCTCTAAAATATTCGCAATATTTTTATTCACCTCTGTTTGTCCCTCGGTTTGTCTGGCACACCCTCCCACGATTCTTCTCCAACAAAAAGTTCTCCGTTCTGATACTTTAGTTTGCAGAAAAGACTGCCATCGGTGTTGAAAGCTGTATGGATTCCGTGTTCCTTTCCGTTGACGTAATCGGTTACGGAAGCGAGCTTCCCATTGTGGAACCACACTCTCTGCTTTCCGTGAATTTTCCCATTGGCATACGGAGTCGAAGAGTTTATCACACCGCCAAAGAAAAGGTCGGTGTTTCCGTGCCTTTCCGCTCGCTCGTTGTACCTTTCCACTCTTTTCTTCAGCGTGACTTTTCCAGAGAAGTCGTATATCTTCTTGGTTTTGATGATGCGAAAAGAGCCATCATTTGTGCGAACAATTTTGGTACTGCTCATCTTTTTCCAAGTAAAGAATAAAACTCAAAAGAGTCGGACAAAAAGAGATTCTTTCGGATTCAAATAAAATATTTAGAAATATTTTTATATCCTCAAAGAAAAATTTTTGTCGTACCCAGTGTTTTCTTTTCCGTAACCTTTTGGATTACTCGCAAAAGTTGTTTCTCCCCTTTTACTCAAAAACTTGTGGTGTGTATGCCCCCAGAGCCATAAGAGAACATTCTCTCTTGCCAAAAACTCGAGGTCAGAACAGTAACAACTTCTGTATTCGTCTTCTTTGTCTCCGAGAGCTTCACTTTCATCGAGTGGACAGTGATGTGTCAAAACCACAGTCTTTTTTCCTTTTGCAATTTCCTTTGAGAGAAAAGACACAGAGTCGCTCCACTCTTTTCGGATGAGTTCTGGTGAAATTTTTGGGATATAGATGTAGTCGTTCATTAGCTCATCGGCGTTGTCTGGGACGTTTGACCAAAGGGTCGTTCCGACAAATAAAACACCTCTGTACTCAAAAGAAGAGTTTTGAAGGAACTTGACGTTTCCGTGGCTTTTGCTTAGCTCGCGGATTCTCTCGTCTGTTTCTGCCATTGTATGTTCTCCATAATATTCATGGTTCCCAGCAAGTACAAAAACAAACTCAAAAGACTTGGAACACCAAGCGAGGAATTTGCTATAGTTCTTCGACCAAGGATTTCCAATGTCTCCGCAAAGACACAGAATTTTATTCTTGTTCGGAGTCAAAAGTTTCCCCGACAGAAACTTTTGTAGCTTCTGCGGGGAAAGTTCAAGGTGACAATCAGAGATTAAGCAGAGTTCCATGGTTATTTTAGAGGATGGAAGACACAAGAATCTTCGATAAAATATACAAATATTTTATGACAACAAAAGAATTTCGTAGCTTTTTGGGAAGAACACTGCAAAATCCCGAAAGTCAGAGATAGTTGGGACAATCTTGGCCTTCTCAAACTCGTCAGGGGAAATTCTTTCACAAACACTGAGAATTTCTCCTTGTGTGTTCTCCCCGCGATAAGAGACGAAACAGTTCTCGAGTTTTTCAAATGACAGAATTCCACCATAACGAAACCACGATATCACCTGGTGAATATTTGGCTTCTCAAATTGCAGACCATTTTTTGTGGGTTGTCCAAGCCAAACTGCAAACATTTAATTGGGAAGAATTCGTATTTGAAAAAGAGTGCCTTCCAAAAGTCATAAAATATTCTGTAATATTTTAGTGCTTGCTTGTGGCCAAAGAAGAAAAATGTTGTCCGAGTTCATCGACCTTTTCGGTGTTATTCGGAGAATACTCAATACCGTTTGACAAGAGTTCAATCATTCGGTCAAACTTTGAATTCATCTTTTCCAGCTGATTTTGAATCATCATGAGACGATAAGACTGGGAGTTCATGATGTCTTTGGCAATTCTTCTCAGACCAACATCTCTTTCCAAAGACACATAATTCACATCCTTCTTTTCTTTCCACATCCAAATTATTTGCCCATTTTGTTCCATCAGTTTGACATCCACAAATCCATCCTGCATACCGGATGTGAACATGAGACTTGGTTTGGTACCGGGAAGAAGTGAAGTATAGAAGAACCATCCTGTACCAATCTCTTTTTGAACTTCCAGAATGAATTTGTTCACCTCGCTCTGAAGAGCCTCCATGTGCAAAAAATTTTTATATCCAATAAAAATTCTCGTTTACTTTCGTCGTTTGTCGACCATCGCAGCACATTCAAAATCTATGGCTTTGAGTATACCGTGATTGTCCGTCAGAATGTTTCCTGCATGAAAATCCAAATGGTCAACGCCCTCTTCTTCGAGACATTTCGCGAGTTCTCTGATGGAGCTCCTTACTTCTTCCGGGAACTTTTCTGGGGGAAATACCCTGTCGAAAAGTTCCTCGTCCCTCAGCATTTTTGTTGATGAACGCATACAGATAGAAGAAGAGCCATACACTTCTTCTAGAGACATTCCGTACTTTTCCAGGGCGATGTAGTAGAACTTTTGGTAAAAGTCCAGACCGGTCTCCTCGTAGATTGCCCGAAAGGAGAAGAAAGTTCCGTACCTCCAAAGCTTTGGAGTCAGCTCTGTTCCTTCCAGACGTTCGTAGAACTCAACTTCAAGGGGCAATTCTTCCTCTCCGTAAGTTCTCGAGATTTTGATGTGTTCTCTTTTTCCTTCCTTTGGATGTAAAAGCTGGACCTTGCTGTCGACCCAAGCGTCGACCTTGCACTGAACGTCAACGTCATCACGTCCACGAAAAATGTGAACCTTTCCCTCAGCCTCGACTTTGATGATGGATTTCATGACGATAAAAAAAGATGGGAAATGTTCTTTTCAAAAGGAGATTCTCGAGTTCTTCGATGGGGATTTGGGAAAAATACTATATTTTATTGGCATATAAAATATTTCACGAAAAGCGTCTTTACAAAAACTCTGCGTACTCAAAGTCGATGAGTTTAAGAGTCCCATCTTCTCCCATCAGAATGTTCCCCGAGTGAATGTCCTGATGTTCTACCAGCATTTCAGAGAGTTCTTCGAGGAGATTTCTGATGGAGTCCCTGACTTTTTGCGGAAAGATTCCGTGGGGGAAAATCCTGTCAAAAAGACGAGAGCTTGCGAGGAGCTCTTCCGAACTGTTCATACAGTGGATGGACGGGCCATAAGTCTCATTAAGAGATTCACCAAACTTCTCGAAAACCATGTACGAGTAGTGTGAGTCGAAAGACAATCCAGAGCTTTTGTAGACCGTCTGGAAAGAAAACAAAGAGCCAAAAGACAAGAGTTTGGGAGTGATGTTCAGTCCTTCGAGGTACTTGTAATACTCCACTTCGGGAGAAGCTTGCTCATCCTCGGAAAGAACGACAAGCTTGACGTATTGACCGGGCTGTTCCAATTTGTGGGACATCAGCTTCGCCTTTTTGAGGAGAAACTCATCCGCAGCTGCTTGGGCGCTCAGTTGGTCTTTCTTTGCAAAACTGTGTTCTTCTCCTTCGCACTTTACGACGACTGTCTGGAACAACATTTTGCAGATAAAAATAAGCACAAAATTCAGCGACAAAAATGTGGTTTTATTTGTTCCTTGAAAACTCAAAGTCTACGAAACATTTATTCGCAAATGTTTAGAAAGCTGCCAAAAGCAACTCCAATAAACAGTCCCTTTTGTCTGACGCAACACGCTCCAAATAGGAAGAATCACTTCCGTATTTTTCTTGGGCTGACGAAATACTCATTCTCCAAGTCTTTGTATATGGGGAATTCCGTCTTTTCCAAAACTCCACAAAACGTTCTTTGCGATGTCGAAAATAGACCGCACTTTACCCCCGCAAAAATAATACTCCATTTCCGAATCTTCTGCAAGTCAGATAACGCTCCCCGGAGTTATCCCATGACTTTGCATGAGCAAGAATTCCCTCCTCCCAAAACTGTTCTATTTCGGATGTCAAGCTGATTATGGAACGTTTTCCATGAAATTTTCCATCTTTCCAGTTTGTTCTGATTCTGACCCTTTCACCTCCGACGTCATAAAGAGTTTCAAGACCGTGAAGTTTCCCATTCTCCCACATCCTTGAAGTTTTTATACTTCCATCTTCCCAATATGTTTCTTCAGGACCGTGCTTCTTTCCGTTTGGTAATCTCCAAAAAGAGCGGTGTTTTGAGCGAAAGAACTTGATATGATTTTCCTTTTTTGGGGGAATTCCTGTGGCTAACGCAAACGAAAGGATTTGTCTTTTTGACCGATGACTTCCAACCAGAAATTCTTCCATAAAATATTTTTGCAGAAACAAATAAATGTTTATTTGTTCAATGTTCCTTCTTGTTCTCAAAAAATATAAATGAAACTTCTGGAGAGCATCCAAAGTTTTTTCTTTACGATGGAACTCATTCCTAACGAAATTGTCCTCTGCGTCCTCGGCTTTGTCGACAATGTCAAAGACATTGCGCTTTTTGGAGCGACGTGCAAACACTTTCACGAGCTTGTCGTCTCAGAACACAAGAATCTTGCGAGAAAGACTCGCGGAAATCCTCGATATCTAAAGTCAAACAAACACTGTCTCTTCCACGTCACTCCCATCGGAATGTTGCACGGAAGGGCGGTGATATGCCGAGATGGTGTATCCTCGATGTTTGCTGGGACTTTTGCCGAAGGAAAACTTTTCGGCTTCCATATGACTTGTGTGGGAGGAGAAAAGCAAACGATTACCACAGGGCGAAACGAGAACGGTAAACGTGTCGGTGTTCTCGAAACTCACGACGACAGCGGGACAGTCGCAATGTTTTTGCACGACGAGGATGGAGAAGTTCTGTCTCAAATGACAGAAAGGAGAGCGAGTCTCGTCGTGAGGATAAAGCCGGGCTACAACGCCGTTTATACGCAGAGAAAGAGAATTTACAGGGGAGGTCCCGGTTTCTTTTGTGTGAACACGGGACAGTACACCGAAGAGTATTGGACAAGGACCTTGATGTATTATGGGCTACGAAAACCGTGTTCTGGCGAGCATCACTTGTGCTGCGATGTCCATCGCAAGGGAATGCCCGAGTTGCTCTTTTGAATATTTTACCAATAAAATATTACCCAAGTTTCTTCTTTGCTTCGGCAAAAGCCTCCTGAATTGTCTCTGTTATTTTGTACGTTGTCTTGGACGAATAACCATCAGCGTTTGTTACCAGAATTGTGATGTATCCGCCCAGACAGTCGGCGCTATACATTGCACTCTCTCCGCGCCAACTGTGGCAATATGCTTTGCAGTTTTTATGGGCAACTTCACCCCATAATTTTATTGCATCGCAGAGTCGAATGAAAGACTTTGTTTCTTCGTTCGATGCGAAGAAAAACGGAACACGTACAGCGCATCCTTTCGCGTCGAACGTCAAAGTCAACCGCATTTTACGAATATTTTACTTGATTGAAAATTAAGCGTCTTCCTTTCTTGATTATAAAAATGGACTACGACCCAGAATGCAAAGGTTACACTTTTGGGGAGAAGTTTATGGATGTCATCTCCATAATATATTACGGAGAAGGAATGCAAGCGGGCTACCATGATTGTATCCGAAGAAGAACTCTTCGGAGAAAATGGGCAAAGAAAGAAGCGTCGAAAAACGCAACACCTTCACAACATTAAAAATATTTCGCGAAATATTTTACTCTTTACGAGCTCGGTCATGGGAGACTTTGCCATGAATTTTGCATTTGCTGATGGAAACCTCGCTCTTTGTGAACAGCTTCGCCAAAAAGGAGAGAAGCTCAAGTTTTCTCACAAAGACATCCGTCAAGCTCTTCTCGACGGAAGGCTGGACATCATCCTTTGGTTGGAAAAGTGGTACAGAAAAAAATGGGAGTATTACTGCCGAAATTACTACCCCCTTCCGAATGCAATTATGGGAGGAAATATTGGGCTCGTGCAAAAAAATATGGGAAGATTTGTCCGAATATTGCCCCGGAGAAGAAGAGTGTGGTTTCCTCGGGTCTCAGAGACCGCTTTATTACGCCTCGGAAAGTGGAAACTCTGAGATGATAGAATGGGTCGAGGAAAAATTGGGCGACAAAGCGGATGAGAGGATTCTTTTGGAATGCATCTGGTCAAAGCAAGAGGACCTTGCTCTGTGGCTCCTGGAAAACAGAGAGTTTTCCGTAACCGAAATCAGCCTTTCTGTCGCACAAGAAGACGATTCTTTTTGCCCTCGAGTTTTAGAGAAGCTCAAGGAAAAGGACATCGGAGAATAATCCTGTTTGTTTATCGTAAAACAGGGGTTCAAAACATTCTTGTATTTTTTGGGAATGTCAGATATTTTATCCAATAAAATATCAAAAATTATAGAAATCAGGTTCGCTGGTTTCGCTGTAGGGGAGCAAAATTCTTCCGTTCATTTCAAGGAAGGGAACCTCATCTTCCCAACCAAGTTTTGCTACCAAGTTTGTCTTCTCCAAAAGGACAGTTTCGACCGTATCCCAATCGGGAACACAGTCCTTTGCTTCGATACCGGTGCTCCTTATTTTGAAAGGGAGAGGAATTACCTGGACATTTCCAGAATGTGTTTTACCTTTCACCACAAAGAAAATTGTTGTTGGCAAGTCGATGGAGCGATGGCCAAAGACAAGTCCGCGAAGTTTCATCTTTGCACAAAATTATTTCATGAAATATTCTCTGCTGTTTTTGATAAAATATTTAACAATCCAAATATTTTTACGAGTCTCTCTCTTCGAATCTCCTCAGCTTCTCTTTCAAAAGTTTGTTCTCTTCTTGAAGTTCTCCCAATTCCTTCTCCATTTTTTCTATGTGGATATGTGAGTCTTGCAATTCAAGGAGCGTGTCCCCTTCCACATCAAGGCTTCCGACGAGTTTTTCAAACATCTTTTCGACAAACCAAGTGTTTTCGAGAACACCAAACGTCATCTCATGTACGAACCTCTCGATTGGGAACTCGTACAGGGCGAACAACTTATCGCCATAGTGACTATTTCTGCTGTATCCATCCACAAGATAAAATTCCGTCCAAGCAAGAATGGGTATGTTTTCCACGCCCTCCCCGAAAATGTTCACATCTATGGCGGTGTTTTCTCCTCCAATGCTTCTTATTCTCTCGATGCCGTGGAACTTAACACCAAACTTTTTCTTGAGGGTAGAAACCACAAGGTCAAGGTATCCACTTCTCGGCATTTTCACAAGTCGGTAGAAAATATGCCAGTAATATTCAATAACATTTGCACCACAAAACAGGATGCAGTTTCTTTCCATACAAAGACGAGACAAACCGGTCCATAGACAATTTTTTATTTTCGAGTGCAGGTACACCAAATAAAAATGGCAAAACTCAACCAGTTTGTGCACTTTCACTTGCCCGATTGCGAAGTTCGAATTCCTTTCGTCTTCAAAACAGACGAAGAGATCCAAGATTTCGTCAAGTTGTGCGATGCTGTTATTCAAGAAGACGAGTACAATTTCCGATGGACGGAAGAGAATTCAGGCACAGTTTATTCACTGAGAGTCGAGGATTTTGTTCTTGTTGTTTCGGTGAAAACCACATCGGGTTTTTCGGCTGAGTGGAAGATTGACGTGACCGAAGATATCCAAACGTCGTACAAAGAGACGAGAGAAAACATTGCAAGTGTCTTCCCGCAAAATATTTAGTAAAATATTTTATTATTCGCCCTTTTCAAGTTCCCCGATGCGTTCCTTCAGCCTGGGTATTTCTTGTTCGTTTGGTACGCTATGAACCATAAGATATGGAGTCTCCGTAGAGACAAAGACAACAAACATTTTTTGTGTGTTAAAAATAATATGGATACACCCAGTCCAAAAAATGAGTCATTTTATCTCACACTTTCGCGTTTCTTCCACGGGGAAACTCTTGCGGAAAAAACAGAAAGACTGCTTGATCTCGAAGCTCACGAGAGGCGTATTCTCTTGAACCAAGCACAAAACACCAAATTATTGCACCAGAGAAATAGGTGAAAAGAACATTTTTTTTAGTTGAAGCACCGGACGGACAACGCCGCATATTTTACATCTTAAATTCAAACAGGGTAATATTTCTTAAGAAATATTCAAAACAGGCTGTCCGGCATCTGACGCTGGTGTTTCTTGCAACAAAAGGCATAGACCCTCCTATTGGCTTTTGTCGACTGGTAGTTGTCTCCCGCATTGTACATTTGAAACGTCGGGCACTTCTTCTTACCGCAGACGATGTTCCACTCTGTTCTCTCAAAGAGGAACTCAACAGTTTCGTGGTACCAAATACCCTCATCATCTTGGACATCCATCCCCCTGCCAAACTTTTCCACCCACAAACTCAACGTCCCCTTCTCGTCTCTTTCCTCCACAATCTTCTCAACCCCATGCTTGTACCTTTTGCAGATCTCGGTCTTTCCATCTGCTGTCACCCCGTACCATTTACCGCATCTTTCACCGTTGACATAGTGTCCGTGCAAAGTCCCCTTTTTGTTGGTTTCCCAGCAAGGGCCATGCCTTTTACCGTCAACATAAGTCTCAATGAGAGAATCTCCACTGAAATAGGTGACGGAGAACCTTCCCTGTTTTCTGCCAAAGACGTCCTTTCGAAACTTCTCGAGGAAACAACTGTCGTCCACTTCTTCTTCGCCAGAAGCGCGAATTCCCATGAGAACGTTGTAGTTTGCTTTGCAAGTCACACCGAAACGCACGATATCCTTTCTGCCTAAAAGGCGGAAAATCTGGAAGAGGATTTCATTGGGAAACGGAAGGGTTGACATTTTGTGAACAAAAAATAATTCTCCAAGAGAGCTCCAGAAAGTTCAATATTTTAGTGTAAAATATTTTATTGAGCAAGGTTCTCAATGGCAGAAATGCACATTTCAAAAGGGAAACTCGCTGTGATTTCTTTTCGACCTTTGCAAGCCGAGAGGGTCAACAATCACAGTTTCGCAGCTCTCCTCCGTGTCTGTCGAAATCTTTGTCTCCAAAGTCTTCCGAAGAACCTTTGCATTCCCAGAAATAATGTTTTTTGTGAATCTTGCAAGTCTCTCCAAAAAGCACAACATCTCCCAAGTCGAGAAACTCGACGATACACAGGACAAGTTCATTCGGAAGAGGAAGCGAATCCATGTGATAAAAGAAGGATGAGCTTGTTTCACATCTCATTCATTTTTGAGAGGATTATATTCCAGAAATATTTTAGACAAAATATTTAGTCGGACTCTTCCTCAAAATACAAGAGGTCTTCGGGCATCTCGCGTTGGTGGTACTCACAGCAATGCCAATGCATAGCCCCGGTTGAAGTCGTTTCGCCAGTCTTCTTGTTGTAGATGTGCTTGACAAGGCCAGAAGTGAACACGAAGTTTGTCTTGTCGCAGTACATCTCGTCATTCACCATCATCTTCTCTTCGTAGTAGATTATGATGTCTGGGTCCAGTGTCTCTTGAACGATGAGTTCTCGAAGATTCTCATCCTTCGAGTGGGCGTAGACGCATCCTCTCTCGTCGTAAAACTCGCGAAGAGCCTTTCCATCCCAGTCCTCCCGGAAACCGGCACTGTCCATCCTCCAAAGACCGAAACGCTGCCCCTGCCTATAAGAACCGGTGCGAATGTCTCCGTTGTTGAAGGCAGTCATCTCAAATCCGACCTTTTCTCCATTTACGAACTCGACCGCTGTGACACTCTCATTGTGGAAAGCGCAGCAGGAACCGTGGAGCACACCAGTCGGCGTGACCGAGAACCAGCCGCGAACTCCTCCAGATGTCGGGACGACACCGTACACCTTACGCGCGAGTCTCATATCGTCACGTCGGACAAGCGACAAGTGCAAAGAGCACGTTTGCCCGAACGAGTTGATATCTTTGGGCTTCTCAAGAAAAGAGACGATATGAAGGACAACTTCATTCGAAAAATCTTGGAACTCCATAATCGGAAGTGGAAGAAAAAGATGAAAATACGCTTTCATCTTGTCGTTTTATAAATCTTGAAACAACAACTCCAAAATGTTTTGGGATAATCTTGAAAATGAGGAACAAGAAAAACTTTTGAAAACATAAAATATTCTTGATATTTTATTCGCAAAATGTTGGACAAGATTGACCCCAACGCGTTGGTGTGCGTCCTCGAAAACGTCTCACTTCGGGCTCTTTTATGGATACACAAGAGTTGTCCCAACAGGAGGGATGTTTGTGACTATGTCTTTAAAAAGCAATACGCCGAGTTATCAAAGCTTCACGGTGTCCCAATTCCTTGTGATTGGACAAACACCGAGTACATCTCAGCTCTTCGAGAGGCGATGGGTCCCAAAAAGTTCAGCGACGTCTTTTTGGGGCCTCTGAAGGAAGTCCGTCTCACAAGACGCAACAGACTCGCAAGAGAAGCAGAGGAGATTGCAAAGAGAATTTTTGTTGGACCTTTGAGGCGTAAGAGGATGGAAGACCTCCGCGTCCTTTCTTGCGAGAATCTTTACGGACACGGAGTCAAGGATGGTGACGTTCTCATACTCCACTGGAAAATTTGCAAGTGTTGCTCGGAGAACCACAATGAAACTAGACAAGAGATTTTTCGTCTTTTGAGGCGATACAGTAATAAATAATATTATTCTATAATATTCTACTTCTTGGCGTCTTCGGTACAAAAGGCCTTCTCATACTGCCAGAATCTGCGTTCGCCAAAGGGTATACTGTTGCAAACCCAGCGGATGAAGTCGTTCCTTCCCGATAGCTCTTCATAAAACCATGGACTTTCCCATCCACAAATGGTATTGAAGATACGACTTTCCCGTCTTCGTATTGCAACAAACTTCCATGAATTTTACCCTTGAAATAAGGCGTTAACTTTACAATCTCATCATCAACGAATGACTCTATGGTCCGTCGCTCCCTGTCAAAGATTGTTTCGACAGTTTTGTATGAGTGTATCATTCCGGTACACTCGTCATATTCTTTCCACTTTTCGATGACTTTTTGGGGCTCACTTGAACAGGACATTTTTATTATCAGACAATAAAAATCTTGAGGGATTCTACGGGCCAAAGTCAATAACTTTCAGTCGTTTTGTTTCGAGAGACCCTGAAAATGGTCCCCGAGAGCTTTCATCGTCCGTTCGTTGTCTGGAGAAAGTTCGACCTCATTGGAAATAAACTCAAAGAATCTATTAAAATTTGAGTTCATCGTCTCGAGTTGTTTTCTCATCATCAAAAGCTGGTATGTTTGGGAACCTTTGATGTCCTTTGTGATTCTTCTCAGACATTTTTCTCGAACGCAATATAAGAACACAGGCCCATCTTTCTTTTTCCATTGCCATTCAATCTCTCCGTCTTTGATACGAACCCGAAATTCTGCAAAGTGTTCCTCGATGGAGTGGGTGAATGAAAGAGAGCTACGCTCATCATCAGTATAAAACTCCTCATCGATATAAAACTCCCATTCTGCACCCACATTTTTCACAACATCGTCAAACAATTCCTGGAGTTCTTTTCGGAGAGTTTGCATTTTTACCTTTTATATGCAAAAGGTATTTCAAACGATTTCTGAGTGAATCCTCTCGTCTAATTTTTCTTTTGAACAATAAAGAGAGAACAGTGTCTGGCATCAGAAACCTATTCTTAGATGAAGTACCTCTTGACGCTTCCGTTGTCTGAAAATGCCCACCATGAGTTTTTCGAGTAAATACGGCAGATTGTCCCATCTTCCCTGTAAGACATAGTAGTTCCATAGCGAAGAGACCAAAAGACATGACCGGAATCCGAAGTGCATTTTCCATGGACAAGTTTCCCGTCTTCCCACCATTTTTCGACTGTATTGCCCCTATGAATTCTGGTTGACCTTCCGTGTCTTATTCCCATCTTCCATGTTCTCGTACCATAAAATTCGCCTTTGTGTGTAAAGTTTCTCTCTTCGCCATGTAAGAAGCCATCTTTCCACATTCTTTGGGAAGTGACAACATCTCCAAGAAGAATGGTTTCCGGGCCGTGTTTTTTCTTGTTTGGAAGAAGCCAAAACTCTCTGTGTTCGCTCTTAAAAAACTTGGCAAAACCCTCCTTTTTTGGGAAGACACCGGATGCGATAGCGAAACAAGGAACCTCTTTCTTTTTGAGAAACTCCATCGATGGAAACATTTCTAAATATTTTATGAAAAATGTGTTTGTTTTCTCTCGTGTAAAAACTTTAGTCCGTGCTTCCGTTCGGAAGAGTTCTGACAATATTTTATTGTGTAATAAAATATGCTGAAATTATAGCATGAAAATGGCAATGCCCAAACCGAGAACTGAAGCACACCCACCCAAAAACTTCTTGTCATGGGCTACTTCGACATTCGCGATACTTCTCGCAAGAGCATGAGGAGCATCGGACGCGAGGAGATGCTTTGGGCAATAGTGGATTGCCTCAATGTTTTTCTTGACTTCGAACCTTTTGCGGTCTGGGAAAACTTCCTCAACTTCTTTCGAAATTTTGTTAAGAGGGAAGTCGTCCTTCCAAGTCACATACTTTGGATTGTCTGTCTGGAAAAAGACGGGTTTGTACTTTGTACTGAAAGTTTTGCCTGTTTGCAACACGTGAAGTTCGGTGGTCGACCTTTCATCGTAGTCTGGTCCTCCACCGACGGGAAAAAGGACAAAACTTCCAATGTATGACGGAGGGTCAGGAACCCTTGTTAGGGCGCGTACAGTGTACATTGCGTCCGCCTTGGGAGAGTTTAGCACTCTTTTGGTAACTTCCGGCAGCATCTTGTCTATCTTTCTTTCCCTTCTGAAAACATACACGGCCAAACCAGCTGCTCCGAGAGCGGCAAGACCAAGCCCGATGTTTTCCCTTCGTTTCTTCTTCTCCATGTGAAGTCTCTCTTTGTTGCGGAGTTTCTCCTTTCTGAACATTTTTCGAAATGGTTTGGTCGTCCCATATTTTTTGTTCGGTTTAATGGAACTTTTCTTTGTTTGGAAAGAAAAGATGCTATTGTTCCAAAACGTATCGAACGTAAGACTCATCTCTGTGAACAACAGGAGAAGGAAAAACTCTTGGACTTCGTACTCGAGACAACATTCTTTTTAATTCTATCCTCTCTTCAAGGCTCAAACCTGGTCCTTTTGTTTTACTCATACAATCTCCGCAAGTCTGGAAAGTTATCGAACATTCGGAATGGTGCTTTGTTTCACCACAATTTTTGCAGGTAATCTGAAGCTTTTCAGAGTCCATGTTTTTGGTGTTCATTCAGAAAGGCTCAGAACATACGCGATTTTTGACACATCGAAAAAGGAATAGTCTATGTTATTCAACCATAAAAGGTAGGATGTCCGAAGATTTTTTGTATACTTACATTTCGTGGTTGGACGGTTACTCTTATCCAGAAGAGAAATTTGTCTCAGAGTATCTCCATGGCGACAGAGAGGAAGCCATAGAGTACATTGAGATTCTAAACCCCGACTACGACAAGGGTTATCTCCTCATCGTCGTCATTCGAGAAGGAGATGTCGAATCTTTGCAAAAACTCTTGGAAAAGAGGCCAAAAAGAAAGTATTTGACCTCTGCCCTCTCCACAGCGGCTCTTTATAAAGACGAGGAATGCACGAAACTTCTAATGGGAAATGGGGCAAATCCGGAAGAGTATCGCGGAACGACGGCTTGGGATTTCGTTAGCTCTGTCGTGAAAGAGATGAGTCGGAATAAAATATAAAAAGTTTTTATATTTTTGGAAAATGGAAGGAACTCGACCTTGAAAAAAGTTGTGTTAGACAAACTAAAGTTTTTGAGGAAAAATGTCCATCATTTTACATTGAACACAATGGCTTTTCAAGGCGAAGGGGCGAAGGATGTGCTCTTCCAAACTTTTGAGGCACCAATCGGAACACCGAAGCCTCTTATTCTTTCGTCTATTTCCAAAAACTTGGAAGATTCGTCGTCCTCTATCGAGAAGAGCAAAGAGGAGATACGACAAATGGTAGGGGAAGAAAGGGTCGTCTACGAAGACTCTGATTCGTTGTTTGTAAAGCTTCCCGAGGGTGTGCATCTCAAGCTTGCAACAGAGAACTTTTTGCGAATGATGGAAGACAGAAAGGAAAAGATATAAAATATAAAAAGTTTTTATATTTTTGGAAAATGGAATGAACTTGGCCTTGAAAATTTAGAGAAAGAACCATGAATTGCGAAACGAGGAAGAGGGGAAAGTTGTGTGGAAGGGATGAATGCAAGCCTTGTTTTGAGAGAAGTTTCGCTTCTCATGAGAATTCAAAATATATGGCTGAAGGACAAGAGAATCCTCTGTTGATTGCGAGAAGCAGCGACAAAAAGTATTCTTTTGTTTGCGAGGAGTGTCGGCATATTTTTAAGGCAAGCCCGCACTCTGTGACCAGTGGAAGATTTTGTCCTTTTTGTGGAGGAAGTAAACTTTGTGAACTTAAAAATTGTGAAAAATGTTACCCAAGGAGTTTCGCAAGCCATCCGAAATCTGCGTGTTGGGATATCATAAAAAACAAACAGACGCCGAGAGATGTCTTTGTGAGTTCCCAGAAAAAATATTGGTTCAAATGTGGTGTGTGCAAGCATAGTTTCGAGATGCGACCTTCATGTATTTCAAAGGGAAGATTTTGCGCGTTTTGTTCCAACAACAAACTTTGTGACTCTTTGGAATGTGAAGTTTGTTTTGAAAAGAGTTTCGTCAGCTGCAAAAAAATCGGAGTGTTGGGATATAGCGAAAAACAAACAAACGCCAAGAGACGTGTTTATGTTTTCGGACAAAAAATACTGGTTCAAGTGCGCTTCTTGTCCTCATAATTTTAAAACGAGCCCATCCAGCATTTCCCAAAACAAATGGTGCCCTTACTGCTGTGATTTCGGAGGCAGGCTGTGCGATAATGAGGGGTGTTCTTTTTGTTTCGAGAAATCTTTTGCGAGTCATGAAAGATGTTGGGGATGGTGCAAAACAAACGAAGCAGTTCCGCGAAAAGTCAGAAAGTACAGTATGAAGAAATATTTCTTCGTTTGTGAAAAAGAACACAGATTTTTGACGATGGTGAGGAGTGTCTCTGACGGTCATTGGTGCTCTGTTTGTAAAAACAAAACAGAAGCCAAACTCTTTTCTTTCCTTCAAGAGCATTTCAAAAATCCCGTCCATCAACTCAAAATTTCGTGGTGTAAGAATCCAGAAACTAATAAATTCCTTCCCTTTGACTTTTGCGTCTCAAAGACCATCATCGAATTGGATGGTGCCCAACACTACAAACAAGTCATGAATTGGCAATCTCCCGAACTCACTCAGAAATCCGACAGATACAAGGAAGAACAAGCCCTCAAAAACGGTTATTCTGTCTTGAGAATTTTTCAGGAAGATGTTTGGAACGACAAAATAGATTGGAAGAGTCTTCTTCTCGAACACGTCAAAGACTATGAAACTCCAGTCGTCAAAAACCTCTGGGAGATTAACAAAGAACAATAAACTTCATATTTTGTACAAAATATGAATACGGTACAAGACATCCAGAAAAGACTCGAGAAAACGTTTGACCTTTCACCCGACGATATTTCCTTTGAGTTTTATGAGGAAGGGAATGGAGAAGAAGTGTGGTGCACCATCCCAACTTTTCGAGTGGAGCACTGTTGGTTACAAAATGCTGAAGGTCGTTCTTTTGGTTTATCCGATAGGAACCATCCATATAAAGTCTTGAAGCGGAAGATTCTCGCAACGGGAAAGGTAAGACTTTCATGAGACAACTAAAAATATTTAGAATAATATTTTATCCATAAAATGTCTCAACAAGAATTCTTTGTTTCAAAGCCTTGGAAGTTCAGTTGTGAAACATGTCAAAAAGAGACTGTAAAGAAGGGGAGAAACTTCCTTATCTTACCATTTTGTAAATCTTGTGTCTCGGCAACCGCGAGAATTGCGAGTCAGAAAGGAAGGGTCAAACCAAGGACAAAAGAAGAGTATTTGTCCGAGAGGGAAATTCAGCACCAGGAAAGAAAAGAGTTCTTTGAGTCTTATGGTTTTGACCTTTTGAGCCCAGCACAAGAATATCAAGGCGTTTATTCGGAACTCTCTGCTCTTTGTCCCAATAAGCACACCATAAAAATAAAGTGGAATAATTTCCTGGGGGGTGTAACCAAAGGGAAAGGCTGTTGTTCTCAATGCCTTTTCGAGAAGAGGAAGAAACCATGGGAAGAAATAGTTGCCAAGTTCCAGGAAAAGAACTGCGAGATTCTTTTGGAACAGAAGGACTACAAAGGGAACAAGCAGGATATTCCGTATCGGTGTGGATGTGGACGGGAAGAAACTGTTAGACTTGGAAATATGAACAAGGAGAAATGGATAGGATGTTTGCATTGCTCAAAACAAAGAGAGAGGGTACCTTGGTCGGTGGTGAAAAGAACGATTGAAGCTGACGGATGCATTTTAGAAACAAAAGAGGAAAACTATACCGGAATAACACAAAAATTATGGGTGAGTTGTGGCTGTTGCGAAAACAAGGACTATAATATGCATTTTCCCGTGACTTTGAAAGAGTTCCGCAGAGGAAAAAGATGCCCAGATTGCCTAAAAGACAGAAAGGAAGCGACCTGTCTTCGTCTTTATGGAGTGACGAATCCTGCCAAAAACAGGCAGATTATGGAAAAAGCAGAGGAAACAAGACTTCGAAAATTTGGTGTTCGGTATGTGATGCAAAGACCAGATTTTGTTGAAAGAGCGCAAGCGACCAATCTAGAAAAGTATGGTCTAAAGTACGCCTTTATGAGTCAGGAAACTCACGAAAAGATTGTTGAGACGATGTACAAGAGGTACGGGAGAGGATGCTTTTTGGGAACAGAAGAGTTCAAGGCGGAACTCGTGAAAAGGTACGGGGATGACTGTTTCACGAGGACAAAAGAGTACAAGGCAATAATGATGGAGAAATTTGGCCAAGAATATTATGCTCAGAGCGCCGATTGGAAAAATAAGGTACTGGAGAATTTTGGATCGGAGCAAGTTTTTGGAACGGAAAAGTTCAAAGCCATCATGATGGAAAGATATGGTGTCGAGAGTGCTCTGCGATCACCCCTGATTATGGCGAGGTGGAAAGAGAGTGTGATGGAACATTTTGGTGTGGAACATCCGATGCAACATCCCGACGTTTTCGAAAAATGGGTGGCCTCCTCATATAAAACAAAAACATTTGTCTCTCAATCCGGGAAAGAATTCCTCTGTCAAGGGTTCGAACCCTTTTGCCTTCACGATCTTCTGGAAAAGGAAGGTTATTCCGAAGATGACATCGCCACAAGGGGAATTTTGCCGGTTCCCTATTTTTTCGAGAAGAGCCATGTTTATTTTCCTGACATCTATATTGAGAAAGAAAACAGGCTCATCGAAGTTAAATCCGAATGGACTCTCGAAAAAGACCTGGAAAAGAATTACGCAAAAATAAAGGCGTGCAAAGAACTCGGATTTGATGTTGAACTTCGCGTCTATGACAGAAAGGGAAGCATACTTCGAATAATCAAACCGGAATAAAATTATCTTTTTGCCCAAAAAGATAACCAGTAAAATAGTCATGCAGGAACTCAGAGAAATTATTATCAGAAAAAAGGATGGAATTGTGCATTTCTCTTGTGTTTTTTGTTCAAGGGAGAGAAAGCTCAAAAAAGAGACTTTTATGAGGAAACCTTTTTGTGTCCTGCGCGATCAGGACCATTGGGTGTGAGACCGCTGAAGAAGCATTCGAATTTTTAGAGACAGAGTATGAAAATGCAAAACAGAAGCTTTCCGAGAAAGGTTTGACTCTTTTGGAGACGAAACAAAACTTCAGGACCGCCAAAAAAAGCCTTTGCCTTTGCGAGTGTGGGAAAAAACACAACGTGCTTCTCTCGAATCTTGAAAAGAAAAGTTATTCCGCATGCCCTTTGAAAAGAAACAGAACAGGATTAGGTTCCACGAAAGAAGACAAAATTCGGAAGCTTTTCAAGGAAAGGGGATGTGAGTATATTGGTCCTTATGTCAACAACAAAACCCCCACAAAATACGTTTGCTCTTGTGGAAAAGAGGAAGAGGTCAAAGTTCACAGTATAAAGGAGACCTGGAAAGGTTGTAGAGATTGTTCCTACAAGTCAAGAGCAGAAGCTCTTCGGAAATAGTTATGTTTGACAACAAACATAAAGATGTATTTTTGTGGATAAAGTGTATGAACAAATAGGTGAGTGACTGGAAGCCTGAACGCCGAATTTATAGGATGGGCAATCCGAGGGAGCCGCCACTGAGGCGCAACACGTTGAAATTAAGGACTCGGAAGATGTGTTGGAAAGTCTGGTTCTGCTGCACCACGGCGGGGTTGGTGGCTGAAGGAATCGGAACACCGGTGTTGGTCACACCAGCAGAGGCGTTGACGGCGGCGACTGACGGAACGTATTGGTTCGACACGTTGGTGAGCTTGGAATAATTGGTAGAACCCTTGGGGTCAGAGGCGAAAGTGTCCAGCGAGTACGAATACGCGTGGTATCCGGTCTCTTCCGGGATGGACTTGTGCCAGTACCAAGGCACAACAAGGCTGTAATAATCAACACCGTTGCTGACACGGGCAGTCGACTCGTACACAAGCTGGGCAGCCTCAAGCGGGTCAAGACCAGCATAGGCGGGCTCAGTGGTGTAGTTGGACCACTCGCCGGGAGTTGAACTGTTTCGGATGGCATAGAAGTAGCCAACAACAGCGTGAGAGATACGGATATCAATCGGGATGAGAGCATTGAGCTGCGAAAGATTGATGGTCGTCTCGTTCACCTTTTGCACCTGCTTGATGACCATGTCACGGGGATTCTTACCCATCTTGACACGTTCGTCATTGTGCACGACGGCATAGTGACACCAAGTCTCGACGTTGGTGATGGCGGGAGCGTTCGAACTGTACACAAGATTGAAGGCGGCATCATAGCTCACCTGAACAATGTCGTCAAACGTGGGAGGATTGGCTCCAACACCCACGTTGAGGACAATCAGATCTTGCCACCTACGGAGACAATAGTTGATCTTGATGTCGTTGAAGGGAAGGGCAGAAACGGCAAGAGCCAGACCCGAGTCTTCGGAATAGAAGAGGGGAATGGGAAGATTGAAGAACTCGCCAGTTCCGAGAGGGTTTCCGGTGGTCACGGGGTTAATCATGGCGGGAATATCTCCAATCATGTTCCTGTAACCGACACGCTTGGAAGCGTCAATGTTAAACTGCGAGTTAAAGTCGAACCAGTAGCTGTCAAACTCGTGGACGATGAGGTCGTTAAAGGTGATGTTAAGCTTTTCGACAAGATTGTGCATGAAGTTCCTGGTCCAACGAATGGTGGCGTTAGCGTTGATGGCTCCACCAGCATTGGTAGGACGGATGGCCACAAGGGGAAGACGGACACGCAGCCAGGTGTTGAGAACGTAATCGCCGGAACGATTCACAGACGCAGAGAATTCATTACCGAAACCAGGGAGACCTGAGATGTTTCGGAGGACGACGGGAAGGAAGGAAAACCAATTGGCCTTTTTAATGGCACGAACAAAATAGGTGACGGCAGAACAACCACCATAAAGGTACGCCTCCAAATCCGAGAAGGTCGCCAAATCTACGAAACCGGAAGCAGCAGTTACTCTGGTACCACACACAACAGAAGTCATTACTCTCCAAGAGAGAAAAAAAAATTCAAAAAAAAAATCTTTGTCGAAAACATATGAGCTTTCACGTGAAAGCTCATACTCTTATGGCTTAACATCCAGAGTGCATGGGACTGTAATGAACCACGTTGATATTCCCGAACTCGATAAAAAGGTTAAAGAAGAATTTTCAAGGCGTCTTGAGGCTTTTACCAAGAAGGAAAAGGAGTTGGAGAGGGTGGAGTTTATTTATTTTAACAGCAAAAACAAGGAAGATGTTTCGAGAGCCAAAGAAAGGGCATTTCAACTCCAGAAAGAAATTTCTCAGGACAAAACTCTCTATGAAATTCAGGAATATTCAGAGCTCTCTGCTCCCCTTCTTCAAAAATACCACGAGAATCTCAGCAAGGTCAAAAAGGTTAAATTTTTTGGGAATCGCCAAAACCAAAGAAATTCAGACACTGAGCTTCTGTCAGAGTTTATTCTTCTCGCAAAAAATTATGTCGAAGTCGATGATGGACACCTTCGAGTATCAAAGTGTCGAACTTGCTCGAGTCCTTTTGCAAACTGTATCGAAAGAGGAGATGAAATTATTTGCCCAAACTGTGGTGAGACGTCCTCAGCGGTCGAAGACGCTTGCCCCTACCGAGACACGCAAAGAAGTGGAGGAACTGCAAAAGCGGCGAATGTCACCAAGCCCCAATTCCTCGAAGTCATAGAAAAGTTTCAAGCAAAGAAAAACACAAAAATACCAGAGAGCGTCCTGACTCTTGTCAAAACAGAACTCTCAAAGTACGGCATCCCCATAGAACAGGCAAAGAAAAAGCATGTTTATATGGTCTTGGTAGATAACAACATGACAGATTACTACGAGGAGCTTTCTCTTATCCTTTGGGAGTTGAACGGGACAACTCCACCGGACATTAGCAAATATCAGGGAAAATTGTCGAGCTGTTATGACGCATACGAAAAAGTCTATCTGCAAATGATAAAGGAGAAAGAGAGAAGAAAGTCACTGAACGCATGGTACGTCCTTTTCAAACTCTTGCAACACCTCGGATACACGCCGAACCCAGACGACTTTTGCTTTCTCAAAAACACCACAAAGACCAAGGATTGTGATGAGAAGTTTGGCAGGGTTTCCGAAATTCTTGGGTGGAAATTTCAGTACACGATATAATTCCAAATTTCTACTTTTTGGAATTTAAGAAAACTTTGAGAGATGGTTAAACATGATTCGAACTTTTGTTGACCCGAAAGCGCCGCATCTTACGACCCCCGAACTCGACGCTTGCCGAGATGAGTTGAGACGTACATTCCCGCGTGTTTCTCGAGGACTCAAGAATGACCCTCCCATTTCTGGACAACAGATTGTGAACATTTCTTTCTATCCTTTGGAAAAGCCAGAAAATGGAGTTCACGGCCTTGTCCGTGTTCGCGGTGTTTGGCCGAATGATGACCTTGCCAACCAATCGGCAGACAAAATTTTCAAGGAGCATGACTCGAGTGCCATCATCTTCTCAGCGCCTGTCGGTGCTCTGATTCCTTTCACTCTCAAGACTGAACTCGCGGAAAAGGTCGAGGATGTCAATGTGGAAACTGGTAACGAGTACGAGAAAAAGATGAGAGAGAAACTTATCCAACAAAACCTTGAAAAAGACAGAAAGTTTGCTCGCGAACTCGAAGAGCGAAAAAAGGCCGCTCTGGAAGAGGGCTCTCTCGATGATGACCCTTCAACTCTCGAATACTACACAAAGAAGAAAGTCGCCAAAAGACAGATTGAGCAGTACATCTCAGAGTACCTCGAACGCATCGAAAGTATGAAGAAGTCTGCCGAGAAGCTGCTTCTCGAGATTGGAGAGCTTGATAGCAAGTATCCGACACACTCTGGGAACTGGCTCGCTCTCTACAACGAAGAGCGAAAGAAGATGGGTTACGACCCTGTCTCTGAATGAAACACCCGCCAAGACTTTTTGTGAGCACAATAATATTTTTTCTGAATCTCCAAAAAAATATTTCTATATTTTTCTTTGTGTCTTTTGTAGGGCTGACAAAAAGACTTTGAATTTTTCACCTACTCTTTTGCACGTGAAAAAAGACTTGGGAAATTTTGTCGTTTCATTGGGCGTTTCGTAGACTTGGGAAATTTCTTTTGACTTTGAATTTTTCACCTATTCTTCTGCACGTAAAAAAAGACTTGGAAAATTTCTCGAGACAACAAAAAAATATTTTATCACTTCAAATATTTTTTTCAAAATCTTTTGAAAAAAATATTGTCACAACCCATTATTTTTCTTCGAGGTTTGAGTACAACTTTTTAGAGGACGTATGCGATGACTCCGTAAATGACGCTTGTGAAGCACCAATAAGAGCTAAACTCTTTCCCATTGGTCTGCATCCAACTGTATAACGCTGTTGCAACTCCAGTCGCAATCAGAGGAATTCCCTTTTCCTTTTGCCAGAGTAGCGGAAAGAAGAGACCAAAAAGATAGAGAGGCGCCATCCATGAAGGCATCAGACCATCTCCTTCTTTTGTTTCCCATACCAAATGCTTCTTTTCTCCGATGACAGTCATTGTTCTTTTTCCTGAAATATGGGAAAGGCCAAGGATAAAAAGACCAAGATACATTATCGTCGTGTTTTTCAGGATAGGGGAACCCGTTGCTTTCCATCCCATATAGTTTTGTACAAGAGGTTGTAAAAGAAGCAGAGGAAGTATCGTCTTTGTTAGTGCCCCATTCGAGGCTTCAGAACCCAAGTTGTACCAAAGTCCAGCTTCAACCAATTGTATGGTTGAAAAACATAGAAGAAAAGAGGCGTTCCACCTGTCATACAACTGGTCCCTTGCCCACAAAAGGACGACAAACGCTATCGAAAGCGCCCATGCAGACAGAGATGACTCGAGAGAGAAACACATTACTATATGTAAGAACATGAGAACAGGAACGGCAACCGTCATCCTTTTGTCTGTATTCGTTATTTTTCTCTGGCTGGTTCTGAGGACGAGACCAAACAAAGAAGTAAGATTTGCGGGTTCGAGCTTCACAGGTCCCAGCACTTTCCAAATTCCGCACTCTGCTGTTTTGGTGAAATCAGAGAAAGAGTGCCTTTTGACTTGTCGAGCGAATCCTCTGAGCAATGCTTACACCTTTGACGAAAAGACGAGAACGTGTCAACCGCTCTTTGTTCGGAAGAATTTTACTTTGCGAGAAGACGACGGGAAGAACTCAATGGTTTTTGACTGCATTTGCTAGGGACAAGTTGAAAATATTTCTGATAAATATTTTTGGAACAAGAGACGAAGAAGAAATGCATCGAGTTTGCAAGCCGACGAGAGTTTCTGCCTCTGAACTTTTGGACATTGCAAAGGAAAACAACAAGAGGATTCGGGCGCTCAAAGAGGAACTCTTCCGCGCGGACTCTGAGTTCTGCGTCTTTTGCATGACTTATCTTTTTACCGACACTCCTGATGACGATTGTACGATGTGTGAATCTTGTGCACACTGCTACTGCGTCTCTTGTTCAAAGACTCTTGGAATGTACCAAGAGGATGGACTTGCCGTGGAAGGAAGTTGTTTGATGTGCTACCTCGGAATTTCGAATGACTATGCTTGCGCTGGAGATGGAACAATGGAACCTTCCGGGCAGAAGCCAAAATGGCTCGATGACACATCTCTTTTCTTGACAGTTCCAAAGTGGACGGAGAAGCAGGAATTCAACAAGAAGAAGGGAAGATGTGCTGTGTGTTACTTGGATGTGACGACGTACTATGGAAAGAAGAGAACTACTCGAAGAGATGGAAGAGTTCTTTGCAGGCTTTGCAGTAAACAATAAAATATTTATAAATATTTTATGATACAAACCTCTCAAAAGAAAGATGTCAAAAGTCTGCAAACCCGCCAGAGTCTTTGCCTGCAACATTCCCAAAGTCGCAAAAGACAACCACAAAAGAATTCGAGAGCTCAAGGAGAATATTGCATGCCCCGATTCCGAGTATTGCCTTCTTTGCATGACTTATCTTTTCACAGACACACCAGACAGCGGATGTGTGATATGCGACGGATGTATGCATTGCTACTGCGTCACTTGTTCAAAGACACTGGGAATGTACCAAGAGGATGAATGCGAGATTATCGAAGGAACTTGTGTAGCTTGTCATCTTGGGAGGAGGAATGATTATGCATGTTCGGGTAGCGGAAAAGTGGGAAAGACTGACACTGAACTTTTGTGGTTGGATGAATCCATATCTCTCATTCTTCCAGTCTGGACAGAAACTGGTGAGTTGAATAGCGAAGAGGGAAGATGTGCTCGATGTTATCTCGACTTGACCACATATTACGGGAAAAGGAATAATGTGGAACGAGATGGCCATGTTTTTTGTAGTCTTTGCGGTTCAGAATAAAAAATATTAGCTAATATTTTTATGGATGGTCTGGACTACAATGTCACAGTGACCTTTGTGATAGTTTGTTTGCCCTTTCTCGGTACTCTCTTTTTCTGGTGTTTCTCTGGCTCCTTCTCTGAATAAAAATTTCTCATTTCTCCGACAATGGCGAAACTGTTGTCGTGGTCCCCATACGCCCTGTAGTGGGCTCTCACGACCATGGAGCAAAAATCATCATCACCGCCCATGGCTTTTGTTTTTGCGTACGCACATCTCGCGATGTGGTCGACATCAGAACAATGAGACATTGCGTTGTAGATGTTGTTGCATGTGTACTCGCACGGCCCACAGGAAAAAATGGCGTCTTCGAGACCTTCATTTTTATGAACCTTCAAATGTTCCACAAAATCTTGATATACTACCCTATTCCCACAAAAGGGACAGTTCATGATGTCTATTCTTTCGGGTTCCATTTCTAACTACACAGATGTATGTACTAAAACTTTCAATAAAAATTTTACTTCCATAATTTCCTAACGGTGCGGATTATCTCATCCGTAAAAACGCACGCTTCCATACCCAAATATGACAAACGCAACCCGTCTAAAACTTTTTCCGTTTTTGTGATTATCCCAATATACGTGGATGTATATTCGCTTGTCCTCGCGTACTTGAAGCGTTCCAATACATTTTTTTCCACTTCTTTGACAAAAAATATACATTTAGCAATATCAGACGCGTTCTCACTGCAAGAAACTTTGAAACATTTCAAGTACCGTATGTACTCATCATCGCTCAACCTAAACTCGAGTTCGATGTTATCACAGTCATCTTCGAAAATTTCATCCCCGACGGGGGCGACGTCCTGCGTCTCTATTCTTTCGATGGCAAGTTCAGAATTTTTTACAATTCCAAACAACGCATTCTCTTGGCACAGCAAAATTTCTGCGGAAAGTTCGGAATCTTTTTGCCAGAACACAAAGAACCCGTAAGAAATTTTCTTGAATTTTGCTTTGGAATTCTTGGCGATGTCTTTGTGTTTTATAATCAAATCATAAAATTCGAGCAGTTCGTATTCTCCGTAATACAAAGATTTTTCTACATTCGAACCTTCTTTTTTTGCTCTTCTCCCACAATAACCCCCAGAAATCTCCTTGTATCCTTTACTTAACCACCACTCAAACTCCTCCCTGGCTTTTGTTTTGCAAAAGTAGTGTATCCTCTCGGATAAAGAAAGAACAAGAGCAAAAAATCTCTGTTTTGTCATGAGATATTCATGAGTACCTTTTTTTATTGAGCAGCAGAAGTCCCCCTTTTCACAAATGCTGAAAGACGCCACTCCCGCGCATTTTTTCATCCACTCATAAAAGGGGAACGAGCTTTTGCCCAGTGGTGGAGAATCCCAAATTTTTATGTTGTCATCGCGACGACCATCGCCCTTTTCTTTTGGGATTATCTGATAAGGGAAAAGCAAGCTCACCGCTTCTTCAAAAATTTTTTCTTCGAGAACCCTGATACATTCTTCGTTGGACACATTCGCTAGTGCGAACTTTTTTAGGTGGGCTTTGGATTGCAAATGCCTTGTAAAATTTGATATGTCGTTTGTGGTGTAGTTACAGCACACACATTCATTGTTCCCCATTTTTCTCTTCAGGTGTTTTTTGCTTGAGATGTGTTCTTCGTAGTGACTTTTGTCGTTGCTGTGATAACCACAATCCTCGCATGAGTAATTTGCCCCTTTGATGCTCTTCCCATTCAGGTTAGCCAAGTGTTTTTTCGTCAGGAGATGTTTCCGAAAATTTGACTTCGTAGTCGAAGTGATGCCGCAAACGCTACAACAGAGGTTGTTGTCCATTTGTGTATTCGTTATTATTTTTTAACTACTTGTAAAAAATACTCAAATTTATGTATTTGACAAAAAGTTCTTTCTTTGTATACTTTGCGTACTCACAGAAAAAAACACACAATTCTAACTTTGTCTTTTCTCAGCGTAAAAAAAGACGAGTTTTCCATGAAAAAGCACCGAAAACAATTACTCGTCTCTTTTTTCCCGGAATGGATTTCTAAAAAGTCTACAACACGTCTTTTTTTCCCGGAATGGATTTCTAAAAAGTCTACAACACGTCTTTTTTTCCCGGAATGGATTTCTAAAAATATTCTGCACAAATAAAAATGTTCTCTGTCTCTCGACTTTTTCCTCCATCTGAAGAAAAGACACAGCAAAGAAAACAAGACATCATCGAGAGAGCAAAGTCAATGCAAAAAATGTTCCCTCTTTCAAAGGAAGAGAAGGATGAACTTTGGAAAAATATTAGCTAATATTTTTTAGAGCAACTTTATGGCTTCAGACAAGGGAATACAGACTACAATTCCCTTTGACGCGAAAAAGTCGATACGGTCATACCTCGGATTTGGCTTCTTTGACTCTTTGTCAACGAACTCTTGGACGAGAGAAGAAAGAAGACCGAGTTGTCTCCCTTCCTCTGCTGGAAGGGAGAGAATCTGCCTGTCGGAGTATTCTCCAAATGGAATATTCCTCCCTTCCATGTCCTGGATGGGTCTCTCCTGACTTCTCTTCTTGACGGCTTCGGTGACTGAAACGGAACCAGAGTGTTTGACCAGCCACCACAGACATTTTTCGTTCTGGACCTGAAGTGTATGAATAAAAAGAGAAATTCTTGCCTTTGCTATTTTTGACGTTGAGCCTTTCAAAGAACTTATCCAAGTGTCCCAATATTTTCTCGCTTCTTTCCAAGTTTCGCTCTGCTCAGTTTTGAGTTCAGTTGTTCTCTCGGCGTACAAAGGGTCAGCTCCATTTTCAAACAAGAGACGCAACGTCTCTTCGTCTTGGTTGAATAGCGCCCATACAAGAGGAAGAACTTTTTGCGGAATATTTGGATTGGAATGTTCTGCCACAATATCCAAAAGTTCCCTCGGAGTTTTCTTGTCACTGCAAAGTCGAGAAAGAAAAGTTGTTCCGGTGTTGTCCGCGAGGTCAGGACAAAAACCTTTCTGAAGCAAGAACAAAAATGTTTCTTTGTCCTTGACTCGTCCCATTGCATTTGTTTCACATTGAGGATGATTCAGGTTTTTACAGGCGTGGAAGGCACACAGAGTGTTTATTTTTGCGTGGTTTGAAAGAGCTACCGCAGACATCAGAGGAGTTTGTCCTTCATACTGCCCATTAATTTCTTGAATACTGGACAAGAGAACTGCAAAGTAAACAAACTTGTCTTTTTTGAGTTCGCAGAGCCAACGAACACGAGAAGACACAGCTGTTTTGTAGAGGTATCCGAACCAAAACTTTGCATCTTTTTCAACACAAAAATTTACAAGAGATTTTTTGGAAGATACAGGAAAAATATATTCGCCGTAATCCGCCGGAAGTTTGATGCTCAAAAACAAATTTTCCTTATCTCTTAGGCTCGCTGTCTCTCTGGAAAGTTCTGGGTATGATGAAACTGTCAGAATGGTTCCAAGACAGTTCAAAAGATTGAGAACTCGAGAAAGTCTTGGATGTTTTACGGAAAGGCCTTGTACTGTGTCGCTCAAAAGCTCAGAGAAACTTCCGAAAGTCTTTGAAAAACTATCCCACTGTTTCTGACATTCCGCTTCATATTCTTTCAGACAAAATTCAAAAATTTCCTGGGTAGGAGTCCACACAAACAAAACAATCGCCAAGTCTTTTGGTGAAGCTTTTTGAATCGCAAGAATGGCAGTCTTTCTCGGGTCGCGAATTCTTGGATAGACACGTTCGAGGTTCATTACATTACACAATTCGAATTTGGACATACAGATTTCTTTCAGAAGAAAAAAATGGCGCAGAGAACCCACAACTTCAAGATCGGAAATTGGAATTACAGCGACTCTGAAGATGGTGTCGTTTTCTATGTGTATGGAAGAGATGAGTTTGGAAAGACCGCTTGTGCGAGAATTGAGGGGTTCCGCCCGTATCTGTACATTCAACTCCCCAACAAAAAAAAATCTGAAATGGGGAAAGAGAGAAGCGCGCATTCTTTTCGAACACCTCAAGACAAAAGTCTGTAAAAGGTCTCCTCCTGTCTCATTCGAGTTCAAGAAAAAGTATTTTCTGAAGGGCAAGATTCCTGTCCAGACTCTTCGACTCGAGTTTATGAGCATCGCAGGAGCAAAGATGTGTTCCAATGCCATGGAAAATAGGGAGAACAGAGTGGAAAATCTCGGAGTGTTCGCTCCAAAGGAACTTCGTGCTCATGAACAGAACATTGACATTTACACCAAGCTTTTTACGCACCGAGGTCTTGACTCGACCGGTTGGATAAAAGTCGTGGAGAAAAAAGGCCTTGTTTATGAAAAGTTTTCGAAAGCAGATAATGAGTTCTCTTGTGACTGGAATGATGTTTCATTGGGGGAAAACAGAGGTCTTGTCAACACCAAAAAGATGAGCTTTGATATTGAAGCTTATTCCAAACATCACTCGGCTTTTCCCGACCCAAACATCAAAGAGAATGCAGTCACTCAAATTGCGTACACCATCGAAGAGACTGACGGAACAATTTGGAAAGAAGCCATCAGTCTCGGGAATTGTCTGAGACTGCCAAATGCAAAGGTCCTGAACGCGAGGACGGAAAGAGAACTTCTTCTAACATTTTTCCGAAGGTTTTCAGAGATTGACGTAGACCTTGTGATTGGCTACAACATCATCAAGTTCGATTGGAACTACCTGATGACGAGAGCCAAGATTTGCGGTGTGTTTCAAAGGATGTGCGACCTCTTGACTCGAATTCCCTCGATGCCAGCCACCGAGGACAAAATGTCATGGAGCAGTTCTGCGTATGGAACCCAAAAATTCGCATTCACGAGAATTCCTGGTGTTTCGCAGATTGACATGTATGTGGAATTTGAAAGGAATCACAAGTTGGACAAAAACACACTGGACCATGTCTCTGAACTTTTTTTGGGAGAGAAGAAGAAAGACGTCTCTGCCAAGGAGCTCTTCAAGATTATGGAAGTCTCTATGATTCTCGAGTCTTTCGGAAGGACGAGTGTACCCTTTCGAGAGAGAAGAAGGGCAGTTTATTCTGCCATCAACAGAAAGCACGGAACAAAATATCTTCTTGAGTTCCGAAGAAAGGTCAAGTTCTGTCGTTCACTTTTTGAACTCGACCTGTTGGTTCGTTCCGGGGTCACAAAACTGGCAGATTATTGCGTCCAAGACACTGTACTTCCGCTGCGCCTTCTCAAACATTTTGATGTCGAGTTGAACATGGACATGCTCGCGGGTGTCTTTTGTGTGCCTCGCGAGTACCTGCAAACGCGAGGACAGCAAGTCAAGGTTTTTTCAATGCTCTACAGAGAGATGCAGAGTGAAGACCTCATCGTAGAGTTTTTGGGGTATGACAAAGAGGTTTCGAATGTCAAGTACAAAGGAGCCACAGTTTTCGATGCAAAGATTGGCTTTTGGGAAGACGTTCTCGTCTGGGATTTTGAGTCTCTGTATCCATCAGAAATTATTTCGAGGAACATTGACTATACGAGTTTCTGCACAAACGACGAGAGTGTCCCAGACGAAGAGTGCAACATCGTCGAGTGGGACCAACACGAGTTTTGCAAATGTCCATTGGATTCCAAGGCAGGGAAGAACAAGAAGAAAGACCAAGAGGTTGTTTGTGGTCACTTCAAGCAGAGATTCAAAAAGTCAAAAGTTCTTGAGAATGGTGATATTCAAGAAGGAGTTCTTCCCCGAATGTTGAGGCGAGTTCTCGCCAGGAGAAAGGCTGTAAAGGAAGAGATGGGACAAGCTGGAAAAAGCGCCGAGAAAGAATCTGACCCAGAGAAAAAGGCAAAATTCGAAACAAAGAAAAAGGTTGCCAATGCTTCTCAGCTCGCTCTCAAGATTGCAGCAAACTCTGCATATGGAGCTCTCGGAGCGACTCAGGGAATTTCGCCTTTGGTCGAAGCCGCCGCGGCTGTGACGACTGCGGGAAGACAGGACATTGTCAAAGTCGTCGAGAGAATCCTTGAGAGATGGCCAGAAGGAGTCCTTGTGTATGGAGATACAGACTCTTGTATGATTCACTTCCCTGGAGGAAGAACACCAAAGGACTTGATAGAGTTTGGAGAGTTTGTGGGTGCGGAAATTTCAAAACATCTCGTTTCCCCCATGAACTTGCAGTTTGAAAAACTCTGTCTGAGATTCATCATCTTCTCGAAAAAGAGATACTACACACTCATCGCAAACAAAGACGGAAAAATTGTTGGTATTGACAAAAAGGGAATTGTTTTGACCAGAAGGGACAACTGCCTTTTGGTTCGTGAGCTTTTCGGAGAAACTGTCAAGAGAGTCATCAACAAAGACGAAAGGTCGGAAATTCTCCATGGAGTTTACAATGGAATTTATGGGATGATGTCAAGGTCAATCCCCGACCAAAAGTACGTCATCACAGCATCCATCAAAGCCCTCGATGAGTACAAGAACGACGGAAAAGGACTCGTGAATGTTGCACTTGCCAGAAAGATGAAGAAAAGAGGAGACGAAATCATCCCAAACACTCGCCTCGAATTTGTCTTCTTGACCGTTCCAAGTAAAAAGAAGGGCGAGAAGACTCTTCAGGCGGAACAAGTCGAGGATTTTACTTGGTACCTCGACAATAAAAAACGTCTCGGTCTCAAGATTGACACACATCTCTACCTCACAAAAAAGGTGATGGAACCCATTGCAGAACTTCTGAACATTTGGGAGAAGAAGGTGATTGAATACGAAAAGCTCGATGAAAGAATCAAAAGGCTCAAATCTCTCATATCTCCCGAAGATAAGGACTGTATCACAAAGCTTGAGTTCTTGTTTCGGAAGACGAATCTTACTGAGCTTCTCCCCAAGAAGGACCAGGCCACTCTCGACTCGTACTTTGGAAAGAGAGAAACAAAGAGAGAACCGCAGAGTCTCCTACAAAAGGCAAAAGTTATTGCGAACCAGGCTCTCGCTTCCGACAAAAATGTTGTGTCATTGCTCGTCGAGAGTTACAACAGAGAAAAACACATCAAGACTCTGAACGTCAGAAGAAAGATGTTTGGTCTCCAAGCCGTAAGGCAGAGACTTCCAAAGAGAGGGGCAAAAGTTCTCGTCCAAGATGAGAAGATACTCAAGACTTTGGCGAAGGCTCACCTCGCACATTCTGAAACGGCCTCACAACTCAAGAAGCTCTTTGCCCGTCCAGTTATCGTCGAATAAAAAATATAGAAATATTTTTTCCTTAGTCAAACTTCATTCCAAGGGCAGCTTGTGCTTCTCTTTGCAGTTTCATTGCCAAGTCTTTTGTTGAGATGCCGTCTGGATGTTTCAAAGTCTTTGGTCCATAGTTTACAGTTGTCTCATCTTCTTGTTCGTCCTGCTCGCCAACCGGAGTCCCCTCTTCTTCGAATGAAAGTTCTGGGTTTTGTTCAGGTTCTTCTTCACCCTTTGTGATGGACAAAAGCCACTTGTAAACTTTCTCTCCTTCAAAGATGGACAACTTTGAACCATCTGAAACAAAGAGAGTTGGTACACCTCGAATTCTGTACATTTTCGAATTTTTGATGATTGACCGCATCGTCTGGCTATCGACACACACAAGAGAAGCGGGAATTTTGTGAGTGCGAATGAGTTCGATGGCATTTCGCGAGTGTTGCGAGTGTCTGCTGTAAAAGAGTACCATCCCCGACATTCTATTACCGCTCCGGTACAGTCAACTTATTTGTGTTTTCTCCAAGTTTTTGAAAGTTCGATGAAACAGTCGAAATATTCCCACATCATCTGTTTGTCGTCTTCTGAAAGCCTTCCGGTTCGCCACATTTCAGACACCATTCGAACTTTGCCTTCAGGGAGGCCTTTCCAGAGCTCTGTGTTGTCAATGAAAAAGTTTTCGTCTCTCCTTTTCACTCTAGCTTCATATGGGAGAACATGAGCCACAAAGTGTTGCATCAGCTTTTCGGGTGGGATATTTGAGAAGAAAATTTTAACGAGAAGAACATCGGCTTTTTTCTCTGGTTCATTCTCAAAAATGTCCCGGATGTCATCGAGCATGCCGCTGACCTGCTGTTTGAGAACGACACAGAGATTCGTCATCTTTCCTAAAATTTTTTTCTTTGTTAAGTTTATTGATGGCAAACAAGCATCGCTTCCCGAACGAGGGCCTTTGAACTTCTGTCTCCCATATAAGTTTGGACAGCGGACCCGTTTTTGTATGCGACAATTGTGGGGAAACCTTCCACAAAACCAGGAACTAGAGAATTCAAACGTGAAATCAGCTGCTTCTCGTCGTCAGAGTTTACTGTGTACACGTCCGCAAATCCTGCCACTTCCGCAAACTTGTTCCAATCGGGAGCCAGGGCTTTGCAATGACCACACCAGGGAGCGTAGAAAACAACCCATGCACAGCCTTTCTTTTTAAGGTCACCTGACGAGTCAAAGTCTTTATCAGACAGAGACTTGACGAATTTTTTGTCAAAGAGATGCGTCTCGAGTTCTTCGACGGGAACGAGCTCGTCCTCAAGAAATACGAGTTTCCCTTCATCCTCCATATTACACAAGAGACAAAAGAATCGCAGAAAAATAATGTCTTTGGGGACTTTAACCATAAAATGAGTTGTCCCATCAAAGGTCTCTTTGAGATTCACGTGACCGTCAAAAACACTGACATTCCCAAACTCAAAATTTTTTGTGAAAGGAATGACCTCAAGGCCATCTTTGCTTGTTCGGGAAAGGGAAATGATGACAATAACTCTCAAGCGATGATTAGCAAGTGGAAGAAAGGAGTTTCGTGCGATGTCGTATCCACAGCCAACGAACTGTCTGAGAAGATGACCGAATTTGGTCTTTCTGTTTTGCGAGTCAAAGTCGAGGCGATGCAATCAAACGAGGGCGTCCCCAACACAAAAGAAGAATCAGAAAAATGCATCCGAGGGTGTTATTTTGAGTTCCATCTCAAATATCCTCTGAAAAGTACGGACGACGGAATGGAGGAACTCTCTGACGCTGCCAAAGTCGTATCCTCTCGAATTTCTTCACCCTGTGATTTTGGAGTCGGCGTTTCAATGAACATCTTCTCAGCAAAGAACCACCCACTTTTGACATTGCGTGTTACGGACAGTTGGAAAGAAGAAGCACTTCGAATCAAAGACGAACTTTTGGATGGTCTAAAAGAGTTTGGATACAAGTCAAACAATGGCATCCAACAAGAATGGGCTTTTTACGATACGAACAAATCTTTGGATGACGGATGGCTACAATAATTTCAAATAAATTATTACATGTGAATCCAACAAAACTTTGTGCTTCTCGGAGAGACAGAGTTTCTGCATCTTTTTCCGCCTTTTGTTTTTGCTTGACATCTATTCTTTTTTCTTGAGCATCCACAGCCCATTACTTTCTCCTCGCAAAAAGAAGAATCGCGAACAATACAACTCCGAGTCCGGCAATCCACAACATGGTCTTGTCTTGTTTCGAGCCCACTTTTGCGATGATTGTCTTCTTGTCTTTTTTCCGAAATTTGTTCAAAACTTCTTTGAGCGCCGTCTTCCCTGGAAAACTTGCCCATTCATTATGCCATGCGTGGACCACATAAGGAATTTTGTCTTTACACGTCGGATTCTGGAGGTCGCAAAATCTCGAGACGCCTGTAAAGCCCAACTGAGTCTTTGATGTGAAACCGTTCGTCAAAGAAAAAAAGACGCAAGGGTCAGTGATGACAACATTTTCAAAGGCGTCCGGGTGTTTTTCGAGAAACAATGTCATGGCCATTGGACCTGTGTTTGACACCGGGTCTGATTTCGAGTCATAGTTGTCGGAAATAAAATTTAGCAGACGAAGCCAAAACTCTTCCTTTGGAGGCGATATCATAAAAGCATTGCAAAGAACGACTTCTCTTCCATACAAAGTTCGAGAATGTTCCAATGGCTCCCTCCCAAGCACAACTTTTCCTAAAGACATCCAATGGTCGATACGCCTTAGAGGAACTGTATCAAGGTCTGCGTATGCCCCTCCAATCCCATAAAGAATCGCGTACCTTGCAAAGTCGACTCTCTCAATATTTTTTGACATTGCGTCATATAAAGCGAGGTGTTGAGGCACAAACTTTTTCACAGCCTCTCGAAGGTCATCGTCCAGGTAAAATTTGTAGAGATAATCGGAATGTGTGGTTTTCCACGTCCCGACAAACTCTTTGCAAGACTCTGGAATTTTTCTGCTCTTCCAAGTCTGATGGAGAATCTTTGGACTCGAAAACTTTACTCTCCTCTTCATTAAAAAAGGAGAGTTTTGTCCTTTCAACAGCTTCAAGAAAAATATTACAATATTTTTCCAAGTCTTTTTCTCCTTGCAATCTTCCTTCTTGTAAGATGCAGTCGACCCCCTATACAATTTATCCAATGTTTGTGGACAAACAGTTGTTTTCGCAAGAGAACGCTCTATTCCTTCAGAAACTCATCACAGAAGAGATTGCAAAACACTACAACGCGAAAAAGGTCGTGGTAAGGACAGAGGACATTTTGACCATTGCTGTGGTCGAGTTCCAAAAGAGAGTGGAGCCTCTACCTCAGATGAATCAGCGTATCGTCCACAATATTGTCCAAGAATTCCTCAACTTTACTCAAGACATGCAGAAGAAGAATATGTGGCAGATGACGTTCAAGGACGTTCTTCTGCACGAAAACAGATTCGGAATTAAGCCGTATGAAACTCCCAAGCTGCGTCCGGAACACCGCCAAAGAAACTTCACGTTTAGGTTCACAAATGTCGCAAACTAGAAAAAATATTTTGTATATTTTTTATCTCTAGACTTTGGCAATCTCTTTCTGTATCAACTCAATGTCCACATGAGGAAGGAGAGGAACATTCTCATAGTCTCGAAACTTTCCCTCGTAGTCAATCTGAATTTCTTTGGGGAAGAAATGGGAGAGCTCTTCTTTTTTGGTAACACACGAATACTTTTTCCACCTCCTCGGAAGCAAGTTCATACTGTGAGGTGGGAGAACACACAAAAGTTGTAGAAGCTGATTGGGAACCATTGTTTGTTCAAAGAGTTTTTGCCCCTTGAAATGCTCCTTCTTCAAGTCGCTAAGAAAGGGAGGGTAGTGCCATTTGTAACTCCAGCCATTGTCGGGGCAGCCACGAAAGTAGTAGACTGTTACCCAGATACAGCCACGAACAAAGTCAAATGCCTGTTTGTCTTCTCTCTCCTTTTTCTTCCCAAAGATTTCCTTGTATTTCTCCATGTCGACCCCGCCTTCTGGGGTGTAAGCCTCCAAAAGAGTGTGGTCTGTTCTCCCTTCTTTTTGAGCCGTCAGTTCAAAGACACATCTTTGGTCGAAAAGTTGCTTCTCAAAGGTCCCAAGAAAGGAGAAAAGTTCGTATGCTCTCATTGGGTAAAGCGCTCCAGACTTTTCCGAAAAGATTCTCTTGCCGTACTGCTTGTACTTTGCAATCAGAAATTCCGCGGTGTCTGAAAACTTACCCTCGAACATTCCGAGTCTTGGCAAAAAGTCGTTACCCAAAAGACAAGAGAGAAACACAAAGTCTTTGATGGGGATGTCCTTTTGAAACTCTTGGGAAAGCCCAGAAATGTCCGTCAGAAGATATCTCCATTGTTGGAATTGGTCCTGTCTCAAAAGGGAGACGTTTTCAAAGCCAAGAGCCATCGTCAGGAGGACGAGGTCTCCATCGGGAGAGTAGAAGCAGTGAGACTCTTCGTTTCCATTGGCTCTGGCGAATGCAAGGGCCTTGTGTTCTCCTTCTCCGGATTCTGAGCTGCTCGAAAAGACGAGAGAGAACTTTTCCTTTTGGCAAAAGTTTGAAAGACCTCTCTCGACGTATCTCTGAAGACGGTCAAGAAACTCTGTCCCACATGTGATGGAATTTGGGTCGAACCCACAAGAGGGAATTCCTCCCAAAAACCTTCGGTGTCTCTGTTGGTTCTGTTTGGCGATGGGAGCGACCCCGTCAAAGACGACATAAAACTTCTTGGTTGGAGTGACGTACTTTGTTAGTCGAAAGATTGCGTTTCTCACAGAGCGAAAGAGCTCTTGCTCTTTTTGTTTGTCGGACATGTCCTTGAACGTGTCGCTAAGGGAGATATTCTTTCCGTAGCCATAGATGTCTTGGGCACACTGATGAACAAAACACACACAGTCAACATAGAGGTTGTCGACCGTCGTGTGGCCTTTCTGAATGTTCTTTGTGAACTGAGTGTGTCTTTGTTGAATCCAGTAGAAAAGACCTGGAACTCCCATTGTTTTCTTTATGACAAAAAGAAAACTCATATTCTTTTGAAAGTGTTCGCTTTGTCTGTACATTGGATGGTGAGAGTGATAAAAATATTTCGCGAAAGTGAAAAGACAAAACACCAGAGTGCGTAACAAAAAGATGAACTGTGAAACGAAAAAGAGGGGAAAATTGTGCGGGAGGAAGGAATGCGAACGTTGTTTTTCTCGAAGTTTCGCTTCGCATGAGAATTCGAAATATTTGAAAGAAGAGCGCGAAAACCCTTTGCTGATCGCAAGAAGAAGCCAGAAAAAATATTGGTTCAAATGCGGTGTGTGTAACCACAGTTTCGAAGCGAGTGTTACAAATGTCTCACAGAATTGTTTTTGCCCCTTTTGCTCGAGCAAAAAACTTTGTCCTTCAGGCGAATGCAAGGTATGCTTTGAGAAAAGTTTTGCTTCTCATGAAAAAGCAGAGTTTTGGAGCAAAGAGAAAAATAAGCAGAGCGCAAGGGAGGTATTCCTCCGTTCGAACAAAAAGTTTTCTTTTGTTTGCGGGGTCTGCGAACATTCTTTCGAGATGGGATTAAACCATGTCTATCAGGGAAGTTTTTGTCCCTTTTGCTCAAACAAACAACTCTGTTTTTCCGATTGCAAAATATGTTTCGAGAAAAGTTTTGCTTCTCACAAAAAAGTGAAGTTTTGGAGCAAAGAGAAAAATAAGCAGAGCGCAAGGGAGGTATTTTCTAATTCACATAAAAAATATTGGTTCGACTGTGGAACGTGCAAACACAGCTTCGAGGCGAGCTTGGACAATATTTTGAGTGGAAAGTTTTGCCCTTTTTGCTCGAACAGAAAACTTTGTCCTTCAGGCGAATGCAAGGTATGCTTTGAGAAAAGTTTTGCTTCTCATGAAAAAGCAGAGTTTTGGAGCAAAGAGAAAAATAACAAAAACGCAAGGGAAGTATTTTCAAATTCGGGTAAAAAATATTGGTTCGAATGTGAGAACAAGCACAAATTTTCGAGTGCGTTGTATAGCATTTCATCTGGTTGTTGGTGCCCGAAATGCAAACACAAAACGGAGAAGAAACTTCTTGGGTTTCTCGAGGACAACTTTCAAAATCCGATCCATCAGTTCAAAGTTTCATGGTGTAAGAACCCGGATACAGACAGATTTCTTCCCTTTGACTTTTGCATCTCAAAGACAATCATTGAACTTGATGGTATACAACATTATCGTCAGGTGAGAAATTGGAAGTCTCCGGAAGAACAACAAAAATCCGACAGATACAAGGAGGAATGTGCCCTCAAAAACGGATATTCTGTTCTCCGTATCCTCCAGGACGATGTGTGGAACGACAAGATAGATTGGAAGAAACTTTTGCTTGAGCATGTCAAAGACTATGAAACTCCCGTTGTGGAGCGTCTCTGGGAAGAAACCCCTGTTCTATGATATTTCACCGAAGATAAGTTTTTCAAAAACTTATCCATTGTTTTGACTTGCTCGTCTTGGTTTGCGCTACTGACGGTATTGCATAAGCAACATCAACAGCCAGATCGAAATAAAGATGCCGAGCGACCAAAGAAGCGCTGTGCGGAACAAAAGTTGATGACTGAGCACTCCATCCTTCTTGACGCCGCTCGGCTCGGTGATTCGCAAAATAAGAAGCGTCACAAGGAAGACGACCAAGAAGAAGACGATACCGTTGAGCCAGGAACTTCCAGCGTCAGAAAGACCAAGTCCCGTGATTGGCGTCGTGTCGAAAGAGATGCTAGGAATACCTTGAGGTGACCGAAGAGCCATTACACTATAAAAAAATTTTTCCAAAAATATCTATGCAAAAAGATATTTTATTTTTCAGATACGAAGTTTCTGAAGCGCCTCGAGTGCATTGTCGATGATGTCTCCGTCTTTACCCACAACGATTTCTTCTTCCTCTTTTTCTTCTTGTTCCTTGAACGAGATGAGTGTTCTTGCTCCCATCAACTGTCTCGAGAACAAGAACTCGAGTTCTTGTTCTAGACCTGGAGAACGCGTTGCGATACGCACAGAGCCAATTCTCTCAAGTTCCGAATCAGTCCAATCCTTTCTGTCTCCATTTGTTATGGATGGAATGTCCCATGTCGCCAAAATTCTTGGTTCTTTATCCTTCCAGAAAAAGAAGAGTTGGTCATCTGCAAAGTCTCCGGCATCCGAACCGTCCGCGAGTTCCTTGATATCGAATGGCCTGTTCTCAGCATATCTTTCGGAACGGATAATCGCCCTCTTGTCCCGTATTTGTTGGTAGTCCACCCTCTTTCTGTTTTCTCCCATGATTGACAAACAAGTTGCGATACCACGAGGTCTCTGAAGGTCAGAGTCGGAAAAGTCCATTTGAGAGCGCAACAGAAAGAGCCTCAAAATGTTGGAAGTCGCATCCAACTCTTTTCGGAGACCTGTCCTTTTTCTCTTTGCCTCGATGAGAGAAGGCAAAAGTTCAGCAGACTCTTCTTCCGTCTTTCCGACCATTGACTGTGAGAGAATTTGAAGTTCCTTCTCGGCTTCCTTCACAGCCTTTTGCTCATCCTCAACAGAAGACACCAAGTCGTCGAGGGAAAGGTCATACTTCTTCTTGTACTCGTTGAGACGGTCGAGCATCACTTTCCTTCCGTTATCTTTCGCCCAAAAGATGCCGTCGTTTGGATTAATACCGGAAGAAAGGACGAGTTCAACGAGAGGCATCGAGTCTGTTTTGAGAGCGATAACCAAAGGACTTTCTTTGAGGGGAACATCAGGGTTTGGTTTTGAGTCAACGCAAACACGAAGAAGTTCAGTGGAGCGCTGCGTTTGCCTTTGGTCTTTTGCCTCTGCGACGCATCGAACAGACCAAGAAAGCCAGTTGTCTCCGTTCGCATCTGGAAGGTCAGGGTTTGCTCCGTTCAAAGTCAAAATCCCAGAGAGTTCAGCATCGCGACACGCGGTAAGAGGAAGTTTTTGAGCTCCTCTCGGAACAAAGTTGAGGTAACACCCTCTCTTTATCAACTTTTCCAGAAGAATTGAACTTCTTGTCTCGACAGCAGACAACATCGGAGTCGTTCCATCCCAAGAAGAGTTGAGCTGTTCTTGTCCGACAAACTTTGCGAGGATGTCCACAATTTCCAAAGAATTCAAAACTTTTTGAAGCTGAGGCAAAAGAGGGTTATCTTCGCCCAGGCTTGGGATGTTTTCCGGAAGCCTTCCGTGAAGCATAAACCTCTCACTCCCATGCGGCGCCATTTTGATAGCACCCCCGACGTTCTTTGCATACTCTCGAATCGCGAAGACGACGGAGTTGACCTTTGGAGGGTTTTCAAAAGCAGCGGCACGAGAACAGGCGACATATCCTTTGGTCACAGCGTAAAAGAGAAAGTCTTTCTTTCCAAGACCAAAGTACCTTGTGTTTGGAGAGAATTGCGTGTTGAATTCGAGAACCCGCTTGTTCCTCAATCCAGAGGGGAGCCTCTTCCACCCAGCATCAACCTCCGAAATCTTTAGGGTCGCCAAAAGGAAGCGAAGTGACTCCATGCTGTAACGAACCCACTCTGCCTTTTCGGAAAGAGGGAAGCCCTTTGGAAGCTTTGAGTCATCCCCCAACCAAAGCGCTCTCTTTGCTTCTTTGCTCAACTTTTTCGGAGGGATTGTGTCTTTCAGGATCTTTCTGGGCTTTGGAAAGAATACAAACTCGTCCTCTTCGAACGCGAGACATGCTCTGTCAATGTGGTGTTGGAAAACTTGGAATCCGCATGCACACATCGCAAGAACAGCATCCGAAAAACGCAAGTCGATAGCCTTGCTCAAAACGTCGAGACCGTCCTTGTCAGAATTTGGAATGCATTGTTTCGACCTCACAGCGTTGTCAAACCACCTCGTGTCGTAGTCTTGCAAAGCTTGCCAAACATTCTTCTGAATTTGTCTCTTCATCTTTTGACAAAAGATGGTATTACCTTTGCCCTCAAACACATTCAATAATATTTTTGCAAAAATATTATCATTCTCTCATCTTTTTCCACAAATTCTTTAGGTCTTCTCCTTCTTCCTCCAAAAGTTCACACATAATTTCATCATAAGTTTTCTTTGTCGTCTCTTTCAGAACCTCGTCTTTTGGGTCAAAAGCAATTCTCGTCGCAATGCCAGAAATCTGGGAAAAGTTTTTTGTCTTTTTGAGGGCTGCAAACTCTGCCGTAGTTCCTCGAAAAACAACACGAACATCATCTTCTCCCTTTTTGATGTCCGGAAGTTCTGAAAGAACGGTGTTTGCGTCCAAGTACACGGTCTTTTTCTTCTTTCCCTCGAGGTCATATTTTTTGTATCTCCATCCAGCTTCTAAAAGCCCACAAAATTCCACGAGCCACACACCTTTTTTCTCAGAGTCCCCGAAAGAATGCTGAAGTGCACTCCCAGTATAATAAACATTTTTTCCCACAATTTGAGAGTCATGAATGTGACCCGAAATGACAAGCGGATACTCTGTTTTCCAAACGTCTCCCTCCGTGGAGACTATGGGTCCCATCTTACAGCCAGCAAATTCTTGATGGGCAAAGATACAAGACGCTTTTTTCCAATCTTTCTCTGTTGTATTTAGACATTCTTCGAATCTTCCTGGCGGAACATAAGGACAAAAGAAAAAGGTGTGTCCGGAGAAAGTCTTTGTTATGGCCTTGTCAACCACAAACATGTTTTTCCATCTTTTGCAGGCATTGAAAGCGTGTCTAGTCGTTTGGAATTGCGAATTGTTGCAATAGTCGTGATTTCCAATCAACAAAAATGTGGGACAGAGAACGCTCAACTTGCTCAAGAAAAACACAGCCTTGTTGAGTGGAGCTTCGTGGATAATTTCATGAGTATCGAGAATGTCTCCGAGAATGACCACAAAAGTCGGCTTCTTTTCCTTGACGAGACAAAGAATTTTCTCTGTGAGCTTCTCGACCTCTTGGATGTTTTTGTCCGTGAAATGAGGGTCGCCAACACAAAGACATGTAACACTTTCCATCTTTCTTTTGTTTCTCTTTCTCAAAAATATATTGCGATATATTTTTTAGTGCATCAAAAGTCTCACGATGAGTGCAAAGACAAGACCGTGGACCAAAAGACCGAGAAGGTTTGGAGCGCCAGTGACAGGGTCGGCAATGCTGATGCCGAAAATGCCAGTCAAACCGTTCATAATTTTGAAGAGAAAAGGAGAGGCAACAATCAAGAAGAGCACTCCTGCGATCGCCGAAACAATCCACTTGTCTTTGCTAGTATAGGGTTTGACGCAAGTAAGGTCTTCCATTACAAAACTTTTACGAAAAAAGTTTTATTCTATCTTACGAAAAACTGCAACACGATGCAGTGACACAAACTCAAATCCGATAGTCGAAAGGAAAGAAACTCCTTCATCTGCGAGGCGCGAGAAGACGAGTTCATATCCACAATTTCCCAGAACACTCTGGAGCATTTCAAGGTCTACGAGCCACTCTGTTTGATGTTTGACCATGCTGCCCTCGTCTTTGATGTGTACCTTGACAGCATTGCCGTATTTTTTGTTTGTCCATTCACCCTTTCTCTCGAGGGAAAAGGCAGCGTTCTCAAACTTCTTTTTCTTTCCCATGATTTCCCTGATGGCTTGTCCATCCATAAACGCAAAGACGGCCATTGCCCCGTTCTTTGAAAGCGAGGACATGGTTTCACAAAGTTGTTCGAGGTCTTTCTTTGTCTCTGCAAAATATCCAAGACAATAGAACGCAGAGACAAAGTCTACCTTTTCCGAGCCAAAGAACTTGTTTGCCTTTTGCGTTTCTTGAGCCTTTCCATGGAAGAGTTTATAGTTGGAAAACTTTGAAATTTTTGCCCTTCTCTCAAATTCTTTGATGTTCTCTTCATCCGGTTCGATGACGTGTACCATAGAAAACTTTGCGAATTGCCACTTTTGGATGTCTCCTCCCCTCCCAGAGCCAATGTCCAAGTCGGTTTTTGCGTTTTGCGAGAGACCCAAAAGACACCTCTTCAGAGTGTTGTTGTACTTTCTGGGAAGAACAAGAGTCTCTCCTCTCAGCGTTTCAAGAGAAACTCCACGGAAAATATTTGCCCAAACTGAAAGGACGGTCTTGACGTAGTTTGGCACGTCCTTGTCCGTTCGAACGCGATGAGGAACAAAGACGGACTTTTGCAGGTCAAAGCCAAACTCGAGGATTTCTCCCTCAAAGTCGTGCCCTGGATGGGACTCGATAAACTCTTTGGGAAGAACCACAGTTCCCGGAATTCCTTTGGCTGCTGTTCCCTCGAATTTTATCTCTCTTTTGTCTCTTCCCGTTCCTCCACCCATCATCAAAAAGAACTCGTTCCCCGACTTCCTCTTGAGGCGGAAGTCAATGGTCATTTGTTCCGCAGGTTTCCACTTGAGAGTGTCCTCGTTTTTGTAGCCTTGCTCCCTTGGTTGCAGAATCAGACCATCAGTTCGAAACTTTTGTTCTTCTGCGTATTTTAGAGCCTTGTCCACGGCTTCCCTTAAAAGGTCTCCTCCGAGTTTTCCGGAACGTGCCTTTTCAAGGTAGAGTTTTCTGGTGTTTTTTGTTGCTGGAGGTATACCGTCAAAAGAGCCGAGTGGAACACTCACCTCGAAATACTTTTTGGCAATCACACGAGCTTCTTGCCCGACGTGTTCTTCAATCTCAAGAACATGAGAGAATCGCACGTCGAAGTTTTTCTGGTACTGGCTCTGTCCCATAAACCAAAGACAGTCAAAGGCATAGCATTGACAATTCCCCAGTTCTTGACCATACAACTCAACGTCCAGAACTGTGTCTTTGTACGCAAAGAAGACTCCCGCAATCTTTTGGACGTCGAACGGTGGATTGACAAGATAGGTTCCAAGGGAACTGAACCAAAGAAGACGACGCTCTCCATCAAGCTTGTTCGTGACTGCGAATGTTCGAGGTTCAAAAAGGTCATCAACATCCACTTGCCTTGGCTTATTTAGGTAAGACGTGTCTCCGTACCTCTTCGAGCCCATCAAAAGACCAAACATCTCGAGAACGGTTTCCTTTTCTTTGGATGAGATGATTTCATTCGTCTGACATGAACTTTTCGACTGCATCATTTCCAAGACTCTCTTGACAGAGTTGGTCATCGCAGCCGCTGTCTTTGGGACGGAACTGTCCTTCTCAATCTCGACCTCGAAGGTGACTCCGTCTCTGAAACTGCTGCGGACGACCTTGGTCATATCGACAGTCAAACCTTTGAAGGCAGACTTTTCGCCAATGAAAACAAATCTCGACCTCTGCTTCTCTCGGAAACCAGTGGCCTTGAAGTTTGGAACAACTCCAAGCTCTTCCTCTCGAGAAAGAGCAAAGCGCAAACCCCAATTTCTTTCATCCCAGACCTTGTTCCTCTCCTTCAAAAGGAAAGAAACTTCACCAGTCGAAAGATTCTTGATACGTCTGATGTTCGCTCTTTGTCCAGGAGCACTTCTCATCGTTTCCTCGAGTGTGTGGATGTCCTCACGTCGGAAGAGTTCGGGTGACTTTTTCGAGATTTGGTCAAGAGACTCGAAGAGGTTGTAAAACTCTCCCTTGGTGACGCCAGACTCAAAGTTTTGGTGTCTTTCCGTCTTTCTCCACTTGCCAAAAGAAAGTTCAACCTCAATATTCTTGTCATGTTTCGTCAAAAATTGCGAAACTTCGTTGCTTCCGAACCAATCAGAAAGTTGTTGAGACATTATGTTTGGCGATAAAAAGAAATTCTAATGTGTTTTCTTTTTCTGTTAATTCGTTATGTCTGATGCCCACGGAATATTGTACGGAACATAATCGGCTCCCAGTGAGACTTGACCTTGTTCAGGTTGAGAAACACTCTGATAACTTGGAGCTTGTTGCTGTTGTTGATGTCTTTGCTGTATGAATGAAGTCTGGGGATTTTGAGGCTGTTGTCTTTGCACAGCGTTTGTTCGCATTCCCACAACCCCCGACATGTTCAAAATTTCGTTGACGAAACCAAGGACAGAGTGCATACTTCTATCCTTGTTTGTGTAAATGGCCTTCATCACGCCATTGATAAACATGACGATGTATGGAACCGTTTTTATCGGATTCTTGGTTTGTCGAGATTTCTGGATGACTTCAGGCGACCTGTCCAAGTCAACAATCGCCCATTCAATACGCGGTTCATTTTCGGCACAGGCCTGAAAAACAGGTTCAAAGGTAGAACAGAAGCGACAATTCCCCTTCTTGAAAAACACGAGCACATTGCCAGACGCAGAGTTGACGTTCAAAAGAGACCCTCGAACTGTAAAGTCTTTTGATGTGAGATAGAGAGTCATTAGTCTCTTCCACAAGAAGAATTTAACTTGCAAAAAGTTTCTTTTTTTATGCTCCAACACTAATACCAAGGCAGCGCTCGAAAGCCCTCTGAATTTCTTCTGCTGATTTTTCTACCTGTTTTGACTCTGATTCAGGAAGTTGAACCTGCTTCTTCTTGCGGCCAGACGGTCCCTTCTTCTTGGGTTTTTCATCGACTTTTTCCTTGCCTTTTCCTCCGGCCTCCTCTTCCATCTTTTCTTCCTCCTCAACGACATTTTCGATGGCTGCCTCGAGCTCCTTGGCCAGAGCAATCTTCTCCTCTTCAGGAAGGTCAGCTTCAGCCACAACTTCCTCAATCTGCTTTACGGTCTTTTTGAGCTGAGGCGATGCAGTCTTTGCGACCTCAATACGAATCTCTTCGGAAACTCCGTACCTCTTTGCGGATGAAATGAGTCATATTTTTTCGAAAGGTTTTTGAATTGGAGGTCCGTACCATAAACTTCTTTTCCATGCAAAGAAATCTTTTGCTTCTTCCTCAAGAAAGCAGCAGTTCCAGGGACGCACTTGCCGGTGGCTGAGCAAAGCTTGTCGTCCTCGCAAGGTTCGGCTTCTTCGTCAAAGCAGAGAATCTCCTCGATGGCGGCTTTCTTCTTCGGAGATGCCTTCTTTTTGGGCGAAGCTTTCTTCTTCGGAGATGCCTTCTTTTTGGGCGAAGCTTTCTTCTTCGGAGATGCCTTCTTTTTGGGCGAAGCTTTCTTCTTGGGCTTTTCTTCCTCTTCCGAAGATTCTTCTTCGGCCCACTTTTGGACTTTAGCGTCGCCATAGTCGTAATCCTTCTTCAGCTTTTTGAGGACATCGGAAGAACCGACGATGGTGAGACCATCACGCTTTATCATCGACTTTTTAGCGAGAGTTTTGGCTGAACCCTTGATGCAAGTTCCCCTTCCTTTGTCCGAAACGCTGCAAATGGGCTTGTCGTCAGGACATTCCCCCTCATCCTCAAAACAAGACGCTTTCTTTTTCGAGGCGACTTTCTTCACGGCTTTCTTCTTGGGCTTGGGAGGTTCTTCCTCAGACTCTTCCTCAGAAGACACAGGCTTCTTTTTCTTGGGAGACGCCTTCTTCTTCGGTGCAACCTTCTTTTTCTTGGGAGGTTCTTCCTCGGACTCTTCTTCGGAAGACACAGGCTTCTTTTTCTTGGGAGAAGCCTTCTTTTTCGGGGAAACCTTTTTCTTCTTGGGCATCACAAGTTCTTCGGTTCCATCGTCATCCTCAAACAAAAGACCTTCGGGAAAGTACAGAGAGCGCTTCTTGTCGTATACGGCATCCTTTACCTTTTTCTTTGGGTCAGCGGCGACGCATCTTCCCGTCTTGACATTGCAAAGTTTGCCCTGCTTCTTACAAGAAGCGATGGCTTTGTCCGTACACTTTCCAGCTTCTGACATATTACCATCACAGAGAAAAAAATTTTCTTTTGAAGAAAAGAAAATCAGGCAGAGTTGTGGTACACAAACATTGCAAAGTCCCCAAGTTCTGGATAATTTACAAACTTCGAAAGACCAGAGGAGTTAATCTCGGTTAGGAGCTGGCTATAGAGCACGAGAATAATCTCAGAGTTTTCGCGAAGCCAAGATTCGTACATTTTAGTCAGTCTCATCCAAACTTGAAGACCCAATTCTGTGTTCGGGTTTTTCATACTCATCATCTTCAAGAGCGTGGTAGTCTGATTCAATGGTGACTTCTTCTTCCTTTTCATTCTCTTCTTCCGTATCCGAACGGAAGACACCTGCACCCTTTGTCTTTCTCGGCTTTTGAGGTTTTGCGTTTGCTTTTTCGAGACGAGAGTACAAAATCTTGAGAGCCTCCATCTGTTGTTTCACGGTCTCTTCCAACTTTTGCACTTTTGTAGCGAGAGCTTCTCTCTCAGCCTTTTCATGGTCCACCTTTCTTTTTAGGACGACGTAAACACCTCCGATGACGGCAATCTCTGTCGCAATATGGGCAACCTTGAAAGTGTCCATTATTTACTAACCTTAAGTCGATGCCGAATAATATCTTATCTAATTTTTGCAAGAAGCACAACTTCCTTTTCCTATCAACCTGTCGAAATAGACCTCTCTCACCTTTTGGAATGGGGGACTTTGCTTCCCGAGTTCTTTGTTGACTTTGTCGTGCAAAAGATATGTCCAATAAAAAACTTTATCTCTGCTTCCCAAAAAGTTTCGAAGAGGAGGCAGCTCTCTCAAGTTCTTTTTGTAGTTGTCTTTGCAAGTCGTACAAGGCAAAAGATGCTGAAGCAAAAAGATAAAGTTTGAAAACTCTTGGGCTCTTTCTGGAGTGTATGTTGCTGCAAAAGAGTGAATGGTTCTCCAAAGACAGGGACCCCAAAATTCCTTGTTTTCTCCTGTTTGGCGTGTCGGCTGAGGAGGCGGACGGACTTGTCTTTTTACTTGTCTCATTACGTTACATCAAAGGTTTTCCTCTAGTAAAATTTAGAGGAAATGTCAAAGCTTGCCGAATGCCTCGCATGTGATGACGACGTCTTTGAAAACAATGTGGAAAAAGAAGTCTTTGTTGTACCAAAGACTTTTGAAGATGAGTATCTCAATGTTTTTGAGATTGAGAAGAGGATGAGAGAAACATGTAAAGAACTGTTTTATCCACAAATCTTTCAAAAACAAAAAGTCGGACTTTTTCTCTTCTTGTCAGACTATAAAAAATAATATTCTTTAGGAACATTTCAGCCTTTATTTTTTGTCTCAAAATGTTGTGTGCTTCAGAGTGTCTTCAGTCTTTCGGGTTCGTTTGCGACCAAGAGTTTTGCGACAGTAAAGATGAAGAACTCGACTGTTTTTGTTGCGCATGCGGAAAGTCGTCAGTTCAGACATTGAAAACTGTCAAAAGGTGTGAGTGCAACAAAAAGTTTGGGGAGGATGAGCTCATTGAATTGGTCGAAGAAGAGGATTGTCGTCTTTTGAAACTCGAGGACGACAATATTTTCTTCCTGTGCTCTTGTGGAAAAAGGGCAAGAAGCACAGTCCTCGAGTTTCTCTCCGGGAGGAGATGCAAGCCGTGTAACATTTCCAAAAGCAAGGATGCGCTTCCCAAGAAGCTCTTGAAGGACAAGGAACTTGTTCGTGTCCTAAACAATTCGAAGCTTTGGTTCGGCCTTGAAAAACCAAAGAGGATAAAAAGGCCAGGAAGCAAAGGCATAAAGTACCAGTTCTGTGGGATGACTCTTTTCTGGCATCCAGACATTCTGGACGAAGAAAACAAAGTTTGCATCGAAACAAAGTCTGAGGAGTGTTTCCAAATGGAGAAAGAGAGGACTCTCGCCAAAATCCTGTCAGCGACTCGTCAGGGCTACAAAGCAAAACTCATCGTCTACACCAAGGAAGGCGAAGAGGACTACACTCTGCACTTTCCCCGACTCTCATAAAAATATTTACAAATATTTTTTATTGTGGAAACCTTTGAGTTGAGAAAAGTGCGGGAGGTTTGCTTGAAACAACTCCGAAATAAATGTCGGACACTCTCTTTTGCAAAACAATGGAACGGAAAATTCCTGTCAGGTCTTCCAAGACGGTTCCGAAAGCAAGGCCATTTCCTTCGCTTCCCTTGTACTCGACGGTCGAGCTCGGAGGAACAGAAACATTTCCAAACGCCAAAGGTACCAACGAAAGATTGTGAATTCGAATGAGGGGAATGTCCATCACAGGAAGAAAACCGTTCAGGTCTTGATACATGATGTCGAGTGTCGTGGTCGAGCCAAGATAGACCTTTGGATTTGACAAGAGTTTTTTATCAACCACAAATATAGGAACTTGGTCCAAAAATACGAGAACATCCTCGAAATCCGGAAGGGAGACGCAAGTCTCCCGAAGAGGAGGAAGGTCATGCTGTCTTCCGTCCAAAGTTTTGATGTTGAGAGGAGCTCGAGTATTATTCACAAATTTTGTACAAAATCCTTCGGAAACGACGATGTCGTCGTCAATAGAAGGCAGTGAAACACTCGACTTTTTGTCTGGAGTTTTATCTTTTCTTCGGAGGAACCATATCAATCCAATCACGAGTATTGGCACTGCGATTAAAAGCGCCACAACGAACCATATCCAGGCCTGCATTACCTATAAAATATTTTCTTTGTTCACAGTTGTAATAATGTCGTCTCTCAAATTCCGAGACTATGACACACTCGACATCGTGAAAACAAAGTATGCTCTTTCCAAAGGAGGGAGTCTACCAGAATATTTTATTTTTCCGACTGATGACGTGAGAAAACTTGTGGATATTATCCAAAATGACCCAAAGAAGATTCTGGACATTCGTTCCGTTTTGAAGGGCGTTCCCGCCACGGAACTAGAAAGTGTTTACAAAACTCGAACGAAGAGAAAGTGGGTTTTGAAGCAAAAGAAAACAGGAGTCGCCCTCCTTTGGCTCTTAGTCAACAAAGGAGCGTCTTCAAGAGACGTGAAATTTTTGAATGTGGGATATTTTGACCAAGAATCCCGAGTCAAGGAATACCTCGAGTATGTCGAATCTGAACGAGCAAAGTTGCAAAAACTTCTTGATGACTTTGAAGGTGACGCGTCTAAAATTTCAGAGTACGGGAAAAAGACGAGCAGAGACTTTCGCATCGAACGAGAAGCAAGACTCTCGGAAGTGATGACAGGACAGAGCCTTCTCGAGCTTTTTGACAGAATCCAATGTTCCAAAGAAGTGCCTTTTGTTTCCTTGCAGTTTGCAGGGAGGAATCTTTACAAATCCTATTCGAGAATTCCTCCACCCGTTGCTTGGCTTTCTGGAAGAGGCGGTCTCGAAGATTTTGGAACAGGAGATGTCATCCTCATGAAAGTATTGTCATTCCCGAGCTCAGAGTTTTCCGAAAACAACCCATCCCAGATGGAAAGAATAGACAAGTTTTATGATGAGGTTATTTGGACCCCTGATGCCAGCGTCACTGGAAAACAAAACGTTCTTGTGGATGTGACCATCCGTGATGGTATGGCTTATTCCGACGTCGAAAAAAGAGTCACCGGAGCTTTTGTTGGAGAAAACGTGGTGTTTGAAAACACTCGAACATCGACAGTGAAAGCATCATACTATGTCTACGACCTTTTGTACAAAAGAGCAGAGTTTGTGGATATTTTGCTGCGTAACCCTCTGACTTCGAAATTCTTCTTTTCGAATGAGACATTGTCTACCACTTTGGCAAAAAGCAGATTCTATGTCTACTTTGACCCCATGCAAAAGAGGGACCCAACTGATGTATCCATTGCATTCCTTCCCGCGTCGAGCAAAACAACAGACACAAAGATTCGAATTGCTCGTGCCAAATCAGAGGGAGAGATTGAGGCCTTCAATTCTCTTTTCCTCTCTGTTCTTGAGATGTACTCCCAAGACCTCCCAGGCGTCACTGAACTCTATGACAGATTCATCCCGTCAACGCAAAGGTTCAAAGAAAAGCAGAAAAAGGGAGGAGACGATGAGGAACTCAGAAACATTGTCAACCTCCGAAGAACATATCCAGACCTCTTCTCGAAAAAATACTCGAAGCAGTGCACTGCGGCAGTGTCAATCCTTTCGAAAGAAGAAGCTGATGAACTCAAAAGAAAAAAGCAGAAAAACAGAGTTCTTGAATATCCAAAGGGAAGTGGAATGTTTTTTGGCTGCAAGTCAAAAAAGCACAAAGACCACATCTACCCTGCTCTTCGTTTCAACGTGAGACCATTCTCCGAAAAGTACGAGTTTGTTCCGTGTTGCTACACTGAACCTTCGGAAAAACCAAGGAGACACCCGGAAGGGTGCACGGAGCGTGTCTTCGGAGCAGACAAAAAGGAACTTCCCGAAAACACTTGTGGATACATTCCTTCATCTCTCGAAAGGTTTTTCAGTGTCGCCATTGACTCTCCCGTGACTGTTTTGCGACATTCCGTCGATGTTGCTCCAGACAGCATGCTGTATTGTATCGAAATGGCGAGAAGTAGGGAGTTCTTTTCTCTTGAAGAAGAGTCAGAAAGAGCTGCATACATCAAGCAAAAGAGGCTCGAAATATCAGAGATGGAAAACTTCAGCATTGGAAGGCAGGAGTTGTACGACTTCCGAAGCACAGAGGAAATTCGGCAACTTTTGAGAACGAGCACTTTTGTGGACTCTCTTTTGTTCACTCGAATTCTCGAAAAATTTTATGGTATCAACATCGTTGTGTTCACCATCGACAAGGACAGAGTCGTTTCGTTTGAGATTCCGAGACACGCAAAGTCTTGGATTGCTCCCTATTTCGACCCAAGTAAAAAAACTGTTGTTCTTCTTCGCGTTCCGTGGAAAGACATGCCGTATCCGTCCCAGTACGAAGTTCTTTTTACTGTCCCGAAAGAGCAGACCGACAATCTCGGAAAGAAAAAGAGACCCGGTGAACCAAAGTCAAAGGTTTCCATCGACCAGAAAGACTTCACATTCCGAGACAAAAAAATTATCTCAAGTCTTTTCAAAACCTTGTATGCAACAAACAGAGTTTGGTCTGTTGCGATATCAAAGGATGGTCTCGAAGTTTCCCGGTACGAGGAAAAGAATCCGAAAACTCATCCATTGTTATCACAAGCGACAGACCAGTACATTGACTCTTTTGGAAAATGCAGGACTCTCTTTTTTGGCTCTGTGGCTCTTATCATCTCTCCGATTGCTCCCCTCGACATCCCAGAAAAGAAAAAGGTTTTCACAACCTCAAGATTTTCAAAGGCAAAGGAGTTTCTTGGAGAACTTGGCATGGACATCGTCTCTCAAGAACTCGACCAAGAAGGAAGGACAACTGGTATCCACATTTCGATGGAGGGTTCCGGACTTGACCTCTGCTTTCTCCCTCTTGTGTCCCAAGAAAAACTCAAGAATGTACCGGTCGCAAAAAGCGTCACAATTCCAAAGGGTGAATCGTCTCTCAAAATTTTCCGAGCAAAAAGGACAGTTGCTTCTCGGCTTGTAGAGTATGGAATTTCCCTTTCGGCTAGACTGGAAAGGTTCCTTGAAAACAAGGATTTTGTGGTTGATGAGAACTTTGACATTGAGCAAGTGAGATTGGACCCGCAGAGTCTTGTGGTCGACGAGAAACTTCGAATTCCTTCTCAAGTTTTTGTCGAAAGGATAAAGTTCGCAGTGTCTTCATCTATAAAAAATCTTCCATTCTCAAAAATTCAGACAGAACAGTTCAAGACAGTGTCGGACTTCACCATAATTCCAAACACAGTCGTCTTCCTTTCTGAAAGAGCTCTGAATATCTGGGTCAAAAACTTTGAAGCTCAAGACACAACTTTGATGGTGAAAACTCGCCAAGACATCGCAACGACGCTTCCATACTTTTTTGACGACTCGAAACTTCTTCTCGTGCAAAACGTCAAGGACGGAAAGAGGGAAACTGCCGGATTTGTGGTTGACAGATGGAGAAAGAAAGGTGCGAATCCCGGATACGAAGCGAAAGGAACTTTTGAAAAGGCCTCTGATTGTTCCAATGAAAGAAAGGGGAACTGTGTCGCTGAAAATGGCCGAGGTGCTTGGTCTGCGAGACTCCAATGAAAAAATATTTGGCAATATTTTATCCAAAAAACTTTTTTTGTAACTTTTTTGTTGAATTCTACGGTTAGTAAGATGTCGTCGGTGCTGAGTCAGAAGGCGCTTTATACAACCCAGATTGACCCGCAAAGTGCGGACAGAGCTTGGTCAGAAAGGTTCAACCTCGCGAGCGGTTCTCTTTGTAACATCAATCCCCTTGCGTTCAACAGGGACCAGTATGGAAGAATGGCCGACCCCTATACTCTGAAAAAGGTCGGAGCCGGTTCTTGTAACAACGTCGACCCCAATTACAACCTCCAGGCTTTCATCGCCCGAGAAAACGCCGTCGACAGGCCTGTGATTGCTGTTGACATGAGCCAAAGGTACATGTATGATACGATGGGAGTCGGTCGTCAGCAACCTCTCCCCACCCAGTGTGGGGAACAGCCCACGAATTGGTGGTTCCAAACCGGAATGAATTCCGACACTCACGACCAGATGGCTTGCCAGTCCAATGGTCTTTCTCTTCCTCCTCAACCTATGAAGAGCTTCGCTTGTCCTTCGGCTTCTCTGTCGACGATGTTCTTCCCGAGGTACAACAACTAAATAAAATATTTTGGATATTTTATCTCTAAATGTGGTGACCATCGGCCACGAATCTAATTATGTCTTTTATGGCGAAATCCCTTTCTGCATCTTTCTCCAAGTCTATGGCTCTCATAAGCCACTGTTCTTCTTTGTGAAACTCTGTGCTTCCAAACCAAATGTGAACAAACTCGACGTGACGAATGGCCGTCTCTGACCTCCAGTTTTTATATTCCATTCTGAACCTTTTGTTTTGGGAATTTATGGTCATGAAAGAAACAAATTCAGAGATGCGCATACTTTGATTCGGAAAAGTAAAAATGGTTCAGGACATTCCATTTTCACTGTAGCTCCATGTCCAATTTCTGGGTAATGAAAGGAAACATTTCATTACTTTGGCTCAAGATGTTTGGAACAATTGGAGTGAAAGTGAGGTGCGATGGACAAGTGTTTCTCGTTGGGATAAACGACTTTGTCTCTTTCAAAGAATATGTCGAGTCAATCACAGGAAAACCATGCGACCAGTTTTATTTTGTGGATGAAGACGGGGATAAAATAAACATCAAAGATACAAATTCATTCTCGTATTTTCTCGAGTCGTGGAATATGGAAACAACTCTCAATATATTTTGTCAGAAATATATTCAAAATCTTTTTGAAAGGAGAACATTTGCAAATTTATTTTTATCCAAACATGGAGTTCCTTGACCTTCCGAATGAGATGAAAGAGCACATCTTTCTCTTTGTCAAAGTCCCGACATACGCGTTCTGCTGCCGAGACTTTTTCTCTGTCTTTCAGAACATCAAACAAAGGGAGGAAAACAAACCATTCAGGCAGCTTGTGAAGGAAAGGAGTGTCTTTGCGTGTTCGCCAAAATTCTCTGCTGATTTCTGGGACACGTGCAGAGTGCATTTGTGCGGATACAAGGGCTTTGGATGGCCGGTAAAAGTTCATATGAACGCAAACAAAACACACGAGAAGTTTGCAGACGCTCTGAGAATCCTCGCGGAATTCCCAAAGATGGTGGAGTTTGTGCCTCAAGAAGGACTTCAAACTTTCCTCTTCTTTTTGGGCAAGAAGGACAGGGACAGGTCCCAGGTCTGTCCGGCGTACATCGCCGGGTATGTCCACGAATGTTTTACGGAACTAGACTGGAGGGAGATGAAGAGAAAACTCGCGGAGATTGGGCAACTTGGCCTTCCAGTTGCCCAAAAGAAAGAAGCGGTCATATTGGGTACATATGTGGCTGCGAGACTTGACATTATCGTCACCTCCTCCACCGGACCATTCCAGACTCACTGGTTTGACAAAAAGTTTCGGGACCGTGTACTCACCCTCGGGAAGAAGGCGCTCCCGGAAGAGTATGATTGGCTGAAGAAGCTTTGCTAAATATTTATTCGAAATATTTTTATCTTGTCAGAAACTTTAGGAATCTATCGTTGAGTTCCAAAGACTTGAGCGAAAAAGAGCTTCCGTCGCCTCTGCAAACCAAGACGTTTTTTCTTCTTTCGAGTTCAGGCTGTCCGCAAGTCTCGCAGATTACGAGCTTGAACAAAAAGGTTCGATACTTTTCTTCGACGTCTTTCGGGTTGTGTTCGCCAGATATCCAATGGAGTTTTCTCTTTTTGTCAAAGCCAGAACTTCCCCCAAGCGAGATACTTAAAAACTTTGGAAGTTCTCCAATGTCAACACAGAGGTCTTTGGAAACACTCTCGAGATTCTCGAAAAAAGTCTTGCCGTTCTTGAATGAGAGAACAAGCTGTTTTGTCTTGTATCGATAGAAAGGGTCATCGCCAAAGTCTGGATTAATCGGAACAATTTTGGGTTGTTTCGGGGAAGAGATAACAAGCTCCATTTTATTCTGAGATGGAAAAAGTCAACTCTCTTTTGGCAAAGAAAAAATTTGGAAAGGCTTACGCTCTTCTTCGAGTTGGAGATGTTGTCGTTATTCAAAAGAAAGGAGAAAGAAATCCAGAGGAAGAGACGGAAATTGTTCTGTCAAAAACAGAGGGCAAACTAACCACGTTTTATGGTTCAATGTTTGGTTATCTTCCACGCGAAACATACGAGATTTTGCGAGTTGTCGGGCACGAAGAGAATGCGGAAGAAAAATTTGGATTTGTTCTCGAATAATTTATGGGAGATAAATTATTTGTGTTCCTTTCTAGATGGGAGAAACAGCCTCGTAATGGGTATTTGAAAATTCGCGTCGCATACGATTCTGGTACAGGCGCACGTAGTCGTTTCGGAACTGGAGTTGGTCACTTAGGAAGGCGTTATTCATCTGAACGGTGGAGTCCACGAGACTCTGGTTTCTCAGTTCTTCATCTCGGAAAGGTTGCAGGTTACTTTGAGTGTAGTATTGTCCATACACGGGAAAGGCAGATTCGTCAAAAGTGACGGGGGTGCTACAGTTCGGTCCATCCTCGTTTGCCAAAAGCGTGTAGTTGTTGTATGTCGGCGAAGGATTTTCCCATTGCTCTCCAAGGACGGGGGGAATTGTGCTCACGATTTGGGAACCTACAAGGTTTGTTTGTGGGATGGTAAAGCCTTCCTTTTTCGGTGTTCTTCGAGAATATTTGAAAAGAATTAAAAGACCCATACTCGCAAGGAGAAAAACATACCAATATTGGTACCCCAAAAAGTACGCAATGACAGAGATGATAATCACAAGTCTGGTGATGGCGTTGAGTTTGGCATCGAGAGTCATCGATGCCGTCGGAACAATTGAGAGGGAACAGAAGAGGTCGGAAAGGTCCTCTGCCCAAAATTTCTCATCCGAGGAACAGCTCATTACACAAAAGTCTCGAAAAAAATATTTCCAGAAATATTTTATGCTTGCAGAGTCTCATATAATTTCAGGGACGAAAAGCGTCTCCCAAAAAGATATGGTACAATGTCGTCATTCCGAAGCGTCTAACAAGTCTCTCGCAACTTTTTTTTGAATGTAAATACAAAATATTTTTTATCGGCAAAAGTTTATACTCCCCTTTCTCATCAAGGCAAAAAACATTCTCTTCTTTTCGACAGATGACAGAGAATTGTCCGCCTTCCGTTTCGACAGTGTCTCCGAAACTTATTGTTCTTGACGCACAAACCCCAACTGTTTGATGGCTTCAAACAGTTGCGGGTCGTTGTTTGAGACTGAGCGAATATAACAAGTGCCTTCTTCAAAAAATCCTCGAGTTCTCGAGAAGCCCATGAACGTTTCATCGTTCAGCTGCAAAAAGATTGCGTCTCCTTGCCCTTTTAGAAGGACGATGTCTCCAGGTTGCAAGAACCTGCCAGCTTCACGATAAAGTTCAGCCTCAACATCCATAATCTTGCAAAGGTCCCAAATGTCCTGGTTGTGGATGATGCTCTCCGTGAATTTTGTTGCTTCTTCAAACTTTTGGTTCGCCTGTTCGAGTCTGAACATTCTTACTTTCTGGATGGTCTTCAAGTTCGAATATGTACTTTGTCGAGTGTGGATAAGAGTGCTGTCCAAAGATGGCATTTGTGCAAGCATCACATTCGAAAAGACCAAAGAAAAAATCCAAGAGTTTCTCAAACAAGTTCATCTCTCAAAAGATTAAATGCAAGTCAAACACCAACTTTAATGGATTACATTGACGACCTTCCCATCGACCAAGAAGAGGCGAGCCCCGTCGAAATGGCGACCGCGCAAAAATACTTGAATTCTTCTGGAGCGAGTAAAAAGGCGAGAACAAAAGTGACAACCAAAAAAACGGGTTGGAAAGACATCCTCAAGTGGTCCATTGCACTGACACTCATCTTTTTGCTTGTATCCAATCAATGGTTCGACAAACTCTTGGCTTGTGTTCCATCTGAATCTCCACTTGTATTGTTTGGAATAAAAGCGGTCGTCTTTTTCTTGTTGTCTTTTGTGGTTCTTTGGAAACTTGTATGAAAAATTCACGGTTGTGCTTTTTCTTTTTTATTCAAAAGAAAATTTTTGTGTCTCCTTGGAGTAATGAACTGCAAGATCCTCATTGGTGTGGTTTGCCTCTTGCTTTTGTTTGTGGCGATTTGGATGCTGCGAAAGAAGGGAGATGACAAGGGAGAAAGCAAAGAAAATTTTACTTGGGCAAATAACATCAGAGAAAATCCCGGACCTTACACTCCGACGTATGACCTCGTTCAACAGGACGCTCCTGATATTGACGCGTTCGCCAACTTTGTCGAACCTGTGGGTGATGGTGTGGGACAAAATCAGGGTGTTGGTATGATTCCAACTCCTTCGGTTGTTCAGTACGACTACAAAGACCTTTTGCCAGACTTGAACACCAACGTCGCAATGTACGACAAGGACATTTCAGACCCCGAAGTTTTCATGTGGAGGCCCTCTATTCGTGTTGACATGAAGAACAGACAGCAACAGGGCGCCGACCAGTTCCGAGGAGACCTTCCAATCCAAAAGAACAATTGTTATGGGAGCGAGTCGTGGTTTAACTCACGGTATGGCGAGGGTGACGCTAACTTCAACGGCATCTTTAACCCACTTTATCAAGAAAAGTACCGCAATCTCACTGGTCAGAAAAGTTTTCCGATTCAAATTGCTGGGGAAGAAACTGTTATGGATGGATTTCCCCAGGAAGAGCAAATGTACGTCGCTTCCGATGTCAACTAGAGTTTTTAAAACTCTCCAAGATATATTTACAAAAATATATTCACTCGCCCTTTGTCTTCTTCTCGTCCAAGAGAACTTTGCCTTTTGGTGAAAACACCAAAAGTCTCGTGTTGTATCCCTCCTTCCGACAAGCTTCCAGCTTCGTCAAAACTCTTTCCTTTTCTTCGGGGGTCTTCTCGTAGGTCCAAGCCGACTTGACTTCGACAACAAGATTCTCAGAAGGAACAAAGAGGTCAGGATAATACTTCCTCTTTGTTTCCCCGTCCGGGTACAAAAACCCCATCATATTTTCGTGACAAGAGACAACATCTTCTTCCGGATGTCCTTCATTCAACAATAAAAGAATCGCAAAATGCTCGTAGCCTTGATAAGGTACGATTCTCCCGGAAGGAAAAGTAAATTCCTTCATCTTGTAGCACGACTTGAGGACTTTGGAATAGACTTCATCTGTGTGGAAAGGATGGTCTGCATTGAACCTTTCCCTGTATGTGTTCAAAAGTTTCTCTTTGAACTCTGGGACTTGAAGAGCATGTTCCTTCCCGTATCTTTTCAACATTGTCTGAGCCACTTTTAGCCTTATCTCTGGGTGGCTCATCGAACCACCTGGTCCAAATTTTGCCAGTTTTCCTTGACGGGTTTTTTCTTTATTTTCGGGAGTCATAAAAATACAGGAAACACCATAGAGATTTTTCGTTGTGGTTTTTATTTTCTCCATAATTTCAGGAACTTGAGCGCTGTGTTCATACCCGTATCTTTCTTTCATTGTCGCATTTTTCTTTTCTCTGATCTCTTGACTTTGCAATGCGTTGTCGACATCATATTTTTTCCTGAGAGTGGCTCTTGTTTTTTCTTGAAACTCTTTACTTTTCATCGGATGGTCAACGCCATAAACTTCCATATTTTTGACTTTTGTTCTTTCTTTGGAACAATCCTTGCAACCGACCCAATTCTTTTTCTGAACTATTTTTGTCGAAACGACATTGCCAACAGAACCACATTTGCAAGTGTACTCGACCGGCGTTTTGTTGTCGACGTACTCTCCGGTCATTATGCAACCTTTTCCAGAAAAATGGGCTTTTGCCATTTCCATCGACTTCAAAAGCCTGTTTCTCCCATCATATTCTTTCTGAGGCTTTCTCTTTCCGCCGTTCTTCTTTCTGGTTTCAGCTGCTTTTTCACGCACCAAAGGGTCTCCGAGGGGTCCTTTTTCTCCATACTTTTGACGAAGAGCGACATTAGCTTTTTCGAGAGTTCTTTTACCAGATTCTTCGGCTGTCTTTTCTCTCTTCTCCATGAGCTCATTGCTCTGAAGTGCGTGTTCGACACCGTGTCTCTCTTTCATCGTCTCTTTTTTCTTCTCCAAGATTTCCGGTACAGCGAGAGGACTCTTTTCCCCATATTTCTCCTGAAGAGTTGCGAGTCTTTTCTCTTGTTGTTTCGGGAGCTTCGCAACATTATCAACTCCATGCTTTTTGAGGCATCTTTCCTTCTTTGCTTTGTCGGAACATTCTTTGCATCCGACCCAACTCTCCAAATTCACAGAAGACATGTTCGCGAAAAGACCAGATTTCCCACATCCACAAACATACTCCACTTTCTCTCGCGAACTCACATATTCTCCCGTCATCGTACATCCCTTCAGAGCGAAACGTCGACGAGCTTCTTCCGTTCTTTTTTCAAGAGACATCTTCCCATTTCAAGAAAAATATTTGTATATTTTTTCCATTCAAGAATTTCTAGTTTTTGCCTCATTCGCCCACTCCAAAGACACAACTTTGTCAGCGCTTTTTACCCCAAATTTGTCAGCTGTCGCCTCATAAGCAAACCCTTCATTTCCAAAAGAGAGTTTTTTGTACGCTGCATGGAACATACAGGCCTTGTGCACCTTTTTTTCGAGATGTTGCTGAAAAAGAGCTATACTTGTCGTTTCGAAACAACAGTGCTGGCATTTCATCTTGTTTGTACGGTCTCCATTCGAATTATGTTCCGTCTCACAATGTGAAAGGAAGTCGTCGGATGCCGATGATGAAAACCCACAGCCAATACAGATGAGCGAGGCGTCGGATGTATTTCCATCCATTTCTTTAAGTCTAACTTTGTGTTTCCAAATATTATTTTGTTTAGCTCTTCCGAAAGAGGGTGAGAATGGCATCCTCAACTTCCAAAGAAAACGCGCTCTTTTTTTCAAAGCCAAAATGCGAAAGAAATATATTCTCCCTGACCGAAAAGAGCCTTGTGCAAAAGGACACTGTGAAAAGAATTTTTTTGGGTAGAATCTGTCCTCCTGTCAATCTTGTCCTCAATCATTGTTTTACACGCACCCAAGAAGGAGAGCACGAACTCATCTCTGCGTTTTTTCAAAGTTGTGGCCTTTTCATGCACAACACACGAAAAATTTGCGAGAACATCAACGAAATCTTTCTCCGACATGGCTTCGTGAGAAATGGATTCCATTGGAAATTCGGCCATTTCGACCACAAAACCAGAGAGAATGTCGTCCCGCAGTCGTTTGAACTTGCCTGATTCTTTCCACCATTTCCAATACGCCAGACATTTCTCCCTCTCCAATGTAGCTCGAGTGATGAGACGCTCTCTGGTTTCAAATTCTGACAAAACATGGGACAATATATCTTCGGAAACACCAAAAGCGGTCTTTTTCGGACACGTCTCGCACCCCGGAATAAAACACATGTGCTTTGGACATTTTTCGGCCTTGTATCTGTCGACTTCTAGTTTTGTTTGTTCCACGCTTTTACAAAAAACTTTTCTCGAGAGAGATACAAACAAAAGGGCAAAGTCTCTCGATGATAAAATGTATCGGTGATTCGGCCACACAAAGGATACACATCCATCTCTTTCTGTGAATCTATCTGCGATGGGTTCCAGTAAACTTCTCATCCATTCCAGAAATCTTTCGCTGTTGCCGAGATGCGGAATAAATATTTTTGGGGAAATAACTCTCTCGTCTTGCAATATAATTTCTCTGAAGAGCGTCCTGTTGCTCGTCAAATGAGTCACAAGTTCGAAAATTACACGCTCGAGTTTTTCACTCGGTACGTCAAGCGATGCGTCAAAATTTCGTATGTGTCTCTTCGTCAGAAGATGCCTTTCATGGTCCCTTTTGTCCCTTGAAAAAACATCACACACCTCACAGAAAAACTCTTCTTCTCTTCTTTGCTCATTGACCTTTTCCTTGTGTTTTTTCGTCATCTCATGGATTTTGAAGTTGCTGGCGATGTCTGTGGAGTAGCTACAAACATCACACGAATATTCTCCGCGTCTGAGTCCTCCAAGAGAAAGAGCCTTGAGATGCTTCTTTGTCTTTTCATGTTTGCGCAAATAGCCCAACTCAGAGAAACTTTTTTGACAGATGGAACAATTGTGACTCATACTTTCGGTTGAAATTATTTCTTATTTATTTCACAAACTTAATATTTACCTCAAAAAAATATTTTTCCGAACCGAACAAAAATATTTCCAAAAAGTCATTGGCGGCGGGAAAAAACACGTTTCTGTCATCACTTTGGAAGACACAGAAGGCCGTTTTGGCTTAATTTCACCCTTGAAAAAGACGTACCTCATCCGAATTTGTTAATATCGACTTTTCAAAAAGACGCACCTCATCCGAATTTCTTATTCTCAACAAATTCAGATTTCTGAACTTTTTAGAAATATTCTCATATATTTTTCCAAGACATCACAAAACCAAAGTTTCTCCAACTTTTTCTTTTATCTCAAAATGTTGGAGAAACTTCCCCTTGACAATCTCTTGCAAATTCTCGGGTACCTCGATCTCGAAGACCTTGCAGCTGTCGACAGGACTCACAAAGCTCACCAGTTCGCGTGTGCCCAAATCTACCTGAGAGATGAAAAGCATCAGAAACTCTCCCTTTTTCTAAAGTCTGCGGAACCGACACCAAGATGGGGAGAGAGATGGTCATCGCTCGTCCACATCAAGGCCTTGAGAAGGGCTGGAAACACAAACAGACATTGGGAGAATCCTTTCCAAGTCCCAAAGAATGAGAGAGTTGAGAAAGAAAAATGTGCCAAGAGGAAGGAGGCTGAGAGGCTCCTTGACAAAACTCTTTCGGAAAGGCCAAACGAGAAGAACCGACTTTTGTATAATCTCTGGGAATGTGCAACCGCCAGAGCAAAGGACACAGACTCTGTAGTTCTTCAAGTTTATCACCTTTTGGAGGAATGGGCTGATGGAAGGAGTCTCATCGGCGACACTGTTTGTTGCAAGACCGCGGATTTTATGATGAATCGTCGGACGATGAAGGGGACGAGAAAGAACTCTATCTCAGCCATTTCGACGATGACGAATACTAGGAATAAAAATATTCAAATATTTTTATGATGTGAGGGCCTTGCAAATCTCAAGTTCTTTTTCTATGGTGTCATCCTTCCTTTCGAGAACTAAAGGAACACCTCTCTCTTTTGCAGACTCTAGAAAATACTGTAAAATTTCTGGCTTTTCATCCCAAATGTGTCCACACAACAGAGTCTCGTGTCTGTCGACCTTTGAACCAAACGGTGTCTTTGAATCGTTCAGATGAAAGAGATGTAATACACCTTCAGGAAAAACTTGGGTCCAATCCTTCCAAAACTCTTGTATTCCCTCTTTTGTACCAAAGTTCATAGTTCCCGAAGCGAAGCCATGACATGTGTCAATACAAAATTTTGTTTGTTCTTTATTTTTTATTTGAGACCACAATGAAGAAAGTTCTGGGATATCCCTTCCGAGTTTTGTACCTTCCCCAGCACAGTTTTCGAGAAGTAAAAGCCTTTCCCTTCGAATATCCCTTCCAAGAGCCTTTGAAAACTTGTCAGTCAGGCAACTTTTTTGAGACAGTGCAAAGTCCACAGTTTCTGCGACCTTGGAAATACCCCACCCTCTGTCTTTTGCGGCTCCGACATGAACGACCAAAGGAGCTCCCAAAACAGCACAAATGTCCAGGTCTTTTGCGAGTCCGTTTCTCGCAAACTCCAAGTTTCTTTTGTACTTGGGGCAACTTTCCCCTTCCTTTGAACCGCAAAGATTATACATTAGAGAAGCATGGACAAAGAGTTTCTTTCCAGACTTCCGAAAGGATAGAAGTTGTCCCAGAGAAACGTTCGAATTATTCCCAAAGTATATTTGGATACAATCATAAGGACAAGTCTCCAAAGTTTCAAAGTTTATGAATGGTACATGAGCACCAACACAAAGAGACATCTCAATAAATTCTTTTGTAAGTTCAAAAAGAATTTCTAATTCGTCTAATCATCCAAAGTCTCTTCCTCCTCTGACTCGCTGAATTCAGCATCTTCGTTCTTCTCCCCCTTTTCCTCTCCTTCATTATCGCTAAACTCTTCGTCATCAGCTTCAGGAACATACTCCCTCGCCTTCTCCGTAAACACAGCGTCATACAACTTGCACTGCGGGCACAACTTCTCAGTTCCCTTGACAAAAAAGCCTTCGAGAGTCACACAAGCGGCAGCGTCTCCGGTCTTTCCAATCAGGGTTTTGTAGTCAAGAGGCTTCACCTTCCTAGGGGCACGGAACACACTATACATTGTGACAGGTTTTCCATTGCCACCGCGAGAAGAGATTGTCTTGGTGTTCAGAATCTTTTGCTTCTTCGGGTCAATGGGGCGAGTCTTCCTCGTATCTCCCTCCTTCTTATCCTCTGTTTGCCAACCAAAGATGGGAGCGACGCCACAATCTTCCCCGTCCTTGTAGTCGGGGTTCTTCTTCTTGAACTTCTTCTGAAGCTTTTCGGCGATGCTGTCGTCCTTTGCACAAACGGAACGAACCTTGTCCACGATTTCCCTCTCAATCTTGTCCAAAAGAACATCGTTCTCGGTGGGGGAAGTCGCCCAGTCCTTCGAATAAGGAACAATGGAAAACTCAAACTCTCCAGGCTTGATGTTTTCGGGAGTTCTCGGTGCTTGGAATTTGTACACATTCTTGAGGCCAAAAGTGAAACATCTGGGAAACTTGAGCTTGAGTTGTTCCTCTTTTCCGTCAGAATACTTGTACGCGACTTCGACAAGGTCGTACGGAACGGCTCCCTTCTTAGTCACGACCTTCTTCACCACAAGTTTGTCCACATCGAAATCTTTGAGGGCGACGCTGTGAGAAGAAGACTTCTGAGACTTGTTTGACCTTGACATCTTTTGTTTCTGTTTGTTCGAGCAATTTTTATTTGACCTTTTCTCTGGAACAAAAATTTCGATTGAAAATTTAACTTTGGGGTGGGCAAAATTTTGCCATAGGGTTTAAGAAAAAAGTTGACCCAGAGAAAATGCCGAAGAACACCAAAGTCATCGTTGAAGAGAATGTTGAGGAAGAAGTTGCTGTAAAGGCTCAAAGAGTTCGCAAGCCCGCTCCCACCTCTGACACTGTATGCGAAGAACTCACCAGAATCATCGAGTCCATTTCAGCAGAGATTGACAGGCTGAAAGAGACCACTGAAAAAGTCAAGGGTGCTCGGTTCCTTTCAAAGATTCGCAAACAACTCTCTGATGTGAACCGCCAAGTCCCTCGAATTCGAAATGGACGTGCCAAGAAGAGAGTTGTCAAGGGAAATTCTGGCATCAAAAAGCCGAAAGAGATTAGTGAAGAACTCGCCGACTTTTTGCAGGTTGAGCGAGGAACTCTTCTTTCGATGGCTGATGTCACGTCTGCCGTTTGTACTTACATCCGAGTCAAGGACGATGAGACCAATCCAGAGAAGCTCGAGAGTCGGAAGAGGTGGATTGGTCTCAACCCCGGAGGAAAGAGGAATCTTCAGGACCAGAGTTCGAAGAAGAACATCGTACCAGACGAAGCTCTTTCGAAGCTTTTGAGGTACGAACAGTATCAAAAGGATGTTGCGGCTGGAAAAGTCACAGTCAAATCTACGGGCGCGGTTGTGACTGACGACAGACTCAACTACTGCGTCCTCCAAAAACTCATCGCTCCGCACTTTGTCTAAAATATTTCAAGTAAATATTTTTTCGCGACTATAACAAAAATATTGCAATGAGCAACGCTATTACCAGAGAAACATAACACGTTATCGTCGAAAAGATTGCCCATTTCTTTGCGGGTTCATCTGCCTTTGCCGCAGCGACAGCCGAAAGAGTTCCTCCAATTGCCAGTGCAGCAAAAGAGATTATTACGGAGATGACTATTCCCATTACTTGTAATTATTCTTTCGACCAAAAGAATAAGTAAGATGGAGTTTTCCAAGGTGACAGAAGGCGACAGAGTCTATGTCAGCGGTTCCTTTGTTTCCCAAAACATTGGAAAGTTACAGCGTATCGGCCTTTTGTATGACAAGTCCGTACCCTCTTGGTGGATTCCAAAGAAAAAAGAGGCAGAACTTCAGAGTCTTGTTTCGAGACTCATGAACGAAGACAATACAAAGGTGGGACTTCTTCGGACATTCATCATGGAAAGAGCCAGATGTTACCTTCAAGAATCCGCTTATGTTGCAGAGTTGATGAGGAAGGATACAAAAGAGGTCAAGGAAGAGGATGTCGTGTTTTTGCTCAAGGACATTTACGGCTGTTATAACGACAAACTTCGAAATGTTACAAGGCAGGTGTCATCAATCGTTGAGAGTCTCGCAATTTCAATAGGGGAAAACTTCTCGAGCGGGGCAAAGTTGGTCGTGAACAGAGCAATCACTTCACAAGTCGTCCCAATTGCGAGGCTTTCAAAGAAAGAGATTGAGGCGAAACTCGACGAGTCAAGAAGACTTACCGTTTCTATTGCTCTCAAAAAATATAAAACTGTGGATGAAATGGTCAAGGTCTCACTACAGAAAATTTATGAAAGAATTCCTTCCTTTGGGACTGGAGATTTCCAGGAAGCACGCCGAGTTTTGCTTGCAGCTCTGATTCTTTTACCGCTCAAGTCAAAGGAAAAGTTTTACTCTGCTGCTGCTGACCTCACGGAGGAAACAAGACTCGGAAAATTCTCGAGTCTCGGCTTGAACAAAAAAGAAACAGACGAGCTGATTTCATTCGCCGCTCAAAGGAAGTTGCATCAAGAGGCGGTGAAAAAACTCGTCTGGATACACACCGGTGAGCTTCTCAAAAAAATCAAGAAGGAAGCGATAATGAGTCGAAGTGCATTCTTCTCGACTCTCTGAAAATTTTTAGAATGTACAACAATATTTTTTCTCATCTCTCAAAAAATATTTGAAACAATAAAATATTTTTGAAAACACCAAGTCTGCAAAGCACCGTGTGAAATTATAGACTTTTGATACATGGAACGACACTCAGAAAAAACACACGCATCAAAATATTTTTTGGGAGATGAGAAAAAATATTTGAAACACTAACAAAAATATTTTATTTGAGCAAGAAAAACTCGCCAAAATTCCCAAGTCTTTTGCGTGCAAAAGAGTACACGAAAAAGTTAAAGTCCGCAACTTTTCCCAAGTCTGCGAAACGACATGCGTAACAATAAAAATTACCAAGTCTTTTTTCGCGTGCAAAAGAGTACACGAAAAAGTTAAAGTCTGCGAAGCGACGCGTAGAAAACTATGGAAACATAAAATATTTTTGACCCGCTTGTAAAAAATATTTTATCATTTCAAATATTTTTCTCAGACCCAAGATTATTTTTTGGAAGTTCCCATCTCGAAATCTCAGACGCTCTTCATTTGCCAGATGGTGATGACAACAACAAAAAATCCAAGAAGAAGGACAAGGAAAAGAGACCAACTGTTTCCCTGTTCTTCTCCCGAAAATTCAAAAGTTTCTCTCGGGTCGTCTTCAGCTCCCGGAATCTCCATCGGATTGTTCATCTTTGCAGCCACGAACGTCTTGAGGTTCGGAACTGATTCGAGAGGCAACAAAGGTTTCAACCACTTTTGTTGTTCCTGTGACATTGACGAAACGATGCTCATCGGGAATCCAGACTCGTGCAAAGGAAAGGTTTCTCTCAAAGCCTTGTGAAAGTTTGAGTTCAAATATCTTTCCTCTAGTTCTTCTGGGAGGACGATTCCAGGAATATCTGGGATGCAAGTCATGTTGTTTTGTTCCATCTTTGCATATGGACAGTTTCTCTCCATCAGAAAATATCCGTTATCGCCCCATTCTTCTCCCCATGAATTTCGGATAATCCAATACCCCCTTCCGGACTTTGTTTTTCCCCAACCAACAATCACAATGGCATGTCCTCCCATAACTTCCTCGACCTTTCCGTCGTGTTTGTAAACACCTTCTCTCCAAGAGTTTGGAAAATCTTTGGGAAACATAAAGTCTTTGTAGACGACGTAACCACAAGAGACGGGACCCCTTTGGTATATTTCAGCCATCAAGTCTCTGTCGGTTGTGTCTCTTCTCTCTTTTCTTTGGACAAAATACGGCATCTTTGCCCGAAATATTTTCATGGGCACGCCCGAAGGGCAATGGTCCAAGTTCTTCCCCAAAAGGTCGACGCAATATGGAAGCTTTTCGGAACTCGTATAGTTTGCAAAAGTGTATGGAAAACAACCAAGAGTTGTAGTTCCATAGACGTAAAGGTATTCAAAGCTTTCTGGTAGAGAGTTCCCATGACATGCACCGTCCTTGATGAATTTTTCATTCAGCTTTCTTATAGTCTCTTGAGAACTGAGGTCAGCGACAGTCGGATGATAGTCGCAGATGATTGGTTTTGCCGGACTCGGAACGAATTTTATCTTTCCTCCAGAAAAGATAGCGAACCTGTCGGCCATCGAAGAAGTCGAACTGAACGACCAACAAGCTCCACAGTTTCCCTGATTTTGAGAACGAGAAAGGAGTCCATTCCACTTTTTCCTTCCATCAAAAAATTCTGGCAACTCTTTTTCGAAAGAGTCAAGAGAAGAAGTTTTTGGATTGGTGCTCGCATAATATTGTTCGACAGCTTTCGAGTCTCCTCGAAGAACGGTAAAAGAAGGTCTCGGTGCTTCCGAAGAAAACTTGGAGAGTTGCATTAAAAATGGTCTCTTTTGTCTCATAAAATAAATATGTATTTTATCTAAAAAGTTTCTTCTTCAGCTGCGTCTTTGTGATGCTTTTTCGGAATTCTGGAAAAGATGAGTAGTTGTCGTCAATGTCCAAAATTCTTCGCTCGTGGTCGTTCATCACAGACCAAACCATGTCATGCAAAGAGAAACACTCTGTCAAGTCGCATGAAGTTTGTGTTTTTCCATCACACGTCGAACAACAAGATGAGTTTGTTTTCCCGTCTGAAAGAACGAACCAGTGTCCGCCTTTTTCCAGTTGAAACACCACATTTTCACGAAAACCATACATCACGGGCATTAAAGGAACCTCTTGTGGACCAAAAGTGGTGACATTAAAATGATGGCTGGCAAGCACCCATTCTTCTTCCTTTGAGTAAAATTCGAACAGAGGTGTCGTCTTGTGCCAAACTTCACATTGCCCGTTGTATTGCCAATGCTTTGTGCACAAAAGAATTTTCTTCCATTCGATGGGCCATTCTGAGAGTTTTTGCATTTTCTTGTTTTGGAGATAAGTATAGTTGTGAAATATTGATTAAGAGATGTCTGTCTATTTGCACCTCGACAGCAGCTACCGAGACCTCACCCAATACCCACGTCCTAGCGAGTGGAAATTCGAAGGAGGAAGGACTCTCTGGACAAACACCCGAACGGTGCAGTGTGTGAGACCCACAAATTCGAGAACTGCGTGCAACTTGGTCTACAATGTGAAACTCGAGAAGCTTATTATTCCCATTGACAATGCGACATTTCCGAATTTTTTGGTTGACAACCCATATTTGTACGTGACCATTTCGACGGGGAGTAGTCCAGATGTAAACTCAATCAACACAATGGGGCAAGCGACCAGTGGAGCAAGAACGAGCGATGTACAATTTGTTGCTTTTTGGGACAAGAACCAAAGCACGGCTTGGTATCACTATTCTTCCCCGATGGTTCAAAGTATCCGTTGGAATTCCAACGAACCGCTCAACTTTGCGTTGAGGGACTTGTCAGGGGCGGTCTTGCAGTTTCCCGAAGAAGTTGCCATCGTCCCCGCTGCTCAGATTTCTTGTCTCCTGTCGACGACACCGTACGTGAGGGACGGTTCTTATGATAATCATCTGGTGACTTTGTATGACGCGGGAACATTTTAGAAAAAATATAGAAATATTTTTTAGTATTCTGCGTCATCGTAGATTCCTTCCTCTTCGTCATCATAAATTTCTTCGTTGTTGACATCATCGTCGGACAAGTCCTCTCGGAGAGGTCGGGGATTTATCCCAGAAACTCTCTTTGTTTTTTCTGGAATTATCAGAGAGTTTTTGTAGTATCTCACTTCCGTGAACTTTCCATTCATCCAATGTATTAGAGTCTTTCCTTCGAGAACACCGAGATTGTACGTTCTTTCAACGCGTGGAAGACCACGAACGAAAGACGTCCATTTTCCGTGAAAGAACCCGTCTTTTGTTTCTGCTTCGAGTTCAATGTTTCCTCTGGGTCCATACGAGACAAGTTTCCCATTTTCGAGGCCGTTGACGTAATCTCTGATTGACGAAGGTTTGTTTGTCCCGGCGAAAAAAAATTTTCTTTTGTCCGTGCAAAACACCATCTTTCCACTCCGTCTCTGAATGGAGTTCCCCTGTGCTCGAACAATAACTCCATTCCTTTCCATGCGGTGTTCCATCAGGAAGAGACTGAATTTTCCTCTGGCACAACAAAATGTGTTTGTCTTTTTTGATGCTTGTCGTCACCACAAATTTTTCCTTGAGATGGTTTGCGTCTTTCGAAGACGACATACAAAAGGAGACGAGTTCACGAGCAAATAAGTATTGCATTTTTCTTTTGCAAAAGAAAAATATTATTTGGGAAATATATGCCTCCAAAGACAAATGTACGAAAGGAACTCTTTCGGAGGTTCACAAAGTTTCCCTTCTTTTTGAAAGGACACGACTTCTTTTCCTTTGTGTCTTGTCACACAGAGTTTCGAATCTGAAGAAACGACGAGAAGCGACCAATCATTCATCCAGACTTCCATTCTTTTTCTCCAGTACAACTATTTCCTTCGAACTAGAAACCAAAGGATGATTCCAAAGACAGCAAGAGCGACGAGCCCCGCGGCTCCAACAAGAACATATTCCAACCAACTTTTTTTCTTGTTGTTCCCTCCGCCACCATTCCCACCACCGCCGCCGTTTCCACCGCATGAAATTCCGGAAGACTCGGTGTTTGAACATCCAGAGCACCACTGACCCAAATTTATTCCGTCTTTTACACTGCTGTTCACAACGTCGACAGTGACCCCATCCAAATAGCATTGAGTAACTCCTGGACCCGACGAAGGGCAAACCTGTGAGAGATTGATGCCTCCGACTTCGGAATTCAAAATGTCAATAACCACATCATCGAGAATGCAAACGTTTTGCTTGCATTCCTTTTTTACCCATGTGTTTTGCATCGGCTCGGATTTTGGAACAGGAGAAACATTCGAGTCATTGCAAAGAATGTCACACTCTACGCCAAATTTTCCCGCAAAAGGATACTGCAAGTCGCTCAAAAAGCATGAGCAAAGTTTTCGAAGTTCCGGGTCATTTGCTGTTTGTTTTCGCGTGATTGGTCCTTCTCCCAAAGAATTCGCTCCACACATTTGGGACAAGAATGCGTCGCAAGAACCAGGAACCTGTCCACAAACATCCGACATCACTTTGTTAAAACCGTCTCCTTTGACATACGGAGTCTTTCCGAGCTTTGAAACGACTGTTTGAAAAAATTCTCTTCTTTTTTCCGGGTTTTCTGACATGTATGGGTTGTTCAATAAAAATTCTCGACAAACTCCGGTGAGTTTTGGGTCCTTGATTGGGTCAGATGGTTTGTTTTCCCACATTCCCAAAATGTTTGGGTCAGAGCCATCAGAACAAAGAGAAAGCATGGCGTTGTAACACGAAGGTGTTCCGGTCGTCGCGTCACCACACCACCCCTTCGCACACTTTCCAACGGCTTCGTTTGTGGTGTATTTATTAAGACAACAAGCCGCTGTTGTTTGTTTGTTCATTGTTGGTTGGGCGATTCGACAAACATTTCTCCATTTATATCCACCACAGCCTTGGGGTGATGTTTTTCCTACAGAACACATCGGATTTCCTCCGCAAGAGAGTTCGCTGCATTTTTTCGCACCTCCAAGACTGCAATCTCCACTGACGTAACATGTATCGTATGCTCCGTCAAAGCTGCAAACTTGGTCAGTGGGTGCCGCGCAAACTCTTTCTCCAAAGTCAATCTCCGTGTCGAGACCACTTCCGCAAGTCACAACTTCACACATTACTTTGGTTTTTTTGAGACTCTGAGGCTTTGTAAAAATATTTGCAAATATTTTTAAAAATTATTGGCATGCACCCTCTTGACCTTGAGGATGGAATTGTCCCCATGTATTTTGGATTGCAGCGTGTTGTTGTTCTTGAGTCATCCCAACAGCGGCTTGTTGTTTCTGAAAAGCCCCGTATGAACCTTCGGTCGAGCCAAGAACGGACAAAAGTTGATACCTTTGAGGTTCTTCCTGAGCAGCGCTCTCTTCCATTTGCTCACCGAAACTTCCCCAAGTGTTTTGAATAGCGGCGTGCTGTTGTTCTTGAGTCATTCCGATGGCGGCTTGCTGTCTTTCGAAAGCACCCATAGAGCCTTCGGTCGAACCAAGAACGGATACGACTTCGTGAGTGGGTTCCGGAGCGTGAGGAATCCAGTTTGTGCTTTGTCGAGAAGCAGCGAGAGCTTGGGCTTGCATGGCCTGGTGCATTTGGGAGACCGTTGCCTTTGTGGTGGGATTGACCACAATCCCGCGAGGGAGGGACAGTATTGCAGAACCTAGACCAGTCGTCTTTTTGATACCGCAACCCCAAACTTCCGAAGGGTCTTCGAAACCACAGAAGTTGATACCTCTCTGGATTCTGAAGTAGCCTCCGTCAGCCCAGTAAGGACCCCACGAGTTTCGAACAAGCCAATACTTGACTCCACCAGAGCTGGTTCCCCAACCCACAATGTCGACAGCGTGACCTCCCATTTGTTGACCGAGAGGGGACATGCTGCTGAAAACAGCCTTGGCATTGTCAGGAGATGAGAAGAATTGTTCAAAGCCGGAGTACACCATATAGCCAATCGTGAGAGGACCATACAAGAAAATATCCTTCATCATTTGGACTTCAGCAGAATCAGAATCGCTTTGGTCAATGACTGGATAAACGATGTCGGGTCTGAATTTCTTACATCCAGGCTTTTCTTGGCATGAATAAACTTCGATGTTTCCATTGCAGGACATCGAAACTCCTCCAACATCTCGCATGTACTGATAGGCTTCACCAATCATTCCTCCCTGACAAACCTCATTGGAACAAGTTCCCTCTGAACCTCGGAGGAAGGCGCTGAGAGTCGGATTCATTTGTTTGCTGTAGTTGCAGAAATCACAGGAAGCAAAAATCCAGGGAGCAATGTTGTTGTGCCTGTCAATCTTTGAGCCGTTAGAAAGAGTGATGCATACTCTTCCCTGAAGCTCTTTGTCTCTGGTTGCGATACGGAACCTGTCCGAAATGGCAGTGGCTGTCGAGAAGGCCCAACAGCTTCCGCACTGCGCCTGGTCGAGCGGGCCAGAAATAAGCCCCGGCCACTTCTTCCGAGAATCAAACTCTGTTGGAAGAGAAGAAACGGTTTCGGATGGCTTTGGGTCAGCGGCAGCCTTTACAGACTCTTGGACAGAAACGGGGGCAGCAGACAAAAGGATGGTGTTGAAAGGTCTCGGTTTTCCCATAGCCTCCTTGGGAACGGAAGAAGTGGCGCTGAGAGTACAAGGTTGCCCAGCGAGCAGAGTATCGACCTCTTCTCCGTCAAAACCTTCCCTCTTATCAGATGGGGACCATAGAACTACCACAAGAAAAACGATGATTGCGATTACAAGGATTGGCAAGAAAGAGCCCCACATTACAAAAGTCAAAATTATTTTTGAGTAAAAAGCAAGAATTGTTTGAGGCGAAAAAGAAGACAAAGTAATAACATGGCCGCGATGTTGTATGATAAGCAATGGCCGAGGCAAGCCGTAAGTTACGGCAGAGGCCGAGGTCCTTACGTCAAGAAAAAACTAAATAACATGAACGCAAGATACACGAGACCCATAATGAGCTACGGAATTTTGTTGTACACATTCCGAAAAGGTGAACCCGTGTTTTTGTTGTGTCAAAGAAGACACACCATCGAGTTTGTCGAACTCATTCTGTCAAAAATTCCAAAGGAAAGACTTTTATCTGCATGTGCCCGTCTGACGGAAGAGGAAAGGCAAAAACTTTGTGAGTGGAGTTTCGATGCTCTTTGGGATGACTTTCTGCCACAAAAAAATTGTAGACTTTATTTCGACGATAAAGAAGAGATGAAAACCCGCTTCGAAAGAAACAAGAAAGAGATGGTGAATTGTATCCTTTCAACAACCTCGAGTATTTTTGAACCACAATGGGGCTTCCCCAAAGGAAAGAAAAACACAAAAGAGTCGAGCATTGTCTGTGCCGTTCGCGAGTTTGTCGAAGAGACGGGAATGGAGAGAAACAGAATTCAGATTGTAGATGATTCGAATCCTTTTATTGAGCGTTTCATTGGGACAAATGGTAAGATTTACGGAAGCCAATATTTTCTGGCATACTCTGACGAAGAAATAAAAATCCAGAAAAAAGACTTTGGAGGTGTTTCCACAATTTCAGAAGAAATCTCTGAACTCAAGTGGGCGACATACGAAGAAGCAAAAAGAGTTCTCTCTCCCGAAAGAGTCGAGATTCTCCAAAATGCGATTCTTTGCATCCGGACTGCCGGAACAACATAAAACATATCGGACAAATATGTTTTTCATTGTGTAATGAGTTTTGTCTTGTTTGCTGCCTTGGCTGTGGGTTTCGTCATCATTTTGATATTCGTGGCAAACAGAAGACACACACCGACAGACCCCACAATCATCGCTTTGAAAGAACGTCTTTCTTTCATCGATAAAAAGTATCTTTCTTTGGACATTCGAGAGGTCGACAAAGGAGCGTACACAGAGAATAAAAAGGCGATATTTTTGTGCCTCAAAGACCCAGAGACTAAAAAATATTATGAGATGAACACTCTGATGTATGTCGTCCTCCACGAAATTGCACATATGTCAAGTGTGACGTATGGACATAACCAAGAGTTCCACCAGAACTTTGCTCGGCTTTTGCGACAAGCCACGCAAAAGGGAGTATTTGACCCCACAATTCCCATACCCACAAAGTATTGTGGTGTCGACTCTGAACATCCGATGCACTAGAAGAAATTGTTTGTCTTTTGACAAAAGGAAGAAGTTTGAAACATGCAAAGTCTTCAAGCTCTCTGTTTTTCTCAAGTCGAGAAATGTTTTCAGAAAAAGATTCTGAAAGCCGAAGAATTTCGAAACTTGCCAAGCGATCTTCTCGAACAAGTTTGCAAGTTTATCCCAACAAGCATTCAGATTCGAAACTTTGGCGTTTGTGTGCGATGGATAAAAGGCGTGCTTCGTGAGAAAGCATTCTATGAGAAGGGTCTCCTAAATGGACCATTCATGAAATGGGACGAAAAGGGAAATGTTTTGGAAGAATGTCAGTACGTCGACGGCAGAAAGAATGGTACAATGATTCAATACAACCCTTCAAAAAACACTGTGCATCTTTTGGAAAATTATAGAAACGGGGAACTTCATGGAGAGAGGCGGGCCTATGAAAACGGAGAGCTTCGAAAAGTCGAGAATTATAAGAAAGGACTGAGAGAAGGAGAAAAAACTGTCTTTTTTGAGGATGGAAAAAGCATCAAAAAGAATCTTTCCTTTCATAGGGGAAAAAAGGAAGGAGTTTGTAAAGTGTACGATAAAACCGGAAACACAAGAAAAGAGGTCCTTTGGGTTCGGGGAATACGTGTCGGATGTTCAAGATAATTTTATCCATAAAATTATTGCAAAGTACAGCATGTTATTTCAGCCTGGTATTCGAGCTTTGAACCATCTCGAATATTTTCATAATCTGAGTAGTCTATAAAAAAAATTTTTGTGTTTTCCTAAAATTTGCGGAAGAGCCTCGGCCTCAAGTTCTTTTTGCGAAACTGTTGGAATTACAGCGATTGGATAACTAGTTTTGGTTCCCGGTATCCATAAAATCTTGGATGAAGAAACTCTGTAGCCAAACTGTGCAAGACAGAGCATATCCTTCAAAGTCTCAATATCAGATTCATGCATACTCAGCCACTTTTGGTAGACTGCACTGTTTTTATTCCAGACAGTCATTCTTTACAGTCTGCTGTCTTTTGCCTTAGAATATCGACAGACTCTGTGATGTTGTCGACTGCTGCTTGGTAGTGATGGAAGGCATAATAGCCGAAAGAGAAGTGCCAAACAGCCATTGCGATAAAGAGCATCAGTACGAACGTCGCCACAGGGGGAATTTGGCAAAGGACGAGTAGAGATATGGCGGAAATTATGATGAAGCTCATAATAAAGCACCTTCTCCATTTGACGGTTCTTTCCTCTGTCTTTGAGGCGATAAGAATTTTATCAAGAAGTTGGGGAATTGTGTCTGCTTCTTCGGGTTCACTTCCAAAGTACGCCATTCCCCTTCCATAGTCTGCACACTCACTCTTTGGGCAATTAGGGTTTGGACAATGAATATCCGTCATCTCTGCCTTCACCACGAAAATCAGAGCGATGAGCAAAAGAATGTATCCGACGATGTTAAAGGTCATAGACGGAGACATATTACTTACAAAACTTTTACGACACATGAGAAAGTTGAAAGAGCTTGAGAAATTTGAAGTCTGTCGGGAAACTGCTCTATGGAGCGCTTTTTGGGGTTATGCAAAAGAGCAACTTCCACGGGAATCTCTGGGGAAGAATAGTATGTACAAGTCGGAGTTCTTTGAAAAACTTGGAGAATGTCTTGCTTGTTCCTCTGGAAGTTGAGTGTCTGAAGAGGAATATTGTAGTTGTTTGGAAGAATCCGCGTTTGCAAAGATTCCCATTGCAACATTGAGATGTGACTTTTCGCTACATCCGTACTCGAAGCTGGAACGAATAAGAGAACATATCTCTGTCCATCAGCAAGAAGAGACGAGATTTTTGCCGCATAAACAGAATACTTTGAACCTCCAATAGCCTTTTGTTCCACCAGATAAAATTGGAGCGATTGAAAATAAGAGTTGAATTGCTCCATCTTGTTTACCCTAAAAATATTTCGTCTAAAATATTTTCTTCATCTTCTCAAACACAAATTCCAAAGTCACTCCAAGAGGGAGGGTCATCCTCGTCTCGGAAAAGATTTGCTCCCACTGCTCAAGAGTTTCTTGAACTCTGTCTCTGTTCTTTTCAAGGACCTCCCGGTACTTTGCGAATCTGTTCTTCTTGAGGGCTGCCTCGAGGTCAACTTCTCTCCCGCAAATGTCCTCGTCGATAGAGAGAACTGTGTTCTTTCTTGGAACAAAGAGAAAGTTTCTGTCTGCGAGGTCGGGAAGGCCAAAGATGACGCGGAATATGACGGCAATGCAAAAGCCAAAGAGAATTTCCCCGTCATCATACTGCAAGACATTGAAATGTTTCATGCTCTCCACACTCTCCCAATCAACAACTTCTGTTTCTGGAGTGACCTTACCCTTTCGGGTTGTCGTCGGGAGAACTTCCTCAGTTGTCTCATCGTCAAAGACGAGAAAACACGAAATGACGTCCCTGTCCTCCATTCTTGAGCGAACTCCCATCACAGAGTCTGGGAAAAAGTCTGGCCTCAACAGCATCCTTCTGACTCTCACAAACGGAACTCCGAGTGCCTTTTTTATTTTGGCGATTGTCAAAACGTTCTTGATGGAATCTTTGGACTTGAACGGACCCTTCACCAAAACCCTCTTTCCCGTTCTCTTTTCTTTGGCAAAATACGTGTCTGTTTTTCCAGTCCCACAAACGAGCTGAGCCCGAACGATAAACTCGAAAACGTCAGACTCTTTCGGTGTCTTGTGTCTTTTTACACCCTTCATCCCAGAGGCTCTATAGATGTTGATGTCTTCATAAAAGGCACGAAGTCTCGTATCGCCAATCTTTGCTTCGCGAACAACAAAAGCTCCCTCAAGGACAAAAGTTATTGAGTCCTTTCCCAACTTTCTTCCTTGTTTGGTGTGTTTGTCGATGACGTAACCATCAATCCGAATCTTCTCTGAGAGGTTTCTTTTGTAGATGTCCTTGTAGTTTGGAATGTCTTCGCAAAGCTTCCTTTCTTGCCATCCGATAACACAGGCAGTCACGAGGCACCACCACGTCAGAAACCCCTCACGAATTCCAGAGAGTTCCTTGAACCAGGAAAGAGCCACAGCGTGAATTTTGAGAAGAATTTCGGCCTCTTGTCTTGTTTCAAAAAACTTTCCAAGACACCAAAAGATGAGAAGGTCAGACCTTTGACTTTTGTAGTACCTGCCATTCACCTTTCCCAATTCAAGGATTTGACTGGCCCAGTGATAGGCAGAATATTTCTGTTGTTCCAGAGCTGACAAAAAGTTCTTGCAGAGTTTCCGAGTTTCGCGAGTCTCTTTCTCAAGCACGAGTTTTGTCTTTGGCTCTTCCTCATCTTCTCCAAACTCCTGGATGACTTCGTGGAAATCTTTGTAAAACTCGCCAGAAACATCCAGAGACTCTTGACTCTTTCCGTGTCCGAACGCAGACCTTGTATGGCTTAAAATGCGAATATGTCTCGAAGAGCACATCTGACAAATAACCCAAACAAGTGCTTTTTGTTCAAGCGTACGAAGTCTCTTCCACTCTGCACTTTCCGCGTCGAGGTTCTTCCTCTGCTCTTTGCAAGAAAAGAGAATCTGAAATTTCTCCGCAAGCAAAAGCCAGAGAAGCAGGTTGCACACCGAAATCTCTTCGAGAAAGATGACCATGAGACGGTGAAGCATATTGCTTCTTATCGCCTCTCCGGCTTTTTCATCTGTGGCTTCAGCAAAAAAGTCGAGTTCGACCATACACCAAAGTGCTTTGTCTCTTTTGTTTCGCCTCACATACTTTTGGATGCCCGACTTTAGGATGCAGTCATCCACACCATTCAAACTTTTGACCTGACGATATGTTGTCTGCATCTCCAACAAAGAAAAACATATTTTGTTGTATATCTTTTTCAAAAAGTCGAAAGAACTTCTTGTGAAACTTACTTCAACGATTAAAGACCCAGAAATTATGGAGAGTTACAACAAAATTCTTTCGGAACTCAAGTTTCTTTCAAAGCTGAAAAAAGGGGAAAAGATTATGGTCAAGACAATGTCTGTCCAACCGAGCGACTTTTTTTCCGGTGTTTACCGGACTTTTGTGGGTGAAACAAGAGAAGCGACGCTCAACTTTGTCTTTGACCTTTGGGATGAAGCCACAAAACTCATCTGTTCATCAGAAACAAGTTCTGAACAATGCAAAATTCTGGCGGAAAACCTTCAAGAATCAAAGAAAGGAATTTTTTCCCTTTTAGCCACCTATGAAAGTGATAGACATTTCTGCTCCCGTCTTGAAAGTCTCGTCTCGACGACTGAGCTCAACATCAAGGAGAAACTTCCGAATTTTTCTCTGACTTTGACAAAGGAAAATGCCGGTCTCGCAAGAACTCTCCAAGCTCAAGAAGCAGCCCTAAAAAATATGTAAATATTTCAAGTAAATATTTGAATAGGAACACCTCTGCGTGAAATTGTAAGATGGGAATTCTCGGAATGCTTTGCAGTCTCGAGTTTATCAAATTTGTTGTTGTGGTTGGACTTCAAGTACCAAGGCAAGAAAAAAGGGAAAAGTAGCGGATATCGGCTTTGGTTCCCAAAGAAGAAGCCGAAAAGAATCGTCAAGCAAAAAGATGGAAAGCACGAGTCTCGATGCCGTCAAATTCTTGAGGATATTTATGGTAGGAAGTTCGAATCCATTCGACCAGATTTCCTAAAGAATCCAAAGACTGGAAGGAACCTTGAATTGGACTGTTACAATTCTGACCTAAAACTTGCCCTTGAATATGACGGTATCCAACATTCGAAATATAGCAAATTCTTCCACAAAAAAGGACCTCAACAATTTGTGGACCAAGCAAAGAGAGACTTGTTCAAAGATAAAACGGTCAAGAGGATGGGCATCGACCTTGTTCGCGTTCCGCACTACATCCGATACGATGACCTCGAGCGTTTTATTCGGACGAGGCTAAAAGAACTCGGAAGATTATAACTTATCGAAAGAAAGGTATGAAGATGGGCCTTGAATTACGAGGATGGAAAAACTTGGGGACTGGCCTTGTGAATGGAAGGAAATTCTTCTCTGTACAAAGCATTGGCAATATAATGGAGAATGTGATATCTCGTATGAGTCAAGCCCGCTCATGAATTTTTTGAAATTGGCACCAGAGTGGATGGGTTGCGGTATCAACCTTGATGTCCACCATTTCGGAGAGATGGACATTCCCAAACCAGAGTCCATCTATCGCACTCCAAACGACGAGATTGTCTGTCGTTTGATTGAAGAGGGAAGATGGTTTGTTTTCAAAGATGGGAACATCGATGGATGTTCAACGTGTGATGGAACAACGAATTCTTCTTGTTGTGTCACAGAGTATGTCTCACTTCACGACCTTGTTTGGCATGGAATGGTCGACATAGACAGGTACTTGTATTATGACATCCCACAACACTTTGAGACATTCCAACAGTTCAGAAAGAGCATCACAAAGACACAACTCAAGAAAAAACTTTTTAGATAAAATATTCAGATATTTTATGAAATCCTACTCAAAGATGAACCAAAGAACAAGAGCAAAAAACAGGAGAACAACCAAACCGATACCCCCAAAAAAACACAATCTTTTCAATCCAGCCTCCTCCAACATTCGGAGGTTTTGGCGGAGTTGGCGGCGGCGGAGGAGGCGGGGGTGGTGGTGGAGGCTGAGGTTTGACACCGCAACTCACCTCGTCTGGATTTTCTGCCGTTCCTCCCGCAAAGCAAACATCACAGCCTTGGCTTATTGTGTCTCCAGGGGTCAGCATCGCGTTGATTCCGTCGACAGTGACATTGTCAAAATAGCACTGGCTAAACTTGGCATCTTTTCCTCGAGAGTTTCCGCAGAGTTGGTTCAATGCAATCTTTCCCCCAGAAGAATTTCGAAGGTCAACCGAAATGTTGTCTAGAATACACACAGTGTCTGTACACCTCTCTTCTGTGTCTGAGCCGGGAGTCGCAAAAGGAACGGTGTTTGGTAGATTGCAGATGGGGTCGCAAGGCCTGGGAATTTTGTCTTCGTAGGGATACTGACTTTTTGGCATATAGCAGCCACAAATCCCAGAATACGGACCTCCGTATCTCATATCGTCTCTCGTCAAAGCCGAACAATATTGTGAAAGAAATGGCGCGCAAGCACCAGGAAAAAGTTTGCAAGTGTCTGAAAGATAAGCATTCAAATATTGCAATGGAGGAGGTATTGCTTCCCCTGTAACAAGTCTGTTGTTGTTAAACGCCACAGGAAGAGTTTTCTGGAGAAAGTCAGCCGCAAGTTCTTTTTTTGAATTGTTCACATATCTTGCGCAGCTCGAAGTGCTGTAATCTCTCGGATTCGAACCGTCGCTCCACGAAGTTTCTGAGCTGCAATGTGAAATCATTGCCTCATGGCATGCCTGTGTGTTTGGACACCATCCGGGAGCACACTTGTTGATGGACGTATCGTCATTGAACACGCCTGTACAACAATCCGTAACTCTTCGCGTATCCGATGAACTGTCAAATTTCATTGGAGGAACTTTCAGCTTGAACTTACCCTCGTAGTACGGGTCGATGCATCCTCCTCCATTTGGGTCGTATGAACCACAGTCGCAAAGATTGTCAACATAGCCGACGTTGGTCCATTGATATTGCGGGTTGCACCCTTTCGAAGAATCTCCTCCTTCTGTGCAACTGGCAGTGCACACTTTTGTGTAGCTTGAGTCGAAACCACATCCGGGTTCGAACGGAAGGGACATTACACTTTGCAATATGTTTGGCATTTCAAAAATATCATATAATGTATCACATCCCGAAAATTTCAGAAGGAACTTTTTCCAAGTTCGAGGTTGTCGATGAGAAAAGACCCATTGTTTCTGGTATCAAAAACATCTCAATCTCTCGGGTGGGTACGATGGTTCATTTGAAGTGGGATATCCCAAACATTTGGACTCCTCAAAATTTCGCGATGCAGTTGTACGTCGAGACAAAAGTTCATGGAAAAGGTGTCAATGTCCCCGAAATAGACAAAGACCTCCAAGGAGTTTCCTTTCGGGCTCTCAAAGGAGTTGACTATGTCGTGGAAGCGACTCCTCTTTTGATATGTCTTGGGAAAAACTATGGCCCAACGACAAAAATTCTTGTTCGTCTCTAAATATTTTCTTGAAAATATTTTATCTTTTGTCTTCCACGCCTTTCTCTTTGTAATGGTGTCGAGTTGTGCTTTGGCAGTGCTGATTGTTGCCCTCCTATTTTTTGCTTGGATACTGTGCTACAACAACTGTCAGAAAAAACGTGACTCTCCCCCTCCCGTAAAAGATGTTGACTTTGGATATGACCAAGACGCAAAACAGTGGAAGTTCTCTTGGCCAGTGCCGTCAACAGGCTGTGGAACAGGTTATGTTTGCAGCTATGTGTATGTTTTGAAAGACCCGAATGGAGGACTTACAGGAAACGTGAGCGGACCTCCTCTTATGCAGAATTCTCTGGCTGTTCCAACCCCTGTGATTACTGGCACTTATACTCTCCAACTCCAGACGAGGAACCAAATCGGAATGTCGTCCCCGACTGTAGCGACCGGGGTCGTCTCTGGACCCGCAGTCGTCACTTTGGAATATCAACCTTCTCCGGGAGGTCAGTTTTCCTTGAACGCGTCGTACCCCGGAGGCTCGGACATCAAAGACCTGAAGCTCAGCGTGACGACAGAGTCGTTCACTCAGAGTGGACAACTTGGTCCTCAAATTCCTCTGCCTCTTACGGATGGCTCAGCCACTGCGATTGCTCCCTATATTTGCCAACCAAACTCTGCTCAAGGAACGACTTGCAGTTGGACGTACGGCTATGGACAGAAAATCATCCAGAGTGTCGGAACTGTAGATGCTTCAAAGGTCCTAAGAGGTTTGAACACACTGACGTTCTCTGTGTCTTACACTTCTCAAGGCCAAACAAAGACAGTAACAACGAGCGGTCAAATCCCCGGAGTTGCAGGTCAATCCATTCCTTCCTCGAGCATCTCGTTCGGGTACGTATAAAAAATAATTCTAATTTTTTATCATCTCCTTCAAAGTTTTTTCGACGATAGTCGCTCCCTTTTCAAGATACCAGTCTTCTCTTTCCTCCCAATGTTTTTCGAGAGGCCCCATACAATCCACAAAATCATAGATGACGGAATTCACGACTCTTGCTCTTCCCTCATATTGCCTTGCATCAACACAGTCGCTTATGAGCGCGACAGTTGAGATTTTTGGGTCATCCAATCCAACACCTCCTTTTCCCACCGTACTCAGAATGATTCGAGCATCCATGTCATATTCTTTTCTGTTCTCGATAAAAAGAGTCGTCTTTTCTCCAGATTCTTCGAGAATACGCGACAACTCTCGAAGTTCTTCTTTTCTTTTTCCGAGAACGATGGTTTTTCCAAAAGTCTTCTTCTTCAAGATTTCTGCGATTGCCGCTTGCCTTTCTGGGTTTTCTGCCAGGCTTTTGATGACATGCGACCAGACGAGGTTTCCTCGTTTGTCGAACCTTTTTCCAGGCTTGTATCCTGTCACTATTTTGTAGACCGTAAAGTCCTTGACTTCCTTTCGCACTATTGGTTTATCCCCAAAGAAAGGAGGCAAAAGTTCTCCGAGTCCGTCAACTCTGTCTGGTGTCGCAGAGAGGCCAATCAAAAACTCTGGTTGGAGTCTGAAAAGCGCCTCACTAAACACTTGTGTGCATATCTGGTGACATTCATCCACAATTACAGTTCCAAAACATGAAAGGTCTTCCATGAAGTTTATCACCTTCATCGGTCCCATAATGCAAAAGTCCACATTTTCTGGTATCTTCTTACCCTTGACAATTTCAACGCTGTGAGTGGTAAACTTTTGAACGGCTTCAACCCACTGCCTTTTTATCTTGTCGGATTTGCAAACGACCAGAGTCTTCTTTCCCTTTGCCGCGAGACAAACGCCAAGGCAAGTCTTTCCGAACCCAGTGTGAAGTGAAAGCATACAACTTCCGTATCTTTCGAGTCTTTTTCTCGCAAGAGCGAAAACGGTTCTCTGGTCTCTTTTCGTCTTTTTTCCTTCTGCTGGTACAAGTTCTTCCAAAAGACTTCCAGTGAACTCTCCATTTCCCATCATCTCATGAGAAGACAAAGAAGCAGGTCTCGGGAGCTTCAAATCTTTCCAAACAGCAAAAGGAAGAACATAACTGTCTCCTGTGGCCTTGAAGAGGCGGATTTCAGCGGGAAATTTGTTGAAAGTTGTCGGAATGGGACGAACAGTGCATAACTTTCTCGCCAATTTGTTTTGTTCCTTTCCCAAGAGAGTTTTTTGAATGCGGAACGACATTTTTTCTTCTCCTTCTTTCGTACTTTCTGTCAATAATTTCTGAAAAAAGACAATTGGTAATGTCTCAGAATTACGCAACAGGAAGTGACGGGATTTACCTCAATCACTCAACTCCCAATCTCAGCTTTGTCATCGGGGGCTCTGGAAATTATCGTTGGAGGCAGCCGGGTGATGCGATGTTTTTCACTGCTCCCCAAAAGATGAGCTGTCCTACAGCTTGTATGAACCCGCACACGACTCTTCCCTCTGGAGGAAACTGCCAAAACTTTATGAATGGCACGTACTCGAGTTGGGTTGCTTGGTAAAATATATTTGAAAATATATTTTGTTATAGACTTTCTTCCCTTGAAGAAATGGCCGAAGAAACTGCATGGGAAATTCTCGGCGTTTCAGAAGACGCGGATGAGGAGACGGTGAAAGCTGCGTACAAAAAGATGGCGCTTTTGTACCATCCAGATAGAAATCCGGAAAGAGATACAACTCGAGAGTTTCTTCGAGTGCGAAAGGCCTTTGAACAACTCTCTGGAAGGACCAGATGCTTACCCGAAGATGAGGTTGGTATTGATTTCGGAGTCGGTATCGCGGCCATTCTTTCGAATTTTGTGATGATGAATATGTTCCATGTTTTTGTTTCTCTCGAAGACATTTTTTCTGGAGAGGAAAGAGAGTTTGTTCTGGAAGGGGAAGGTCCTTGTTTCTTTTGCGTTGGAATGGGTAAAAGAGTCCCAAATGTTTTGTGCGAGATGTGTCTTGGAACTTGCAGACTTACCGGAATCTCTTGCGAGAACTGTTTTGGAGATGGAACGATAAAAAAGAAGGAAAGGACGTGCGAGTTTTGTTTGGGAAAGGGGAAAAGAAAGGAAGAAAAAAGACTTTTGTTGAACCTTGACCACAATTTGAGAGATGGACAAAAGTACGGTCTTTCTGGATGCGCTTCGCTTGTCCAAATACATCTCGCAAAACATGAGACCTTTCAAAGGATAAACATAAAGGATTTGGAGATGAGACAAGAGATTGTCGAAAACAAGACGCAAAAGTTTAGTGTGAAATTCCTGGATGGGAATGACCTCAAATTCTTTGTGAAGAAAGAACAGGCAAAAAAGGGGAAGCGACTTCTTTTGAAGGGCAAAGGCCTACAAGGAGGAAATTTGTATGTTGTACTCTCGTAAAATAAATGATATTTATTTTTATGAATGCGAGCGCCTTAGAATTCTGCGTCTGTGACGAAACTTCCGTCACCCATGTTCAATCCTTTTGAGTAGTCTGTAACCACACCCTCGAAAAAGTTGGCCTTGTTCTCCATCGCAATCAAAAGCATGTAATCCAAAGTGTTCTCGGCATTGTAAATCTTTTCATACTTGAGTTCCGAAGCAAGGTCATCAGCAGCTCTCTTCATATAGCCGAGCATTCTTTCTGGGTCGATGTTCACATTATTTAGCCTCAAAGAATACCGAATAAAGTCTTCGACTGCATCGATGGCCGAGCTCAGAATTTCATGGCATCTTCCTTGTGATACTCTTTCGAAACCCTTGAGTTCATCCACCAAAAAGTTGTAAAGAACCTCTGCGAATTTCTTGTGGAGTGCTTCATCGCGAGAAATCCACTCGTTTGCAGTTCTCAACCCCTTGAGCCTGTTGGAAATTGTAAAGTAGTAGACTGCTGCAAACGCTCCAGTAAAAATCACACCTTCGAGAGCAGCGAAAGCAATAATTCTCTCTGGGAGAGGAACGGACGGGTCCATCCACCTCTCAACCCAATCGGCAATCTTTCGAATGGAAGCGTAGTTGCTGATTGCATCAAGCGCTTTTTCTCTCTTTGACGGAGGCAGGAGAATGTTGATGAGATTCATGTACGTCTCGTTATGAATGAGCTCATTGGACGCTTGAAGGATATAAAACCATTCAATCTCTTTGGCAAAAGCTGAAACTTCCTGTTGAAAGTTTTTGACGAGATTTTCAACTACAAGTCCATCAAACTGTGCAAAGAAGGCGAGAATGACTTTGGCAAATCTCTTCTCGTCTTTGTTCAAGGTTTTCCAGTCTTCCGCATCCTTGCTCGTATCGACTTCTTCGGGAATCCAATGAGACTTTTTGAGCTTTTGATAATACGACTTGAGAAGTGCATTGTGACTGACGAAATTGTAGTGAGACGGATGATGCTGCATATTGCTAATATGGAACAAAAAGAAAAGTTAAGTTCGATATTTCAAAAGAAATATCCCTTTCGGGTGCTTGCTGACACCCATAAATTTATTGTCTATGTGGAAGAAGATGCGCCAGACGAGAGACTTTCAAAAAATAATGGGAGACAAAGTATTTTTTTCAAAACTTTTGAAAAAATATTCAGAGTTGGGCGAAAACATTTTTTGTTCGAATTTTCTCCAAGTCTTACAAAAGACGAGCATCAAGTATGTTTTCCAAGTCCAAAAAGCAAGACAGAAATCTTCTGTAATGGACACAAAAGAGTTTGACGTTCGTGAATATGCTTCAAAGCTGTCCCTTGAACCACCCGACCCAATAATCTGTTTCTCTGGCATTCGGTCCGAGACGCTGAAACTTCCGAATTTTGTAGGGTACAAGAAAATTCTCTTGATGGATTGCAAGGATTTCGTGGTTGAGTGTGACCAAAAATTATTGACCCTTTCCATTGTTGACTCGAAAAACTTTGTTGTAAGACTTCCAAAGGGCTGTGTCGGAAACGTAGATGTTTTTCGCTCACACTTTGGGAAAATTATAGTCGGGTCAAAGGTCCCATTTTTTCAGACTGAACTATCGAGTTCGATAGAATACAGAGTTTTTCCAGACGCAACAACTCACATTGTCACAAATTCTCGAGAAATTTACCAAGCGCAAGAAGAGTGGAAGTACGAGTTTCCTTTGAACGAATGGAGCGAAAGAACTTTCTTGATGCTCGAAAAGAGTCCGTATACGATATGGATGATGAAAACAGAACAACCATACGAACTCAACCAGATTTCTCAGAATATCTTCAACTAATTTTTACAGATAAAAATTAGGATATCAAACAACACAAAGTTTCTGTTTTTTCCTTTGCCTCAAAGACGAGAAAGTCCAACTCTTTTGGGGGTGGACTTTGCGAACTTTGAACTTTTTTCTTGAAATAAGCCTTCTTTGCCTTTCAAAGGCAACTCTGTCCATCCAAACACGTTCCATTTTTTTCTTCTTTTCTTGTCTTTTTACTGAGCAGCGTACGTGGCATCAATGGCGAACTCGTAGCCGACCGTGCCGATAAGATTGGCAGCGAGAGGGGTGAACTCTCCGTCAATCACAGAACCAAGTTCGATGAAGCCAGTCTCAATGCGAGCAGCGGCAGTCGAACCAACGGGAAGAGTCGGAGCAACATAGTATTGCATCGGGACAATCACACCATGCTGAGCGGCAAGAGCGGAACTCGGAGTGATTCGCAGGGGAGGGAAAGAACCATACACACGAGTTGACGGAGCGGCAGCGGGAAGAGCAGCACCAATCAGGTGGATGTGAATGGTGGCGATGTCGCCCACACGAGTCCAATAGCTCTGCTCGGTCTGCGGGTCAAGAGCGATGGTGGTGGTCGTCGAAGTGATGGAGTCGGCCGCTGTAGCGAGACGAGGAAGGAACGCGCGAGTGGTGGCGGTTGGGACAGGTCCGTATACTGACATTACAAAGAAATCTTTCAAAAATTTTTCTTTGAAATTGTATCTCAAAAAGTGAGTTCTAGTTTGTAAGTATTGAGATGGACCCTCGAAAGGTTTACTTTATATTTTTGAGAGACGAAACCGAGACAAAGTTGTGTTGGAGAACACCAACAGAGAAAGAGAATGAACAAAGTCTTTTCCTTTGCTTTGCGAAAGCATCAAAAGAAAATACAAAGAGGTCAAATTGGTTCGAGGTCGCCCCCGAAGATAAGTTGACAGAGAGACAATACGCATTCCTGATGTATTCAGGAGAGAAGGTACTACACACCTTTCCTTCGAGGGAGGTCTTGAGGTACTATGGCTTGAATTGTCCCAAGTTTGAAGCGTGAAAAAATATAACTTTTTTATATTTGTTAAAGATGCTCCAAGAAGTGCAACCAAACATCATTGAAATTCCCATTCCGGGGTTTCCGAGGATTGGTTCTGAATGGTTGGAGTGGAAAGCAAAAAAACTCGGCATTCCCTACAAAACAAACACGATCGATGAACTCGCGATTCTTTTCACAAATGTTTCTTCTGCTGTCCTAAAAGATGACTTGATAAAACATTCGAAGCTTGAGGGGTGGATTGTCCACAAAAAACTCGGGCAAGGAAGTTATGGCGCGGTTTACAAAGTTACGGACCCGACCGGAAAAGTGTTTGCTCTCAAGTTTTTTCCAGTAAGTATCGCACCTGATTTCTACCCCGAAGATTTTGACGGTTCTCCTGGAGGACTCGAAGCATCTGTGGCGAGTTTGGACGGAATATACTCCAAGAAGACACTGCCTGATTATTGGAATGTCTCACTTGGTCTTGGGGAAGAAAAGGCTTTGAAAGTTATCCAAGATGCTCGTGGCTCAACTGACCTGTTGATGCAAAGTTATGCGTATGGTGTGACATCTTTTGAGGATGGGATTTTTGCCTTTGCAGTCATCGAGTTCATCGAAGGAACCTCTCTGACCGAACTCATCCGCTGCGCTCGGGAAACTGGATGGAGAGCTTCACAGAAAATCTTTGAAAAATTTGCATCCATTCTTTTCCACGGTGTCTCTCAACTTCACGCCATCGGTCTTGCTCATCTTGACATTAATCCAAACAACATCATGTTCACAGGAACAAAGCTCAAGCTCGTGGACTTTGGCTTTGCTTGTATCTTTGGAAAGGGGAACAAGTGTACATGGAGTCAATCTACCATTAATCCGCCAGAATTTACGTTCGACGTTTCTCGCAAAACGATGATGCAGGCAGAGGCTATTGATGTGTGGTGTACTGCATACACCATTCTGTGTCTTTTGACCATCACCGACAAGGTAGAATATTGTCAGGAAGACAGGGAAGACAGAGCCCAGAACAAAAAGGATATTGAGAGAAGGCTTAAACTCGCCAAAGAAAGGTACAAATTGCCTCCCATGTTTCTACGAGCTCTCGACGACACTCCGATGAAAAGACCGAGGGCGTATGAGATATACAGAGAGTTTGATAGGCTTCTCTAGTTTTTCCGAAAATATTTTTACAATGAAAAGTAACGATGGCTGACCGCATGATATACTTCAACAGCAACAACGTCGGTATTCCGTCAAACGCCAAAGACCTCGACAGGACTCGTATGATATTTTTTAAGTGGATTCCGAGCATTCAACCTTGCAACTATGAGATTGTTGTCGAGGACCTTTCAGGAGATTGGAAGTCGCTTGGGAAACTTCGAACTTTTGTGAAGCTCCCTCCCATCTTTTTCTCGCCGTACGCAAAGCTTGTAGTTCGTGGTGTCAACAGCCAAGGAAAACAAGTGAGGTTTTTGGGACAGTTGAACGTCGGACAAGGAACGACTTATTCCCTCGTTCGAGAGGACTCTGATGGTTCTACGATTCACATCATGCCGTCTTCTGTGAGTAAGAATTGTTGCTCTTCTGTCCCTGGTTGAAGATTTTTCAGAATAAAAACACAACACAAAAAAGTAAAATGAATGGTCCCGGTCGTCCTTCCATCCCTCAAGTCGTATATCCCAACCACGATGGAAGCTACACTTTTAATGGTCAGGTCCACTATCCCGCGGGAGGTTCCGTTTCCATCGGAGGCAACATTTCTCGACCTGGTTTCAATGGTTCAATCACAGCACGAAAGTAAATAAAAAATATTCGAATATTTTTTAGAACCGACTCTTCTTTGGCAAAACACTGAGTTTTTACGCAAGATGAAGAAGATTTCAAAGGGTGGAGTTTATCAACCTTTTTATGGAGTCACTGTAATCTCAAAAGTTTTGGACAAGAAAAAGCATCTGATTGAGGAGAAACTTTGGAGTTCTTCTCTTTCTACAAAGTTTTCTCCCCTTCCGTATGAAAGCTACCACATGACCGTGTTTGACTTGGTAGTTCCCGAAAACGCACAGGATGATGAACTTTTTCAAGTGTTCTTGGACAAAAACTCAAAGGTTCTGAACGACATTTCCGGTGAGTGCAAAAAGATGCATGCTTTCGATGCTCTTCTTCGAAGCATTTATTGGACACAAGGAACTCTTGGCATCGAGCTCGAACCTCTTTTTGGTGGAAAGGAAAGGGAAAGGATTTCAAAGAAAGCCGGAATGGAGAACAAAAAGTACAAGTTTCATATGACGCTCGCATATCGCTTCGAGGATGGAGCTCCATCCAATGAAGAGCTCACAGAACTCGCTCAAGTTCTAATAAAAGTTTTTCCAGAAGGGAGAATGAGTTTGGAAAGGCCTCGAGTTCACAAATTTACAAATATGAGACAATTTATTCCTTTTGAATAAATTCAATGGTTGAACCTCCCATCAAACACTACGCAAGATTTTTGTATGGAAGGAGAAAGAAACTCTTGAGAGAGTTGGAAAGCACAGAGTTTCTTCCGCCAGAACAGACGGCAATTCACATCCATGGAAAGGTCATTCCAATTCCAAGACTTCAAGTCGGATACGGTTCGGAAGAAAGGCTTTCGTACAGTTTTTCGGGTGTCGACGTTCCAGCAAAAAAGTGGCCACCTACCATCGAAAAGATTGCTGTGCTCCTTTGGAAACATCTGGTAGAAGAGGGAATTCTGAAGGAAGACTCTCCTCCACCGAATTATGTTCTCGTGAACAAGTATATGGATGGAAACCACTACATTGGTTGGCACTCTGACAAGAAAGGGATTTGGACAAAAGTTACCCAATCGTCTCTCTGTCTTTGGGAGCGAGGAGGGACTTTTGTCTGAGACTCATCGAGAACAAGAAACACAAAAGAGTTGTGTCGCTTGGGAACGGAGACCTTGTTGTGATGTTGGCCGGAATGCAACAGATTTGGCAACATTCCGTTCCGAAAAGGAAAGGGGTAACAAAGGCGAGGTACAACTTGACTTTTCGTTGGGTTGTCTAGAATTCTTTTAGTAATGGAAAACATCAAGGAACTGACTTTGGATACTGAGAGGCTTCAAGAGTTGAGTGTCAAAGAGTTTGAGGTTAATGGAACAAAGGACTTTGGCCTTTTGCCATCAGAGGTCGAACAAGTATTTCCCGAACTTGTCATGAAAAACGCCCAAGGAGACGCGGTAGCAGTTCGTCACCTTTCTCTTCTTTCTTTGCTCTTGGCGGAAGTTCAAAGACTCACGAAAAGACTCGAAGAGTTGGAATAAAAAACTTTTGAAAAAGTTTTTTTGAGTAATATGGTGTCTGCCTTCCTTGTCATTCTGCTGATTGCGACTGTTGTCCTCGTCTTTTTGAACCTCGTGTTTGGAGCGATGGCTGCCAATGACGTCAAAAAGTCGTCTTGTGCAAACACCGACGCATTTGCAAAGTCTGCCCATAAATATGCCATGATTTCCGCCATCATTTCTGGTGTTGGTGTTTTCATGGTTATTGCTGCCGTACTTGTCTACGTCTTTAGCTCAAGGCATGAACTCGCCGCTCAAACTGGAAGTTACATTTCTTCGTTTGGCAAGCCGACGATGGCGTCTGTATAAATCCCCAAATTTTTCTTTTTGTGAAAAGAAAAAAGAATGCAAAAGTTTCTGCAAAAGAGGGAATCACTCGTTCTTTCTCTTTGTTTTCTTGAGTATTCTCCAAATCCCGATGACTGGGTGGAGAGAAGAGAGGACGTTCTTTCTGGAAATGTTCAAAGTGCCCTTCCAGACGGAACACTTCACGGAATGCAAGAAGAAAAAGGAGTCATTCAAAAGTATACTTTTTATAATCTCGGGAAAATGCATGGCTGGTACAATGCAAGACACAAAAAGAAAGGGACGACAGTTTCTGGGAGATGCATCGACGGAGTACCTCATGGGAAATTTGTCCTTTCCGATGTTTCGGGAAAGAAAATCTGTGACGTTGTGTACAACATGGGAAAATTAGTTTCCCATTCCTCTGCCGATGAAGGACCTTGCGTTTTTGGCTGCCGAAGCTTGCAGTGTCATTCGTACAATTACATCATAAAAGGCCCTCATCGAATTAGCATGGAAGATGACAGGTGCTACATAACGGCATTTGGAGAAACATACGACTACTTTTACACGGAGGTAGACGAAACAAAGAGGTACAGGTCCCTATACGAGACTCATGGCCTTCCATTGTACTTGCCTCATCGAGGGGAACAAAAGGCGGAATGTATCCAAGGAAGCATTTCGTTCAAATAATTTATTGGATAAATTATTGCAATAGTTTCATCATCTGTCTTGCGTCTCTCACGGCACTCATCGTTTTGTCGAATGTGACGCTCACAATTCCCTCGAGTGTTGCTGGCACAGGGATGCCATTGTACCAGTAAGAATCTGTGTTGTTGAATGCGACGACAACCTTTTTTCCTGAAAGGGCCAGGACCTTGGTGATGTCTGCCAGTTCTCTCAGAAAAGAGTCTGTGTAGCTTCCGATGTACTGTCCGAGAGTTCCGTGAAGTCGGAAATAGACCATACTGGAGCTTGTCGAAATGTCGTCAATGCCAAACGACGGAAGCGTTCCAATCCACTTCTTCTCGTCGTTCACCGCAATAGGAAGAACAAGGCACCAATCTCTCTTCTCAAAGAACGCAGCGACCTTCTTGTCAGAGAACCAAGACGGGTCACGGAACTCAAAACAGAGATGGGGAAGGTTCTCGTATTTCTTGAGGACAGTGTACGCCTTTCGAAGTCGTTCCCTATTTTCTCTCGTATTGGCAAATTTTGGAGAAAACTGGAAGAGAAGAGCTTCCACTGTGTCCTCCAAAATACTGACGGCCTTCCAGAACCTCGGGAATGTTTCATCAAAATCCAGAAGCTTCTTGGAGTGAGTCACAAACTTGTTGACCTTGACGATGTATTTGTGGCCAGTTTCTTCCGCTCTTTCTCTCCAGGCTTTGAGAGTCTTCTCAGAGGGAGTTCCATAGTAAGTCGAGTTTATTTCAAGAGCGGGAAATTCAGATGCGTAGACATTGAACCTGTCTTTCTTGTGGACTGTATGGTCATAGAAACCTTGAAATCCCTCTGTGACCTGCCAAAAGTCGTAATCGTACCCGGAAGTGCAAACGAGAGCAGAACAGGGAGGAGAACGAGGAGCTGGGAGGCGAGGAAGTTCCGGTTTCTTTCCGTGAGTCGCACAAAAGAGCGAAGAGTTGACTCTCTTCTTTTTGCAAGGAGAACCTTGCTTTGTTGTCGCCGAACAGAAAGACATTGTATCAATAAAAACAAAAGAAACTTTTTTCTCGAAAAGTTTCAATACAAGAATTTTTTTTATTCCGAAAGTTAATGACTGACTGTCGTCTTCTCACTATCGTTTTGATTGTGGCTGTTGTCGCGATTGTGTTCTTTGTCTTTGGAGGTTGCAGGGTGGAATGTGATGCGAAGAAGGGGACTGCCAGGGAAGGACTAGATACTTTAACCGATCCCGAGGCATATTTATACTACGGCGGCCCTGAAAACCCGACAAACTACAAGTACGGTATGACCAGGAAGCACGTTCCTCTTGAAATGGCTGGTTATGGAGCTTACCAAGGCCCGACAGCTTTCCTGGGTCTTCCAGAGGACGTCGGGCCACAAAAATGCGGCCCATGCCAGTGAAGTCTTCCAGTCATTCAGTCGTTTATCAAAGTCGACGAGACTATCGAACTATTTCTTTTCACTCCAAAAGAAATAAAATGCCTCCCAAGAAAACTCAAGAAGAAGTTTCTCGTCTTTTCGAAAGCAAAAGGTGCAAGTTGTTGTCGACGTACAAAGGCCCCAAAATACCGCTCCTTTTTATTTGTTTCTGCGGATCGGAAGGGACAACGACGTATCAACGCGTTCGCTCTGCGAGTTTTTCTGGTTGTCAGGAATGTCTTCGCAAAAAGTCTGGAAAACTCAACCAGAAAGAGGCAGGGGAAATATTTGAAAGGAAAGGATTCAAACTTTTGTCTGAATACAAGGGTTGTCATCAAAAACTCCGTTTTCTTTGTTCTTGCGGAAAAGAAGCCGAAGTAGCATGTATTGGAAGAGCAAAGAAAGAAGATTGGCATGGTTGTCCTTCTTGCAAATCTGAAGGAGTGAAGAGGACGTGTTTCCAAAGGTATGGAGCAACTTGTCCGTTACAGGCACCGAAAATTCGAGAAAAAATAGTGGACAACTGGAAGGGTAAATGGGGTTATGACAATCCTTTGTCTGTTCCTGAGATTCAGGAAAAGTGTAGAGATGGAATGATTCGCAATCACGGTGTTGAATACACAACACAAAGCGTGGAACTCAAAGAAAAAATAAAGGAGAGCAACAAGAAAAAATTTGGTGTTGATAACCCCATGAAGTGTGAAGAAGTCAAAGAAAAGTTGAGAGAAACAATCTCCAAAAGAACGGAAGAAGAAAGGCGAACAATCAGAGAAAAGAAAGACAAAGCAAATCTGGAGAGACACGGACACAAAGACGTCATGAAAAATCCAGAAATATCACAAAAACACAAAGAGTCCATCATCGAGAGAGACTCTGACCCAATAAAGATGAAAGAGCGTTCCGTGGCTCGAACCAAGACTTGTATGGAGAAGTATAACGTCCCGAATCCAATGATGGACGAGAACGTCAAAAAGAAGGGAAGAGAAACTTACAAGTCCAGAACGGGTTACGACCATCCAAGCCACAACCCCGAAGTCATATCCAAAATAACAAGGTCTTGCTTCCGAAAGAAGGAGTTTGTAATGCCCTCTGGCGCCGTATTTTTGTGTCAAGGATACGAACCTTTGGCACTGCGCATTCTTTTGGATGGAGGAATTGCCGAGGAGGATGTCCTTTCGCCGTCAAATGAAAAGATAACAATTTCCTACTTTTTTGAGGGTCGAGAAAGGATATATCACCCAGACATTTTCGTCAAGTCTGAAAATATGCTCATCGAAGTGAAGTCCGATTGGACTTTGGAAGGCTTGGGAGGCATCAAAACATCAGAAAGGCAAAAAACAATGGAGAAACTCAAGTCGTGTAGAGAACAGGGATACAATACGAGACTCTACGTTTTTGACAAAAGAGAAAAACTTGTTCTTTTTCAGGAGAAGCTCTCCACAAAATATTTCTAAATAAATATTTTCCACAAACCATCGAAAATTTAAACTATTTTTCTTTTCTCAAAAAGAAACACAAAGATGAACTTGCAGCTATTCATCCCATTCCTTCTTTTGCTCTCGCTCTCTCCTCAGATTTCCTCGGCTGCTGACTCTTGTCTTTTGACGACCAATTCGTCTTGCGTTGGAACACTCCAAAGAAACGCAGCAACATCTTCTTCAGTCTCTTCTCAGTTGTCTTCCCTCTATACCTCGACTTTTGGGTCAGGTTACAGTTGGAATAACAACTATAGCTTTACGGCAGACTCGTTGACAGCTTCCTTTTCCTACATCGTTTCGGACCCTGATTACACGGCTTCGAAAAGAGCAGAGATTCTTGGAATAAACAATCAGGTCATTTCAGCCATCTGTAACAGTGGGAATGGAACTGTGGCTGTTGATGTCTCATTCTCTGCTTATTGCTTTCCGTCTCCTTCTCCATCCCCGTCAAGGAGCCCTTCGAGAACACCCTCGTCTTCTCCCACAAGAACTCCGAGCTCTACACCATCTTCTTCTCCTTCGTTTCAACCATCAAAAAGTTCAACACCCTCTGCATCTTTGACTCCATCCATCTCGAGGTCCCCTTCATCTTCTCCTTCCGCAACACCCTCAATCTCAACTTCTCCATCTCCTGTCTCTCCGACACCCACAAGAAGTCCGAGTTCATCTCCTTCCTCGACGAGGTCTCCTTCGAGGTCGCCGACAAGAACTCCTTCTTCTTCGCCTTCTCGAGTTTCCGCCTCACCCACAAGAACGCCTTCCATCTCAAGAACTCCGTCGAGGACGCCAAGCCCTTCACAGGTTACTCGAAGTCCTTCGAGAACTCCGTCGAGGACGCCGACTTCCTCTCCTTCTTCTTCGCCATCTCCCGTTTCTCCGACACCAACAAGGAGCCCGAGCAAGTCTCCTTCCGGAACGCCTTCCATTTCGAGAACTCCTTCCAATACTCCGTCGAATTCTCCAACAAGGTCGAGGACTCCATCTCCTTCTTCCTCTGCCTCTGCTACCCCATCCATCAGTGCCTCACCTTCTGGTTCCCCAACAAATTCTCCCACTCCGTCCGTCACTCCTTCTGTTTCGCGTTCACCCTCCGGAAGTCCTTCGAGACCGCCTTCTCCTTCTTCGACCCCGTCCATTTCCGTCACCCCCTCTGCCACGAGAACGCCGAGCAGTTCTCCGACTCCTTCAATCAGCACTTCTTCCTCACCCACACCTCTAGTTTTTGGAACTTGTCTGCAAGACTTTTCCGGAAGATACACGGTCAGTGGAGAGTTCCAAGAGACTGGGAACGAAACTCTTTTGTTCTCTAGAATTCTCGAGTCTTTTCAAGAAATAGTTCCGAAAAATATTCTCTTGACCATTTACGGAAGGAGTTATTCTCAGAAAGACTCGCAAGTGTCTTTTGCATTTGCCATCTTTTTTAACGACTCGTCCATAAGAGAGACCATTCGGAATAGAGTGTTTGTTCTTTCTTTCAACGCTCTCAGTGAGACTTTCCCGTCAAATGACAGTGACAGTGCCGTTCTCTCGACTCTTTTCTCCAACAATTTTTGTTCAACTGAGGAAGGCGGAGGTGGTCTCACCCCTGGGGAAACAGCGGGAATTGTGATTGGAGTCATCATCGGCGTTGTTGTTGGAGTTTCTGCTTTGGCTGCTCTTGTTGTCGGCGCCTTCATAATCTTCCGAATGATGAACAAGGCTCCAGCACCAGAACAACTCGCAAGTCAAAACGAGGTGTTCAAAGAGACTGTATCCAAGGACAATGCAATCTTTGTGGACTCTGTGCAAAGTGTGGATAACGAACTTTATACGCTGTGAACAAATAATATTTATGAAATATTATGCAACTTTTTGTCAAGTATAACAAACTTTTTTCGGGAACGTTTCAGACCATAACCATCGACATTGATGGCGATGCAACTGTCGAACTTTTGAAACTTATGATATGGGAGAAAATAGGCCTTTTACCCTCGAAGCAAAAACTTTATTGTTGTGGTAAAATGGGGTTTCTCAACACCGCCAAAATCCGAGACGTCTTTAAAAAGGAGTCGACGATGTTTCTTCTCTGAGTCTCTTTTTCAACACCTCTGCCCAAAGGGCCAGGTCCCGGTAACGACAGACGTAGTTTTTCGAATGGAGCGGAGCAAAAATTATTCTGTCTCTTGTCGGATAAGAAGCATAGTTTTTTATCATCTTCTCGACATGAGATAACTGAAAGGAAGGGTTATCGACTTGATAAACAGCTTTTCTTATTTCTTCCATCTTAATATGTTTTACGGCAAACATATTCTTCTCATGGGCTTTCCCTGTTTCTTATTCGTCTCTTCAATCTCTTCTGTAAAAAGAAACTCTGGCTTGGATTGTCTCGGTAAAAACCTGTTCCTTCTACAAGAGAGAAAATAATCCCAACAAACTTCCTTGTCTTCTGTGACGTTTCGAAACTTCGTGGTGTAATCGAGCCTGTTCGTCAGAACGGAAACCATCGTTATGTCTTTACCTGAAAACTCCCAGAAGAACTCATGAGCATAGTCGATGTCGTGTCCATAAATTTTGCATTTTAAGGGACACTTTGTTCTTGCGAAATGTTTGTGTCGGATGATGGTTCCATTTTCATCATAAAACACGCTCGAAAGGACTTCTCCTCTTTCAGAACAGATTCCAAAAAGTCCACTCGGAACGCCTCTCACAAAGTTGCCGAAATACCGAACTTTCTTTTCGTTGTCGCTGAGGCAATACTTTCCGTGTTTTATTCCAAAAAAATACTCTTGTACCTTCTCAGAACTCTTCTTGGTCACGGTTCTCATCCCGTGAAACGAACCATCCGGGAAAACTGTCGCTTCCTCGACCTTGTTGTTCGTCTTGACAATTCTCGTCTTCAAAAAGTCATTGATGTTGACCTTGACTTCCACCACCAATGTAAAGGAAACGAGCTCTCTCTTTTCCAGAAATTTGTTCATCCTCAGTAAAAAATATTTTTTCTATATTTTTATTCAAAAAGCAAAGAAGTTCCAAGTTTCCTCTTCTCGGGGTCTGGCAAAAGCCATCGAGGTGCATCTCCGTCTTTCGTCACAACGGCGTTTGCACTGAAGCCGCCGTCGAGAGAAACTGCATACTTTATTCTTCCTTCGAAAGCGTACTCGAGCATTTTGGCGACTTGTACTCTGTCTGCTCCGAGAGCGTCGTAACCTCTTCCTTCCACAAAAAAGAATCCAATTGTTCCATCGTCGAGAACGACGAGAATGTTATGAATTTGAAAGTTTCCGCTGTGCCTTTGACCATAGGGAAACTGAGACTCTCCGGGAACGGAAAGGAACATGCTGTTGCTCTTTGCGCCATCAAAAACTTTGTATCCTCTACCGTCCGGGAGGTTCATCTTTGAGTTGAGAAGAGCTTCTTTCGTGAAGACGTTTTTGTTGTTCCAGATGAGTATTGGACCAGAGCAGAAACACGCATCGTAGTCTCCCGTTTTTGCGACAACTGTTTGAGTTCCTTCGAGGACCTGTCCGTCCATTGTCATCACCCGAAACGGAACGTTTCCGAGAGCGTGCTTTCTTTCAAACTCCGGGAGGTGAGACACAGAGAGTTGTCCGTCTTTGATGGTCACAGCAGCAAACCACTCCCGATAGGGAGGAGGCACGGGAAGAACGGTCCCCGAATTTTTTGTCCCATCGTAATAGTACCCTATCGGACTAAATTCTTTTCCGTGAAGACCAGGGGTCAATGAATTTCCAATGTTTTGTCCGACCACAAAGTATCCACCATTAACACAAAGAGCGCTCTTACCCTTCAAAGAACTCCGTGCAATTCTCTTTTGCAGAGACTTTCCGGTCGTCAAAGAACACTTTGCATCTGGTCTTACTTTGACGAATGCACATCTGACTGTGCGCATTGGCCTTCCGATAAGCTTTTTGGGAGGAGGATAAAAGTTTAGAAGGCGTTGATATGGTTCGTACGTGAAAATATCAGAAAGTTCCGTTTGAATGTTTGGGAATAGAGGTCGGGAAAAGATTGAACATATGGGGGAACGGTATACGAAGAACTCCTTCCTTGCGAATGGGGCGACTCGAGAAATGCTCGGAGCCAACATCGTCGACTTTGGTAACAAAAACTCTTGGTCATAGCTCAAACTGTCCACAAGTTTCAAGGAACAACTTTCGAGATTGTTTTTATCGGCTGCGTATCCCTGACCAAAGAAAGAAAGTTTTTTTCCAACAACGCACTCCTTTGCATACTTTGAAATTTCTGAGCGGAATCTCTGCTCTGGGTTTGAGGAAAGAACTCTTGCTGATGGAACGAGGGGTACAAATATCGTCGTCTCGTCAGCGAGAATGTTTGCGAGTTCTTCTCTTGAGGTCTGCGAAAGGTCACGCTTAACCACGATGTACTTTCTACCTCCCAGCTCTTGAGGAACAAAGAGAGAAGAAAGCGCCTTGACAGGTTCAACGGACCCAAAGCCAACATTTCTCCGGTTGAACCAAACGAGTCTCGCTTGTTCTTTGCTCACAGCTTTTTGCATCCGAAGAACTTGAGGAGCAAACAGCTTCCTGATGGCGTTCTCGTCTACGCCGAAGGCATACACGAGTCTTTTCGTCACATTGTAGAGCTCGACGTTTTGAGAGACTCCGGGGTAAAGTCCGAGACCAATTTTTTCAAGGTCAAAGAGAATGTTCAAAAGAAAAAACAAAACTTCAAAATTTTTGAGGCCAGACTCATTCACCAGACTCTCAGCGCATTCATTCGCCATTTTGTAAATTCGGAGTTCGTTTGAAATGGCAAAGTCTTTTTGTGAAAGTTCTGGATACATGTGAGAGGATTTGAAACGAACTGTCGTGAGGCCGTAGTCGATGACTTTGGGAATCATTCCATTGTTTTCTACCACGAATACTGGTCCTCCGTCAGGCGTTTCAAGCACAGAGTATTTTGCTTCCTTCCAAAGCTTTGCGTCATACATCTCGCTGTCTTTTGAGTCAAGAGATAGAGCCCCAACCTTTTTCAAAAGGACGTTGTCGAGGTGCATATCCGCGTGGTAAAAACCGATGAGCCACTTTGCGGCTTGAACATCGCGAAAAAGGAGTGAGTACCAAATCAGATAGTCTCCCAGTGTCGCCCCAGGAACGCCGCCAGAAGTCAAAATGTAGTTCCTGAAACTTTTTCCCGAACTTTCCATCAAGACGTTGGCTGTGTATTTTCCTTCTTGTCCTTCAACTCCGCAGAATTCCGAACCAAAAACTTTAGAAAAACATGGGAGAATTCCAAGGTCATAGAGATTGGAAAGAAGAGAAGAAACCACAGCCTCGTACAAAGGGTCTGAAAGAACCAAAGTTTTTCCTTGCATATTTGCAATCAGAGGTTCGGCTCTCGCCTTGTGAGTTCTTTTGGCAAATGCAGGAGCCCAGTACACCCGCCAATTTCCTTGGTGGCCGAAACTTATCTGCTTGAGGCGAAACTTTTTTCCTTGAGTCGACGGAACACCGGCAGCAGAAAATCCTCCCGCATTCTTTGTTTCAAATTCGAGACTATCCCAACTGCAAAAATCCTTTGAACGAACCACAAAAGGTTGCGCAAGATTCGTTGTCAACCAAGATTGCTTAACGTCGACGTTTAAAATTACAGGAAAAAGACGGAACAAAGAACCAAGAGCCTTTTTTGAGTCGTTCAAAGAAAGGTCGAGGTCCTCGAGACACGAGTCTTCTTCCAAGTCGCATCCATCGCGTTCCATATTACAAAGAAAGAAAATATATTTTCTTTCACACATAAAGTTTACATCCTATCAAAGTCCCATGTTTCGGCATGGTAAAAGAATCAACCTCGAGAATTTCGCAAAGTTGTGGATAGACCGAGAAAAGAGCGTTCTGGTCATCATTATCCACAACCTGGAGGAAGACCTTTGTTTCTGTACAACTTTCAACAAACAACTCAAGCGAAATAAAGTTGTTGGGTAAATTTTCCTCGTAATCAAGGCCGAGAATTTCGCAAGATTTTTTTATCAAATAATACTTTCATGATTACTTTGACTTGACTTTTCTTTCTTTCTTCGGTTGTCCCATTGTTCTCAAAGCGTAATTTCTCTCAAGTTCTCCATGAGGAACGTAAACCTTGACACTTCCCACGTAAAAATAGAGTCCTCCCTTTGGTCCTTGATACAAAGGGCCTCGACATCGCTTCATTCCACAGGACGCCCATTCGTCACAATCCCAAGTCCATCTTTCTCCTCGAGCCAGAGCAGAAATTCTCTTTCCATAACAAGTCTGGAGTTGTCGTTTGCTTTTGAAGGGCATCTCTTACCAAAAATTATTGTAATAATTTTTATGACCAGTTTCCAGAAGAAGCAGGACGAAGTCTTTCCTTGCTCTTTATTCTCACATCCGGCCTCTTTTCGCAAAACACGGGCATCGCAGAGTTTGAAGTGTAAGTGTCTCCCTTGTTTGGGGTCAAAGTCTGCTTCAAGAAAATGTCCTCGTTTCTTATGGTTTCCTTGACCATGTTTTCCATACCGGAACTGGCCGATGTTTGGACTCTGTTCGCGAGACGTGGCGCCTCTTTTTTCGAGTGTTCTGGATTTCCAAATTCCATGGCTCTCCTTCCCGTTCCGGTGTTTGTATGGATGACCCGTTGCTTCAGCTCGATGTTTCTGTCTTGAATTGTCTCGATGTTCTGAGCTCTTCCGGAAGATGCGGAAGCGTTCGGTCTCTTTTGCTCCAGGAAAATGTCCTTTGTGTTTGAGACATCATTGAGGTTCACAGCATACTCTTTCTTTGCATGGGCAAACACCAAGGGATTTTTCCTTTCCAAACTGATGTCCTTTTCGACAGTGTTTGTATGCCTCAGCATACTCGAGTGTCCAGCATTTGCAAACACTGAGGGATTGTGAAGGTCAAGTTCGATGTCCGGCTGTTCCGCATTGAAGTGGACGAACCATTCCTTCTTCGAGTCTGCATAGACTGAAGGATTTCTTTTTTGCAAAGAGATGTCTTGTTGACTTGAATTATTATTTCTTAGGCAAAAAGTTCTACCTGCATCTGCAAAAACCTTTGGATTGTGTTCAGACAGTGAGACGTCATTGTGTTGTGATTGAACTCCAATGCTAAACGAAGGATTCGACTTGGCCTCGACTGCCTTTTTGTTTCGGAGTGTCACTTCCCAGCCAATCTTTCGGATGTTTGGGTCTGTACAACCTTCCGTCGGCAGATGAAGTCCGAAAGACTTGGGAGTCTCGACAGACACGCTCGGGAGTTTTTGTTGCAAGTTTATCACGACGTCTGGCTGCGGCTGGTCGACACGATGAAAGAAAGAAGGTAGAATGTTGTCAGCACATCTCTGTTGTTTTACATAGTTTCGTCCTTCCATGGACATTGGATTCATCGTTTGGAATGGTATTGAAGGGTTGTTCCGATATTGCGTCGTCGGCCTCGGAAGGCGAGAAAGTGGTACCAAATCATCTCTGTCAATCAATGGAGGGCGAAAGGCCTTGTTGACTTTGAAAGTGTAACTCTTTTGTCCATACTGAGTTTTGTTTCTGTCTCGAGCAACAGCCAAAATGGTTCCATCAATCAAGTAAGGATTCGTCGCATTATCAAGGATGATGTCTCCAGGATTTGCAGTCCAATGTTTCCCAGCTTCAACAAACCTCGGAGGGTCGCGTTTGATACAGGGCTGAATTGGCCCTTCGATGGGATTCAGGGGCTGCTTTTGTACGAATAGCATCTTGAGTATATTACTTTTATTTCTTTTGCGCAAAAGAAATAGTTCTAATACAAAAAATATGGGACCGTCCAACCATCTTTATTACTGTATGTTCCACTCTCATCCTCGTAAGTTTTTGCCACTATTCTCTTTCTTGGGATGAGGTGAACAAAAGGGTCAAGGAATGTTCCCAAAAAAGAATCCGGCGTTTCCTTTTCATGGACGGTTTCTTTTTCGCTCATGGTCTCTTCATCCACAAACAAGAGGTCGCTATACGCTATCTTTTTTGTAACTGTCCCTTTCATACGAATAAAATAAATCTGGTAGACAACAAGTTTATGTTCTTCCCATTCCCAAAACATTTGAGAGGGCGATGTAAGACGACTGCACATAATGTCACAAGTGTGTCCTCCGCACTTGTGATGGACCATTTTCCCATGTTCATAGAAAGCTCTACAATCTCCTCCGAAAACAAAGGCACCATGAGGCTTTCCGTCCAAAAAGTTTCCGTGGATTCTTCCAGGAAATTTCCAGTCCTCCAGAGTGTATGGTCCCTCAACTTTTCCAAAGTTGTAGTTGTACTCGACCTCCATTGTTTCAATCCTTTTGAAACATTTTCCATGTTTTGTCCCATCGGGGAGCACAAAGAAAAAGCCGTCGTCTTTACAAACTTTTTTCATATAGTCTTCTGGCCTTGGCATCTCATTTGCAACCAAAGATAGCACGATTGTTTCCCTGTCGTCCAAAAACTTGAGCATATTTTAGTATAGAAAATATGGAATGATAACAGGCTTATTTATATTTTTCCCCTCTCCTTTTTCAAAGATACAAGAGTGTGCATAGACCCGTTTCGTTTGCACGTCCGGAATTGGATTGGAAAATACTCCGACTTTTCCGTATTCCAAATAGGTCCATTTTTCTTCGTCAAAGTACACATCGGTGTATCGGACAACTATATCCCAATCTTTTTCTCCGAAGGGTTTCTGGAAGACGACGACATCGTTTCCTTCCCATTTCCATTCTTTTTCAGAACTGATGGAGTTGTTCCCCGAGCAGAGATATGGACATTTCGATAGACACGTATGTCTCAAAAGTTTTCCATGTTCATAAAAAGACGTAGAATTTGGACCGACAAAAAACTCTCCATGGGGTTTTCCTTCCCAAAAAGTTCCCTTTATCTCCTTGTCTGGAAGGAAGTTATAGTTTTGTTTGTAGAAAAACTCTCCATGCAACCTACCAAAAGAATAATCACAGCGTTCTTCAAAAGCTCCCATATATACTTCAACTTTTGCATGGTACATGCCGTGTTTTGTACCATCAGGAAGCGCAGTATAACTGTAGCCGTACGCACTTGAAGTTTTCAAACTCAGAAAGTCTTGCGGGTCGGGCGTCTCTTGCGAAACAAGAGAGAATGGAATGACTTCACTCTTTTTCAAAAACTTTTGCATCTTTCAAAAAATATAGAGAAAATATTTTTTATCTTCAATAGCAAATCCAAGGCACAAGTATTCTTTTTCCAGGTTGTGTTTTGACTTGGTGCAAGTGTCCCTTTTCGACCACACATTTTTCCGCTGTGGAAAGGACGGGCTTAGGTCTTAAAACGCGCCGAACAAGTCCGATGACATTGCACGTGACACTTCCTGTATCCTCCTCTTTGGAATATGGCAAAACATTGGTATATCGTACCACATTTTCCCATGCATCTGAATAGACTTTTCTTTGCGAGATGATGACATCATTACCAGTCTTTTCCCATTTTATCTCGTTGTACCTTGGGCTGGGATAGCAATAAAACGCGCAATTTTCTTTGCAGACATGTCCCACAATTTGTCCATCTTCATTAAATTCAAGGGTGGAAGTTCCCATCACAACTTTCAAAGGTTTTCCCTTCACAAAGCTCGCGTAACAAGGGGGATTCTGAGCTAATTTTATACTGTATTCTCCGTGTAAAAGTCCCAACTTGTACTCGGAATTTTCTTCGTAGATGTGAGTGGAACGAAAACATTTGCCGTGTTTTCTTTCGTCTGGAAGACGGCAGCATTTCTTGAGAGTGCTCCATGCTTTTTTGTCCTCACAGTACAAAAAGTTTGAGGGGTCCGGAAACTCTTCGGAAATCAGGGAATGGGAAACAACCTCTCTGTTTCTCAAAAACTTTTGCATCTTTCATAAAAATATAGAGAAACTATATTTTCTTTCCATTCATTAGCATCTTCCCAGACATCTTCCTGAAGAATTCTGAGGATGACATACCCATTCTCTTTTGCGAGACGCTCCTTGAGTTGGTCTCTTTCTTTCGTCTCTTCTGGGGGTGTCCAATTCGACACTTGTCGAAAGTGTTGAGGTCCATCCAATTCGATGATGGTTTTGTTCACACAAAAGTCAAAAGGAAGAAGTTTGCCGGTCTTTGGATTTCTGGACCAATCAGGGGCAAATTGGTAAATGACATTATCGTGGATGGTCTGAAGGTATTTTAAGAGTTTAGCTTCAGTCTTTTTCTTGCATAGAGGACACCAGGTTCCTGACCTTATGTTTCTCGGAGAAGATTCGAAGAGATGTTTGTTTTCACATCGGAACTTGTATTTCTTTCCGGTTCCTTTTCGAACACTCCTGGGAGTTCTTTCGTTCTTGGATGACCAAAAAGAAGATTCGGGAAAAGCGGCGAATGAACCCTCAAAACACATCTTGCAATCTTCGGAGTTGCAGAGTTTTTGTCCAGCGCAAAAAGGGCACCATTGTCCTGCATTGATGTTACGGAGTTCCATCCAAAATTCGTGGGAACAGGCGCGGCATTCAAAAAGATATTTTTTACTTCCCCAAAGAGCCACTTGTCTCGGACTTTTTGTGTTTTTCTTGCTCCAAAGTTCCGAAAGTTTGTGAGAAGCGAATGAGTTTTTGAAGCAATGGTTACATTTATCATCAGAACACCTTTTTTGGTTGCAACAATAAGGACACCCCTGTTTTTGGTACCTTATACAATGTGGGGACATTTCAAATGAATGAGAACAAAGACTGCACTTGAACCAATATTTTTTCTGACTTCCTTTAGAGACCTGCCTTTGAGACGTTGAATTCTTCTCACTCCAGACAAGCTCTGAAGAAAAAGAAGATAGTGAATTCTCAAAACAAAAAGTGCACGTCTCATCTTCACATTTTTTCTGATTGGTGCAATACGGGCACCATCTTTTTCCTTTATTTTTATCCGGAAGGCAAACAACTCTGGGTTCTTGCTCAAAAGAATGGCAACAATTTGGACAGTCAAACCAACACTTTTTTGAATGTTTCCTGGTGACCACGTCCGGGGAAAAGTTATTCTTTTCTGACCAAAAATGCGCCTTTTCGTGGGAAGCGAAGGAATTGTTCTCACACATTTCACAGGACTCGCATTCACAAAGTTTTTCTCCCTTGCAAAAAAGACAGAGAAGTCCTCTTTTGACGACATTGAACGGTTTCCTTTCGTACTCGTGACCACAGTCACAAACAAAAAGAAAGTTTCTCCGGCAGCTTATCGTAACAATATTTTTGTCTTCCTTGTTCTTTTTCGACCAGTGTTTTGAGAGAGGATGAGACGCAAATGATTTTGGGAAACAATGAACACATTCCTCTGAACCGCAAAGACCTTGTTTTCGTTCTGCGCACGAAATTCTTGACTTCATGTTTTTGTGATATTTTTCTTTTGAACACAAGAAAAAATTTTTTATCAATATTTTTTTCTTTTGCCGGATAGAAGTAATGTCGTGTGGAGCTCGTATTTCTTCGACTGCTTTTTCTTCGCCCGCTTGCGGTTCATGCACTGGAGCTGCCGCCCCCATGGTGCCGATGGTCGCCCAAGCAATGCCTGTCGCAACCCAGGGTGGATGCGCCGCGGTTTCGTCCGGTTGTGGTCCGACCTTTACTGGGTGCACTTTGGCCGCGCCGCAAATCCCGTCTTTCCCGTGCAGTCCCGCCCCTCTCGTCCAAAACGCTTGCTGTGGTGAGCGTTATTTTGGCCTGAACGTCGCCTACGGACAGTAGAAAGTCTTTTTGTACAAACTTGAAAAATGTTATTGGTAACATTTTATCTCAACAAAAAATATTTAAAAAGAACCACCAAGTAACCATAAATGCAAGTGTTTATAAAAACTTTGACAGGGAAGACTATATGCATCGATGTGGAAAGTTCGGACACCATCGAGAGTGTCAAGCAAAAAATTCAAGATAAAGAAGGCATTCCTCCGGACCAACAGCGACTTATCTTCGCCGGGAAGAGTCTGGAAGATGGGAGGACTCTTGCCGATTATAACGTCCAAAAAGAATCCACTCTTCACCTTGTTTTGAGACTTCGTTAGATATTTTATCCTAATAAAATATTCTACCTTTCAGCTCCTTGAAGCCTCGGCACGCTGTCTTTTTATAGCGGCTATACAAGTCTTGCAGTAAGACTGATATAAAATCTTTCCCGTGGAACGCTTGTGATATTCGCTGACGGGTTTCACTTCCAAACATCTGGCACATCTCTTTTCCCCCGGTGAAACAACATTGCCAATATTTTCCCCTCTTTTCTTCTTTTTGAGGAAGAAGCTTGGGGGAATTTTATTCCAAACCCATAGCTTCCCAAAGGATTTCAGGTAGTTTTTCTCAAAGTCCAAAAATTCCTTTGTGAGAACCAGTTTCTTCCTTTCAAGTTTTTCAGAGACTTCCGGTGAAAGCCTCTCTTTCAAAGCATCGAGTTCCTTGTCAGAGAATTTCGCCCCCTTCTTCAAATTTTCTTTCCGGGAAAGAGGCTGCAAGTTCGTGTAGTGAAAGCAAACCCTCTGCTGCACGGGGTCCAATAGGTCGAATGCAGAAACCGGAACGATGTGGTCAATCTCGAACTTCTTCCCATGGTCTTCCCAAAAAATTCCTTCGGGTAGTTGTTTTGAGATGTGTTCTTTGAGTTCCAGGATGGTGCATCCCAAAAGTTCTAGAGTCGGAGCGGTTTTTGTCCCTCTTTGGATGGATCTATTTACTCTTGATCTGAGACACATTTTGATACGAAAGGCAGGGTCAGTTTTCCTTTTTTTCTTGATCCATTCACGAGTTTTTTCTCTCTTTGTGTCTTTTGTTTTTTCTCTATATTCTGCCCTTCTTTGCACACCTTTTTCACTCTTCAAATATTTTTCCCTTGCCTTTTTGAGAGATTCCTTGTTCGATGAGGAACATGCCTTACATCTGGAGGAATGGCCTGTCTTCTTTGTTTTGTCTTTGAAAAAGCAGGATATTTCTAGTTCTTTGTCGCAACCTCTGCAAACTTTTCTCTCTGGGACGATATACTCAGCGGGGTTGGCCATACATGTTTTGCATTGGGATGCTCTTCCGGATTTTTTCCCCTTGTCTTTCGAGAAACATGAAATATCCAGTTCTTCTTTGCACTTGGAACAACCCTTTTTCTCGAGAGTCACACATACATCAACAACGGAAAAACAGGGCTTGCACCTGGAAGTGTACCCAGATTTTTTCCTCTTGTCTTTATAAAAATTTTCAATGGGAAAATCTCCCATACATTTACAGCAAACTTTTGTTTCCATCGTTAATGTATAACACACTACTTTGTAATTATTTCGGTGGACAAATTTAAGACCCCGTAAAAGACAAACAAATGGACGATACCAGAAAACTTGGAAATATTTTGAGAAGTCACTACACTTATTCAAAGTGCATGAAGAAGTTCCAACTTGAATGGGAAAAAGACCCTTCTTTTGTTCCTTCAGACATCTCGTGCCTTGACAAAGTCCAAAACCATTGGTTCCGAACAAGGCAATATTGCTCCACCAACAACTGTTTTTACAGAGACTCGTGGAAAAGAGACCACCAAAAATTCGTAAAAGTTCTGGGACATCTTAAGGGCAAGACAATCCCATCACAACTTTTTGACAAAGAGAACATTTTTTGAAAGAATGAAGAAGACAAGGAACAACTAAATATTTTTATTTGTTTGAATAATGACAGACTTTGCAGAGTTCATCAACAAGATTCTTTCGCTCTCTGGAATCGGTCCTGAGAATCGGAAGAAGATGACGTCACCGAGCAATCTCGCAAAGTTTCGCGTTGCATTCACCCACAAAACTGTCCAGTCTGGTGATGACAACAACTATGAACTCTACGAACTTCTCGGAGATTCTCTTGTGAACGCAGCCATTCTGAGGTACATTAGTTCCATTCGGCCAGACATCACGGACGTCGAAACTCTTACAAGAATCAAGCACTACATCCAATCTCGCGCTTTCCTCTCGCTTCTCTCTTTCCAAAACGGCTATTTTGAGCACGTCATCATCGGCGAAGAGTTTGCAAGGAGTATCGTCGATGGCGTCGAACGAAGGACGAGAAGACAAGACAGAGAGCAAAGAACCATGTCAGACGACACAAGACAAAAGATTATTGAGATGGGAGAAAAGGCCCTTGAAGACAACAAAGTGTTTTCGAAGCTGATGACTGACCTTTACGAGGCGATGTGCGGTGTCATTTCTTCTTTGGTCGAAGAAGAAACAAAAATTCCTGGTATGGGATATATCCCAGTCTACGAGCTCACCAGCAACTTCTTGTCTCGCTCGAACATTGAACTCACATACGAGAACATTGTCGACTCTGTGACTCGCCTCAAGGAGACGTACCAGAGGATAAGGTACACCACAAGTTCAGGAGAGGAGAAAAAATGGAATCTCGGAGAGATGAAAGAGACGGAGAAACTTCCCGATGGAAAGTACAAGGTCACCATCATCGGATGGTTTGGAAAGACAAAGAATCCAGAGATTGAGAAGAGGCAAGTTCTCGCTTTCGGCATCGCAAAGGATGCCCAGGCCGCGTTTAAACAAGCCGCAGAAAGGGGTCTTGCCAACTTGCCAAAGTATGGTTTGTATGAATACAAAAAGTTGAGAGCTTCCGCAAAAAAAGTTCAACAATAAATTCTTATCGAAGTTGCAAGAGTTCAAGTAAACTTTTTCTTTACTTGACAATGTCGACTGGACCTAGACCAAACAACAGCAAAGTTTCTTGCTCTCAAATCTCAGAGTTTGAAAAGAACGAGGCCGATGTCATCCGAGTTGGTGTGATTCCCTTTATTCGCATCCACAAGAGAGAGTATTGGTTGATGACACAACAGCCTGACGGCAAGTTCTCTGACTTTGGAGGAGGACGAAAGAGAGGCGAGACTTTGGATGGAGCTCTTTTGCGGGAGGTCGAAGAAGAATCTTCTGGACTTTTGACGGAAGTGGTTCGAAAGGCTTTGAAAGACAAGCGGAACATTGGGCGCGTTCTCCGCGCAAACAATGGGATTCGCGGTGACCGTGGTGGGTATTTCTTGACCCTTGAGATACCGTTCGTGGACATCACCAAATTCAAGGCGAATGATGAGGTCAAGAAAATTCAGTGGATTGAGAAGTCAAAGGTGCTGAATGGAACGTGGAGTTTTGTGAATAGGTCCATCGTGCAGTACACAAAGTTTTTGTATTTTGAGGAAAGGCGTGAGAGACAGGCGTGGAGATAATATAAAATTTTTATATTATTCTTGTCTTGCAAAACAACGAGAGGATTTTGTCTCTCTTTTATTTCGGAATCTTTTTGGTGAGTAGTAACAAAGGGATGCAAGTGCCTCTTGAAAATTTTATTCCGCTCTACCCGAGCATCAAGGACGAGCTTTTGCAGGAGAAGCTCGCAAAAAAGACAGAATTTGCCAAACTTCGCTTGGAAAAGACAGAAGAGAAAGAGGGAAATTTTTACCAACATCAAGAAATTCTCTCCAGGATTGTTTCACCTCATACAGAGTACAACGAACAACTTGTCTACCACGGCCTCGGCTCCGGAAAGTGTGTCCACCCATCGACTCTGGTGAATGTGAACGGGAGCAATAAAGAGATTGAGAGTGTCTGGAGAATCTTTGGCTTGGGAGGACCAAAGATTGACAATGAAGGAGGAGAGTGGAAGTTGCCTTCGATGAAACTTTCCGTAATTTCTTTTGATGAATCTTCCAAAAAGATGTGTAGGTCGACAATCTCAAAGTTGTACAGACAGCGCGTCCGAGAAAAGCTGAACGTTCTTGAACTTCCTGGTGGTACGAGACTGAGAATGACCAAGGCTCACCGCGTGCTGACAGAGAGAGGCTGGACGAACGACTTTTCAAAGTCCTCGTATGTTGCCGTTCCAAAGGCAGTGAGACCAGAGAAAAACTCGAGGAAAATTCCTGCCTCGTTGATGGACATGATTATTTGGTTCTCTGTTTATGGGACATTTTTAAGGAATCAAGACCCGAGAAACTTTGGTCTTGGCACTTCGCCCATTTCTCTCAGCCCGCTTTCCCTAAAAGATAGGGGGAAATTTCTGTTTACTTTCCGCAGCATGAGGGAGTACATGAACTTTGAAAGCTTTGCAAACAACTTCTTGATGGAAAACAGCATTGGTACCGACAGAGAACTTCGCCCTCAAAAAACCACCATTCGAAACGGAGACGGGAATGATGCTGATGTCATATGTTGCGGCTTTCGTTCTGGACCTCTTGAAAGATTTTTTTCTGTCCATGAATTTGACTATGAAATGAGAGGACTTTCCAGTGTTTTCGCGGATTGTTCTCAAAAAGATTTCCAAAAGTTCGTCGAGCTCTACGTCGCGGAACATTCAAAGGTTGACAGAGAGGGCTCGATGCTTCTAAGATTTTATAACAGAACTTGCTGTCTTGACTTTTCTTCTTTCCTTTTGAGGTTTGGAGTGAGGATGACAGTCCACGGAAGCGTAGGGAAGATTTGCAGACGCTTTGCCCTTCGACTTGAGGAAAAGATTGACATGCCCCTCTTCACCGTCAAGTCAATACAAAAAAGAACTTCCAAATCTTCCGAAGAGTCTGACCCATTTCCTCTGCCAGACTTTTTGACGAGAGCAGTGCAAAAACTCGGGGTGAGCTCGAGTGACCTTTTGCCAGCCAAGAGAAACATCGAGAATATGTCGGATGCGAGACAGGTCCTCTTGTCCCTTGTGAGGGCGAGACAAGGCGACGACTTTTGTCCAGAACTCGAAAATGCAAGCAAAACAGACGTTCGACTTCTCTCTGAAGAACTTTCTCAAATTCTGGAACAAGAAATCCTATTTGTTCCCATTGTCTCTGTGAGTGAGGAAGAGTTTGATGGATATGTCTATGATTTTGAGGTTCAAAAGAACCACAACTATCTTGCAGAGGGAGTGATAACACACAACACATGCACAGCAATCTCAATCGCTTCCGCGTTCTCTGAAGCCAAAGACATGGAAAAACCTCTTGTTTTTGCATCCACAATTCTCCAGGAAAACTTCCGAAAAGATTTGACAATGTGTGCATCTGATTCTTTCCCCAAACCACCAGGCGACCCAACCGAAAAAGCGTATCGTATTGCCCTTCGGAGGATGACAGATGCAAAGTTTGAGTTTTGGACACCCACGACCTTTTATCATCTCATCCTCAAAACGTTCATGAAAGATGGAGCCATCGACTGGGAACTTGTGACCAAGAAATACTCTGGGAGGCTCATTATCATCGATGAAGTTCAAAATCTGAGACAAGACGTTGATGAAGAAGAAAATGTGACAAAACCCGGAAAGGATAATGTCTACAAATTCATGCACACTTTTTTGCACAGAGTAAAAAACTCAAAAATTATTCTCCTGTCCGGAACTCCCATTGTGAATGAAGTTTGGGATTTGGCGTATGTCATGAACCTCATCCTTCCTTTGGACAAACAACTCCCAGAAGAGAAAGGCTTTGAAAGACTTTTGTCGAGCGCAGAAGGAAGAGAAATATTGCAAGACGCTTTCCGAGGCAGAGTTTCTTACCTTCGAGCGGCAGCCACAGACACGAAACGTTTCGACCAAGGCTCTACAGTCCCATGGATAAATGAGGAGAACTTCGACGAGTGGAAAAAGGCAACAAAGTCAAAGCTCTCTAAATCTTCCAGGCCTTGGACAGAACACATTCGTCTTTTCCCTTCGGCCATGAGCAAATATCAACAAGAATCTGTGAGAAGGGCAGAAACAGAAGTCATCGAGACGGAAGGAAAGGTCTCAAAGAAAGGCGGAGGATTTCACAGATTCGGCCTCGACGCTTCCCTTTTCGTATGGCCAGAACAGGACGGAGTGCCAGCCGTTGAACTATATGGTACAAGAGGGTTCGAAAGATTCGCAACGAAAAAAGGAGCAAAGGGAACTTATGGCCTTTCACCTGCCCTTTCAAAAAAGATTCGAGAAAACCTCGGAGAGTACAGTTCAAAGTTCAAAGTCATCGTGGACAGGATATTAGAAAATCCGAATAAACTCATCTTTGTTTACACATCCTCTGTAAAGTCTGGAGGTGCCCTTCTTTTTGCCCTCATTCTCAAACTCTTTGGATTGAAACAAGCAAACAGTGGCTCTGTGACTTCGGAAGACACTCTAAGACGTTTCGCCGTTCTCCAAGGTGGAATGGACAGAAATGCCATTCAGAGTATTTTGGGAGCCTTCACTTCCCCAGAAAACAAGCACGGACAGAAAATTCAGGTGCTCATTGCGTCGCGAATTCTTTCTCAGGGAGTAACCCTCAAAAACATTCGTGAAGTCCACGTCCTCACTCCACATTGGCAATCACCTCAGATTGAACAGGCAATCGCAAGGTCCATTCGTCTTGGCTCTCATAAAGACCTCAAAAAGAGCGAGAGAAATGTCAAAGTGTTCCGCCATGTTGCTGTGAACGCGAGAAAAGGACAATTTTTGGCAGATGTCACACCCGACATTCTGACCTATAAAACGGCAGAAACAAAGGCTGTGAAATCTGCCAAAGTTTTGAGAATGATGAAACAGAATGCAATTGACTGTCCTCTAAACTACGCCAGAAACGTGGACCCTAAAGATGAAGATGGTTCGGAAGCGTGCGACTTTGATGTTTGCGATTTTGGTTGTTCTTCTGCGAGACCAGAAAATCCCGAGTCCGGTCCAGAAGAAAGGTACGATTACCCGGAGAGCGAATACGATGACAGTACATACGACCTGTATTATGCTGGAAAAGAAGAACAAATATTGAGGGATAAACTTGTTGCCTTTTTCGGCAGGAATTCATACGCAAATTTCCAGAGCTTGCTCTCTGTCTTTGGAAAAGAGAGACTTCTCTTGAGTGTACTAAGTGGTCTCATCGACGACAGAGAAACAATTCTTGACAGTTTTGGGTTCCCTTGCTATCTCGCAGAAGAGAACGATGTGTTTTATTTGGTCAAGTCTTTCGGAGAGGACCAAAGAAACTTTTTGGATATTTTTTATGTGATGTCGCCTCTCGTCACAAAAAAAAGAAGAAACAGAGTTTGTCTTTGATGTTGAAATCTTCCGCGAGAGCAAAGAAAAGGTTTCGAGGCTTTGCAAGCTCTCACTGCCAAAGTTCAAGAAAGAGTTTGACGCTCTGGACTACAAAGTCAGAATAACTCTCTTTGAACTCGCGTACAGTCTCGTGCAAAAGAAACAGAGTCTTCCGAGAGAACACATGGACCAACTCTTGTACATTTTGCAAGTCCATAAAAATTTCACCCATAAAGTAACCATTGATAAGAAAAAGTACATCGTCCATCTTCTTTCTCAAGACCTTGTGAGCACAGCGTCGTATGATATCGCGAGAAAGGGGTACAAACCAAACGGAAAAACTCGCATGTTCCTTTCCGACACATTCGAATGGAAGACCGTACCCCATGATGTCGAAGAGAAGATTATTGCAGACATCAAAAAACAAGTCACAAAGAGGCGGAAAGAAGCCACAGAATCCGAATCTCTGCTCGGTCTCTACCTCGCCAAAGACCCGAGCGTTTTCCGAATCAAGACCAATCTGAGTGGCAAGAAGGGTCTCGGCGTCGTTTGCAAGACTTCCATAAAAATTCCTTTGTTGTTCCAGATTCTTGTCGAGACGCAGAAAATAAAAAGAGAAAAGGGAGAGCAAGACGAGTTTGAGGAACTCGAACCGGAAGAAATCTCAACTCTCCTTGAATCTGCCAAACTCGACTACGAGACTCTCAAAAACAAGGGATATGAGGACAGCGACATGCTTCTTGTGGCGCATCTCGTCAAGGACAATCCAAACAAAAGAAGGGGAAAGGCCGGAACAAGCGTCAAAAAGGGAGAGCTTTGCGACCTTGTCGAAAAAGAACTGGAGGAACTCGGGCTTGTGAGGCATGGCATCTAAAATATTTTCTAATATTTTATCTCTGGATATACTCTGTGGAAAAGATTCTGCCGTTATCGTACTTTGTCAGGTCGTATCCTTGACGATAATTTATCCACTTTTTTTCGGTACCATGCTTTCTTCCCCATCGGAACTCGCACGAGTACATGAGTTTTCCTCGTCTGTTCCATGTACTCGTTTTGATAATCTCATCAAAGTACCACACGTCCTCCTTTCTTTTGTTTTCTCCTGCGTACCAATATGTCCATGTGCCGACTCTCCTCCCTGTTTGCCAATTGCCTTCCGAGAGTTTTTTCCCATCATCGTAATACGTTGTCTCTTTTCCGTCTTTTGCCCCGCAGTGCCATTCCACTCTCTGATAAAGTTTGTCGTGCAAAAAGACGAGTTCTTCTCCGTGTCTGTTTTGTCCTTTGTATTCACACGAAAACACTTTGTTCTTTCTCTTTCGAAATGTTCTTGTGGAACCGGGAATTCCATAACTCACAAACTTTTTCGTACCTCCGAAAATCTGAGGTGAAAAGTCATACGGAAGCGACGAAAGGAAACTCGTGTGTTTCTCCAAAAATTTTATGTTCTCCATCAAAAATATAAAAAATATTTTTTTTTATTTTCATTGTGTTGCTCCATTGCAAGAATATGGAGTGCAGTTTGAAAAGCCATAGAGAGCTGACGCGTTTGGAAGACTATAAAACATTCCGTCTCTTTGTGCGGTGTTTTCAGGAAGACAAAATCCATTGGGGCCAGACACCCAACCAAGAGGACAAATTCCTCTGTGTTGAGAACGGAAGATTTGTTTTCCTGTCCTCGTCGAGTTTGAAAGATACTGCGCTCCCGACCTTTGTGCAATTCCGATGCTTCCGTAAGGATTTCCATATTCCATGTATGGATTTCTGGGGAAAAGTGCCAGACTCGGAATTTGGGTACCCATCGCCAAAAAGTCGCAGCCTCTTATTTTCGGCGTTCCAAAGGCGTCAACATCACTGTACATTGGCAAGTCCTTTTGAACCAACCCAAAATATTCGTTGAGAGTCTGGTTTTCTGGTTGCATTTTGAGACGAAGAAGAGGAACCATTGAATTGTCGTTACTGCACTTTCCTGTCGGTTCAACCACCGGAGTTTTTCTTTGCATTGGCTTCTCGAATAACCAATTGGAAGCATCCATTACTTACAGAAAGAAACTCATGCTTTTTCTAAAGTAATGAACGACTATGATTCTGTTGGATATTGGCTCAAAGGAATCCCTTACATTTGGGTTCCTGGGGAGAGTCTCAAAGAGTCAAAGAGATACTATTTTTCCAATCCGAAAGTCGTACTTTTTAGCGAGGACAACAAAACAGCTCGACAAGGAGTTTGGATGAGAACTTCGGAAACGACGGGCGGAGAAGAAGTTCTCGAATATTCCCTTTCTTTTTTTCCATGTCAAGACTGGCCAAGAAATTTTTTCCTTGTTGTTCCATTCAAACCAGACTCTTGGAGAGTTGAGAATTCAAAGCTTTTTATGAAGCCTGTCAGCTCATGGATTCCCGAACAAGAATGGTGGGGAACAAAAGGCATGAAATTCGAGATTAAGATTGAAGGAGAACCGCTGAAGATGAGACCGTTCACCCCAGAGTACAGAGAAAGCGTCGGGGTGATGCTCCCCAACAAGGAACTCAAAAAAATGAGCCTTGCACCTCCCGAACTTTTCGATGTATTTTCATACCCAGTGCTTGGCGTTTCAACAAACGTCGTCGGTGTGTCTTCCAAGAAAACCGGGAAAGATTTTTGGAATATCGTCCAACTTGCTTCTTTTTTGAAACTCCCCACCAACGAAAGAAAAACTCTTCACAAAGAGTGCCTTGGTGAGAAAAAGACAAAAAGACACGACTTTTTGTACGACTTTTTAGAGAAACCAGAGAGAGAAAGGGAGCGAGGAAAAGTCTGTGCGGAATGGTACAACGACGCATGGGCAAACAAGTTTCTTTGGGGTGGACCCATCTATTCTGACACCGAGCTGCTCGAACACGAACCGTACCAGTTGGACATTGCCTAGTACCTGACAAGTCCCATTTGTTCGACAACTCCATCCGCAAACTCTTTTGCAATCTGGAAAGAAAGTCTTGTTTGCTCTTCTTCACATCCCTCATAGCCGAGCCGCTGCATCGCAAACATGTCAAAGAAGCGCCGAAGCATCAGTTCTCCTGGGCCTTTTGTGAACCAGGGATTCTTTTGACTTAGAAAATCGGCCATTCTGTCGGCATTGACTCTTCCTTGTTCAACAAGAGACTCGTTTCTCTTTTTCAAATTCAATGGGCAAATTTGCCGTAATATCGCATTCTCTCGTTCTAACAACTCTCGAAAACACACAGATGAGTCTCCATAAAGTCTGTGGAACCAGCTCGTCATTTGTTCGGCGCTCCTGTCGAGACATTGCGGGTCTCGAATAATTTTTTGGAGCCCTTCTTTTCTTTCCGTCCAGACTTTGTAAGAGTCGCGAAAGACATCGTCTCGTGTCACAGAAGAAACAAAGCCAAACGTAAACATTAAAATATTACAAGAAATATTTTTCTTTTAGAGGTCCCTTTCCTCGACGTATCTTCCGGTACAATACATATACGGTCTTTTCGTATTTGGTGAAATTTCGTATCTTTTAAGTTTTGGATTTGCTCGAAATTCCTCGATGCTTAACTTCCCTCCCCATTTTTTCAAAACTTTCCAGCTCGGTGCGGGTTCAATCTTTGATAGTTTACCCTCAAGTTTGAGATATAGAATTGTCAGGAGTCCGGGCGACTTTCGATACCATTCCGGTTTTTTGGGCATTTCATCCAACATATATGCTTTGCAGCAGCCAAAACTGCAAAAAATGCCTTCCGTTTCAAAGTGTTCGTTCCCATGGTCTGTGGGAAGGTTATAAAGTTTTAGATGTTCGTTCATCCTTTCCGCAAGGATGCCGCTTTCTCGGTGCTTGACAAAACGCAGAGGAAGTCCGATCGGCGAGTTGTCAAATTTCTCCCGGCACCAGAAACATGGCACATCGGTATGTATCGGAAGAATGACACCGTTAACAAAATCTCTTAAAAGGACCCATGTTTTATTTGAACCTCGACTTCTCTCGTCATCAACAACCAAAAAGTTTTTTTCCATCGCTTATAAAAAGAGTGAAAGAACACGAAACATGGACGGAAATAGTTCTCTTGAGATGATATTTGGACCAATGAGGTCGGGAAAGACAACCGAACTCAGAAGACGTCTCGGTATTTTTGCGAGCCTTGGTTATCGTGTGACGTGTGCAAATTCAACAACAGACACGAGAAGCAACGCCGGGTTCTCAACGCACAACAAAGAACTTCGAGAAAACAGTGAGAGCATTTTTCCTCAGAGAGTGGGGAAAATAAAAGATATCGACATTGAGAATTTTGATGTCGTTGGCATTGACGAAGCCCAGTTCTTTTTGGAAGACTCAATAGTGACGGATGTTCTAAACATCGTGGAAGCCGGAAAAGTCGTTATTATGTCTGGTCTGGATGGTGATTCAAACCAAGAAAAAATGGGAAGGTACCTTGAACTCATTCCTCACGCAGACAGAGCGGAAAAGTTTTTGGCGTGGTGCTTCTTTTGCGCACAAGAAAAGAAGTTGGTCAGAGCACCGTTCAGCAAACGTCTTTCGGAAGAGAAAGAACAGGTCCTCGTTGGCAATATGTACGCTTCCGTTTGTCGGAAGTGTTTGAAAAGATAAAATAATTATAGGTATTTTATCCAAGACATACGGTCTGCTGCTTGTAATCCTTACAGAAAGTAAAGGCCCAGAAAATGGCCCAAATACCGAGAGTGATGATAATCGTCCACTTCAGAAGCTTCCAATTGTCGGGAGCGTACCCGGTGTCCTTTCTGGTTTGAGTGAAACGAGGCTGAATAAAGTAGAGCACGAGCCATACAATCAGTGGAACGATAGCTCCAACGGCAGCCAGAAGGGGAAAACAGTTTGTACCAAAAGCAGAGGCAAGAGCGGCTCCAGCGTCAAGAGAGATACCGTCAATCTCTCCACCCATTTCAGCAGAACCTCTTCTTAGCGACATATTACTATAAAAAATTTTACAAAAAAATGAGAGAAGAAACACTTCCCATCATCGTCCTCGGAAAATTTGTCTGTTTTATGGGACTTTGGTTTCTTGTGGTTTGGGAGAAAGCGGATAAATGGGTCAATCCGACGATGCTTCACCCACTTTTTGCAAGCGTTGCGTTTGTTTTTCTGAGTGTGAGCGTTCTTTTTGTCCCATTTGTTGAACACAAAAAAAATCTTACATGTCTCCTTACATGCCTTATCTTTTTCGACGTTTGTTGCACCGTTCGTTTGGCTTCCGAGGAAACAAAAAACGAGGGAGGAGCTCTTCCTCCCAGCAACACTCCACAGCTTTCTTGGTTTTGTACTTGCATTGACGAGTCTTTTGTATGCGCTCGCTAAACTTTTTATTCTCTTGGTTCCAAACAAGTACAAAAAAGAATGGATGGAAATTTTCTTTGGCTTGAACCATAAAAAATTTGGTTCCGCGATGTATTTCCTGTTTTGCATTTGTGTCGCCACAGGAATCACAGAAAGACAAGATAGGGCAAAAGATGATACAAACGCATTCGAAGTGATTCTTTTGAATTCAGCGGCACTTTGTTGTCTCTTTTTAGGTTCCCATTACTTGCTGAAAAACCACAGAGTGTACACTCCAGAAATTGTCTAAAGAAAAAGGAAATAAAACACCAAAGATTTTATTTCGGATAAACATGAAATTCTCAGACTGCCAGGTGTCCACCAAAACGGTGATGGCATACACAAACGTCACATTCAATCTTCGAAACGTTTTCGATGGGCTCCCCGTGGTTGAGATTCCAGAGTCAGAATACAAGGTTCGGAAAAAGACGGGTATCCCAAACATCAAGACAGTAAAGGCCCCAGAAGGTTCAATTGTTAGTCTTCGTCACGGTAATGAATTTCGAGGAATCGTCACCAATCCAAAGGCAGCCGAAAATAAGACGACGAAGAAATACTTTTTGAATCAGGTGACTTGCATCATTTCCATCGAAGGAAAGAACCTCCACATCATGATTTTCCGTGGCAACTTCAAAATTCCCGGTTGTCGTACAGAAGAGCAGGTGAAAAAAGCCGTCGATATTTTGTGGAATTACATCGCAAGCATCGACGAATCTTTCGAGCTCAAGGAAGGAGAAACTCGTCCTAGATTTTTTCTGGAGACTGTGATGACCAATGTCGACTTTACCTTTGGCTTCACCATTGATAGACAGGTTTTGAACACCGTCATGAACTCTGAAAAGTACGAGGATAAAGTCAGAATTTCGAGGTTCGAACCAACAACAGATACACAAGTCAACATTCGAATTCGTTCGAGCCTTCCAAAAGACTTTGCCTATGAAGTGATGTGTTTCCGAGAAGGGACAAAAAAATGGAGATACTCTATCGAACACGAGACGGAGAACAAATACACCAAAAGGAGAAAGCCAAAAAAGCACACCACTTTTATGGTGTTTAGCAGTTCAAAAACAATTGTTTCTGGAAAGCATAAAGAAAGCATGGAAGCTGCATTCGACACGTTCTACCAGATTATCATGGAGAACAGGGACGTCATTGAAGACATTTTCCCCGAAGAAAAACAGCCAAAAAAGAAAGTCGCAGCCAAAAAGACTTCAGAAAAAATAAAGTTTGTGAAACAATAAGCATGACATCTTTTCTCGAAAAATGTCTTTGTTGGAGCGTCGAAAAACGGTGGAGTGTCACATCCAAAGTCTTGGTGTCTTTGGGAGTTGTTTCTCCGCTCGCAGCGTTCATCGCTGAAAATACGGGGGAACATCAGCTCTCTTTTGACCTTTTTCCCCTTTCCGAGGGCGCCGAAGAGATGGTAGAAAAAGCGGTTATTTCTGGAGACTTTCACCTTGTAAATTTCGTCTGTGAGAGATACTCCTTTTCTGATTGGGACAAGGCCTTGTCTTTTGCCCTAAAACATTCGAAACATGGCCTCGCCAAGATTTTTGTTGAACTTGGGGCAGAGAAAAGTTTGCACATTTCCGAATATTGTGCCACAAAAGACCCAGACTTTTTAGTCGAACTTGTCAAAGAAAAAGACGAACCAACTTTTGTCTGGGATTCACTCTTGCAATGAAAAAGTTTTTTGTTTCGAAAACACAAAACAAAGTTTGTAAGATGAAAAGTTCTCAAGCTCCTCCCTCGAGAAAACCGCAAGAACTCGATGACACCAACTTTATTCAGGCCATTCGGTCAAACAAATTTTATATTCTCGATGCCTGGGCTCAGTGGTGCGGCCCGTGCAGGATGATGCTTCCAGAGTTTGAGAAGCTCACCGCTGCATGTGTCCGAAAGGATGTGACTTTTGGCAAGATTCACGTCGCAGACCCCAAATGTGATAGGGCAAAGACCGCTTTGAACATCTCATCACTTCCGACATTCATCATTTTCAAAGACGGAAAGGAAATTGCCAGGAAGAGCGGTGCCTCCAAACTTGAGGAAATGACGGCTTGGATTGACCAGTACATCGGCAAGCCCCAATAAAAAACTTTCTTTTTGCAAAAAGAAAGTAATGTATTCTTTCCTTGTGGGAAAGGACAAAGAAAAATGTCTTGAGCTATTCAAAGAGAAAGGTTCACTCTTTGATATTCAGAGAGCTAGAGAAAAAGATGGGAACAGTCAGGCTGTAAAAACAGATTCTCCCTTGCTTACGGTGTCGACATTGGTGACCTGAGCAGCGATTCATTCCTAAAAACAGAGGACGGGGCTTGCTTTATTCGTTCGGATTTTGAGGTGTTGGAAAAAAGGATTGGATTTTCTGTTTTTGGGAAGACGCCTGTCTCTCAAAAAAATCTTGAAGATATCCAAAAGCTTCCAGTTGAAAAAAATCTGGGAAGAGAACTTGCGAATATGGGAATACGTCCAGCGTCGAAGCTCAGAGAAATAAGAGAATTTTTGGACACTGTTGGGAGAGGTTTGCCCGTCCCTTGGAATGTCGTCGAAGAAGAAACGGGGGCCATTCGCGACATGGTAGGAAGCATCACAGTTTTGCTGTCCCTCGAACAAGAAGGAAAAATCTGGATTCCGAATTCTCAACTGTATTATGTCCACGAAGGAAATATCAGCTACGGGGGAAGGGGAACAATATCCGTAGATGGCAGAGAAATGAGCTTCCCGACAAATTTTCGGACTCAGATGAACAAAGTTCGTAGACTCCCTGCAAAAACAAGACACGTTGTTGTTCCGGTCCTGGTGTCTCATGGAACACATGCCAATGTTCTTGTGTTGGACAGAAAAAAGAAAACCGTGTCTTTTTTCGAACCTCACGGTCTTTATTCTCGTGACAGATATTTTCAAGGGACAGAAGAGTTTTTGCAAAAATTTCTTGATACTTTTGGTCTTCTCGGATACAAAATAAAATACGGTGAAGCGACTTGTCCTTGGTTTGGTCCACAAGCCATCGAACCACAGCAAGAATACAGTACAGGATATTGCCAAACATGGACTGACCTTTTCGTCTATTGTAAGATGAGGTTCCCAGACTTGACAGATGCTGAATTAAACTATGCTCTGACTCATGGACTCACACCAAGAGAAGTGAGAGACAGAGTCGAACGCTTCGCTGCCTTTGCGTGGGAAGAGGGAAAAAAGGCTGCAAAAAAGTCAAAGTATTACCCAGACGAGCCAGAAAAAGCCCACTTTTTTGGAACGGGAAGGGTGCAGCTCAAACCAAAAGAGGTGGTAAAGTTTTAGAAACATATCTCAGATATGTTTCGAATGGTACGAAAAACCCTAGTGTAATGAATTCTTTTGTTGTTGGTGGGCCATGTATCGACCTTTTCAAGAAGAATGGCTCGCTCTTCAACCTCGAGAGAGCAAAAGAGAAAAGGTGGGAGCAGTCAGGTTGTAAGAACAGATTCACCTTTTCGTCCAATTTTGACATTGGCGACCTTAGCGAAGACTCTGTTTTTTCGAAAGACGGAACTTGCTTTTCTCGTTCAGACCTTAGTTTTGCCCGTAGACACATAGGAAAATCTTTCTTTGGAGAACCACCGGTGACAGAAGGAGACGTCGAAAAAGTGAGTGAACTTCCCCATGAAATCAGCCTTTCACGTGAACTTGCGAGTATTGGGGTAAAACCATCTTCCAAACTCGCTGGCATTCGCGAGTTTTTGTCGAGCGTCGGAAGGGGCCTTCCGATTCCGTGGCGAATCAAGCTGAGACCAGACAATGAAAAAGGGGACATAAGAGCAATGTACGCGAGCATCAGCATCCTTTTGTCTCTTGAACAAGAAGGACTCATTTGGGTCGCAAATTCGCAGCTTGGTGGTTATCGTCCGAATGGGGGGAAGTATGTTCACATAGACAGAGGGGCAATCGCTCTCGGAGATAGAAAGTTTTGCTTTCCTCCTTCTTTTCGAGAAGAAATAAAGAAAATTTATGGGTTGCCCGAAAAAACAAGGCACGTCGTGGTGCCAGTTGCGGTGTCTCGCGGAAAGCATGCGAATGTTCTCATCCTGGACAGAAAAAAGAAAACCGTGTCTTTTTTTGAGCCTCATGGCATAAAATCAAGAGACAAATATTTTCAGGGTACAGAGGAGTTTCTAAAAAAGTTTATTGATGAATTTGGTTTGGAAGGGTACAAGGGAAAATATGACGAGGGAACTTGCCCTTGGTCTGGACCTCAAGCTAAAGAACCCAAAAACGATTATGACACGGGGTATTGCATGACTTGGACGCAACTTTTTATCTATTGCAAGATGAAGTTCCCAGAGCTTTCAGACGCCGAAATAAACTACGCTCTGACTCATGGGATGACTCGTAGCGAAATAAGAGACACGGTGGAGAGGTTTGGAGCTTTCGCTTGGGATGAAGGAAAGAAGGCCGCAAAAAAATCCAAGCGCTATGAGGATGACCCAGTAAAAGCGTTTTATTATGGCAAGAAGGGAGTCTCGTACCACAAAAAACTCCGTCCAGCGGGCAACGAGTGTGTAGAGTTTTAGAAAAAATATAGAAATATTTTTTTAGTCTTCTTTACCGATAGACATCTTTTGGACGTCTTCAGCTCGAATGGTTGGTCCTCTCATTCTTTTCTTGGGAGGTGCAGCTGCCTCTTTTTTCTTTGTGTCTTTTCCTGTGGCTTGTCTGAAAAAGTCTGCAATCTTTTCTCCTCCCACTTGCGAAATCATGGTGAAAAGTTCTTCACTCGTCACGCGAACAGACATCGTCTTGAAGATGTAGAAGATGGCGACGTTGACTGCGAAAGCAATGACCAGGCGAATTTCAACGGGAAGGTACGAAGTAAAGTTTGTGTACGACTTTTCCCCGAGCTCCACGAGAAGAGCGTCGTATCCGTGGATGTCCTGAACCTCTGAAAAGCCCTTAAAGTCGATACCCAAAATATTGGTGAAAAGTCCCTCAAAAAATGCACCCGCCGAAAAAGACAAACTTACGGTATTCGAAAAGTTTACTTTCCATGTGGAGCTCTTTGACCGTCATCTGGTACTTTCTTCGCATGGTCACGATATCGCTGTGTTCATCGAAATCCGGAATTGCATCCAAGTGTTGTGGGTGTTTTTTCTTCAGAATTTTGAACTTCCAGAGTAGTTCATCCTTTTCCTTTTCTTCTTTTTGTTCCTCTGTCAGATTGTCATCCTCATCTGCGATAATCTCTGGTTCATCCTCAGAGTCGGAATCAGAATCCTCTTCTTCATCCAAAGTCTCTTTTGGGGTTTCGGGAGGAGGAACCGAAGCTGCCGCAGCAGAGGCGAGTGGTGCCACGACACTGGGTTTGTCCTCCAAAAGCTCCTCGAGCTCTTCGTCGTCTGCGTCATCATCTTGGTCAATCTCATCCAGAAAAACGAGACCAGGCTGGGCGACTTCCTTCTTCTCTTCTTCCACCTCTTTCTTTTCGGGAGGCGGAAGGGCAACTGGAGGAGTTTCTTCGACTTTCTTCTCTTCTTTCTTTTCCTTTGGAGGTTGTTCTTTTGCTACGGGTTTCTGGATTGGAACAAGAGGAAGTCCAGGTCTCAGCTTCTCCTTGACCTCAATCATGTCAAGGTACAAATTTCCCAAGTCTCCGAATTCTGGCTTTTTTGAAACCAAAGGAGTTTTTCTCGGCAAACAGTTGACAATCACGGAATACTTCTTTTGGGAAACTTTCGACTCTTCCGCCATTATTCGGACGAGTCAAATCCTATAAGAGACTAAGTTTTAGACAAATATTTTTGCAAAAATATTTTTTCTTTCTCATTGGTCTTGAAATGCATTCTCCGTTGAAAAGAATGTGCGATGTAATTTCGATGCTTCCAAATGTCCGATGCCAAATAGCTCAATCTTTCTTTCCATTCCGATGGAGAGATTGAACGCGGCTTCTTTCACACAAAGTTTGATGTTCATACTTCCTCCTCCGAGTTTTTTTGACGCAGAGTTTTGTACAGCTGCAAAAGACATCAAACGGTGCATATAGTCAAAAAAACCTTGAATTTCCAGAGGAAAGTTTGCGCTTCCGATGTCAATGCCAAGTATCTTTGTTTTTCCATCGTCAAAAAAGTCTGCTGGATAATTGTCAAAAATTCCACCGTCTCCGTAGACCATCCCGTTATAGACTCTCTTTTTGAACACCCCTGGCGCGTTGCATGAGAGCAAAACAGCTTCGATACATGACATACATGGGTCGGTTGTGTGCTGGATGTACTCGACTCTCATTAGCGAAATGTTGGCAGAAACAGCCACGAAATCCTTTCCAGTGATTTCATAAAGCTCCAAAAGAGATGGAACTTTTCCAAACTTTTCAGATACGAGTTTTGTTAGCTTCTTTTCGAGAGGAGTCGTATCGTTTAGCCCAAAGTTGACAAAAAAAGAAAGGCGGGGAAGGGCTTTGTAAAGCTCCTTTTCACACATGACATCGTCAAAAATTTCTTTCGGTGTGTAACCACAAACAAGCAAAAGACAGATGACCGCGCCTATGGATGTTCCGATGTATTTTTTGGTACTTGACAGGTCAAAGTACCTCGAAAAATATTCGAGAGCTCCGAGAGTGCATATTCCTTTGATACCACCTCCAGACAAACAGATGGCGTCAAAACAGTCTTTGGTTTGCTCTTCTCTTTTCCGTCTGTTCCGAAGTTGTGACATCTCTAAAAATATTCTTTAATATTTTTTATTGCATCTCTCCAGCCATATTTTTAATCATTCCAAACACTGACCCCATATCCAGTTCTTTTCCTTCGAACTGGGAGACCATCCTGTCAATGGCACCGCTTTCCAAAAACTCTTGCAGCATGATTGGGGCAATCTCTGCAATTGCCTTTTTGTCTGGCTTCCCAGAGAGCTTGGATTTATCAATCCTTCCACTGTCTAGGAGACCCTTGCCAATCTTTTTGGCCTCTGAAATAACAGAACCAAACATTTCTTCCATTCCCTCTTTCTGGGCCTGTGGGAGGACGAGAGCTTTGATGGCACGAAGATGGTCGAAAAGAATGGGGCGATTTTCCGGTTCAATCTCTCTCAAAATCTTTCCGATGGAGATGTACGTTTCCGAAGCGTATGAAATCTTTGTGTCTTCTGGAATTTCTTGGAATGAATCTTCAGTCAAGTTTGTCCCATACTTTTTCATAAACTCTTCAAACTCTTGTTGATGTTTCTTCATCGCCGTTTTGTTTCGAACTCCCGTCTTTTGAAGACGTTTGTCATAGGCACAGAGAGGCTTGTCCTTTGGAAACTCTTCGACAAGCGCTCCGACAAATTCTCCAATGGCGCTGATGGTAGCTACGAGTCTCTCACCCATTAAGGTTCAAAAGAATTTTTCTGAAAGCTGAGAAAATATTAATGGAACGAGAAGAGTATGAAGACCAAAGTGAAGGAGAACTCTTTTCTGAGGATGAGGGAGAACTCGTCGAAGAAGAATCTGAGGAGGAAAAGGAAATGTCAGAGTTTGAGGAGAACGAACAGAAGCGTTACGAAAGAGAGCTGGAACGCGAACTCGAGAACGAAGAGGAACCTGTTGAGATTCAAGAAGATGAAGCCATTATTCCTGGGACAAAGAAGGAACAAGAGGAAATTCTTGCCGAAGAGGATGCAGAAAGACAGGCCGAGCGACTTCGACGTCTCGGTTATGATGTCGAAGTCGTTCCCATTGGAGTCGGAACGGAACCCGGAGAGGCGGCAACAAGAAAATCAGCTGCAACTGGAAGACTTGGGTATTCTGCTGCCGAGAAAAAACTCTTGGGAATTCAAGATGTGAAAAAAAGGGGTAAAGTGACCACTGAAAGAGTCTCAACAAAAAAGACAAAAACCGCTGCCAAAAGGAAAGGAGCGGTTCGAACGATGATTGGAAAATCTGAAAGGACTGTGTACGGAGCAAAGAGAATCGGCACTGTTCGGCTTGTTGGCACTCACCTCGAAGAAGATGTTGACGTCTATGAACTCGAGGAAAAGCCGTATGATAGATTCGTGAACCTGGTAAAGACTTGGGAGCAGAGATACGCTGCGGGAGAAACGGAAGACAAGCCAATCTCTCGGGCTTCCATTCCGACAATTTCTCGGGTCGTCAAGAACGAGGAAAAGTCAAAGAAGAAGAGAGTCTATGACATTCCAATCACATACAAAGACTTTGCCATTTTGCAAAGAAGGTCAGAGGATATTCAGAAAATTCTGGAAGAAGTCAAGGAACAGAGAAAAAGATTGACAAAAGAAAAAATCCCAGAAGGTGGTCGTTTGCGCTTCCCAAAGCCCGAGGAGAGAGTGAAGCTCACTGAGAAACAGAGACAGCGAATGGATAAACTTGTCCAAGAAATTTTCGAAGCGGCAGAAGAAGCGAGAGAATCGCTCGCTCCAAGAACAGAAGCAGGAAGGTTCCTTTTGGAGAAACTCGAGAGCATCGGCGAGAGACGAGAAGAAGCCGAGAAACTTCGGGGAAAGGAGAAGAAGGAACTTTTGCGAGAACTTGACCAAGAAGAAAAAGAAGCAAGAGATGAGGCAGTCCTCCTTCGCACACGCCTTGCAAGCACGATGGGCATCGCCCCCAAAAAGAGGGGAACTCTCCTCGTTGATGTTCAAGTCACAAAACCCAAGAAGGGAGAGTCCACCAAAAAAACAGAACTTGCCAATATCAAAATCGGAGAGCGCGGAAAGGCCTCTCGCTCGTCTCCCACCAAAAAATCTGACTTTGGTTTCGCAGCTTGGAAAAAGTCAAAGACGAGAGATGCAAAGACAAGAAAGATTGCACGAGAAATTTTTGCGAGTTTTGTGGATGATGAGGACGCCGTAACCCTCGAGAAGAGTCTTGACAGGTACACAGACACCACAAAAGACTATGTCAGGAGATTGGCCATTCTTCAACTTTTGCTGAACAGAAAGTCTTCAGTCTCGAAGGAAAGCAAGAGATTCCACAAAGTGTACGACTCGGATGATTCTGGTGCTGCCAAGGATAAAGAAGAAGAGCTGATGCCGGAGCTTCTATATGGTCCTCGTTCAAAGGAGTTCAAAGAATTTTTGAGAAAGAGAGAAAATGCTTTGCTTCAGGTCATTCGAGAAAACGACAGCTGGGACAGAAGTCTCTTGAAACAGCTCCCACAGCCAGAAAAATTCGAGGGTGCCGAAGGGAGCGACATCGTGAAAAAGCAGATTCTTTTGACACCCATTCCGACGTCACAAGTAAGAGATGCAGTTCTTGGCATCTCCAAAAAGGTTGCGCCAAAATACAAAATTTCGAGTCTCGAAAAGGCCTTGTTTGACGCGTCAAAATATGGGAAGATTTCAACCAAATATTATTTGCAAAGAATATCTTTGGTATTGGCCCTCCTCACGAAAACTTTGTCTGGAAAGTCTCCTTTCTTGTCTGCCAAACTCGAGAGCGGACTGTATGAAATGAGAGCGATTGGGCTGATTCCCGAAGACGAACTCGCCCCGGAATATCTTTTCGATGACGAACTTCGACCTCTGTTTTTGGAACACAAGGAAAAAGTGTTTGATGCACTCCTTGGAATGGTTGCTTCTCGCATCAAGGGAGAAAAGAAAGCTGAGAAACTTCCTTCGGGTGCTTCTCTTCCGTTTCCTCCGAAACTTCAAGAAAAATGTTCAAATCCTGGGTCACTCGGTATCGACATTGGAAATATTGTGATGTGTTATGCTGACGGAGTCTTTCACTGCTACGATGTTGAGAAGGAAATCAAGAGTTTTGTTCAAAAGGGGAAGCCTCTCGGAATGAAACTTCCGCAAGAATTTGAGAAAAAGATGAGAGAAAGGTACAGCAAATAGGAGAGTACAATGCAAACCGTTCTCATAAAAAACACAAAAGCGACTCACGTCGACATTCTTTTGGAGACCCAAAAAGTCGAGGGAATTTCCGTAGTGATGGATTTTGCCCCTTCTAGAGGCAAGAAAACCATCTTTATTTTTTTCACAGTTGAGGGAGTCGAAAGACCCTGGAAAAGTCAAGGCTTTGAAGTCGTCCTTTCAAAGAGACCGACGACATTTATAACAAAAGTTGTCCCATCAACATACTTTGAAAAAAGAGAGGGAATAGCCCCCCATCTTTGCGTGTGTATTTTGGACGAAGAAAAAAGGCATTTCAAGACCACAGTGCAGTGGTCTCTTGAGGCAGAGTTCTGATTTTTCTCTTTCTAGAAAAATCTATGGGGTAAGTACGCGATGGGTTCAGGATTTTCTCTAGCGCAAAACACGTCTGAACAGCTTGCTTCTTCGAGTGTAGCACAGAATTTTACAGGAACTTGCGATATTGAATGTAAAAACATCGCAAGTGGGACGACTATTGATATCCAAGATTCCACCATCCGCGGAGGAATAAACTTTACACAAACTTGTTCAGCCAATGGAGACTGTCTCTTCTCAACGACCCAAAATGCGACGGTTGACTCGATGTTCTTTGCAAAGAACTCTGCCCAAGCAAAGAATGCAGGTTCTTGGATGGATGGATTCTTCAATGAAGACGTTGCAACAAACACTTCGTACCAAGACATTCGACAGAGCATCAACCAAAACATCGAAGACCATTGCAAGATTGACTCTCTGAACGAGATTGACAGATTCACACTCCTTGCAACAAACTCTGACATTTCCGGAGGCATTGATATCTCCCAAAAAAATAACGCTCAAGGAAGATGTGCAATGCAGGCAAACTTTGTCGGTTCAGCTCAAGCCACCGGAAGCATCGAACAGAGTGCTCAAAGTGGGAAAAAGCTGGGCAAAAAATCGGGAAAGGGGATGATTATATTGATTGTTCTTGCCGTGATCGCTCTTATCATCATCGGTGTCATCATTTTCGTGGTCGTGAGACACAAGGGCGACCCTGTCTGTCCTGGAGGTGTCAAGGCCGTGAAAATGTCGCAATTCTCCAAACCGACATGTCCGACGGCTGTGACTCCAACTGTGTCTGTATAAAGCGACCCCAAAATGGGATAGGTTCTGCAAAGGTACACTTCAGCAAATAAAAAATATTTCAAGAAATATTTTTTATGAAAGGTTATCAAAATATGCTTGTGGGTCATGGGCAATCTTCCACTCTCTGTTTCTTTCCCCAATACCCATGTTTGAAATGCCGTACTCTCGAACGTCTGGAACATTGAGCATTCCCGTCAGACAACTCAAAACACTGATGTCCAAATCCGGTTGTGTACTCCTTAGCCATTCACTCGTGAAGAGGACGCTGTTGTGCAAAAAACAAAGGGTCGGGCAATCTTCGTATCCTTTTGACTTTGGAGGAAAGAGAGATACAGGGTCCGCAATGACCCTATTGTCATCATTTGTTATCAACACAGCAGAAAAAGAGTCGCTCTCACAGTTGTCTTTGTACCATTCGGAGAACTTTGCATTCCCGACTCTCGGACAACCAAAAGTTTTCACTGTGACCTTTCCACTCCACCCACTTTTTCGAAGATTCCAGAGGCTCGCTTTGGCCAAAGCTCCACCCATCGACATTCCCAAGAACCAAATGTCTGGGGAAGAACTTTGGTTTGAAATGCAAGAAAGAATATTTTTTGTAAAGTTTTGTGAAAGATTTAGAATTCCTTGGTGTATTCCCGAGACGTCGTCGATGTCCGTGTTGCACATTGTTCCGAAACCCAATGATATTTCTTCCCAGAAACTTTTGGGAAGAAAGGGAGCAAAAACAAAGACGAGGCTTTCCGAACGACTTTTTGTTCCTCGAAGTTTCCCTGCTTCGACTTTGAATACAAAACACCTTGTATTATTTTCTCCATAAATTACGGTCATGAACCTGACGGAAATTCCAGAGAGGCGAATGGTGGATGGAAGAGACCTTTCGGAATAACTTAGAAGACAAAATTCAAACCACAACTTTGAAATTGGCGTTATTTTTCCACCGTGATATGGGGCAACTTTCTCAACCTCTTCCCAAACTTCTGAGTTCGAAAAGGCAAAGTCTTCCTTTCGAGGCGTCAATATGGAGAGTAAAAAGGCGCGAAGAGCCTCTTCGTTATTTCCTCCAAATATCTGAACGAGTTTTTCTGGAAGAACAAGTTGTCTTTTCATTCCTTTTATTGAAGTCAACAGGAAACTTTCTACTTTCTTTTTTACGAGATGTCTGTGAGAAAACTTGCACTGGAACAACTTCGTGTTGCCTTTCCCGAAAAGGCGGAAGCCATCGAGAAAAAGATGAACATCAACGTCTCAAATATTTGCAAGGCTCTCGGCATCAAGGCAAGTAAGGACAATCCCAAGTTTGTTGACTTTGCGACTTTCTACTACTACAACACTTTGGGAGCATGTCTCAATGCCAAGTACAAACCAGGAGCTGTCAAAGACCTGAATGCACGAAAGGTTGACTTTGACTGTGACTTTTTCAAGGAAGAAGCAGAAAAGGAAAATCTGTTGATTGAGTTGGTCCTGAAGCCTCTCGTCGTCCAGAACGGTTTCGTCAAGTGTATCAAATGCAAGTCAAAAAACACAGCGTCCATCGTCGTCCAAACCAGAAGTGGAGACGAAATGGCGACAGCGTTTGTGGATTGTCTGAGCTGTGGCGAGAGTTTTGTCTCCCACGAATAAAATATTTCACGAAATATTTTTAGTCATCTTCTTCGGTCTCTTCTTGTTCTTCATCATCCTCTTCTTCCTCTTCGCTTTCCTCATCGTCCTCCTCTTCTTCTGTTTCCTCAGTCTCTTCCTCATCCTCCTCGTCTCCAGATTCTTCTTCCTCTTCACTCTCGTCTGTCTCTTCGTTTGTGGGAGAAACATAGCTCCACTTTCTTTGTTTACAATACTCGACTTCCTTTTGGGTTAGTGGGGAAATTTTGCCGTCAGCAGATTGCGTACCATACGCCTTTTTGTCGATGTTCCGGAAAATAATTCCAGTGTCTGTATGTTGCCAATTCCCAAAGGCATTCTTTCGAATGCTTACAACGGTCTGTTTCTTTTCTTCCTTGACTTCGACCTTTTGAGGTTCAGGTTTTTTCTCTTGAGCTTCTTTTTGTTGCTTTTCAAAGGCATCTTTTGCCTGTTTTCCTTGGACGGTTGCCTTGTGCTTTGAGCAAAAACCGTACGGAACGACAGATTGTTGTCCACAGACTTCAGCGTTTCCTCTCTGCGCTTTAAAACGGCACGTGGTCGGACGGTTCGCGGGGAGAGCATCTGAAATTTGTTGGTCAGTAATCTTTGCGTTTTTTAGGAGCGTTTCGACAAACTCAATAAGACTTTGTTGGTCGAGAGTTTTCCAGGCTGCCATTTACCCGCGAAATTTGCTACCTTAAGGTATTTGTAATGAGGAAATTCTGCGACTTTGAAGGCTGCCGCAAAAGGACAAGTTTCTTCACGTCCTGCAAATTCTGCGGTCTCGACTTTTGTACATGCCACTTCCAACCAGAGATTCACTCATGCCAAAACATCCAAATGTGTCAGAAAGATGCTTTTGAAAAAAATAAAAATTTTCTTTTGTCGTGTGCGTACGTGGCTCCGAAAATACGCACTTAAGAAAAAACCTCTGTGAGCACTAAGATGTCGAAATCCAGACGCGCTGTTGCCGAAACCAAACTGTCTGAATCCTCAGAGAGCGACTTTTCCGAAGAGGAGATTGTCGAAAAGCCCAAGAAGAAGGCTGCTCCGAAGAAGAAGGCCGCTGAAAAGAAACCTCCGAAGAAGGCCTCTGCTTCCGAGAAGGTCGCTGCTCCTCCCGTTGAAAAGAAGACGAAGAGAGCTCCTGCAAAGAAAGCCGCTCCTCCCCCCGAAGAAGTTGAAGAAGACGTTCCGGAAGAGCCAAAGAAGAAGACTTCCGCTCCCCGAAAGGGAAGGAAGGCTCCGATTGCCAAGGAAGGGCAACGTTCGTTCCAAATCTCTCTGGACAGCATCGAGCCTCCCGTTGACCGTTCAGTTCTGAAGGAACACGATGACATCGTCCACGGAACGACTCCTCTTCAGGCTGGAAGGAAGACTTTCACCCGTCTTCTTCGCAAGTACAAAGACACTGGCGTGACCGAGTACAAGTTTGTCATCGTGGAAACCACTGGCACCAAGAAGGGCTCTTTCCCCTATGAAGGAAAACGTGTTGAAAGAGCCGAACCTCGGGTCATCAAAAAGGGCGATTCAGAGTATTCCATCAAGTACGACTTTGTGGTCAAGGCTGCCAAGAAACCCAAGGCCGAAGAGAGCGACTAAAAATATATAAAATATATTTTATGCAAACCCCAGGAGAGTCATTGAGACTAAAGCAAGAGCAACTCCTAACCACATCTTCCAACTTTTTGTGGATTTTGACAACCACAAAACGGCAGCAAATACCACGAGAAGAACGGCCAACATTCTCGCTATCACAAAGAGAATTTCCACTTCTCCAAGGCTCAAAAGTCCCACATGGCAGAACACAAGAGCGACTTCCAAAGAGAGCGCCGCAAAAAGCCAAAAGACTTCCTTTGTATCGACATACCACTTCACAGAAAGAACGGCAGCAGCGCCAACGAGCGCACTCAAAGTTAAAAACACAGCCTTTTCCATTATAAATATGAGGATTGCATTTGGACCTTTTATGCGTTCCGGAAAAGACACCGCATGTGAATGGTTGTGGGGAATCCACGGCGGAAAAATATACCGTTTTTCCCACAAACTTTACGAGACATCTGAAGCTGTCCAAAAAACTCTCGGATTTCCTGTGGAGAAGGACAGAGAACTTTTACTCCTTCTTGGGAAATATGCAAAGGATAGAAACCCGACGGTTTTTATCGACCAAGTGAAACAAAAGATTCTCGAACAAGACGAAAGCACCAACATTTTCGTGAGTGACGTTCGAAGAGAAGAGGAAGCCGAGATGTTGAAAGAACAAGGCTTCATTCTCGTCAAAATTTTGAGGGACTGCGAAAAGCAACATTGCGAGATGGAAGAGAAGATGTCGAAATCTGACATTTTCGACATCACGATAGAGAACAATGGGACGCTCGAAGAGTTTACTCGGAAACTTGGTCTTTTGTTTCCACAAAGATAAAATATTTCAAATATATTTTATAGACCTTTTCAAGCATACATTACAACAATAAAATATGTCAGAGGCGCGAACTTTAAAAACTCTCAAGTCTTTCGACGAACTCGTAAAAGACAGAGAGAACATTCAGGTCGCATCTTTCGATGTCGGATGGAAAGCATTTGCCTGGTCAGTCGGAGAGTGGGACGTCCCTTTTTTACAGCAACAGAGAGAAAAATTCTTTGGTACGAGATACAAAAAGGACAGAAAGAAAGGGACGAAAATTTATGGGGAGGTTTTGCACGCTGTAGCTTTGAACGAAAAGAGGGTTGACATCGATGTGTACGACATTTCTTCAGACGACAAAAAGCTTGATATTCAAGTACGTCTCAACCTTTTTTCTCTCTTGCAAGAAAAAAAGTATTTGTGGGACCCTGTATCCATAGTTGTGATTGAACAACAGTTTTGTACTTCTTTTGGAGGAGCAAAGAAACAAAAAACTTCTGAAGGGACGAACATGGATGCTGTAAAACTTTCTGAATGTTTGATGTCTTGGATGTTGATGCAATACGGAAGTACAAAAAGCATTGTCTTTGTTCCGACTGCATCAAAGACAAACATTTTAGGAGCACCAAAGATGCCAAAGAAACTTGACAGAAAAAAATGGGTGCTCGCTCAGGTTCTTTCATGGGCAAAAGAAAAGGGTGATGAAGGAGAGCTCGAAAAGTTTGAAGAGTCAAAGATTGTTTTCGACATGGCGGATTCGAAAGCGCAAGGAATTGCGACAGTCTTTAAATACGTGGTTACAGCCGAATAAATGGAAGAACTCGAAGACCTTGCGAAACTCTTGCAGGCGATGAGAGACATTTCAGAAAAAAATATTTCAAAGGGTGAAAAGCTCCTCAAGAGAGTCCGGCAAGAATCCTCCTCTCTTTGCTCAGAACTCGAGAACCCTCAAAAAGCAGAAAAGTATCTCTTGCAAAACGTCGAGGACCTTTGGTCAGACTCGAAAAAGGTTGTAGTTGCTCATAAGGAATTCCTTGTGTTTTTGACAGGCGGGGAAAAACCAAAGAGGAACAACTTTTTGATGGAAGCGTGGAAGGGAGACCTTTACGGAAAGAAGGGAGCGCCTGCCCTTCGAAAACTTTGCAAGAATCTTTTGGAGACGCAGAGTTTCCTCGAGCAGCCATACGAGGATGTCATCTCGCAAATACTCTAATTTTCTTTTGTGCAAAAGAAAAAATAATGGAAGAAGTCGACCAGGTCATCATTCGTTTGCTTTCCGAGAATGACCAAAAGAACGAACAAATCCGCGAATTGGAACAGACCACAAAAGACATGAGAGAACAATACCAAAAGGCGCTTGACGAAAACACTGTACTTCGCGACAGAAACTTTGAACTCTTGTCGCGCCTTTTAGAGACGGAGCAGAAAATTCTAGAGAGTGCAGACAATGTGTCTATTCTCTGACTTGGAAAAAATGTGTTGGGTTCATAATATTTTTTTCTCTTCTCAAAAAATATTTCAAACAATAAAATATTTTTTCAGTGCATTACAAAACCACTCGTCCTTTCTCTGACTTCAACTTTTTTGCCTACTCTTTTGTACGCGAAAAGACTTGGGAAATTTTGTCATTTCATCGAGCGTTTCACAGACTTGGGAATTTTCTTTTGACTTTAACTTTTTCGCCTATTCTTTTGCACGCGAAAAAAGACTTGGAGAAAATATGTTGCATCCAAAATATTTTTCTTGTTGATTCAAAAAATATTTTATTGTTTCAAATATTTTTTCGAGACCCATCAAGTTTTTTTAGAGCGCGAGCATCGTCGTTTTCTCAAGTCTCTCACAGAGTTGTGCTTTTGTTCCAGACACTCTCACTCCGAATTTGCGAGCAAACTCTTTGAGTTCTTCCAGTTTGTAATCTCCGCAGTTTTTGCCATTTATTTGGAGAGCTCCCGCTGTTTTCTTCAGAACGTTTGACGATGTCGTCCTCGCAACTGTATATTCTGGACTCTTTACCTTTCTAGGACGAGGAACTCCTTTTCTCTTTTTATAGCAACACTTGACCCCAGATTTCATGAAACGTGCCTCGGAGCCTTCTTTGCACTCGTCGACTCCTGTCCTTTCGTTTCTTGTCGGTCTTCTCACCACAGGACATCCAGGGTATGGGTTCTTTCTCGATGGAACTTTCTTTCCTCCAACTTCACCCTTTGGGTTACCTTGTCTCCTCGTTCCAAAAGAAAGGGAAGACGAAGCCATTTCCCGAAGTTTTACTTTGACATCCTCGAATCCGTTTTTGGCAAGCCAACGCACAACAGCCCTTTTTCTCTTTTCTCCAATTTCCTTTGTTTCCGTGGTTGTGTTCCAAGAGACTTTGACTCCTCTTTCTCTGTTTTCCTTGAGAGCCTCCAAAAATTTCTTCTTCTTTTCTGCTGTTCCAGAGACTGTAGTTTGGTCCTTTTTGAAAACGAGACGGGGGAGTTGAGCTGTTCTTTTCTGCTCGGTGGTCGCTTCTTTCGGTACAACAAAATTCTTGTCTGGTTTGAAACACTTGACTTTTCCACCATTTGCTTTCCTAAAAATCTGACAATCAACAGCAGACTCCTTTAGAGCCTCCAAGAAGCCTTCAGCAACAACCTTTTTCGGTTCGACAATCTCGTCATAGATTTTATCGTCGACAAGTTTTCTTCCATGTTCTCCCCTTGCTCGGTAGAGCCACACCTGGACGTCTCTTTCTCCCTCTGGAAGGTCCTTCTGGGAACAAAATCTCACAGCTCTTCCGATGGCCTGTTCGATGGTTGAGGAGTTGAAAAACGGGTCGATGATGTGAACTTGCCTCACCCTCAAAAGAGACACGCCTTCAGCAATGCTCTTGGAACCAATCATGACTTGAATAACCGAACCATCCGCATTTTTTGGTCTATTGAAGGCCTTGACTACCCTTTCTCTTTCCTCTTTTGTTTCAGAACCTGTGAACAGAGCATACTTCGGCTTTTTGTCTTTTGTGCCATATTTTGAGAAGCCGTTGGCATTCAAAGCGTCTGCGATGCTTGCCGCTCCTCCATAATTCACAAAGTTTGAATAGACAAAGGCGAGTCTGGGGTCTTTTTTGAGTTTCTTTACGAGAGTTGCGAACTTACAGCTGTACTTTTCCAACTCTGGCATTTTCCACATCCCTTTTGTCTCTGACTTTTTTCCGGTCGAGCCACATGAACCATTTGGATAAACAAGGTTCGAAGCTTGTCTTTCGGCCTTGTAAATGCTGTTGTTGTACTCAAGGTTTTTCTTTCGCAGCTCTTTCGGAGCAGATTCGTACTTTGAGTACGCCTTTTCTTGGAACTTTGACATTTTACACACCAAGGTCTTTGGCCCGATGACCTTTGGGTATGCCGCTGGGTTTGCACCGCGAACATAGGACACAAGACCTTGAATTCTGTTCTTGAATTCGTCCATATTCGCAACGGCAACATTCCCATCGGCATCGGCTTTGAGGTACCTGTTTTTGAAAGTCTGCAAAATAAATGGGTCATCATCAAGCTTCAAAATGTTCAAAGTTTTTGCAATCTCAATCTCATCGTCGAAAATGGGGGTTGCCGACAAGAGAACAATTTTGAGCTCCTTTGGTGCTTGTTTTAGTTCCTTCATGAGAGACTCGTACCAAAGCTTTCCCAAAATGTTTTGGACTTCATCAATCACGAGAAGCTGGTAGTCTCCAAGGTCAATCTTTCCCTTTTTCGAGTCCAAGTAAAACTTTTGGTACGACATGATGTCATATTTTTTTCGAATCTTTTTCTTTGCAGAAGCAATAGCTTCTTCGGCTCTGTCGGAATCTGGCTTTTTCTTGAGGTACTCTCTATCCTTCTTTGAGATGTAGATGTCTCCGGTGCATTCGGATAAAAGTTCTCCAATAAAGTTTGGTTCAAGAGATGCTGGAAGGAGAACCAAGACTTTTTTCTTTGACTTTGCAAGGTTTGCTTCCGCTATCCGAATTGTTTCGCAAGTCTTTCCTGAGCCAAGGCCGTGAAACAAGAGAATTCTCTTGTGGTCTTTTTCAGGACCCATGTAGTCTTCAACAAAAAGCTGGTGCATTTGCAGGGCAAACTTGCGAGGAAGACAAAGTTCGTCCATCGTCAACCCACCGTCTTCCTTTGGAGTCCATTTCAGGATTTCTGCTTTCGACAACATTAACAAAGACAAAAATTTCACAAGTAATATGAGCATCACACATTCATCTGGCATCGCTTCTTTTCGCGCGACTCCTTCGACCAACGACAAGGTTCAGTTGTCCTTCATCGAGTCTGCCCTGAAGGAGCTCCGACTCTTTGTCGACGAGCAAAAGAAGATTCAGGAAGAGACGGGGAAACGAATCAGTCGCCTTGAACTTGACGTTTCAGACATCAAGAAAAAGACGCAGACTCTCCTGAGTTCTTCTCTTTCGTTGAAGAACTCTGTGGATTCTCTTTCCAAAGAAGTTTCTTCCGTTAGCGACGAGATTGAGGAGAACAAAAAGGCTCTGGAAGAACGCATCTTTGAACTCGAGAAAAAGAGTCTGGAAGAAAAACCAAAGGCTGTAAGAGCCTCAAGGAAGAAGGATTAATAAAAAAATACGAGAATATTTTTTATGTACAAGCGGCATTTGTTGTGGGACAATTAGTACAACCCGAACAATAAGCAGAGTCTTTGTTTGGGTTTTCAGAGTCGATAAAAATCCATCCATTCGATGCTGGACTGAAAGCTCCAACAACATCTCCCTCAATGTCGGGGTGGAATACCTTTGTCTGACGATGAACGTTTGCGGAATATTTGGAAAGGGAAGTTTTTATCGAGATGATGGGGAGGAATGAATTGCAGCTGTTACATCCCAAGCCGGGAACTGAGCAACTTGAGACAATTTCTTCTGACCAAGGTCCAAGTTTTCCATAGTTTCCATTTTGGTCAACGTATCTCACAGAATACCACGTGGGTATGCACCAAAGAGGTTGGTCAGACTCGGCCTTTCCGAATTGAGCCAGTGCAGGCTTCTCTTCCGGTGTCGGAATGGTCGAATCAAACTTTACTTCCTTGAATGAACCGTCTGGGTTTTCCCACGGAGGAATCTTTGGCTTCCAGTCTTTTTCAAATGTCATGATTCCGAAAAATGCAATGACACCGACAATAAGCAATACGACAACAGCAACTATGCCGTACCAAAAGCTCGGACTCATTACTCTTCGAAATTCTGCTGAAAATTTGTATCGGGAGAAACAACATAAACCCTCAAACCAAACTCTTCTTGTATGGCCAACAAGAATGCAAAAAATTCTCCCTTTTCTACGCTCATCTTTCGAAAGAGTTTGTCGGGTACATCTCCTTCTTTTATCTCTTGGCGACAGCAAGGACAACTTGGAGAAGAAAGATTTCCAAGGCATTTTTTATGGAACCTGTGTTAGCAGGGCAGAATAACTCCACTCCCTTTTGAAAACTTGGAGAGGCAAATGGCACACTCTTCCGAAAAACTTTCGTGTTCCGGTCGATGAGAAAAACAAAGTCCTGAAGAATCTTTTGTTTTTCTTTTGCATTGTTCTCCAGAAGAAGAGACGCCTTGACATTGCTGCATGACTTACCAGACTCTCTGAATTTTCTTTTGCCTTTGGTAAGATGGATTATTTCGAAGAGGAAGACCTCGGATATTACGGAGTCCAAGAAGAGGTCAAAGAAGGCGACATTTTTGACGAGTATACACAGCTCCTTGAAGAGCAACGGATAGAGGAAGAGAAAAGAAAAAAAGAGTCTGGAGAAGAAGAACCCGAAAAAGATGCCTCAACTGCCCAGTTGGAATATCAAGAAGAAGAACAGGAATATGCGTACTCTTTCCAACAACTTGTGTCTGCGAAAAAGTCGGGTTCGACGAGCGCCGTGTACGTCGGAAGAAGACGCATCATTTCCGATGAAGAAAGATTCGAGAAGGAAGTAAAAGAAGTTCTGGAGGAAGAAGATTTTGCGGTGAAGTCTGGTCCCAGAGACAAGACGAGAATTGCACAAAAACTTGAGGAGCTTTTGCCAGAGTCGAGATTCTACAACGTCCGAATTTTCACGAGAGCTTTTCTCTTTGTCCAGAAAAATGGCAAGGATTTTACCCCTGAGCAATTCAAGACGACGTTGAAGCTTTACAAAAAGACAAAAAAGACGATGATACCTGAAGACTTTTTGAGATACTGTCTCATTGTTTCAGAAAAGATGTAATAATATTTCGTAAATATTATTCAGCCCTTTCCAGATTCTGCTTTTCTCATCTGCAAAAGAAAACCGTGTGGGTCCGGGAGTCCAACTTCTGCAAGCATCCGAACAGCAAGTTCATCCTTTTCTTTCTTTTTGAGACGGCAGGTTTTCGGCCTTGGGGTTATGCTTTTCTTTTTAATGCCGGAAACTTCCTCAAGATTTCTCTTTTCCATATAGTCCAAAAGCTTTGCTTCCAGAGACTTTTTTCTCTCTCTCAGCTTTTTGCACTCCTCGTTCATTCTTTTGACTTCCTTCCCGATGCTCTCAATCTGTTTCGCATAGGACGTCATTGTGAGTTTCTTATTGTTCTTGTATTTTGCTAAAGAATAAGTCGAATGGGAATTCCAACGGGAGTCATATTGGCGTTCATTTGGTGGATTTGGAGAAGTCTTCCGACATGTGTCACAAGAAACATTGCCAAAATGTTTGACAAAAAGACAACGGCAAAAGTGTGCCGTAAAAAGATAAAAGTCCCTCTGTGGATTTCTGGACAAAAATACAATGTTTTGGTGAAACGTCCCAGAAAAAACTTTATCATGTTCTCAAGTATTCTCTGCGATGGAAGAGACAAAACTCTCAGGATGATAAAGTATTTGGGTCCGGACAATGACTTTTTCGGAAGCAAAATATCCCCACGAGACCTTGGGTATCGAGAGGTGGAATTCCAAGTGGTTATTCCTTTCGAAAAAAGTCTCTTCTTTTCTGACGACCAACAGATAATTCTCTAAAAAATATTAACAATATTTTTCTTTCCAAAGTTCAACCAAAATGTCTCCGTGACAATCTTCCGTCTCTTTGCAAAAACATCCAAGTGTTTTCCCAGAGAGTTCTCCAAGTCTTTCCCAAAGTTTCTCTTTGGCATGCTTTCTATACAACGTCAAAGATTCTTCCCTGCTGTACTCTGAAAGTTTCCAAAGATTCGCCCATGGAGAAGCGGGGAGATTCCACCCTCCCATTGTACACTTTCTCCCAATCCAAATATCACAATCATGGATAATCTGCCCATCTTTCCTCTGAATTTTCACTCGAGAAGGAGGACCCAGCAGTTTTCCATACGGAACGACGTGCACGGGAATTCCCTTTTCTTTGGCAAAGTTGATGGTTGAATTTGTTCCTCTGCTTTCTCCATCCCAAAACGCGACCAAAAAATCAGAGTCCCCGACAATCTCTTTGTTTCTCTCGATGTAGGAGTACGCCTTTGTTTTATCCTTTGGCGGGTGAACGATGAGCTCGACCTTTTTATGTCTTGCCCATTTTTCAGCCAGAGAATCCGCACCTTTCGCTCCACCTGAAACGACACAAGTGAAGTTGTACTGCTTCCAGAGTTTTCTCAGCTCTTTGGAAAACAGAGACCTATCGCAAAAGTCTCTTCCTCCAACAATGCCAATCTTCATATTTTTGCTAAATGTTTCCCAGAGATAATTTTTATTTTGTAAAAATTATGAACTGCACATCACACACTCTTCTTCCTCTTCGCCGACGGCAATGTTCACCGCGACGTCCGGAGGTGAGGTCCTCAAGTAATAGATTCCCGTTTTGGCTCCGTTCTCCCATTGATAGAAATGATAAGACGTCAACTTTTGATAGGTCGGGTCTTTCATGAAACAGTTGTGGGAACTCGTCTGGTCGACGTATCTGTTTCTGTCAATGGCGAGTTCGCAGATTCTCTTTTGTGAGAGTTCAAATGCGTTGAGATATTTCCTTTTCAACTTTTCGACGAGAGGTTTCTTTGACTCGTCTTCGCAGACGATGCCTTGAACGGAGCCCTTTCCAGTCAAACAAATGGCTCTGTTCTTTCCGTTCCAAATTCCGAGCTTCATCATATCGTTGACAAAATGTCTGTTCACGATGGCAAAAGTTCCACTAAGAACGGTCCTCTTGCCGATGATGCTTGTGAATGGTTCGAATGCCTCATTGTTTCCCAAGATTTGTGCTGTACTTGCAGTCGGAGGCAGAGCAATCAGGAAACTGTTGTAGACTCCATACTTTTTAGCTTTGACCTTTCCTTCTCCCAGTCAATGTCACAATAAGATTCCGGAATTCCTCTCTTCTTTCTGTGCTCTCTCACTTGTTCGATGGTGATGTCATCGAACGGAATTCCCGTCTCTTTGTGGATGTTTTCAACATCCCAGAGGTCGTGAGAAAAGAACCCCTTCGACAAGGGAGAACCTGGGAATGTTTCATAGTATGGGATAGAACATCCAAAGTTGGCCCTTTCTTTTGCCATCTTTCGGGACTCTGTAATTGCGGCGTGGTAGACAGTCTCGAAAATCTGCCTGTTCAAGACCTTTGCTTTCTCATCGAGCCAAGAGATGTCCATTAGGGCAAACACATCGGCGAGACCTTGAACTCCGAGACCGATGGGACGGTGCTTTAGGTTCGTGGTCTTGATTTTGGGAATTTCAGGAGGATAATAGTTTCTGTCGATGACGCTGTTCAAAACTCTCACAGCCTTTCTCACGTTTTTCGCAAGCTTTTTCAGGTCGTACTTTCCTTCCTTGACATATTCTGGGAGGCAGATTGTTGCCAGGTTGCAAGATGCTATTTCTTCCTCTGATGTGTTTTGGCAGATTTCCATGCAGTTGCCCAGAAGAAGACCCCCGAACATTCCCTTGCCCTTCTTCTCTTCTTTGAAACAGAAGGTATCTACTCCCTGTCTTCCCTTCGAAACAGACAGAACGCTGACTTCTGGAAAAGAGTTACCAGGCGCCTTTTTGGGACATTCCAGATACTTTGGTGAAAACCCGAGTTTTACCAGTTTGTGGACCTCTTCAGCGTCAAGAACAAGAGTCCACGGACTGGTTGTACGGGATTCAACTCCGAGAGTTTGAAGCATCAAACGCAGCTCAGAAGCGCCTTGTTCATCCACTTCGAGTCGCCCATCAACGACTCTTCCTCTTCTTTCACAGAGTTCTTCGAATTTTTGGGCTCTTTCTGTGACACTCAACGAATACTCAAAGTCGAATGCTTCGGGAAGTTTCCACTTTTCAAGGACGTCCCCTGAACAAAGTTCTTGAGCTCTTCTCTCCACAATGCTTTCCCCGTCTTGCACAAAGAACCTGTGCTGGGGAGTGCACTGAATGCTCGCTCCATTCGAAAATTCAACACACAAAAGATTCTGGTTTTTCGCTGTTCTCACAATCTTTGTTTCGCTCCACTCTTCTCCATTCCAAACGTGGACATTTTCATCCACAATGGACTCAATCTCAACTTGACCCTTTTCTCTGGTCAAAATACAAGTGTCTCCTGCGACACAAAGATTGAGAGAATGAGGCATTCCAAAGTTCTTCTGGTTGCTCTTTCTGCAAACGGCGTCTTTGTATGCGATGAACGGCATTCCCACCTCGACTTGAGCCACAAGAATGTGATGCCAGAGCTCTTGGGCTTTCACAGTTTTCTTGGCTCTTCCTTCCTTCTCATACCTTTCGTAGAGAGTCTCAAAGTCACGACCATAAACCTCGTCGAGGCCTGGGGCTTCATTGGGACAAAAGAGGCTCCACTGAGCATTATCTCTCACACGCTTCATGAAAAGGTCAGAAGCCCAGATGGCGTAGAAAATCTCTCGCGCTTTCATCAAGTCATCACCTCCAGGCTTCTTTGCTTCGACAAACTCAAAGACGTCCACATGCCAACAAGCAAGGAAAAAAGTTCCACTTCCTTTTCTTCTCCCTGCCTGGTCAACATATCCGAGGATTGCATTGGGAACGCGAAGGAAAGGAATGACTCCCGAAGACTTACCAATGTCTCCAATGTCTGAGTTTCTCACGGGAGTCACGGAATAACCAAGACCTCCGCTTCCCGCAGAGATGACGGCGATGTTCTTCCACTCCTCTGTCATTTTGATGAGACTGTCTTGAACCACACCCAAGAAACAGGATGAGAGACTGTGCTTCTTCAGTCCGGAGTTGAAAAGAGTCGGACTTGCCATCGTGAACCTTCCCTTGGAAAGACAATTGTAACACTTTCTGATGTTTGGAATGGACGGAGAGCACAAAAACGTGGCTACTCTCAGGTACAACTGTTGTGGCCTTTCGTTGAGGTGAAGATTTCCGTCATACCCCTTCTTCTTCAAAAGATAGGATTTTTCGAGCGTGTTGATGGCCATCCAGTCAAACTTCATGTCTCTGTCTTCCTTGATGATTCCATCAAGTTTTTCAGCGTTCTCAAGGACAAACGTAGCATATGACTCGAGGAACATCTTCTTGTTTGACCTCACAACATCAGAAAACTTTTCGGGAGTCACACATCGAAGTCTCAGAATTTCCGCTCTTCCGGCAAGAACCGCCCAGTCCGGATGCAAATAGCACTTGAACACACAGACTTCGGCAAAACTTTTGAGAATGGAGTCTTCTCCGGAAGCATCAATCTTCTCAAACATCGGGAAAACGACGCTCTTTTGGACCTTGAGGCCAGAGGAGAGCTCATCAAAGAGTTGAGAAGCGTTCATTTCTTTTATCTTGGAAATTTAGAATGGAAATATTCTAAATTATCGGTTTGAAACGACAGGCACTTTGCTCAAAAATATTTTTATGAAAATATTTGAAGAAACAGTTTAGCGAAAGAAAATGTCTGACAACTCATTTCTCGCGGAAACTTCTCAGGGACACGCTATCAAAATGTTGGTAGAAATTCTGAATAATTGTGGGGCAAAGACGGTTACTTTTAGAATTTGCAAAAAAGGAATCTTTTTCCAGCACATGGACAACAAAGGAACTCTTCTCATCGATGTCTCGCTGGAGCGCAAAAACTTTAGCAAGTTTGTGTGCAACTCTGACAATGAGTTTAACTTTGGTGTAAACATCCAGAAACTTCACACCATTCTCCGTCCCATCAAAAAGAAGGATTTTCTCTGCCTTTTCATTGAGGAAGATTCGATGGTTCTCAAAGTCCGCATCACTCCTGATGTTTCTGGAAGGAAGGCAGCATCAAAGGTCGAGACATACGACCTTCGCATTCACACAGTGCGAAGAGAAGAGGTGGAGGTCCCCGAAGAGGAGTTTTATCATTTCCCCAAAGTCATCCCAAGCTCCGAGTACCAAAAGATGTGCAAGAGAATGGGAACTCTCGGCAAAGTCACAAGAATTCGTATGGAGGAGTCCAACTATATCAAGTTTTCTTGTGACTGTGCCGATGTAATTAGCGGAGGTATTGAGTTTGGAGAAAAAACGGGTAAGGGGGAAAATTACGACACAGAGTTTATCACTTTTTCTCTGAACCAAATCGTCAAGATTCCCGGTCTCTTTGACCAAGTGCAGATTCATCAACCTAAAAACCCAGACTATCCTCTCAAAATCTCGTCTTCGATTGGCATCATCGGCAATGTCAACTTTTTCATAAAGGATAGACAAACCATTGAAAAAGAAGAAACAAATTCACGAGCTTAAACAAACTTAAAAATTTCTTCTCAAAAGAGAAGAAATAAAATATTTTTAGAGAATGACTGAAGCTGTAGTTTTCCCTGAATTTACAGAGTTTGAGGAATCAGCCGAGACTTGCCCACACAATAACCTCGAAAAAAAGGGTGGGAAACGGATATGTGTTGACTGCTTCGAGGTGCTCGAGGAAGAACTCACGTACACAAAGGACGACACCGCAGCGTTTGGACCAAACAGAAGTTGTGCTGGGAGAGTGACAACTCGAGGTGTCGAAAAGAGAAACATTTTCAAAGACTTGGGAGGTATTTCTCTTCCAGAAAACATCATCGAATCCGCAAACGCCAAGTACCAGAAAATTATGGAAAAAGTTGGAGGAGAGTGTGCCATCAAAAGGAAGAAGAAGAGGAAAGGAGTCATTATTGTCTGTACTCAGATGGCTCTCAAAGAGCACGGAGAAAAAAGGTCAGTTCATGACGTCGCTCGTCTCTTTGAGGGTGACATCCAAAAGAAGGCAATCTCCTACGGTCTCAAAAAATACTGCAAGGTGTTCCGAGAATCGCTCACAGAGTACACACAGGTTTCTGACCTTATTCAGAGGACGATTAACCTTTGTAAAATTCCCCCAAGCAAGTACGATGAAATTCTCGAAATTTGTTTGTCCGTACAAGGAAAGACGAGGGTGTTGAAATCCGCAAAACCACAAAGTGTCGCATCAGCTGTCGTCTTCCTCTGGCAGACGATGAACAAAGACAAACCTTGGGCTTGCTATGTCCCAAAGAAAGAGTTTGCAAAAATTGTGTGTTTGAGCGAAGCCACGATTACAAAACACGCAGAGGAAGTCATCAGGTATCTGGGACTTGATGTCAAGATTTAGAAATAAAAATTATGAATAATTTTTATGTGACCCAATACGAGAACCGTTTTTTCCCATGGACAAGAGCTTCCGCATACCATTCGTTATCTTCTCTTTTTTCCATGAGAATTTTTAGCGAGCCTTCCATGAATGACCAATGGGATAAATAGAGTTCATCCTCATTCGTCTTTTTTTTCAACAGAGAATCTTCTTCTTTTTCCATCTCCAAATACACCCACAATTTTGTCCTTGTCAAACTCTACGTGAAACACAAAGTTTTCTTCAGGAAGAAGAAAAAAGGAAGCTCTTCCCCTTTCCCGAAAGTGCGAGAGTGGTTCACATTCTCTATCCAGAAGAGTGTATTTCGTCATGACCTTTTTACTTTGATACCGTCAACAAAGAAAGCCTTGTCTTCAGATAACAGAATCTTGTAGACTTCGACGTCGTTTTGTACCTTTCGATGCTCTTTCACAGTCACCGGGAAATCTTTTCCTTCCAACACGTCTCCCTTTTTGAGCTCGAATGCATACACTTCTTTTCCGGACGAAAAGAATCTTGTGAATCTCGTCACATAGACGAAAAACTCTTTGTCTTGCACCTGGAAAACAATGTACTCGACCTCGAAATGTCTCTCTTTGACGATAGAAAATTTTGAAGCCCCCATATCTTCGAGGACGACGAGGTAGTTGCCTTTCGAGAGTTCGCAAAAATCTACATCTCCTTTGTTCGTCAAAACACACGACCACTTCCAAAACATGTCTTGTTAAAACCTTTGCATCAACTCAAGTTAACAAAGATGAACAAGAAACTTTTGAGACTTGCGTTCCAACTTGACTCTGAAGACGACGAGCAAAAGAAAAAGGCGGAAGTGGGTATTTCTTCCCTTGCCAAAAGCCCCATTCTACAAAATTCTGTGAGGCTCTCTTCTTTGGAGACTCTTTTCAAGACGAAAAGAGGTGACATCGGAAGCGACTGCCTTTGCGCCTCAAGGGACTCCCTCAACTTTCTGGCTGATAAGAGGGCAAAAAAAGAAGTTGACTTTCTTGTGCTGTCTGCAATGTCCGAAAACATTGACTCGTTTCAAAGGCTTCTGAATGCCGTATGTCTCTATAATTTTGGCCATTTCAACATTTGCTATGAACTTTTCTCGACTCTCTCCAAATCTCAGGCAATGTTCCTCCCTCATAGACTTGAGGCTCTCAAATTTCTCGTCTTTTCAGAAGAAGAGGAAAACACAGAGACAGCGCGTTCCATCATTGTGCAGATTGCAAAAGACTTGGAAATCTCTTCGGTGGCTCGTTATAAATTTGTTGCTGAGTTTAGCCATCCAGGTTGTATGAAATCTTTGTGTAATATTGAAAGACTCTGGACAACTCCACCGGCAGAGTTTATGAGAGACATCCAAAATTCTTTTTTCTCTGTGAAAGAAAATAATGGAGTGAGAGAAAATATTTTATGTGCTCAATGTCTCTTGCAACTCCAGGTCACCCCAGAAGAGGAAAAGGCACAGGTGATGGAATGGCTTTGCTCAGTCGCAGAAAACTTTGCACTTGGAGATATGGATGTCCAAGCGGATGCTTGTGATGTTCTACTGCGTCTTGGTTCGGCAACCTACAGAGCAAGGGCAAACACCGTCCTCACTCTTTTGGCCCAAGAGAAGAGAGGGATGACTACAGTCTACACGGACAAACAAAACGTCCATACAAAATCCGTGAACGAGTCTGTGAACGAATTTCTCGAAAAATGCATCGAGGAGGAGCCACTTGACAGTTCAGACTTTTCTTCCGTTCACGCCGATGTTGTTCGTCTCGCCAATGAGAAGCTTTCAGAAGAAGAAAAGAAGAAAGCACTCGCCGCTCTCGAGCGCATCTCCATCGACACAGCAACCTTCACGGACTATGAGCTCTGTCTTTCCGATGTGTTTGTTATCATTTGGAGAAGAATACAAAAGAAGGAAGCAAGTACCAGAAGTCAAATGCTTCAGAGACTTTTGGAAGAACTTGTGGACATGGCTGGTACTTGCAGCTCGGGGCATTGTTCGCGCCTTGTAAACTCTCTCAGCTATTTTGAGGCAAACATTCGCATTGGTTTCAGGGAACAAATTCGAGCCAACTTTAGTGCCAGAATGAACTCGAGAATTCGAAAGCTTGAAGATGTTGAACTGCAAAGCAACATCATTTGTGGGATGGGAGACGATGAAAACTCACAAGACAGAAAAACGTACCTTGAGTTTGTAGCTGGCAACTACCCAGAAATTCGAGATGAACTTTACAAAGAATTTGTGGATGGGGGATACGTGACATCCGAACAGTTTTGTGAATGGTCCGTCTTTCTGAACAATGAGTGGTGATAAAATATAAACTATATTTTATTATTGAAGGTACCTGTGCTTGGCAATCTCCTCAAATGAGATTCTGTCGTCCTCGCAGTAGCGAAGCATCTTGTTCAAGAGGTCATTACCATCCTCTCCAAGAGCATCGAACCAGAGCTTCTTCTTTTCACTCTTGTTGGTGAATGGCCAAAGAGAGCTCTTGCCGATTGTCTGCCTCTCCTCGTTGCTGAAGCCTCCGAGCTTTGAGGTAATCTCCTTCACCATCGCGGTATCATTTTGGGCGGTGAAGAGGTCCTTTCCTCCAGCCAAAAATGCGAGGACGCATCCCGCACTCCAGACGTCCACCTTGGACGTGAAGGTTCTGCGGCCTAGGATGATGTCAGGTGCGCGATAGTTGACCGTGGAAACCACCCCCTCGGTGTCGACAAAACCGCACTCATCGGCGAAGAAAGAGTTGCCAAAGTCTCCAATCTTGACGTTCAAATCGTCGTCAATAAAGATGTTGTCGGGCTTCACGTCAGAATGAATGACCCCGCAACGGGTGATGTGGCGAAGGCCGAGAATTACGGAGCGGAAGATGAACTGAATGTTGTCAGGGTTCAATGCTCCCTTGACAGAGTGTCGATAGACATACTCTCTGAGGTCCATCCCCAAATCCTCGTAGATTGTGTGGGTGAAATCCTCGCTGTTGGTCACATAGCTTCCGAGGACGTTATCGTGCCTGTTGCAAGCAAAGTAGTCAGCAAACTCAGCTTCTTCATTGGCTTCGGTGGTGTCATCTCCAGACTTGATGACCACACACATCCCGTCCATTGTTCCACGACAAACACAAGAGTGACCCTCGTTGTATTGGATGACACAGCTGTACGAAAATGTCGGAAAGAGTCGAGAGACTTCAAGTGCGATATCTTTGGGGACTTCTTCCATGGTTGTCAGAGTGAAAATAAAAAGTCCAAATGTTCTGCTTGTCTTTCCATTTGCTGAAGCTCTCAAAACACAAAGTCCAGAAAATATTTTTTGTGAGATGAGAAAAAATATTTGAAACAAAAAATATTTTTTGTCAGACCAATAAAAAATATTGTGAAAATTTACCAAGTCTTTTTTCGCGTGCAAAAGAATAGACGAAAAAGTTAAAGTCAGAGAAAATTACCAAGTTTGTGAAGCGCCAGAAAATGCCGAGTCTAATTTTGCACGCAAAAGAAGGCGAAAAATTCAAAGTCTTTTTGATGAAAGATGCCTAATGCGTCAACACAAAGAAAAATATTTTGTTGTTTCTAATATTTTTTGTGAGATGGAAAAAATATTTTATTGTTACCTAGTATTGTCGAAGACACATGAGAGCTCCAGGTCTCTCTTCAGGTCCAACAATCTGTCTGTTTTCCGTGGTGACTCTGTTTGTGAAAGGCCAAGGTTTGTATGAGTAGGCATTGCATCCCTGATTCGCGTATAAAGTCGTACCGAGAGGAACAAGCTCTGAGGAAAGATGGTACCTTGCCGTTCCGTCTTGTGCAAACTGGCAACTGTAAATGTTTGCTCCAACTCCACCTTTTCCAATTCCTTCCCAAACTCGAGTGAGCGGCCAAGATTGAGGAAAGCCGAGTTCAGGGGCTGGACGAGAGTCGACACCATAAACGCCCCTCGTTGCAAAAGACTTCGGACATGGAGGAATGGCGTTCTGACAAAAGACACCCGCGAGAGGCGAAACAACTTCCTTCTTGACTTGCATACTTACTCTTGGATTAAACAGAGCAATCATTCAGAAGAAATGTCTGTGTCAGAGAAACTTTTGGAGAGCGACCGTCGTGAGAATGCCCAAAGGAGACAAAACCATGCCGCAACCAAGGACGAACTCTATGATTCTTTGGTTGACTTTTTGCAAGTTCCAGAAGAACATTTGAACCAAATAAAAGTGTTTGATGAGACTGATGGTCTTGTGTTAGTTCATTATGTGGATGAACCTCCCCATCATTCTCTCGAGAAATATCGGGGTCTTGTTCTAGAGTACAATGAGAGTCAGGAATGGGGAGAGCCCGACTACCGAGAAGTTTGTCGCTCCTTTCCTTTTACACCAGACTTTGTGGAGGAACTTCCCATAGATAAAAAGGTTGTCTCAGCTCATTGGTCAGAAGAGGGAACAGTTCTTCGAGTCTTTTGGTATGGGGAAAGATGGTACATTTCATCTCATCGTCTCATTGATTGTACTCAGAGAAAGTGGTCAAGCAAGAGAAACTTTGGGGAGCTCTTTGACGACTGTATACCTCGGACAAAACTCTCTTCCGTTTTGGACAAGAATTATGTCTATGTTTTTCTTTTGCAACATCCAGAGAACAGAATCGTCACAAACTTTGACAAACCGCGACTTTTGCATGTCCAAACTCTGAAATCAGACGGAGAAAAACTAGTGCCTGTGGCTGACCATTTTCTAGAACATCCAAACATTTCCGTGCCGACCCCCATCGAAGAACTTTCGGGATTTGCAGAGAAGGCTCAAAATCCTCCTTCGGGAAAGAACGGAATTCTTTTGGCCTTTGACGATGGCTCATACGCAAAAGTTGTCAGTAAGGAATACATGAGGCTGAGAAACATCCGAGGTAATCATCCAGACATTTCGCAAAGATATCTGTGTCTTCAAAAACACCAAGAAAAGGAAGCAGTCGAACTTCTTGGTATGTTCCCAGAGAAAAAGACGGAAATGTTGTCTGTCGCGCAAGATGTCAAAAATCTCGAGACTTATTTGTACTCTCTTTATCGACAGAGGTACATCCACAAAGAGAGAACAACTCTTCCGAGGGATGAACACAACATCATCAAGTTTACCAGAGAGGTCGTAAGCGAACAGGTCGGAGGAAGATTCTCCCAATACAGCTTTTCTGACCTCGCCGAACTCACCCGAAAAGAAATAGTCCGTCAGCTTGCCATTTCCAAGCCAGCAAGAATCATGCGTCTTGTGGAGAACATGAACAACGCGCTCGCGCAATAAATAAAATATTTTTGAGAATATTTTATCATTCATCTGAAAGAGTTATTGAAATATTTGGTTGAATCGCAATCCAACCGATTCTTTTGAGTTCTCTTCTTATCTGTCTCGCCTTCTCGACACTTTCAAGGTAGTCAATCTTTTTCGTCCTATCCGGAAGCAGTGTGACGCTTGTAATTTTCCCTTCTTCATCACGCGAACAGAACCATTTCATCCCCGGATATTGAGGAGATTCAAAGGCAAAAGGAAATCCTTCCTCTGTTTTTGGGGCAGGTTCAAGCTTTAGGACTTTGCTCATATTACCAAAAAAGAGCAAATATGAAGACTTTTTTTCCCGAAGAGATTCGAGAGTACAAAAGGAAGCATTTGATTGGCTCTGGTTCCGAAAGTCAGGTGTGGATGTACAAAAAGGACGGAGCATCATTTGCTGTAAAGTATGGAACTTTGGACCCAGACATCCCAAAACACTCGGGAGTTTGTTCTGTCATTGAAAAAGTGACGGATGGTGAACACTCGTGGACAGTGATGGAATATCTGGGTTCGATATCAGTGTATGATGTGATATGTCGGAAACCTCTGGAAGAAGAAAAGGCCATTGAATGGTTCCGGCACCTTTGTGAAACGTTACAGTTTGTACACAGCAAAGGAATTTCGCACTGTGACATTAAGTGTGAAAACATCATGGTTCATAAAAGGACGCCAAAGTTGATAGATTGGGGTTACTCTGAAGTTCAGGGTTCAGAGAAGAAGACACCGAAAGGTTCTTTTGAATATTGCGCTCCAGAGATATACGGTGAAAACCCCGAACAAAGAGACCTTTTTGCCTGTGATGTTTGGAGTTTGGGAGTCGTCTTTTTCTGTATGCTCACCTCAACATTCCCATTTCATGGGAGAAATAACAGAGAACTTTTGAGGAGCATCAAAGAAAAGACTTTTATCTTGGAACTTCCAAAGAAACAAAGAGAGTTCTTTTTGTGGCTCTTTGAAAGGAAGCCGAGGAAAAGACCAACCATTCAAAAGATTTTGGAACATCCATATCTAATGGGACAGTACCAATCAATACCCTCTCCCGAAGAAGCCCCCGAACAAAAGAAAGAGACAAAGAAAACTCCTCTGATTCAGAAGAAAGAAAGTTCTGAGGGCATCGTCGGAGTAAAAAGAAAAGCCTCAAAGACCCTATAAAAAATATTCCACTATTTTTTTGACAAGTAAATGGAGTTTGCTGGAGCTCGACAAAAATCTCAGAAGTTCACTGGCAGAGCGTTTCGTGGAGTTTCAACAAACTCAATACGGCAAGACCTCGAGAAGAGAAGGTCATCGTTCTCTCAAGAAAAAAATATTATTTCGAGAAAATATATTCTGAACCAGCAAAAACTTTCTTCGACATCCTCTGGCATCATCGCAACCAAAACTCTTGACTCTGTGTTTTCTTCGGATGCGGTCGAGTCGACAAAAGCAAAACAGAGGTTTTTGCAAGAGTTTACCTCTCCGGAAGTCGCACCAGTTTCTGGTCTTGTTCCAGTTTATTCACAAGCATACATCAACCAGTATTTTCTATATCTGCAAGAACAAGAGAAAAAAGATGCCGTAAAAAGGGCTCTGGTAAAAAAAGGAATTCTTTTGTCACTTGCAGCAGCCACAACAGGAATCGGTTACGCATACTTTGTTTCAGACCCCGAGTTTTGCCTCAAAGTTGTCGGGAGATTTCTCCCAGAAGAATGGGTTCAAAGACTTGAGAATTCTCCTGAACTTGCGGCTCTAAAAGTGCTAACCTTCATTGTTCCGATTGCGACGCAGGGAGTTGTGACTTCTGGACTCAACCAAATAATTCAAGGATACGACGTCCGTCTCTTTCTTTTGTCTGAGGTCAGCAGCGTCGCCAAAGACGGATTGTCGGGTTCTCTCAATCTTTTGAACGGTGCACTATCAATCACAGGAAATTTTGAAGCGCCTCTTTCGGTCAACTCGTGGACCCTTGACATTTTTGGGACTGTCGTTTCTCGGACAACAGTGTCCGCTGTGACCGAACTCGCAGTCGGTGCAAAAGATTATTGGTTGAGATACGAAAACACTGGAGACCTCGTTTCTGAAATGGCCTATCAAACGCTCCAGAACAACCTCGAATACGAGAGACAGTTGGAAACTTTGACTCAAAAATACAAGTCCAGCAAGGACTTTGCTGGAATGTTGAAGAAGCAAAAGAGAGATTTTGGAAAGAACAACCTCATCCTTTCCCGAATTTCTTGGTATCTTGGGAGGATTGCTCAAGTTCCTCTGAACATCGCAAAAAAGTACAAGTTTGCAATCGCCGGTCTTCTGGCTGTTTTGGCCTGTTCAAACTATGCGCTAAAGTTTGTGGGAGTCGACATGTTTAGTTTCTTGACGAAAGAAAAGCTCGAGTCACTCCTGAAATATTCCGTGGCTGGGACGACCACAACTCTCCAATACTTTTTCGATGCGATCAAAAAGAACGGAATCGGAACACTGGACAGTGCACTGTCTTTGGCAAAGGGCATTTTCACACCCGACATGCTGGCACAATACGGTCTGAATGCTTTGGAAACGAGAGCCATTCCATTCTGGTTCACTTGGCTCTGGATAAAAAAGTTTGCCGTACCTCAGAGGATAACACAGTTTCTCAAAAAATATCCTTTCTTCCATAAAAAGTTCCAGTTCAAGTTTTTGAAACAAGCCCTCGAAAAATACTTTGGACAAGAGCTCGAATGGAACCTTGCGTATTATCAGGTGTCTGAGTGGATATTCGGAACCGTTTCTGTCAATGCAGTTTCATCAATCGTTCAAAACAGCTTCAGTCGCAAGAGTACAGCCTCACTCATCGAAAAGCTTGACTTTTCGACATTTGGCTTGTTTTATTCGGCAGCACAGCAATCGGCGGAAACTTTATGGGAACAAGGACCCAATGAATTCTGGGAAAAGATTTCATTGGACAAATTCTTCCCGCAGTTTGAACAACAACTCTCGAGGTTTGCTCCAGGTGCGTCTTTGTTCGACGAAAAAGGAAGCTTTTTGTACACAGTGCTTGACATCGACGGTTTCAACCTTTTGCTCGAAACAAAGGACAAACAACAAGAGACAAAGAGCATTCTGGAACTCGAGGATGTTTTTGACTCGGAAAAGAAAAAGATTGACTTGTCCGAAGCGCTGAACGCAACTCTTTCCTTCTCTTCTGAAAAGACTGGTGTTCTTGAGAATGCACTCAAGGCAGGATACACCCAGGAAATGTTTGAACAAGACACAGAGGTCCTGAAAACAAAGGCAAAAGAAATAAGGGATGTTATCCAAGACAAACAATACAGAGAATTTGCAGCTCGAAAAAGAGACGCGGAAGCAATTCAGGAAACGATGAAGAGAAAACTTGGGGATATCGACACACTGCTTTCTCTCGGAAGAGGAGACGCCGTTGGAAAGGACCCGCAAGCCATAAGGGAAGAACTCTTCCAAAAGATTCAGAAAAATTCAGAAACTCTAACTTTTTTTGAGAGATGCACAGATAAAAATTTTGGAGAAACAAAATATTCTTCTGAAAGAGTTGGACTTGGCTTGGGAAAAATACCTCGAAAATCTTGACTCTGTCTCCAAAAAGGTTGCGTCTTCACAGATTTCAAACTTTGTAAAGCCAGAAGTCCAACTCGGGAAAGTGGACGAACTTCAGAAAACTTCTCTCGAACAAAAGAAACAAATCCTTGGTGATGCAAACAGTCAAGTCAAAAAATCCGTATTTTTGAAACAACAGACCGCTCTCCGAACGACAAAAGAACTCCAGACAGAACAAAAATTCGCTTTGAGTCAGAAACTCTCACAAACACAGACACAAACGCTGAGAACTCAGCTCTCCGCTTTTGTTTCGAATGCCTTGTCTTCCTCAAAGTTTGAACAGATGATGGACATACTTTTGTCCTTGACGTATTCCACAAATATTGACTCTACCAATTTTTCTGAAACGGACATCGGTCTTTTACAAGACTCTCTCGACGACTTCCAAAAACAAAAAGATGAGACCGAACAGCTTTTTGACAAACTTGCACTTGACAAAAGTGCTTTGGTGTGCTACAATACGTCAGAGTATGACTGGGACCTTTCAGAGGGCTATGCAATTTCGAGAGAAACAGGTCAGAGAGACTCAAAGTACGACGCGTGTTTCTCGGATTCTCTCTTTCCAAAAGTCTATAATTTTGTCCAGAACAAGGCTCCTAATCTAATCTCGAACTCCGTAGCAGTGGCCAACCCGGTTGTCGGTACATTGCTGAAACTACCACTCTCTTTCGCATCAGGTGTTTTATCGGCAGTCCCACTTTCTTACGCACGTGTCGCAGAAGCAGACGATGGGACGGACGACTTGACGCGAGCCATCCTTTTGTTCATCGAGATTCAGTGTTCCTCGAATCCAGATTCCTCTTCTTGTAAAGCCGCAAACATCCAGAAAAAAGCAAGACAAGAGGCTGTAACAAACTCAAAGTATCGCACTGTCGACATTCTTCAAACTCTTTCACAGACAAAGGACGAAAACTTGGCAAATGTCCTGAAAGGTCTCTTCTCAACAGAGGAAAAAAGCGATGAGTTGGCATTTCAGGCCTATGACATCCTCTTGTCGGCTGGATTTAGTGGCGTGCTGAACGATGTTCTTTTTGGAGCCGAAGGAATCTCAACACTTCGAATGGCATATTCAGAATGGGCAAAAAGATACCAAGAGTCGTGGTATTATCGCAACATTTTGACAGAGGACGCTCTCGACAGACAAAAAGTCTCTGATTCTGGTCTTTTATTTCTTGCACTTTTTGACCCAATCTATTTGTCGAGAGTTTCGGGAGCGTTCGGGACAATGGTCGGAGTCTCAGGATTCGCTTCATCTCTTTTGGAAGGAGCAAAAGGAACGGCTTCGTCTTTTGCAGAAGCCGCTTCCGAGTCTTTGTCTTCTCTTTTCTCAGGAATAACCGAAGGGGCAACAAAAGCATATGAAGCAAGCCTCGAGGAATTTGAGTCACGAGGATTTTTTCAAGAAGGAGACGAAGCGCCTTCTCTATTGGCATCTGTGTATGATGCCTTTGATGGAGCAGCAAATTTTTTCTCTTGGTCATAAAATATATTTTGAATATATTTTCAGCAAAGTTCATAAAGTTTCTTGTAGAGTTCGACTGACTCTTGCGAGAATCTGACAACTCGCTTGATGTCTGTGAGAGAAAAGGCCATCACACCACCATGCTCTTTGGACATTCCAAAGAAAGAGCCGTCGTGAACACTCAAAACAGTCACAAGAGAATCATCAACTTGAACCACAAACCCTGGAACGAGAAGAGTGTAAAACTCCCGCGAGTGTTCCTGAGATGAGACGAGTTGATTCAGACGCTCCATTTATTGAAATGGGTAAACTCGAGGAAGTGATGTTTTGATTATGATGCACAAATTTCTCGACACTTATGAGGCTCTTTCTTTTTCTTTGGTCTTTGGCCAACCAAAAGATTTAGTCGAACAGTTTCTTATCTTTGCGAGTTCAAAGGAAGCGGATTGGACTCAACTTCCTGATGGTTCATTTCACGGAAAAAGAACTGTCGTCCGAGATGGCGCGCGCAGAGAGAGCTCTTGGGAGTTTGGACAAAAACACGGAGAAGAAAAAGATTATATTCATGGTTCTCTTTCGGGAAGAACATTTTATGAAAGGGGGAAGAAGAGAAAGTGCGAAACCTACGATGTTCGTGCTGGGACAAAAAACTCAGAGTTTGAATACGACGAAGAAGGAAATCTTTCGGGAACTTTCCGACAGTGGATACTCGGCGGGCTCTACACAGAGACAGAGTACGAGAATGGGCAGATAAACGGAGAGCAAAGAACATATCGCAAAGGAACCGAAGAGTTGCATTCGACAAGTTATTGGGAAGAAGGAATTCCAAAGAGGGTCGTTATTCACTAGATTTCGGCTTTTTCCAGTTCACTCTCCAACTCTTTTTTGTGACCGTGTACTTTTTCGCCAACTCTGGGTTTTCTTTCAAAAGTTTTGCTGTATCAACACTTTTTATGCTGTACTCAGACCTCGAAAAGTACACCTTTCCATTCTCTTTCAAAGAATTTGCGCCTTTTTCATCAAGTTCCTGAAACAGTTCAGCCTTTGTCTTTTCTATCTCTTCTTTGATGCGTTTTATTTTTTCCGACCTTTCCTTCAGAAGTTCTTGAAGGCGATGTACCCTTTCGACTTTTTGCTGGCTCATTCTAAAAATCCAAAAGATATTAGACTTATCTTTTATTTGTTTGAAAATATGGGAATTCAAGACCTCAACAAAATTTTGAAGAGCGAATCACCGGACTCTTTCATCATCAGACCGATATCCGAACTCTCTGGAAAAAGAGTTGGTATTGATGCTTTTCAGTGGATATTTCGCTTTCTTCGCGCGTCTGGAGATGAAGGAGTTCTCGTCTCTTTTCTGAGTCACCTTTGTGTTCTTCGAAAGAATGGAGTTCTTCCATTCTGCGTTTTTGACGGACCAGGAGAAACACCCGAGAAGGAAGCTGAAAGGAGAAAGAGAAAGGAAGACAGGGAGGAACTTGTCCGAAAAAAGGATGCCCTCGTTAAGCTCTTTGAGGAATTTGACGAAGAATGCGAACAAGTCTCTGGTGAGTTGCAGGCTGAAGCTCGAAAATATTTACAGAAGAAGAAATATGCTCAAACTGACCTTTCCGACCCACAAACTTTTGTCCAGACACTTTCAGAGTCCATTGCAACTTATGAAAAACAGTCTGTCCCTCTGACAAATGAAAGGGTTGAATCTGTCAAAAAGTTGCTGGATGTTCTTGGAGTTCGTTATGTTGTCGCCGAAGGAGAAGGAGACGGAGTTCTTGCGGCTTACGCTGTCCATGGAAAAATTTTTGCCGTGTCTTCGGCGGACACTGATTCTCACGCATACGGTGCACCATTCACAATTCCAGAGATTGATGTGGCTGGAGAAAGGCTAACACTTGTACATCGAGAACAATATATGGAAGACCTTGGCCTTTCTCCAGAACAATTTCTGGACCTTTGTATTCTCTGCGGTTGCGATTACAACGACAGGGCAAGTTTTGAAGCGAAGACAGCGGGGAAGAGGGCGAGAGGCATTGGATGGAAGACAGCATTGAAACTCATTAAGGAACACGGTTCTATCGAAAAGATTGCAGAGCTCGATGGCATTAACATCGCACCTCTCAAGCACGAAAGATGCAGGGAACTTTTTACCGTCCCAGAAAAAGTCGAGGATGTTCCTCCGGGTTCGAGACCTGAGAAGGAAGCACTCTATAACTTTTTGGAAGAGAACAATGTCCGTTTCGACGCAGAGTATGTGATGGAGTGTTGGGCACCCATCAAGCCATAGAAAATATTTCAAAGAAGAAATATTTTTAGTGGGAAAAAGTAATAGGGCAAGATGAATCTCACATCTTGGTTTCTTTTGTGCCTTGCTCTTTCGACGGTGTCATCTTGCGAAATTCCGTCTGCGACTTTGAAAGAGCAGAGGACGCAAGTGATTGCACATTATGTGGCCAGAACGCAGGCCCCCAACATCACAATGGCTTTGGAGGCGACGAGGTACTATGACCCAAACCTAAAGTACACAATCCGAGGAGTCGGCGACTTTGACACTGCTCTTATTGCAAACGAGTACCTGATGGTTTTGTTCCCTCTGTTTCCTGGGTCGGTTCCCCCAACATATCTGGAAAACTATTTGGATGTCGCTTCTCTCAAATGGCCCGAACCAGACCTTGCGGAATTTTATCAAGGAGGAACGGTCAAGGTCAACTACAATTACACCAAGGGAGATTATGACATCATCATCGGTGGGACGAGGAACAAAGAATATATTCTTTTTAAGCCTTGCAGTTTGACCATTCTGGAAGATTATGTTATCAACTCAAAAGACGCAGAGGAAATCTTTGAAAAGCAAGAGGCGGGAACGACCATGGACATCTGTCTTGGAATTATGGCGACTTGTACGGGAGAACTCCAACAATACGACTCTGTAGACGACTGCGTTCAGTATATCGACTCGAGGAATTCTCCTTGCCCTTACCCATACAGCTCTGATTCGTTCAGATGCCGAAGTCTTCACCTTTTCAACTCTTTTATCGACCCGGCCTATCACTGTCCTCATACGGGAAAGAATTCGATGACTTGTATGGACACTTGCCTACCGAATTGCAGTTCATGTGCTGCAAACAACGCGCACTGCGAGGCCGAATTTCAAAGCCTGAAAACAGCCACGTTTTCTTGCAAGTGCAACGAGGGATATGTCGGAACTGGAGGTTCTTGTACGAAAAAGCAGTGTATTTTCGACTACAGTTGCGGTCTTTTCTCGAGGTGTCAGGAAAGAACTTGTGTTTGCCAAGACACATTTGAATGGGACCCTCTGTCGGGAACTTGCAAATGTCCGGAGGACACTCGCCTTCGTTGGCACCAGGGAAGGGCATACTGCGTCGAGAAAGGCAAGTGTTTGGAGAGGACTGATTGTTACGCCCAGGACTACACACAATCCGATTGCAAAAAGCCGGAACCGGAGAATCCTTACAGTCCTTTCAAAGCGTGCAAGTGCAACGAGGGTTTCATCGGCGGATATCAAGAACCTTGCAAGTGTTCTGGTAAAATCTTCTGGATTAACGGGGCACAATATTGTGCCCAGCCCGGACAATGTTCGAGAGATGTGGACTGTGCTTGGTGGCAGGATTGTGTACCAAAAACCGGGTCTGTTTTTGGAGTGTGCGCCTGAAGAAAAACTCAAAATACGGTGAAATGTACCTATAAAATATTTTCTGAAAATATTTTTTTCTTGTTCTTTCTTTGAAACAAATACTTGTCCAAAAATAAATGTAACGATGAAATTTCAGGTCTTTGCGATACTCGGTCTTTTGCTTTTTGCCATTTTTGTGGTATGGTTCGCCTTTTGTGACGACAAGAACAGAAAAACTCCTCAGTTGAAGGGGAAACTTTACGGTGAAGACAACAAGACTTTTTTGCCATATCCGAGCGTAGATTGGCAAAATCCAACAGAGCCAAATCTTTCGAGGTTCCTTTTTTCGACAGCGTGGAATGCTACATCTGCCAAACTCACAACACAGAGGGTCCCGCTCCCAGTGGATTTTGATGTTATTCAAGAGATAAAGCCGAATTTCAGCACTTCACAAGAATTCGAAACTTACGCTCTCTTTTTGCACAGCAGTTCAAAGAATGTTTCCATCATCGCATTTGGAGGGAGCGAGACAGCTATCGATTGGATAACGGACGTAACATATGACCAAGTTGAACCAAAAAAGCTGAGAATACCGAGTACGGGTCTTGCAGTACATCAAGGGTTTTATGATGCTTACACGAGCGTGCAACAGCAACTTGTCGGTTTGACACGCCAATATCCTGGGGGCCTGTATCTCTCAGGATACTCGCTTGGAGCGGGAATAAATCAGGTTGCCATTTTGGACTTTTCTCTGGACCCTCGTCTCAAGAAATCTTGCACTTTTGCCGCGCCCAGATGTCTCTCACCAAAGGCAGCCCAAGTAATCGCTCATCTCGAAATTCTGAGATACGCAAACTCTGAAGATGTGGTCCCAGAACTGCCTCCCTCCATCGCCTCGGAAATATGGGATTTGGAGAAAACTCTTTTCTATGAACATGTCGGCACAAACTACACATTCACAAACAACTTGCTGTCGGTTCTTGCCAATCACTCGACAGCGTACAGAGATTACCTCAACTTTTAAAAGTTGAACTAGAAAAAATAATGCAAGTGTTTCTCGAACCAAGAGAGTGGCTATGCCACGAACTTTGTTCTCAAACTCCTTTGGAAGAAAAGCCTTGGATTGAAAGGATAGAAACATCCATAGACATCGATGAGAAAATGGTTCAGGTTTTCATTGACATCAAAGGGACGACATCAGTAATAAAAAATACAGAGAAAAGACACGGACCATTCGAGATGACCGCGAACCTCTCGTCCCGTCTCACAGCCAACGTTTTGTTGAAAGAGACAAAGGGGAGTTATTTCAGTGGACAAACTTTAGCTTTTGAGAGGAAGATTTGGTCAAACATTGGAGGGGTAAAAAAACGTCTGGAAGAGAAAAGTTTCGGAAGAGGCGAAAATATTTTCGTATAAAATATTTAGAAAACTGGAATGAGTATTTTTACGGCATTCCCGTCCTTGTTTTTTCCATAAATTTTTTGTGAGAAGTCTTTGAGGAGAAGCATCACACACGATTCCCCAAGAGGATGGACAGGCCAAAAATCTTTCTCATCCGCCGAAAGAAAGAGGTTTGTGTATTTTTTCTCTCCTAGTGAAACGGTATCCTCCTCCCAGTAAATGGGGAAAAATATTTCCCCATCGTCAAAAAATATCGGAAGTCCCTTTTCAAACACAAGTATTTCTTGTATCTCCCGTAACACATTCCTTCCACGAAAGACAAACACCCCAACAGCAGCTCCTTCTTCGAAGTGTCCTTCACACTCGAAAAAAGAGAACTTTTTGGATGACGCGTAAAAAGACCCATGAAGTTTCCCCATTTTGTAGTTGAGCCTCCTTTTTCTGGACCAATCGTATTTGCTTCTGTCTTCGGAATATGGGCCATGTCGTGTCCCATCTGGAAGGATGCTCTCTTCGATGCGAGACCGGTCGACGCCTTCTTTTAGAGTGACAGTCGATAAAACAAAGTCTTCTGGACGGATTGACCCATTACCAACCACAAGAGAAGAAGAGACAACTTCTCTATGTTCCAGAAATTTTTGCATAAATATTTTTATTCGTTCAAAAATATCAAGTCACAAACACTGGGAGGATGATTTTGACCCTTTCTCCTGTGTTGATGTTTGTTCCGTAGACTTTTTTTGCATATTTTTCCAGGAGTGAGATGGTCAATGTATACGCTCCGGAATGAATCGGATATTCTACTTTTAGCGGAATGTCTTCGTCAGAGAAGCACACAAAGACGTAATTTTCTCCTTTTACGGAAAGAGACTCTTTCCCCCAAACTATGGGTACGTTTATCGCACCTTCGGAATATAAAATGGGTAAACCCTCCCGAAAAGAAAAGGTAAAACAAGTTTTACACCATTCGACGCCTCTGCGGAAACGGAATTTACCCTTTGCGATACCCTCGTTGAAATAACCAACACATTCTCTGTGAAGTGTTTGGTTGTCTCGAAGATGTATATTTCCGTGAAGCTTCCCGAATTTGTAGTTTACCCGCTTCGTTATTTTTCTCCCCTCTTTCTCCCCATCTTTTGTGTACTTGCCGTGTTTTTTCCCATTCGGGAGGCGTTGTTTCTTTGCAACTATCAAGTCCCACCCATCTTTTTTTGTGGTGGTCTTTGTACTGACAAAATCTTCAGGAAGAAGCAACAAGTTTTCGACAAGTGCAAAAGACACGAGTTCGTCATGGCGAAGAAACGCATGCATCATTTCAAATATTTTTATGGCTAAAAATATTTCATAAACACAGGAATAAAAATTCTGACTCGAAACCCTTGTTCATTCGTAGCACGAACTATCTCCATGTATTTTTTGAGGAGTGACACAAGGCAAATCCTGAATGGGTCAAAAAAGGCGTACTCTGTGTCTGTGTGCTTTTCTGCGGCAGAAAAAGAGACGTCGGTGTATTTCTTTCCGTTCATAATGACATCGTTCCCTTCCCAAACGATTGAGAAATTTCCATTGTGTCCAGAAAAAGAGGTCGGCAAACCTCTTTCAAAGAAGACACAAAAAGCACGCTTTTCCAACCCAGGAATTTTCGCATAGAATTTAAACTTTCCAGTAGCCAGTCCTTCTTCAAAGTGCCCACAACATCTATATTTCGAAACTTCTTCTTTCAAGAGAGAAAAACCACCGTGGAGGATTCCAAATTTGTAGTTTCGCTTCAGGGTCAGTTTATGCCATTTTTTCTTCTTTTCTTTTGTGTATTCTCCGTGTCTGGTTCCATCGGGTAGATGTTCCTCCTTGGTGTAACTCCAATTTTTGCCATTTTCTTTTGTTACACCAGAAATTCGAACAAATCTTTCTGGGGAGACGAACACGTCTCCCACGAGGGCAAAAGAAACGACCTCTTTTGGCGAAAGAAAAGACTGCATTGTTCCAAAAAATATATGGACAGTGGCAAGGACACGATTTATAGAATATTTTACTTGAAAATATTTCTGGGGAATACAGGCATGTGAAGTTCAACTCTTTGTCCAAACTTGTTTGTCGCATAAACTTCTGGAGAAAACTTTTCGATACTTGACGTGACGTTTGTCGACCAGCCATCTTTGAGGAACGGATAAATGGCTATTTTCGGAGTTTTTTCGCGAGGAAAAAAGACAACATTCGTATATTTTTCTCCGTTTATATAGACCGTGTCTTCTTCCCAAACGAGAAGAATGTCTGTTTTTCCTTTGAAAAGCATCGGTAATCCATTCACAAACGTCAAAAAGTGAGTTTTTATTGGTTGACCCAAATTCTGCCAATGAAAGGCAAAAGTTCCTATCGGAACTCCCTTCTCAAATTGCCCCACAGATTCCGATGAAATAGTAGAGCAATTCCCTGTGTATTTTTCTCCGTTGTATTCTTTCGTATGATATTCTCCGTGAAGATATCCCATTCGATAGTTTATGTACTTCTCCTTTTTCCACTCATCTTTTGATGAAAACTTGAAGTATTTGCCATGTTTTGTCCCATCCGGAAGGACTTGTTCTGTGGCCTTTTCGCGAACGCGAATCCATTTCGAAGATTTTCTCTGTGTGTGGACAAAGCCATCGGGATTAACAGCGACGTCTTCGACAAGAGCAAAAGAAATGACCTCTCTATTTTTGAGGAAGCGATGTATAGACATTTAAAAAGCCAAGTGAAAGTCTCGGATATTTTATTTTGCGTTCTGAAAAGGAAAAATGGAAAGATTTTACTTGTCGAGTCCCAGAAGTTGCGTAAATGTTCTCATCCGGAAAAAAGAGACGGTGTGTTGACGACTGTATTTACAGAGGATATTCGACAATTTCAGGAAATGCCAAAGATATGGTGCGAATAATGGACCAAATAAATAAAGAGGGGCATCTCCGCACCATCTGCAAACAAAAGTGTCATACCATCGAGAACTCGAGAGCATATCAGAGATGCGAAAGACGAGTCAAAGAGGAATACAAGGATGCGCCACGAAAAGAGCGTGACAATTTTGTGAAAGAAGAATGTGAGAATGACTTGCGCGTCCGTTTGACAAAGGCGGTGTTTTATTAGATGATGTTCTGATAAATTATCCTCTGGGAGACTTTGGCGGGAAATATTACTCGACGAAAATATGTTTATTCGCTTCCTCTAAAAGTTTTTTGAGTTGTTCATTCTCTTGACGGAGCCTCTGAAGTTCTTTTTGTTCAGCCTGTCGTTCCTCTTCCTGTTGTTTTTTCAGAGTGAGCGTCCTTTGTTTCCTTTCTTCTCTTGTCTCTTTCCTTCCCTCCAAAACTTTTTCTCTGTTTTTATGGTACCAAGCTTTCGCGGACTCTCTAGTCTTTTCTCTGTTGGCCTCTCTGTATTTTTTCGACCTCTCTTTGCATGTTTTTGGCATTGTTTCGCTGGCCATTCCGTGTTCATTCGTTATAATTGCAACTTTTGTACAATTTCGCGTGATAAAAATTTTTCTTAGCACAAGCAGTTAAGAAAAAAGAGCCAACTATGTCAATGGACCTGGCAGTTCATCAAACACAGTTGACTAATTCAGTGACATTTTCTAGTTATACCCGTTTTTACCCTAAAACATTTGGCGAAGATAAACTTTCATGTCCGCTTTGTTCTTTCCAAGGCCATAACAAGGCTGAACTTCAGAGGCATTATTCGAGCAGCTTCCATCGTCTCGAATTCCTAAAAGAGACAACGAAGAATGCTCGTATTCCAGCCGAAATGTCCCAGAAAGAGGGAGAGACAAAGAAATATTGGCAAATTCGAACGAGTCTTTTGGAACACATTGGAATTCCACCGCCTTACCTCAAAGTCACACTTATCAAGGGATATCCTGCCTTTTCTCATGCTCTTCCTCGGAGTCATCCAGAGTCTTTTCATTCCCGAACTTCGAGAGGAGAAATTCTTTTGAAACCTTTGGATGTTGCGATTCGCTATGGAGAGGCATTGGAACACGAGATGTTCTTTATGTACCAAACAAGTTCGAGGACAAGAGCATTTCTAAGTTTTCCGAGCTTCAAAGAATATTGGAAAGTTCTTTCTTCAACGAAAGATGGAGACAAGAGATACCATGAACTTTTTGTTCCCGACCACCCAACGAGAGAAATTTTTGACTTGGAAAATGACAAGCATCCAGAAGGTCATTTTGATACACAAACCATCTTTGACCTTTTCTCAAAGGCAAGAAAAGAATTCGAACCAGAGACGAACCTGAAGTTTTATTGTTTGGAGAGTTGCGGTCAAGAAGGAGACAAGTACAAATTTTCTCTACACATCCTCACAAACAAGATGCATGCTGACCTCGTTTCGATGAAGGGGATGTTTGACGAGTTTATACGCTTCCTTTCAGGCCGGAAAGAATACTTTGTACTATCCAGTCTTTTGGACAGAGGAGTTTACACAAAAAACAGAACCATTCGTGCTCCGTGGTCTGTAAAAAGCGACAGTTTGAGAAGACTTGTTCCCTTTGGTAAAGAGGAGAAACCGAGAGAATATTTTGCAACAGCTCATTCGCACCTTTTTGTACCCACAGTCCCGCAAGAGGTCGAATATAAAGAAGAGAAGGAGGAACCCGTATCTTTTTCCGAGTCTGAGGATTTTGGAGAATATCTACAAGACTATTGCGACAGAGAATTTCCCGAATGTTTTGAAGTTACAGAAGAGTTGAGTGCGAGTGTCCACTCTTGGAGATTACAAAGAAGAGACGGAATGTCAAACTTTTGCCCGATATGCCAAAGAGAGCACACGGGAGATAATATGTATGCCTTTGAAAAAGATGACAAGCTCATCTTGGGATGTCATAGAGGAACAGCCGAAGGAAAGAAGGCCAAAGTTTTGCTGAAAAGACCCGGTGCCAAAACAAAAGTCGACTTTTTCAAAAGAGTTCAGACTGACATTCCCGAGCTTTTGGCCGATGAGGTGTACGACTTGAAAGAAGTACCGGACTTTATCCAGAGAGATGGAACTGCGACATTTGTGGTCAGTGCGATGGGAACTGGAAAAACAAAGGCGCTTGTTCGATACATTCAAAGGCAACCGAAAGCATCTGTTCTTTTCGTGACTTATCGGAGGTCTCTCGCAAAAGAATTGTGGTCGAAACTTGAAGGCTTTTCTCACTACGAAGACTTGTCAGGAGAAATAAACAAGGAAAAGCTTGTCATACAAGTGGACTCTTTGCATCGATGCGTGCGAACAAAATATGACATTGTTGTCTGCGACGAGGCGAGTTATATGCTCGGACGCCTTGCGACTTGCATCAAAAATACAGAAGAATGTTGGGATGTTCTTGAGAATTATCTGAAAAGTGCAAACGAATCTTTCTTCCTGGACAAAAACATGTCGAGTACCGAAGTCGACGTTCTGGCGCGTCTCGGAATTTCGACGTTCGTTATTAGGAACGACTTCAAAGCGCATACAGCAAGAACATGCCTCGTTTCACCAGACTTTCTCGAATTCAAGAGCAGCCTGTTGGATGACCTTGTCTCTGGTCTCAAAATCTGTTTTGCTTCCAGTTCGAAAAAGAAGCTCGAAGTCGTTTGCAAAGAGGCGGAAACTCTTGGACACTCCGTTTTGTGGTACACTGGTGATGGGAAGAGTCAAGACGTTTGGTTGGACGGATGGGACAAATACGACATGGTCGCCTACACACCAACGATCTCTGCTGGGGTCAGCTATGAACGCAAACATTTCGACAAAATGTATGGATACTTTAGCTCTTGGTCGTGTTGCGCTGAGGAATGCGAACAGATGCTCTTCAGAGTGCGAAACATCGAGAAGAATGAAATGGTTATCTGCTTTGATGGGAGAGGAATGGATGTTCCAACCACGAGGAAGGGTGTCCGAGCCAGCATCAAAAAAGACCACAATTGTTGTCGTAGTTTGCCGACTCTGAAATGGGACAGAAGAACACCAGGCTGCCCTTTGGACATGGCACATGTTTTCACTCGGCTCTATGTCGACACCATAGTCAAACAGAACGTTTCAAAGAAAGCGCTTGCTGTGACCCTTTTGTGTCTTCTGAAAGGACAAGGAGTCAACATCAAAATTCGAGGGAACGAGATGACCGAAGAGGAGAGAGAAGACGCCCTTGAACAACTCGCGGAAACAAAAGGAATCTTGGAAAGAGAAGAGACTGTAGCGTTTTGTGGGTCACCAGCAATACAAGACAACCACCAGTTTGAATATCTTTGCAACCTGAAAGATAGGACAAAAGAGGAAAGTTACAGCATCAAAAAGTACATCATGGCCTCTCGTCTTCAGGTCGAACAAGAGGATGTTACACCAGAGTTCTTCGTGACCTACAAGGACCAAGTCAAACAATTTGCAAATCTCAAGATTGCGTTTTCTGGGACCGAAGAGGAACAAAAGGCAAGACTTTTGGAGATGAGCGATGAACTCAACTTTGCGAAAGAAGAGATGACGACAATCCAAAAACTAAAGTGCGGAACGCGCCTTGAAAAGATTGTGTACGCGAAGCGCCTTTTGAAACTTCTTGGCTTTGGTGACATCCTTGCGAGAAAGAGGATTGGGAAAGATGAGATGTCGCAGAGATTGTCATGTGTCAGGAAGACGGTCCTAAAGAGTAGGTACTTTCAGCAACTCTTTGGAAAGCTCCCGGAAAGCGAAGACCTTCTTTTGAGGTGGGTGAATGGAGTCCTGAGAGGGATGTTTGGCTGTTCTGTGCAAAAAACTTCAAAGTCAAAGTGCTTTTATTGGCATCTTTCCTTTGTCTCTCCATGGTTGTGCAATGAAAAAGAACTTGAAACAAAGTGCAAGTTTTTCTCGGACACAAAGATTCCAAGTTTCTGAAAGCGCGTTGTTTTCCAGGATGAGCAAAAATTGGGGGGGGTGCCGGTCAAACAAGACGCAGTCTTATAAATCACCGTCATGTACCCCAGTTTGTTCGTCTCTTCTTCGAGTGAGCAGACTTTGTTTTTGGCATTTCGTATCGAAAGAGATACCTTTATGTTCTCCACTGTCCCAACAAAAAGTCGAAAAGGAAACAAAAGAAAATATTTTGTTGTGAAGTCATGTCAAAGAAATACGTGAAGGTCAAGGATTTCAACTGGAGGTGCAACTCGAGCATTTTTCGGAAATGGGAAGAAGAAGGTTCAGACAACATCGCGTCTCTAAAAGAGTCCATTTCAATGGCTCAGTTTGGAGAAGTTGTTGAAGGGAAACTCTTGTGGATTCGAATGGGATTCAAAAAGATGCCTCTTATCTTGGCAAAAGACGCAAAGTTGCAAGAGCTGGAAAAGACAGTGTTTCCTCAGATTTTCAACAACTATTTTCTTCCTGGTGGCGTTCTCTTCTACGCAACAAGAGCCAAAATCCTTGACACAAAGTCAAAGGCTCCTGGTACTACATTTATCACACAAAAGAACTTCTGGAAAGTTTTGAAAGACGAAGATTTCATCGAGCTCCGCATGACGAAAGACGCACACATGTGCTGTTTCCCTTGGAGCACAAAGGGCAAGTTTTAAATATTTTGAATAATATTTATCTATGAAAATATCCACGAAATGGACTCTTTCGGAAAAAACTCTTGAAACTCTTGAAGGGACTCTGGGTATTTACATTCCTCATTGTCCCAAAGAAAAAGTCCGACTTCCTCTCGTTCTCTGTCTGCGAAATGGTTCCATAAAAGGTCGTGAATCCCTCCATATTCTTTGACCGAAAAGGAAGAATCCGTTTGCCCATCGCATGAGGAACAATCCGCGGTTATCCGAGGCAGAGAAAAGACGAACCAATTTCCTCCTTTTTGGAGTTGTGCAAAAAGCTCGCTGTTGTACTCGAAAAGTTTATGGGGAACGACAAGGCCAAATTCTTTCTGTGGATGGACAACTGAAACGACTCCGCGCCACTGACTCTGCTCCACAAAGGGAGAATGAGAATGACGCGCGTTCGTTTCGTCATAGGAAGAGTATTCGAATCTCTTTGTGCAATGGACGACTTCCTTCCACTCTTTCGGAAATTTTGCGAGTCTGTGCATATAATAAAATATTCCATATATTTTATTTCGGGTGTCCACGAGAAAAGAACCAAATTTCAGAAGAGTCTCGACAATCCAGAGGACGATGTTCCATGTTTCTTGTTACTGAGACAGTGTCTTTCTCTCCATAAAATTCTCTTTCCCTCGCACCAACGATACAAGAATTTATTACTTCTTCCTCTTCGACATAAATTACAAAGGGTGAAAGACGGAACTCTATCGACCTTGTGATATGATGTTCTTTTTCACTGTTTTTGTTTCTACAAAAGATTGTAGTCTCTTTCGAGATGCTTTCTAGAGAAGACTCGATGACTTTTCCATCAACAAAGACGCAGCTCTGTGCAAAGAAATCTTCGTAGTAGAGGCGAAATAAACCGTGTGGCTTTCCATTGCGAAATTCTCCTTCAACTTCAGAGTATGTCTCTTCGTATCCTTTCATTGCGTAATACTTTCCATGTGGGACTCCGTGCTTGTATTCGTACTCATAGTATGTTGTTCTCGTTGCAGTGCCCGTTCCGGGTCCTTTCGAAACACCCACAAGATGATGAATCTCACCATTTGGCAAAATCCAGTGCGTCTCTTCAGTGTTGTCGTTAGGAAAGACGGAACACTCAACAGCAAAATCCTTCTTTCTTGGCATTTTGTGGTTCCCTCCAACCAGACAAAAACAAAAGAGTTCTCTTCTGTCAAGAAACTTGTCCATTCACAAAGTCCTGTAAATCTTTTTCTTTACGGTCATTTCTTCTATATGTTTTTACATGGAGAAGTTCCTTCAACCTCGAGAGTTTGTTTCTCAGTCCGTCGCTTGTCAAGTCGAACTCGAGATGAGACGCTCCGAGAAACAAACAGACAAGATTTTTCCAGAGCGCCCTCTTGGTGGAAGGGAAAAAGTCTGTGTTATATCAGACAACAAAACGTCCTACATTCGAGGAACAAACATTCGCCAAGGCCCGTTCGAGGTAGCCACAATGACAAGAGTTACTTCTCAGCGTCAAAACAAACGCGAAATCATAACGACAAAAGTTCTAGTGATTTCGGGACACTATTTTGCTGGAAAGTATTATGGAGAGATTTCCCATAAACTCTACCTAAAAAGTCGAAAGCTAAAAAGACTCGCATGTGTTCAGGACGTTGTGACAAATCACAAAAATGGGGAAATTGTTGGAGAGCCAATAAAGAAAGAGGGATGCAACGAACCATTGAAAACGTACGCTTTTTTAGGGAGTCTCTAAAGAGCTTCAAATGCCGAAAAAGTGACGAGGGAAGAAAGTTTGAACTCATCATCGCTCTGAACGTCACAGAAAAGTTCCTTTTGGAAGACAAGATTTTTGAGGCGTCTTTTGCGCTTATGAAATACGACGCTTCGGCAAAGGAACTTGCATCTTTTGTTTCGAACAGTAAAAAGGCAGAAGTTTTGGCCAGACACAAGGAGATTACTTTGTGGTTCCTTGAACAAGATATATTTAAGAAGCAATATATCACACGAAAACCGGAAGACGAAGTTCGCCCAAATCGCTGTAGGAAAAGTCATCGAAACAGTTTATCCTCTTTGAAAATTTTCTGGGCATCGGAATGTAGATGCCTCGAAAAGGTAGCGGATTCCCAGGACTGACGGCTGCGACATCTCTTTTTTTCTCGCTTGTAATTTCGACGTTTGTATAAAGTTCCTCCGCAAGTCTCAGAGTTTTTTTCTCAAAATCCCAAAGAATGTCCTCTGTTCTATATTCGCTCGTGTATCGGACAGGTAAACCATCCTCGAATTCAACAGAATATTTCATATTCGAGTCTTTATGTGTGACGTGTATGACATCAGTCTTTCCTTGATTGAAATGACACTCAATCACCATTCCGGGCTTTTCTCTCTCCATTCGAAATTTACCTTGAGGTTTTCCCATAAAAAAGCTGGCTTCTATTTTCCCATAAATTCCCGAAGAGTTCTTGAAAAACTTACCGTGTCTTGTTCCATCAGGGAGGACGTTGGTTGCTGAATATCTTTGGCCTGTGGGATTGCCTTTTTGTCGTGTCGAAATGAACCTTTCAGGCAAAATAGTGTACTCTGCCACAACCGCAAAAGAAATGCATTCCCTTGCGCCGAGAAAATTTGAGATATCCATACTTTGTCAAAAATATTTGCAAATATTTTTCCAGAATTTGTTTTCATTCCCGAAAACGCCTATTTTTGCTTTTCGTCCAATATTTTTGACGATGCAAAGGTTCCTTGAACCGAGAGAGTTTCTTTCTTTTTGTGTGTCTTTTGGAAAGAACGAGACAAAATGCGTGGAAAAGACAGAGGAGAAAAAGGATTATAACGTGACTCGAAAAAGGAGGGAGATTGCAACATTTGTTGGTAATACAAAATTCGGCCCGTTTTGTATCGTCAAAACATGCGAAAGAAATTCATTGGTTTTTTGGTCCATTAAAAAGATAGGGTTTTATTTCAACGACAAACTCCACGGGGAGAATAAGAAAATCCATTTGTTTCCTTGTGGGGACAAGTATGTCATATCTTCCATCAAAACGAGAGTTTACCACATCGGAGAAAAAGTCGAGCGTAGAAAAAAAATTATTGAGACTTTCAACAACGGTGATGTAGATGAAAATGGAATATGATGACATAATCACAACATCCCCGAGTTTTAGCGGAGAGGAGCTCGAAAAAGTTGAAGGTATGTGCTTTTCGGTTGTCAACAAAATTCGGGAGAAATTGGGGGATTGTTATCCCTTCAGTTCGTTTGTGAGGGGAAGAAAGTTCACTGTGCAGTTGACGACACTTGACTCTTTTTTCTCGGATGGAGAGAAGTTCTATGTTTATAGGAACATGGGAAGAAGAGAGCAGATTTCACAAGCGGAGCTTGTTGAAAGAGCAGTCAAGTCGGTCCGCGAGTCTCCAGAATATCAGCCATACCATGCCAACAAACAACTGAAGGAGTTGAACGAAAACTTTGTTCGTCTCTTTGACTTTTTGAGGGAAAGTGTTGAACTCGTTCCCGGTTCGAATACAGTGTCTGAGATTCAGAAAGACTTTGAGAGTAAGATGTAAATAATATCCAAAATATTATTTGAAAAGAAATGCAAAGATTCCTCAGACCGAAAGAGTACGTCTCTTTCTCGCTCTCCTTTGGAGAGGAAAAAAGACGAGAAGAAAGAAACTCAGAGTCTGACGAGCATAATTTTGGCATGAACTTGGTTGAATCAAATGAGGTATTTTCTGTGGTTGATAATGGCGTCAAAATGGGTCCTTTTTCTGTGCACGAGAAAGAGGAAATTTCAGGACTCGGGAAGTGTTGGGAAACAAAAATTTCGGGAAGTTATTACAACGGGCAACTTCACGGCCTCGTAAAAGACATCACCAAGTATTTCTTTCATGGGACAGAGAAAAGAGAGACAGTCGAGACACTTTGCGTTTACGAGTGTGGCAGAGAAATCTCGAAAAAAAAGAACAGAAGGGTCTGGGAGGCTGAAATTTAGAGATAAATCAGAAAATATGTACTGTCCGATAAAAATTTTGAAAAATGTCAAAAACACCGAGAAAGACAGTTTGCATCGAAAAATGCGTCGAGCAAAACAAAGAAGCAATTGCCGCTCTCAAAGGAACAAAAGTTTGGAGTGAAGAGGTTTACTCTCGTTCTTTTACGGGAAACATGTGTAGGGCAAAGTGCGATACTTACAAAAACAGCAGGGAATTCGAGAAGTGTGAAAAGAAAGAGTGGAGAAAATGTCGGGGTTCCCTGAAGGATTGCGATGAGTTTATCGAGAAGAAATGTGACAACACCATTTCTGCAAGGATATCAAAGGCTTTGTTTTACCCATAAAATATTTTCTTTTGGGAAGAGGTAATTATTAAAAACTACTGGATAAAATATGGGACATATTTTATGAAAATGTACAAGTTTCTTGAAACGAGAGAGCTCCTATCATTCTCACTTGTCGACCCTTTGGAGCTCGAAATTCGAGAAAGTTCAAGTTCATCTGAGAGAACGTTTCCCGATTCGCGAATTGTTGGAGGAAATACGAGAGAAATTCGTGTAACTAAAAGAAGTTGTTCTTTCATCAGAGGAACAAAAATTCGTCATGGTCCTTTCGACATCACCGAAACAAAGACGCAAAAGAGTAACATGTTTATGACTTGGATTAATGTCCAAAGAGAAACGGGTGCTTATTTTTATGGTAAACTTCACGGTGTAAAAACAGAAACGGTCGAGTCTGGAGAAAAAGGGGAAGTCGCCCACAGAAGGACGACAACAACCACGTACAAAAGAGGCGTTTTGGATGGAGAAAAAGCAGTAAAGAACCCAGATGGAAATGTGGTGAAATGGATGCTTTTTCGAGAGGGGAAGTTCATAAAAGAAAATCCGCGATAGCTTCAAACAATAAAAATATACTTTGATATTTTTCTAGTTATACGCTCCCGAAGGGGATTCTATAGAAAACCCATCAATGATGACGAAGGTCTTTTGAAAAGCTTCTCCGTGTTGTTTTCCCATGAAGTTGTGCCCCTCGAGAACAATGCGAATGCCATTTCTTTCGTCTTCTTGACCATAAACTTTCGAAAAGATTGTGAGGGTGAATGGACCACATGCAACATCCGAATCTTTCAGATATGTCATCCTACCCTTTGAAGAAGCAACAACCATGAGTTTTCCTCCAAACCCATTGTCGTCTTCTTTCACCACTTCTTTTTTGTGGTCTCTTTCGACAAACTCTCTAGGGGAAACTTCAGCAAAAGAAATCCACTCGCGAGGCAAGAGAAACTTGTCCATTTTTCAACTCTTTTCGAGAGCATACATTTCGCAATTTCTAAAAATATCCTCGGACGCTTGAGAATTGTTCAAAGGGAATCTGAACTTCACTTCCTTCCTTTGTACATCCTTTGCATTGGTCAGCGCTTGTGTTGACCGTACAGCACTTTGTCACACAATAAGCTTCATATTGTCCCGCAATGCCCGATTGACGGAACATGAACGTCGCCGGGCAAGTTCCCAAAAAGACTTGAGATGAGACAGAGACTGAGCGACCAACAACATTCCGAACATCTCCACGAGTTTTTCCGATGAAGATGGTCGGTGTGAAAGGTCCAGCTCCAATAACGGAACCTCCAAGAACGGCACCGTAATACTCTTGACTGAAATCAGGGACATCTTGAATTGCGGTTTGAGGGTAATAATATATCGTCTGCCAGGGCACCCAAGCTCTTTGAAAGTAGGGTCTCCAACCTCCCGCTCTCCACGTCGGGCGAAAACCTCCTCTCCCAGGACGATGATAAAAAGAACCTCTTCTTCTCATTACAAAAAATATTTTATATTTTTTCATATCATGGTCATCAACTTGCACTCAAAACATCCTCCTTCCATGTTTGGTCGGATACCGCAACATGGAGAAAATCCTCCTTCTTTACAAGCCTCCGGAGAGAAACGAGACGCCCGGCAAAAAGCGTAGTAACTTCCGTCTGAATTTCTCAAAAAGTTGTAATACGGCGCACGGCAAGAAAATGCGCTGAAAAAGCCGAGGTTGACGGAAACTCTCTCACCTTTCTCATTTCTGATATCACAGCCGCAAGGACCCACAAAAACAAGTGGTTTGAACCAGAGGTTCGTTTTCGCATACTTTGAGAAAGACTTTGGTATTAGACCTCTGTAGTAGACGTTCATATTCGGAGGGTCTGATTGGCTCATTACAAATTTCAGGGAGAAGCAAAACTTTTAATGTCGAGACTGACAAAGGAAAAAACGCGCGTTCGGGTGGTGTACGAGAAAACAAGCGGCCACCTTCTGATTGGTGACACAAATGAGAGACTTTGTCCAGTCATCCCGTCTCCGGTTTCATCAACTCCTTCACAGCAAGGTTTTGTTGTTCATGGGAATGAGATGAAACTTTGTGAGGCTTCATTGTCCTGTCCCGGTGTCGTGTACGCAATGCAAACCCCGAACAACACAGGATTTGGCAAAGGTTGCTTATGTTCTCTTTTGGAAGCAAAAGAGAACACCGCTTTCGGAACAGAGACTGGAAGGAGCCTCACGGATGGATGTTCAAACACATTCATTGGCAAGTCAAGCGGATGGAAGGTCGTAGAAGGAAATTTTAACACCTTTCTGGGTGCTCATTGTGCTGGAGACTTGACAAAGGGAGACAGAAATGTTTTTGTCGGGGCTCTTTCCGCTTCTGGAGTCATTTCGGGGCAAAACAATGTTTTCATCGGATTCAACACAAAGGCACTGTTCCCGGAAGTTTCAGAGTCCGTTGCTCTCGGATACAGCACCATCATCGAAGGAAATAATGAACTCGCCCTTTCGAGGTTTCTTTTCACTGTCAGAGCGAGAGGCCTAAAAAGACGAGGAGGTCAAAATTCAGAAATGCTCACTTTTGACCAAGAAAGTGGGCGTATGCACCCCATCTGGTATCCACCAAACAACAAAAATCTTCGCCTTCTCGAAAGTTCGGATGTTCTTGCCCTTGATGTATACCAGGAAAACGGAAGGGCGACAGTTTGCATCTCTGACCTCGAAAAACTTCCACAACTTTCAGTGACTGATGAAGATGGAGTTGTTGTAGGCCTGAGTCATTCCGGTCTTTTGTTGCATCTTTTATTTGCCCTCCAAAGAATTTCAAAAGAAAAAGGAAACTCTTTGGGTGTCAGACATGACCTTGATTCTCTCATAAAAAACTTTAACGAGTTCCGTGACTCAAACTTTCAAAACCTCTCAAGCATCAACAAAACCAACGAAGTTTTGCTTGCCAAACTCTACCAGTTTAGCGACATCTCGAAAAGGATGCAAGAAATCTCCGATAGGCAAACTTCCGAGTCTGGGAAGACGTACTCCTTGAGGAAGAAGTGTAAAGAGAGACACGAGAAGCAAAATTCTTTGAACAAAGTCTTTGGCGAAACCCTCCAGCAAAACAATGAGAACTTATCGTCTCAGATTCGGGACTTGTCCGCGAAAATTAGCGAGAGAGATGAAATTATTTCGAGTCAAGAAAAAAATATTTTAGAGCTCACTCAAAAATTCGAAACGCTCTCAAGAGTTCAAGACTCCCGGATTCGTTCTCTGGAAGAGAAAGTCGCCCAGCTTTTGGAAACGACCTCGAAACTTTTGGACGAGAGACCCGTTTCGCCTCTTTGCGTCTCAGCGGTTGGTGAATTGCAAAAGAGGACCATTCCCCTTGTGGATGTTCTTGAGGATTGGGAAAATATCTCAGGATAAATATTTGTTGGGTAAGAAAAAAATGGCGACCAACGCTCTCGATATGACTTCTCTCATCAACGCCGTCCTCTCGTCAATCACCCAACAACACCAAAGGAACAACACTCCTCAAACCAACAACGAGCAGATTGACATCAGCAATATTTTTGGTCCTTCTCCGCCTGTCCCTGCACCCATTCCCCCTCAGAGAAGCAGCAACAGTGTGGATTCTGCTCTTCGTTCAAGACGGAGCCAACCGTATTGTTCTGTGACTCCCCGTGACAGGAAGCTGCTGATGTCTCTCGGGTTTTATCTTTTGACTCTTGAAAAGAGGGGAGAACTATCCACAAACGTCGTTGAAAATCTCAATGGTGTGTTTTCAAACATCGAAGAGTTTCCCTACAAACTTTTCCGGGACAATGCCCTTGGAAATGTCGAGACCGTACTGGGAGAAGAAGACGGAACTCTCGATGTGTTTGACAGTCTTGTCGACAACTAAATATTTCTTTTGAACAAAAGAAATAACAGAAACAAAAATGCAAGACCCCATTGACGACCTCATCTCACGACAAGATTTTTTGTCTGGATACTTTCAAAAGAAGAAAGAAGGAGAGAACACAACAATCGCAAGAGTCAAGGAACTCAACAACCAAAAACTCTCTGACTTTGCAGATATCGTCTTTACGGGAGACGAGAAAATTCTGAGGTCAGTCGTGGCTCACAAGTGGAACATTTACAATGATGGGCTTGAAGTGAGGGCCTACGCCCAAAACAAGAAAAAGATTATCCTTCCTTCTGAAGTCGCTCAGAGGAAAGCTCGGGAGTTTTTCGACAGACCCATCGATGAGATTTACGAGTCTGGGTACATTCTGGCTGTTCAAAACTATGGAATTCTTGACTGTGAAAAGTCAAGGAAAATTATGGGACAAAAGTACAAAAAGGTCTTCTCGTCCGACGACCCGAATGATTGGTTCAAGAATGCCGAAACTTTCCGAGAAGAAGTACCCCTCGAAGACAGACAAAGATACGAGAAGTTTATGGGGTTGAGTCTTGCAAGACTCTACATCTAAAAAATATTTTATATATTTTTTAAAAGGCTTGAGGGAAGCACAAAATAAAAAAGTCATCCTTCCACGTTTTCCTGAAGCGAACAAAGTCTTCATCTTTTAGGTCTTCCCAATCCTCAATCTCTACTTTTGCCACAAAACTTCCGGCGTGTCTGTCTCCATAACAATTTAGTATTCGGACAATCAGATTTTCTACATCTTCCTTTGTTTCAGTGTCGAGAGCGACAAAAGGAATGTGTTGTCTTTGGTCAACGTCAATCCAAAAAACCCGACAATTGTCTGTGGCAAAAGAATGCTGAGCTTCACAAAGTCTCCTCTTCAAAAGTGGAGAACCCGCATAATTTCGACGGATGTTCATGTTTCCGTAGATGTTGTTTTTTGACTTGTTGTTTCCCATTTCTTTCTCTAAAAATTGCAAGAAAGAAAAACCATTTTATGACAGAAAAATTTGCATTGATGGAGTCTTGGGAAAAGAAGCAAAAAGTGAGACTCGAGTTTACTCTTCATTTGGAAGGAGCCACATTTTCTGGGAAGATTAATATCAAAGACCCGGAAAGGATGAGAGATGCTATCAAAAAATATTTCGATGAAAAGAGTTGCCTCGTTGAGTTTTCAAAAGATTTCACTATTTCTTCTTGCATGTACCAGGGAATTTTTATCGAGTACAAAGGATGCTCGCTGAATGTCAAACAAGAGTACAATCACTATAACCTCAAGAAAGTCCGAGAGTTTCTTTCGGAAGTTCTTGAAAAACTTGATGAATAAAATATTTCTATATTTTATTTGAAAACTCACGAATTTTTCTTTGTGACTCTGCAATGAGAAAAGATGACAACATGCTCTTTTCTTTCTCTAGGAGACGCCTCACAACTCCTTCTCTCTGTCTGATTTTTAGTGAAAGAGTCGAGCTGTTCCTCCGGTCCATCATTCTTTCAAAAATCTCTTGTTCCATTTGTCCAAAACTACCAAAAGTCATCACTTTCTTCTTCGACTTGTTGAAACTCGACAGGATATCGCAGAATACATCCGATGCCTCCAAACCCCTTTATGAACTGAGAACTTTCCGGTGTGCTGTTTGAGACGAGTTCGAGAGAGCAACCAAAATTCTTGTAGTTTTCGCAAATCCAGTCGATGAACGACTCTCCCTCGTGCTTTTCCTCAGAGTCTTGGAAAACGATGAGTGTCTCAACGGCTCCAAGTTCGAGTGCAGTCATAGCTTCATTTTTTCCAAAACAATAGGTGTTTTTGTCCTTTGAAATCTCTCGGAAAAATAAAGACAACACTTCCTTCTCCTTTGCGTATTTTACACCTCCCAAAAGAGTTTGGGAAGCGTCGATGGCCTGAGAAAGTCCAGCCTCGCCACCATATGGGATGTCGAAAGTTCCCAAAACTTTTCCCTTCAGTCTGGTGTCGAAAAGGTCAGACTCCAAAAGTTTGGTCTTGAACTCTGCTGAACCCGCCAAAACAATTCCAGACACGAAACATTTGTTGTCTCTCAAGAAACACTGTGACGCGTTTTCTGCAACTTTTCTCAGGTAATTATGTCTCTTTTCTTTTCGAAGTCTTTCAAAACGCAGAGCAGACTGTCCTCCTCTTCCGTGTTTCTTTGGAAGACAAACCTGGAAACTCGAGATTGTTGTTCTCGTGCTTCCCGAAAGAGTCGCAAACAGAGCTCCAGAACCATCCACAATGATGAAACCATAAGTTTGGTCATCATACAAAAGCTCCGAAAGACATTCGGTGTGAAAAACGCTGTCACAGGCGTAAACCTTTTGAGAGATTGGTCGAAAAGGTTCAATGTCAAATGCAACTTTCTTCTCTTTTCCTTCGGGAAGCATTACAGTTCCACTAAAAATTACGAGACCATTTTCTGGGACTTTTTGCAAGAGTTTGAGTTTTTGTTGGCATGAGACTATTGCTCCGAGAACTGAAAGTCTATTCACTCTTGACTTGATGTTGGATGCTGTACTGTGCTCGTTTGTGAGCATTGTCATCGCTCGAGAAATTTGTTCGCCCGGTGGGAGGGCAAGAGTCACTAAACTCGTCCCGCTCCCTTTTGCAGAGTCGAGAAATTTGATGAGTCGCTTGAGTCGAAAAATTTCAAGTTCAGACATCTCCATTGTAAAATTATTCTTGAAAAAGAGCATAACAAAAAAGTTTTTTGTTATGGAAACCTTGAGCAACGAAGTCGTCTTGCATATTCTTTCATTCTGTGATGTAAAGGAACTCTGCGCGTTTGCAAAGACGTCAAGTTTGTCTCTACTTTTGGCAGAAGACGAAAAACTCTGGGAAAAGAGATGTAAACTTCGCGGTTATCCAAAGAAAACGTCAGAAATGTCTTGGAAGAAGTGGTACGCCAAATTGTCCCAGTCGTACTTGGTAAATTGCCAATGGTATTACGGAGACACACAATCTGTTCGTCTCTATATCGGCAGAGGAGCAAAACAGTCAGTCGTCAAAAAAGTTCTCTGTAAAGTCTTTGACTATTACCGCCCGGAAAGAGTAGTCATCAATGGATGCTCAAACGACGAAGAAGAAATACCGCAAAATATTTTGGAGACTGGGCTTTTGGTGTCTTGGGTGAGATAGAATATTTCAAATGCATTTGAAATATATAATGATGGACATCGCAGAGCTTTTACTCTCGCCAAAAAGACTCGGCGAGACTCTCGGAACGGAAAAACTTTGGGTAGACAAAAGTGGTTATTTACACCTTGAAAACGGCATGACAGTAGAGATATGTATATGCGTCTGTTCTTCGGTTCCAGCAGAAAGCATTCGTATTCTGGTCTCTTCAGGCATGAACTTTTCGCATTCTTGTGAGGAGTGTTCTTTCTCTCAAGAACTTGTTATTTCGTCTCTTGTCAAAACTCTTGAAAATATTTTGAGATAATTTTATGTCTATAAAATTATTCTTCTTGTGTGTCTTCCAAATCCTCCTGTTCTTTGAGTCGATAGAACTCAAACTTTTTACCTCCGACAGGTTGCACCTTGAGTGCTCGAGACATTTGCTTTCGGAACTTGAGGATTGTGACCTTTTTAGCAGAGTAGCTCGGGAAATTCTCGTCGTACCACTCTTTGTAGTTGTTGAACAACTCGCTGACTGTGACATAAGGAACTTCTTCGTCTTCCTCCTTGTTTTTCTCAAATTCATCCTTGTCAATCTTCTCGACACAGTCGCGGATGTACCTTCGGATGGTGTCGTTCCTCGACCTCATCTTGTTGGTCGCGAGAGTCACTTCTTCGGGCTCACAAAGACCCTCTTCCTTGTACTCCTTGAAGTCTTGCATACATATCCAAAAGAGTGCATGGGCAAGTTCAGGGATTTTCTCCTCAAAGTGCGGGTCAGCCTTGAAAATGTGAAGTCGCTTCCTCTCTTCGGGGTCTTCAATCCAAAGGTCGTCCTGCTCAGATAGGAAAGTCGACTCAAACATAATTGCCCTCAGACGATTCCAAGTTGCCTGGTCGGAACCGGGAACACTCGGTGGTTTGTTGCACATCATAAAGATTGTAAATTGTGGTTTGACATCCCTTCCCTTTTCGTACAAACTCCGAACAAAGAACGAGTCGTTACCGGAAAGTTCCTTTAGAATTCCAGGGTTCAACTTTTCTCCCTTGTGCACTTCTTGAATCACAGCAAAACGAGCTCCCGGTGCTCTTGCGAGTTCGGGGCGAGCAGCACTCGCAGACGCAGTTCTTCCGACGAGACACATCTCACGAGGGAACTTTATGAGATATTGTCCAAAGATGTACTCCAAAAGGTTGAAGAACACGGTCTTGCCGTTATGACCCTTTCCTGTGCAAACATAGATTCTTTTGTTCCTGTTTCCACCTTGCATACAAGAAGACACCATTCGAATGGCACACTTTCGAATCTTTGGATTTGGGAAAAGTTTTCTCAAAAACTCTCGACATTCAATCACCGACCTGTCTGTTTCCGAGAACTCTCTATATGCGATGCCTGTGCTCATCGAAATGTAGTCATCGGGACTCCCGTCTCGGAAGATTCCGAGTTTGAGGTCGACAACACCGTCTTCCATTCCGATGATGTCTCTGTTTTCGTCGAGCTTTTGCAAAAACTTCTCGTTCAAGAAGAGCCTCTTGCACATCCTCATAACTCCAGTAGCAAAACCATCCATCTGGAGTTTCGCCTGAATGTCCAGGCATCTTTTAATCACAAGTTGAGCATTTGGGTCGGTGCCTTGGTTTGTCATTGCGCTTAATCTCGCAATTTCGAGACGGAAGATATCAGGAAGTTCAAAGCTGATAATCTGCATCAGTTCGTTGGCATCATCGAGTTTGTTCCACCGATGGCTTCGAAACTCGTACCAGATGTTTGACTTTGCGTCAGCACAGATGAACCTGTCCGAATATTTTGTGTGGATGAGCTTTGCAATGTTGGCATGTGTCGGCTTTGCACATTTCACGGCATTGTCAAGGTCCGTTTTACACTTTGCGGTTTTCCACTCTGCGTATCTTTCCGGACTGTCGTTTTTTGCCATCTGCAAAAGACTTCCAATCCCTTTTCCTTTCATTTCCATGTGTTCCCAGACATACTCGCACTTTTTCTCGTCAAAGTTTGAAGCTCTGGAAGAAAAGTCAATCCAAAGGTCAAGTGCTTCCGGAAGTCCGTTTCCGATGTTGAAGAGAGTCCAGCCGACATTCATCCAATCATCATAGTTTTCTGCTCTGTTTGTGTTCAACATATCCAGAATTCTCCCGTCGGTGATATCCTTGATGTCCGCCATAATTTGCTCCATGGTTTTTACAAGTCTCGTGGGTCTTTTCTTTTTCGAGAGCTTTTTCTCAGACGGAATTATCCCCCGAGAAATGGGTGATGGGTCTCTTCTCCTTTGAATGGACAAAAGAAGGGGAAGGTCCTCCGGAATCTTCCATCCCATATCCTCGGCTTCCTCTTCCAAAACGTTGTAAATGTCAATACATTCTAGGTCGTCAGTGTACGCTCTCGTCGCCTCGTATGGTTCCAAAAACTCGCCATTATCTCCGGGCTTTGTCGAACCATACATCAGCCAAGGCTTCCCTTTCAAAGAGTCAATGCATTTATCGACGTCTTCCAAAAGAGGGAGGTCGTCAAAAGCCCCCGTTTCGCAAAGTTCCTTGACGACTTTTTGTCTCATGAAGACATTTTGGGTGTTTGAATCCACAACAAAGTACGGAAACATCAGATGAAATCCATCCTTGACTTTGTCACCGGAAATTCTCGGCCCGGAGCGTTCAAAAACTATACAGGAAAACATTTTTTCCGTGTGCTCGAGTTCAGGCACAATGACGCGGATAATTTCCTGGTATGCTTTTATCACAGAGAGAATGTGTGTCTCCTTGTACTGTCTGGTTGGCATTTTCTTGCTGGTGTCATCGAACCTAAAGTCCACATCGACGTACAGGGGGTGATATTTCATTGGCATCTCGGTGAGACACAAGACAACACCATTTTGAATGGCTTCGGAGTAAGAGCGAAAAAAGGATGTGAGATTCTTCTTCCCCTCGATGCAAAACTTCCCCTTTGGCGAAAAGGACGTATGCGTAAAAGCTCCTTCTCCCTTCAAAACTCGAAAAGTCTCGATGAGTGCGAAAAGGTCCTTGGTTTGTCTCTTCGCCATTTTTATGTGTAAAAATTTTGACCAAAGAAAACAGTTTGATACTTGCAAATCTTTTTGTTCTCAAAACTTTTTCTGATAATTTTTTACACGCAAAATGTTGAAAAAATTTCTTCTCCTTTCGAGCCTCCCATATGAAGTTGTCCGAGGAATTTTGCTGATGTCTGACAATGCAAACTGTCTCCTTGTTTCGCGAGGTTTTCGTGAAATTTGGGAGCAGCGCCTTTGCGAACGGAACGTCAAGAAAGGATTGAACCTCTTGGAACAAGGTTCTTTCTTTGGCCTCATTCTTGCCAAAAACTCAGAAAGAATGCATGCGGTTGCGAGAGCCGCATCTTCCGGAAACAAGAAACTCTTAAAAAAAGTCCTGTGTATCAACAAAAAACAGTGCTACGCTTTCTGCCAAGAGAACGCATTGTACGGCGCTGCATTTGCGGGGAAGAAGAGTCTCTCTGTTTGGATTCGCAAAAGATTTCGAGCAAATCCCATCTCTGGGTTTCATGGCGCGCTCGATGGAGGTCACGAACAACTTTGTGAGTTCTGGTGGAAGAGGCTCAAGAAAAAGATTCACACAAAACACGAGAGAATCGTGTCCCTGTCAAGTGCAATAATAAGGTGCGCGAGCTCGAGTTCTTCACACCTTCTCGGTCTCCTGATAAAACTTGGAGGAGCGCCGACTTCTGGAGCCTTTGAAGAATGTGCAAGAAAAGGCAATCTCGAGTCTTTCCGATTTCTTTTGGAACACATCAAAGAAGGGGATAAAGACGCAGTCCTTTCGTCCGCCATTCGAACAAAGAACCCAAAGTTTGTGTATGCGTGTTTTGCTTTCGGCTTGGAAGCAAAAAATGTGCACATTCAAGAAGCAAACAAACTTCAGGGAGTTATGAAGTTGATAATTACACCCATTATTGTGGCCTGAAATTCTTGTTCATCTTTTTCAAACCAAAAGATGTCTTGTGTCTTTTTTGACACCTCATGAGCAAACAGATAATTCCTCTCTCCCCAAAAGAGAGAAAGCATTGTTGATGCTAGAGATTTTGGAAAGCATTCAGAGCAATCCCGAAATCCGCAAAGTCCGTATTCGTTCTTTTGTTTTTGACAAGTCATTGAAGGCTTATTCAAATGGAACTTTTTATGGAACAAATGATATTTTATTTTTACTTGCGAAAACATGGAAAATATCATCTCTGTTTTGCATTCGTTCACCCAGAACATCAACGCCGAGGCTTCTTCTTCTGAGCTCGAACTCACGAGGAGGAGAATTCAGAAAGGTCTCGAGCTTCTTGAGCTGATGCTCGAGAAAGATTCCGCGGACATCATCGGGTCGAAGAAGGAAGAGTGTGACTATGTGTTTGCTCCGACATTCCAAGAGATTTTGAACGAGGTCAATCTTTTGCTGGCCGACGAACTCGGAAATGTTGCTGGTGGAATCGTGGGGTTTACAGACGAGAATCCTTTGGACTTCCCGACTGTTTTGCCGATTCTTCGCGAACAACTCGAGATGCTTGACGGAGAACGTGCGATTGTGTGGTGGATTAACGAGGATGACTCGACCTGCTTCTCCCTTTTGCCAAGGCACCGTCTGCCCAAGAAGGAGGATTTTGACGTCTATATTTCGAGCACCAACGAAAACATTGAGCTTGTGCGGTGTGATGAGAGAGAATGGGTGAGCTGCGACATCTGCGCGTTCATCAAGAGCTTTGTGTTTTTCTGGGAGGCGAACTCTCAAAAGTACGAATAAATAATATCTTTTCAAAAAGATATTTATACCACGGGTGGTTCATAGTTTGGATTGTTTCTTATTTTGGAGTGTTTTCGGTACGCCTTACATCCAAACTTAAACTTTGGACAAGGAGTGACGTCGAAATAAAAGAGTTTGTCTTCGATGTCTTTCTTCATCGTTCTGTTGTCGATAATCATGCACCGATATGGTACAGCGCAGACTTGGTCCATGATTTCGCAAAACTCGCTGTAAGTCCCAAGAATTCCTCCAAAGTTCTTCCAGATTTTCTCTCGTTCGATGGGGGAAGGTTCATAAAAGATGACAAAGAAACTTCCGCATTTTCGCGAACCAGGAGTGAGTTCGATGGCTCCATGACCCAGAAAAAAGACTGCATTTGCCCAGTGCCGTGAACCGAGCTTGAAATACGCATTGACGACAGGTTGTCGATAGATGCTGACATTATCAGAACAGTCGTCGATGATGTGGATGCTCAAAGGATTTTTGCAGGACTTGTCCTTTTTGGCCTTTTTCTGTCTTGCGATGTATTTGAGTTCTCTGTCTTCGTTCCACTTGCTACTGATGTACAAGGGAGGAAAGATTCCCTGAAAATCACCAGACTCGTCCGAAGTCCCAGAGCAGACGCTCCCGACTGGGTACTTACTTCGATGATAGTAAGCAAACAATTGGGCGAATGTCGTCTTCCCAGAGCCCGGATTTCCAATCACGATAAACGTTGCACTGTCTGGACAAGCCATAATATCCCACGGCTTGATATTCAGAATTTTTGGGTTCTCTGGGGTTGGCTCATCTCCTGTGGCTTTTTTCCTACCCATTCTACAGATTTGATATTTATCTTTAAATATAAATATGCGGTCTTTCTGGCTTTTTCTTCTTTTAGTTTCTCTGAGTTTTTTCGTCACATCCGCTCACATCTTTGCATGTTGGACTGCGTCCGGAGGAAATCCAAAGTGGCAAACACATGGAAATATTTCCTTCTTTGTGATGATTACATCGCCTCTCATCGCTTTTGTCTCATTTATGGGGTTGGTGAGTACAAATAAAGAATGAAAGTCGGCCAAGTCTTTTGCATACCTCACCTAAAAAAAGCAGTGTATGTTGGGCAAACAGAAAACGAGGAGTTTGTCTTTTATGGAGAAGACGGAGTTTTTCACATTTTGCAGGACGTTCCTTCTGGAAACATTTTGGATGTTGACTATGGTCTGGAAAAAAGACTCAAGAAGACAAAAAAGTTTCTCAAGTACCTTTTTTTCCGATGATAAAAATATTCACAGATATTTTTTATTGTGGCAGCACGGGCAAGTCGCATTGCCAATCTTTTTAACTCTCAGGGTATACTTGTCCCCGTCTTCCGAATCTTCCCAAATGTTTTTGCAGAACGTGTCTTCCGGGAACTCTGAAATTTTGTGAAGTCCTACCTTTTTAGCAACAAGACCATCGTCATCGCCACTCATCCTGTTCCAAAGTTTGGGCAGAAGATTCTTTTCGAGAAAGAGCATGCTTGTTTCAGGCGTAACAACTATTGGAAAAAGTTTTCCATAGACACGGAGCCATATGAGTTTGCAATCGTCTCTTTCTTCCCCAAACTGCGAAAGACAAATGGCAGTTTTTAACCCAGAAGAGCCATAGTTTTTCTTCCAAACATTGACATTTTCTTCCCAGTCGAAACGCGACTCCGTCGGCTTTTCAAGTTCTTGCCCCATTTCTTTTGTTGGACAATAAAAATATTTTCTCAATATTTTTGCCGGAAGAAACAAGAGCACAAGCAATGGATGCTCCGAGAAGCATCCGGGCGGAGAACTTGGTTTTGTTCCAAGTTTTTCCAGTAATTTTTCTGCTTGAGGTGGATGGTTCCGAGAGCCTTTGACTTTGTGTCGTACAAACGAACTCGAGAAGCAAACCAAGCGTCGTCCTCGCGGCAAACACAGTGATTGTTCCAAATCTGGCAAAAGACACCCTTCTCAAGCTTCTCCAAATCCATACCTCTCACAAGAAGAAGGGGAAGTCTTTTGCCTCCTCGAACGGGAAACCATACGAGCTTCGCGTCTTTCACAAACATGTCAAATTGTGCGACAGAGAGCGCATTCGAAAGTTCCTCAAGATTTTCAGAACCTTTTTCTTCCCAAAGTTTGTGAACAGCCGCGTTTTTTCTCCAATGAAATTCTTCCATCTTTCCCACAAAATATTTACAAGCAAAAATATTTCATTCTTGTCAAAAGTTCTTCATCAATGTCCAGAGGCAAAGGAAGCCGCTCACCCTCTGTGTTTTGGAACGCTTCTCTCAACTTTCCTTCAGAGTCAAAGTGGACTTCCAAACCCTCTTTTTTACCGTTCGAGTATTCCGCGACATAGTCCACCGCCCCCGAACGACGGAAAATGGTTAGCAGGCCATGAAGTTCCCCGTCCAAAAACTCTCTACGAAACCTCAAAACTTTACTCGCGATTTGAATCTCAGGACCATTCTTTTTTCCGTTCACATAGGTTCCCTCCTTTAAAATTTCCCCGTCCTTTTTCTTGATGCTCCATGGACCATGAAGCTGTCCATCTTTCCAACTTTGATAGAGAGTTTGGTCGCTCCTATCGCTCCCTTCCTCAGAGGGACCGTGCTTGTCTCCGTTTGGAAGGATAAAATACGCCTCATTCTCCAGAGAGACTTTTGTCGTATAACTCTCCTTTGGGAGGTTTTCCTTTCCCGTGCATTCGCAATAGGAAAGAACCTCTCTATTTCTCAAAAACTTTTCCATGGTGAAATATTTAACAAAAATATTTCTTGAGAATTTGTTCGATGTTTGGTCTCAACTTTGGTTCGTAGCAAAGGCACTCGTTCAAAAGACTCTGGAAATTCTCGGGAGTTCCAAACACTCTTATGGGACGGAACCGATGGATTGTGTGTTGTTCCATCAGTTTCTTCTTGTCAAAAGGCCAGAGAGGAGTTCCTTTCCAGAGTTCCGCAAAGACGCATCCGAGACTCCAAATGTCGACCTCGTAAGCAAAGTGGCGAGACGGGTCAATCAAAAGTTCAGGAGGGCGGTAGTGAATTGTCACAATCTCGTGAGGGACAGAAACTGTTTGGTCACCACAAAATATGGAAAGGCCAAAGTCGCAGATTTTTGCCGTCTTCCCATCGTACAGAATATTCGACGGTTTCAGGTCTGCGTGAATGATACCGTTTTTGTGGAGGAATGCGAGGCCCTCACAAATGTCCTTAAACACGCACGACATCTCGTCCAAGTTCAAATGTCTGCGCGAGAGGTCAAAAGGCAGATACTCGAGAACCAGAGTCTGAGAAAGGTTGGTTCTCTCGAACTTGAGGAGCCTGCAAATGTTTTTGTGACCATCACCCATCATATCATATACCACTTTTTCCGGATGTTTCTGCGAGTCGAAAGACTTTGTTTCGTACGACTTCATCACAAAACCCGCTTCTGTGTCAGCGACAATTGTCGCTTGGAGAGGATGGGATGACCTTTGGATAACCTTCATTTGGAACGTAAAAACAAGTCGAAAAAGAACTTTGGAACTCTCGTTTTTTGAACAATGTCTGAACAAGAATGCAAAAAAATCACTGAAGACTGCAAACAAAGAATTCGCCTTTCTCTTCTTGGGAATTCCATGAGAAGATACGGAAAAACGGAATGTCTTTCCGCCATCAAGGAGCAACAAAAGTGTTTCATCAAGCTTTTGGAAGAAGAGAGGAAGGCGAATGGAAAACAATAAAATATAGAGAAAAATATTTTATGGAAATGCAAAAATTTCTGGACAAGAGGGAGGTTCTCCCTTTCTCTTTTATTGAGAAGCCGAGAAAGAGAGACTTTGTACTTGCAAAAATAAAGAATGGGAAAAAGGGTCTCGTAAAATATCAGGTCCTTCCAGATGGGACAAAACACGGAAATTATTCATCTGTGAACGGAAGTCAGGTTGAGACAAAGGAATATTATAAAGGTGTTCTTTCTGGACCTTGGACGCTCAGAAACGAGAAAGCAGAAATCTCTGGCACTTTTGTCTGTGGAAAACTTTTTGGAACAGTCAAAACCTCTGGTGTCCTTGTATGTGATGTTTTTCTTGTGTATGATGAAAGAGGGCTACCTTTGTGCTGTAACTCAAAAATGATGTGCTCTAGGTTCAAATGGGACCTTGAAGCAAAGTTGTTGATTGTGACGAAAACTTTCCCGTATGGCTTCGTACATACACATTTTTTTTCTGACATCGTATTCGCGAAGGCGAGAGGCGACAATATCACAAAAAAGAAGCATCTCTACGCTTTCGACTGTTTTGAAGGTGTCCTTCTTGCGAACGGAAGCTCGCTCGTCTATGGGACTACAGAAAACGGGGCCAGAGTAACTATAAACTTTCCGGTATATGTTTAGATGCAAACATATTTTTGGATGAATATCAAAAGACATTCACTCATTCTCAAAATTTTTAAGATGCAGAACCCACTATTCGAAGAGTGCGAAGAAAAGACTCGTGTTGTTTATGGTGGAAAAACTCTTTGGAAGAACCCAGAAAGTTTCACATACACAAAGAGTTTTCTTTTGCCGAGTGGAGAAAAACACGGAGTCCACAAGGTATCGAGGACGTTCCTCAAGTTTGATGATACGATAGTGGAGACTTCGGAATGGAACAGAGGGAGACTTTCGGGGAATTGGGAAGCTGTGAATTTGAAAGGGGAAAGGCTTTTTGGAAAGTTTGAGAATGGCAAAGCTGAAGGAGAGTTTGTCCTAGAAGGAGACAAAAGAATGACTTTGATATTCCAAAGAGGTTTCTTGAAAAGTTGGAAGTTCGAGGGAGGAATAACCATCAACTTCCGGTGGAAGAAGAAAAAGATGTTTCTTCGGCAGAGGGAAGATGTGCAAAAATTTCGGGTCAGCCTCCCACGAAAAAGAAAAAAGAAAGAGAACGAAAAAGTTGGCAATCTTCTCCTCTTTTGTCTTTCCCTTTACGGGAGGACTTTACTCAACAAAAAGCACGAGCCTTTTGTCGTTGGTTTCGAAGACGAGGTCTTTCGCGTTCCTTGCTTTCCGGAAGAGCTCTGTATCGAGGAACTTTTACCCAAACAAAGGTGGCATGATACCATATTTTGCAGACCGAATGGTTTTCCCTGAAAGTGTTGTTCCCTCTTGTGCACTAATCCCAATTTTTTGTGAAGTAACAGAAACTTTTTGAAATGCAAAAGTTTCTTTCGAGGAAAGAGCTCGTGTCTCTCTGCCTCCCTTTTTCTGAAGACTTGCCAAAGAAAGAAGACCATTTGGGACTTACAAAAAGAAGGACAGGTACAACTTCCAGTGAGTATTTTCTCTTGCCAAATGGGGAGAAACATGGAGAAGAAATAAGAAAGTATGACAGTGGGAAAATTCTTTCTCGTTGCTGGGAAAACGGTGTGCTTCACGGTCCGTGGAAAATTTCAGTTGGAAATGATTACCTCGAAGGAGAGTTTTGGAATGGGCTAATCCACGGCGTCTTTCGCTCGGAAACTGGCATTGACGGTTTTGAACAACTCGAGCAATATTTTGTAGGCAAGCTTCGGAAAAGTGCAGAGTACACATTCCTCATGGGGTTACTGCAATCCGAGAGAGGCCAATTGGGCGTCTATTTAGGCCCGCAAAAACTCTTTAGTGTCGAGCAACCAGAAAAACATCTTTTGTGGGACAAAGAAGGAAAAAATGTGGTCATCGGCGACTCCAAGTTTTTTAATATCAGAGATTATTCGAGTGGATACATTTCGAGAAACCACCACGTGCTTTCAGAAAATTATCTTATGCATTTTTTAGAAAGCGAAGGTCAAAATGTCTTTGCGACGACAGAGAACGGTGAGATTGTTGCGCTTCGAATTCCAAAGACTTAGAAAATTCAAGATTGAATTTGTGTTGGGACAACTCAAGCATATTTTTATCGTCAAAAATATGGAACTTGTCCTTTTCGACAACAACATTCTCAAGTACATCTTCGGGTTTCTTGAGGAGAACGAGGCTGTCCCTTGCGCTTTTGTCTGCAAATTCTGGAAACAGATTCGTGCAACTTCCAAAAATTGGAAAGTACAATGGAAGACAAAGGCAGCGTTTCACAAGGCTGTCTCTTTTGGGAACAAGAACCTCATCGAATTCTTCTTTGACAATGATGCTTCTCACAAGACAGTCACTGCTTCGCTCTACGCAGCAAAAACGGGAGACATCAAGATTCTTGAGCTTCTTGTCGAAAGAGGTTATCCTCTCAAAAAAGGGTACGTCGGAGCGTCAGCCAAGGGATATACTCACGTTCTTGACTGGCTCCAAGAAGTTGATGAAGACGGAGACCTCCAAGATGTTTTCGAGGAGAGTATGAGTCTTGCAGCACGATTCAACCATTTGGAAGTTCTCAAGTGGTTCGAGGAGAGAATAACCATCGACTATTCCTACAAAATGCTCTGGAGCGCCATCGCGACAGCAGCCATTCAAAAGGGTGGTTATGGTGAGGCTCTTGATTATGCCCTTGACGGCAGCTCACTCAGAAGGAGAAACATTTTGAGCGACGCCATCATTCACAAAAACTTCCGAGTGATGGAGAGGTTTTGGAGAAAGAAGGACATTGGTTGCAAGAAATACGCGAGTCTTGGCCTCAAGAGCAGAAGTCCCAGGGTGGTTGAGTGGCTTTGGCAGAGAGGCATTTCTTTCAAGAAGGCAGACATCACCAAGCACTTTGACAACGTTGAGATGATGAGAGTTCTCGTGGAAGTCTGTGACCTTGAGGTGAACGAGGATGACGACCTCTTCGTCGCTGTTGTCTCTTGCAAAGACCCGACCATCTTCAAGTTTTTGAAAGACAAGGGTTGTATCTTGGACAAAGAGACGTCAAAGAATGCGGTGCTCAATGGAAATCTCGTGGCTGCAAAATGGCTATTTCACAACGATTGCCCGTTCTACGAAAACGTCGCGAAGTTCTCACCCATCGAGAAGAAGATGTTTGAATGGCTCAAGAAGGCTGGATTCAACCTCTTTCTGAAACAAGAACATCTCGAGGAAGCTCTGAAGAACTCTTTGACAGAGACAGTTCTGTTTCTGATTGACAACAAATGTCCGTACAACCCGGAAGAAATGGAAGACAGTATCAAAAACAGGCTAATCAAGACACTTGTCCAAGACAGAAAGTAAACTATATTTTGAGAAAAATATAAATAATCCGATGGAGTTTCTTGACAAGCGAGAAGGGCTTTTTTTGAGCGTCGCATGCGGTCTTGAAATTTCTTGTGAACCATTTCTCCAAAAAGGCGAGTATTGTTCCACTCTTCCAGATGGTTCAATTCATGGGAAATATTACCGAAAAAATAAAGGAGGAAGCGAGACCGTCGAATTTCGCTATGGGAAAGCCCATGGAGAGTATATTTTTACGGGAATGAATTGCGACTATGGTCCCTATGGGGACTTCACAAGAGGCAAGCTCCGCGGAGATTGTACCCTTTCGGGAAATTACATTGATGGGGATAGAGAAGGAGAATTTCTCTTTTTGGGAAAGAGAAGGTCGGTGACTTTTGTCTATGAAGACGACAAGCTCGTACGCCTCGCAGACGAAACACACGAGCTCCTTCTGGATTGGAACGAAGAAAAGATGTGTTGTACTCTTTCAAAGGGAGAGAAGAGTTGGGTTCGAACATATTCGGCAATTCCAAACAAACCCAATTTTCTCTCCGATTATGATGGATACGCAGAGTTTCAAGAACCTCCATGTCTTTCAGATGTCGTGTACAAACTGGATACACACAAAAAAGGTGAAATTTATTGGGAGTTTATTTTCTAACTTTTTGCAATAAAAAGTTATCCTCAACATTTCAAGCTTCACAAATCGTCCATTTTGTCCAAACATCTTTATAGAACAAAATGTCTCGTACGAGCAAACTCGAAAAAGTCGCCGAACCTCTACTGAGCATTTATTTTGCTTTGGCCACTCCGGCTGGTTTTCTCATCGGTTGGGAAGAAGGTCAGGATAGAAGAAATATTGACAAACCATGGTACGTGATGATTCCAAAGGTGTGTTGGAGGACGATTTGGTGGCCTGTTTACATCCAACGTTATTTTTAGAGACAAACTTTTTCCGATATATTTATGGCTAAATATATTACTTGAAAACATTTCTTTCTTTCCAAAGGATGGAATATGAGGGAAGTTTCGACCAGAGACTTTTTTCATGGGCACTGCAATCATATTTTGTTCTGATGAATTCTCTCCCATCCTTGCCAAAAATTCCTCCAATCTTTCTTCCTGGTAGTGAGTACCTATCAAATAAAAAGACAGATTTTCCGATGTCGCCAGTGTCAAATTCTGAGTCCTCATCTCTTCCTAGATACAGATTCAAAGCATTTCCAAAAGCCATCGGTCCCGTGGTGTACAAATCCCTCGGACCGTACTCTTTATTCTCAACTCGAGAAACGACGAGGTCAATAAGACTTCTGAGCATTGGATGTCTTGGTTCGCAAGCAAAGAAAGCCTGATAAATTCCAGAGTGTACACCTTCATCTTTTGCAGACACGAGAGACTTGTCTCGAGGAAGCCATTCTTTTAAAGGTACAAGACACACCATCGCAGAGTCAACATAAACTCCACCGCTCACATAAAGGGCACAGTAACGGAACAAGTCGGCTTTGTAAGCACCTGGGACCAAACTATCATAAGCAGCAAGAACACGAGGCTCAAAGTTTTGTGAGATAAAGTCACGACAGAGAGCTGTCGTGAAATAGATGTGACGATATTCTGGATTCATCTCTGACCAAGAATCCAACGCTTTCTTCATTCCGGGTAAAACTTTCTCTTCGTTTGTCTGAAAAATTTGAAAGGGAATCTTTTGCTCGTAGTTTGGACGAAACTTCTCTCCTTGAAATTCTGGATATGCCTCCCATGTTAGTTTTTTCTTCTCACATCTTTTGCACTGTAGTTCGGTAAAATATTCCTCTTGTTTCCCTTTTTGGCATTCTCGGAACCATAGGAAAACAAAGACGAGGATGGTAAAAAGAATGAGGAACAAGAGGACTTGCATTACATATTTGAAAGGAATTGGGCAATATGCAGGACTTGGAACAACAGATACAAGAAAGACTCGCACAGAGTCTTGCGTTGCTCCTGCTTTTGTCGTACAGCTTATGCGAACTGGAAAAACTCGTAAAGTAAAATATTCCTAAATATTTTATTCTGTCTTTTCTGGGACAAATGCGACCTTTATTTCGACGGTGCACTTTCCGGGAACCTTCCTCCTACCAAACTCACCTTGTGGCGTACAAGGGCACTCGACAAACATCTCCTCTCTCCCTCCATTCTCTTGGCTGGAAAAGTATCTGGTGAAAGCGCAACCTTGATTCTTGAGAAGAGCTTCCATTCTTTTCTTTCTCTTTATTCCCAGAAAATGGTCGTCGATTACACGGTTTTGAGAACTTTACCGATGGCGAGAGTTTTTCCTTTGTCTCTCAAAACAAAACGTCCGAGTTTGGGAAAGTCCTCGAATGGTTCGGCAAGAGCCTGGACATTAAGCACAACCTTGGCAATTTCTCCTTTCCTTACGAGAAGAGGTCTGTTTTTACGAACATTCGAAGCCAAAGAAATAATTTTTTCGACACTACAATCATACTTCGACATGTGCAGCTGCATCACACACTCTGTTCCAGGGCAAAACAGAGGATTTGTCTCAAAGACCTGGACCATCGCAAGCATCTTTTCACATTTCTGAATTGGAAATTCTGGAGAGCAAAGAAAGTCTCCTTGTTTTGGCGTTTCATCGCAAGAGAACGAAAGGAAGACGTTCTCACCCGCTTCTGCTTCTTCTTTCTCTTGAGAAAAGTCTGTAAAAAGTCCTGAAATTTGAACATGTTTATTCGTGGGGCAGAGGACCAGTTCCTGACCCAAACGGACCTTGCCTCTTTCAACTTTTCCAAACACTTGTCCTTTTCCGAGGGACGACATCACCGAAATTCTTGTGGAGGGCGAGTCCGCATTCTTTTTTGACTCGAGTTCAGTCAAAACTTGGAGAAGACACGGTCCGTCCCACCACCCGATGCGATGGTGGGTTGTGATGTTTTGTGACGATAAGCCGGAACCGGGAAGGAACAAAACATTTCGAGGGAGAAACCCAATCTTTTGCAAGAATTTATTTGTTTCTGTTTTTATCATTTCATATCTTTCTCTGTCCCAGCAAATTTGGTCCATCTTGTTCACAAACACAATCAGAAAAGAGACGCCAAACGCTTTCGCGAGAAGTGCATGTTCTCGAGTCTGTCCCTCTCCGTCTTCTTTGGAAGACATACCCGCCTCGAACTCTCCCTTTCGCGCAGAAACGACGAGGACACAAACGTCGGCATTTGCCAAACCTTCTATCGCATTTGGGATATAATTCCGATGTCCAGGAGCGTCCAAGATTGTAAAGTTTTTACCGTTCCACGAAAATGGCTCCCTCGCAAATTCCACTGTTTTCCCCCTTCTTCTTTCTTCTGGGTCTGTGTCCAGAAGAAATGCCTTTCCCCAACCTCTCCCCGCACTTTCCTCAGCTTCTTTCTCGACTTGCAAAATTTTTCTTTGTCGACCATTTTCGACTCTACCAGTATCGCCCCACACAATGAGGACTTTCCAGCGTCAACATGCCCCAAAAATACAACGTTTAGGTGAGACATTTCTTTTAACAACACCTCTTTTTTCTTTTATAGAAGGTGTCGAAAATCAGGTACTGTCCATCCTTTGTTCCCGACCAGATATCATCAGGTACTTCTTCACCATCAATACAAACCAAAGAAACCTTGTCCTTTCCATATTTTTCCAAGATTGCGGGGATGACTCTTTTTGTGAGTTCTTCTTTTGTGGTGTTTGGAGTGATAGCCAAGGGAAAGTCGAGTCCTGGAGCGACCCGAAGCCATAAAAGTTTACGGTCAAGGGGAACTTCTCCGTACTGGGAAAGGCAGAGTCTCATTTTGAGCTCGGGTATTGAACCGCATGACTTTTCCCAGTCTTTGTAGACCAAAAGATTTTCTTGCCAATAGAGATATTCCGATGAAGCGCAACAACCCATTATTCGCTCTGAACTAATTCTTTGTTTCTCTTTTCGGAAAAATTTGTGAGATGTCTCCGAAGTTCTCCGAGTTCGAACTTGAGACGGTCCACTTCTCGATGTTTTATGAGATAACCGGTCCCAAAAGACGCAATGCATGTGATAATGGAAAAATTTGGCACGCCAAACCAAACCATACATGCGACGACGAAATAACTTAGAACCATTACTTTTCTTGCAAAAGTAATATGGAACGTATTGGAAATTATACCCTTTTCGTCAAGAGAATGACACCGGAAGGCTTTGAGGTGACAAAAGAGGCAGTTTCTCAAATAAACAACATGCTCGTCTTTTTGGCAGACAAGACGATTACGAAAGCCCTGATTCTTCTCGGAGACAAGAAAACGCTCAAACATGACATTTTGTTCTGGCTTCTTCGAGACATTCCAGGAGAACTTGGAAAACATGGGAGAGATTATGTCGACTCTGTTCTCTATGCAAATAAAGAGCTTGTTTTTCCCACCAAAAGAACAGAGAATCTCATACGAAAAAAGAGTTGTAAGAGAGTCGGAAAGAGCAGTGTGCAAGCGCTTACTGCGATTCTCGAGTATTTCTGCCGGGAAATACTCGTGTCTTCCGCGAGAGAGGCAAAGAGAGAGTCAAGAAAAAGAATAAAAGTCCTGGACATTCAGAAGGCTGTCAAAAAAGATATGGAGCTTTCCCAAGTGTTTGGTTCTGGTGTATTTTCTGGAAGATGAAGATTTATATTCTCAAAAATATAAATTGTGGTTGAACGAACCAAAACATTTCCAACTTTTGCAATGTCTTTTCGTTCTGAACTCGCAAAGGAACTTTGCGGAGGAAGGAGCGAAGAGTACAAAGATTCGACGCGAAAATTCGCTAATAGAGGATGCTTTGGATGTGTCTACAGATGCACAAAAGGAGAGAAAACTTTTGCGGAAAAAGTTGTGAGATGCCGTCCCAATGGGGAAGAAGCCGAAATCTTGCGAGAATTTGATGTGATGTGTCTCGTCTGGAGCGCGAACAAAGAGCTTTTCTTGGAACCTTTGTTTCTTGAGATTGACAGAGAACAGGAAACTGCTATCATTGGTATGGAATGGTTTGACGGAGAAACTCTCGGCAACACGAAGGAAAAAGACGCATTTGAAGAGAAGCTCTATATGGCCGCAAAAGAGTTGAATTCTGTTGATGTGTCCCACAGGGACCTCAATCACGGAAACATCCTCGTCTCAAAAGATGGAAACATCAAGGTTATCGACTTTGGGAGTACGACACTTCTGAACGAAGAGAAAGTCGTCTTCGTTCTTTCGGATTACATCTCAGGTTCGGAAGAAGAGGAACAGCTCGAGAAAGAAGAAGCAAAACTGTACCAACTCTTTGAGTTCTTCCGTCTGTTTGCAACAAAAGACAACATAGAAAAGTTTTTGCAAGAGGGAGAGAAATGGGCGGAAATTCTCCGGTTCCGTGACAAGACCCTCTTGATGAGAATGCTCTGTGAATAAATTTATGTATAAATTTATTCCAACAAAATCTTTCTGTCTCGAGGTTCTCTTTGCAGAGACGCGAGAATGGCCCTCTCGATGAACCTTTCACTTCCCTCACAAAGTTTTTGGACGCTCTGCTCGAAGGCTTCTCGACCATCACACCATTTTACTCTTTCGACTTCGTCGTTTGCCGTCAGAATTTGAAGCAAAAGGTCTCCAAGCATCCACACTTGGACTTTCGAAGCCTCTTCTCTCGTGACAAACATAGACTCGAGGTCTTCGTACTCTATCGGAGGGAAAGAAGGGCCTATGTCGAAACGTTTCTTCTCCGTTTCGTTTTGGTACCGAACAACCATTCCAAAGTCGATGATTTTGATGTCGTCTGTTTGCTTGTTCCAAAGGATGTTGTGAGGTCCGATATCTTGATTGTAAACGCCCTCTTCCTCCATTGCTTGGAAGCAACGACACAAAGTCTTTGCGACCTTTTCAACGTCCTTCACATTCTCCATTTCAAAGTGTTTGCCTTGAAACCACTCCATTGCAAAACAGAGCCTGTTATCTTTCATCTCTGAAAACAGGGGCTTCACGAACCCATCGCCATACCTCTTCCAAAGCGCAAGTTGTACTTGGTATTCGATGAGTTGAGATGGCTCGAATGTGCCATGCGGTCTTTTATAGACAAAAACCTCGTCTCCTTTTTTGAGGAGCGATACAACTCCTCCGGCACCCACTTCGAATTTTTTTGATAAAAGACATATAAAAATTTTTATATATTATGCTTTCTCTCGTTCAATGTTGCCAAAGATATTTTCACGTCTTGGAAAGGGAAAAATTCTGTATTTTCATCTCGCAATCTCAGAAAAGATTGCACGGGAAAGTTCTTCGCGGTCGAACACGAAATAAGTCCTTTCTGCATCCGAAATTTCTGTGGTGTACCTTTTTTTAGCATCCATAAGATTTTGTTGTATTTATATCTTTTTGGAAAGAGAAGGGGCGACTTTGGGTTTTCCTTCCTTTTTCTGGAATTCTCTCGTAGAAATCCTTCCACCCTGTCTTTAAAAAAAGTTTGTGAAAGATAAAAAAACATGAAGAAACATCAACATTTTCTGGATGAAGTACCCGCCTTTATAGAAAAGGCGCAAACGACAGGAAAAGTTATGAAGAAGAGGTGTCGTAACAGTTACGAAAGAAAAGTTTTACATCAAGCTGCATTTATGGCTGGTCTTTCCCATAGAAGCATCATCGACCATACAGAGCTTCATAAGAACCATCCCGAAATTGTGGTTGTTTCAGACTCTCACTGTTGTCCCGATTGCGACGAAAAAGAGATTCGTATGACTTGGACTCCTCACAGTTGGGTTGAGGTCAATAATGGATATGAAAGACAAGTCATTGGAACGGAAGAGGAACACAAAAAGGTTGTTAGGTATGTGTACCACGTTTTCAAAAATATGTTCGAATAACATATTTTATACCTTCTCCTTTCCCTTGTCAAGAGCGAGAGACCAACCAGTCTCCCTGCACGAAACACGATACACGGGAGATTCGATGACCTCTTTGCTTGGTGAAAGACGACGTTCTACGACTTCACAGATTCCCTTTTTAGAATCCCTCGAGATTAGACGGTACACTTTACCATTCTTTTGGACAATTTTTCCAACCCAGGAGCTCTTCAAACTTCCTTCTTTTTCTTCCTCTGCAAGCTTCCATCCTGTAGAGTCTTCGCAGATGTACAGAGACTCTCCCTCCAAAAGAGCCCCTGATTCTGTTCTTGTAATCTCGCACACTTTCCAGGCTCCGGCTTGAGAACATTTGGACATGACACGGAAGAGGATACCGTTCTTTTCAACAAGCTTCCCTATCCAAAATGGAGAAAGGGTTCCTCCTTGGCTTTTGGGGTAAGGAAAGAAAATTTCAGAGCCCGATAAAAGCCGGAAGAGGTACTCCCTTCCATAAGTCAGAGGTTTGTTTTCTAACGAAACCCAACGAACAGGGTCTTGCAAAAGCCTTTGCTTTTCGAGGCGGACATACCCCTCAGCGACAAACATCACACGGAACACATCCTTCCCTTCGGAATTGGTGACGAGTCTTCCAATCCAACTCTGTTGAACGGGTTGAAGAGAAAGGTCTTCTTCTGGGTTGTCTTCGGGGAATAATTGGACATTTTGCCCAAACATGGGAAAGTTTTTCTCGAACTTCTTCTCAAAAAGAGTGTGTCCAGAATCTTGTTGAATTGCATCCTCTGCCGCTAAAAGGTCACAGTACAATGGGTCAATCTCAGTCTCGACTCTGACAATCTCTTCGAGGAGTTCATGTCTCTTCTTCTTGCCTCCACAAGTGTCGTACTCAAGTCTCAAAACGTCGAGGTAGTCTCGAAGAGTCTGAACGTGTTCACGAAGAGCTTCGAGTTTTTCCTGGGTGATTGGCTCCATTGTAAATACAAATATTTTTATTTGTATTGTCAATCATTCAATATTTTTCGCAAAGTTCTTCTCGTAACGTTTCGAGGTTGTGATAAGAATCCTTCAAGTCTTCTCGAGACCTTTGCAGTTCTTTCAGTAAAACTCTTCTTCTCTCTGATATTTCGCAAGAGCCAAGTTCCAACTGGAGAAGGCGGATGTGTTCTTCGAGTACAGCAATACATTCCAAAATTCTGTTCATCTCAAAAAGGCAAGAATAAAAAATATTTTATCTGAAATATTTAGAAATCCTTTTTGTATTTTCTCTCAAAATTATCCAACTCTTCTTCCCACATTCTCTTTGTCGTCTTCTCGAAAAGGGCAGAGTGTTTTTCCTTGAGCTTCACAAGAGTCGCAATGACATCCGCGAGACGTCCCTTTGTCAAGGTCCGAATGGGCATGCTCACAAGGTAGTCGAAACTGTTTTGCCACTTGTCATAGCCCATATCTTCCATCTTTTGAAGGAGAACGGACTCTTCGTCCTTCATGTTCAAAACGCCAGAGAGCACATCCTCCAAGAACCTCTGCTTATTGGCCTGCTTCATTATTTCTTGAGACAGGTCCTTCAGAAGTTTGTCCTTTCTCTTCTGGTAAAGTTCAAGCCTTGCGACACAGTATTTTTCCAGAATCTTTGTCACATCCGAGAACTTGATGGGGTTGTCGTTCTCGTCGATGGCAGTCATGTTTTTGAGGGAAAAGGCCTTGGAAAGTTTGAGATTGGTTATCGTGGGCGTGAAGTCCTTAGTCGTCGTGATAACAAAAGATGCGTCATCGTCAGTGTACTTGTCTTCAACTTCCTTGATGTGTTTGTTTTTCTCAAGATTCTCCAAGTGTGTCTTGCAATCATAAGTCCAAAGACCAACGGGCGTCTCGGAAATCTTCCACTTCCCTTTTCCAAGTTTCTCAAGAATTCCGAAAGTTCTTCCCTTTCCATCTTCGACTTGGACTTGTCCTTTAAAACCTCTCCACCAAGGAACGAGTTCCGGAGGTTCTTCAGAGTTGAGCCAAGCTCGAACCCACTGGCAAACATCAAGTGGATTATGAGGAGGAATTTCTGTGCTATGCCCTGTTCCGATGCCACATGCTCCGTTCACCAAAATCATGGGCAGGATTGGGAGGTAGTTGACAGGTTCATTCAACTCATTGTCTTCAAGGACTCGTTCATACAAGTCGTCGTCTTCGGCAGGAAAAAGGATTCGGGTCAGGGGAAGCGCATATGTCGAGAGGTAACGAGCCGCTGAGTGGTCCTTTCCACCTCTCAGTCTCGTCCCAAAAGAGCCGTCGGGGTACAAAAGATGGATGTTGTTGCCGGAACCCACGAAATTTTGAGCCATTCCCACGATGGTCTCCGCGAGGGAAACTTCTCCGTGGTGATATCCGGCAATGCTCGCGACTTTTCCTGCGAGTCTTTCAACTTTTTCCGTCTTTCCTGGGCCAATGACATTCGAAGCAAAGCAAGCGTACAACACCTTTCTTTGGGACGGTTTGAGTCCATCGTAGACAGACGGGATTGACCTTCTGTTGTTTGCCCGATGATAAGACGAAAGCTTCTCATCGATGAATTTCGAAAGGGGCATATCTCCCTCATATTGAGTACAAGTCTGGATGTTTCCAGACAACCACTTTTTTCTTTCATCAGCCTTGTTCTTTGCAAAGGCAAGTTCAAAGTACGAATCCTCAGTCCCGTCCGAAACGTACTTGAGTACCTTTTGTTGGGCGAGGTACTTTTTTCCGTCTTCCGGCTTGCTTGAACCAAGACCTTTCAGGTACTTGACGTTTAGGTTCTTGTACCCTGGGTTTTTTTGTGTCCACTCTTCAAACTGTCCGATTGAGTAGAACCACAGTTCCTGCTTCTTTGTGGGAAAAGCCTTGAGGATGGGTGTTTGCAAAGAGACAACAAACCCGTTCTTTAGAAGCTCAGGGAAGAATTTGTGGAAGAAAGCAAGGATAAGGCCTTCAATGTGCTTTCCGTCTTCATCTGCATCGCACATCAAAAGGGCCTTTCCGTACCTCAAGGTTTTTGACAAGTCTTTCGAAAGGCCAAGGACCATTTTGAGCATTTCAAGCTCTTCGTTTTTTCCAATGGCCTTTGCTGTCGCATTTGTTGTGTTCAGAACCTTTCCCTTGAGGGCAAATGCTCCGTATCGTTCTCTGTCTTTTAGGGAAGTGAAGCCGGAAACAGCCAGAGTTTTGGCCGAATCTCCCTCTGTAAGAATTAGGATGCACTCTGAACTCCTGTCCGTTCCTGCGAGTTGAGCATCGTCGACCTTTTTCAAGTTGAGTTCGAGTTTCTTTGTTCGCCTCGTTTTCTTTGGGTCAAGACGACTTGAAAGTTCTGGAACAAAGGACCACTTCAAAAGTTTCTTTGTTTGCTCCTCCTTGAGTTTGCAAGTTTTTGGAACCGGAGAAGCGAGTTCGTGCTTTGTTTGACTTGTAAACTCTGGCTTGTCCAAGTCACAAACTAGGAAAATGTGAAAGAAACACTCGAGTTGTTTTAGACTTGCCTTTGGCTTTCCCTCGGCTTTTTGTTTGGCATTGAAAGCCTTGAGAAGGGGCATCAAAACAGCGCTCTTCCATGCATTGACATGGACTCCGGTAAACACTTCGAGTCCATTCACAAACGAAAGACTCGTTTCTTGTCCAGACTCGAATACAACATCTGAAACATTTTTTTCGAGGAGGACAAAAGAAGAATCCGCACTCTTCAAAGTCAAAAGATTCGGATTGTCCTTGGAAAAGAGACGAGCATACTCCTCGATGTCCCTAAAAGAGAATTTCTCCTCATTGAACTCGACAGTCAGACCCGTCACGAGAGAAGCATCTCTCATCGTCTTTTGGAATCTTGAAACGAGAGCATCCGACCAGCCTGTCAACCCGAACCTTTCGAAATCTGGAAGGAAAGAGACCTCAGTCCAACCTCTCTTTTTCGTGCACTTTTCGAGAACCGGCTCGGAACGACGCGTCAGATTGTCATAAAACTCTTGGGTAAAGATGAGCTTCTTCTCCGGGTCAAAACACCGAACAACAAAGTGTTTGGAAAAGACAGAGGTCAACTTGGCACCCAGACCGTTCCTCCCCGATGTTTTTCGTTCCTCAGAGTCGTTGTAGTTTGTCGAAGCCTTTGAATAACCAAAGAAGAGCTCCGCGGGGTACAAAAGAGAAGTCGTCGTGTTTCCGAGCTCATCGGTGTAAGAATACTCTCTTCTTTCTGCTGAGATATGAGCGCCATCATTCCAAACCGTGCAATAACCAGAGTCTCTATCGAGAGTGACCTTGATTGACTTCATCGGAATTCCAGACTTTTGAGAACGGAACATGTTGTCGATGCCGTTGCTCACAATCTCATAATAGATGCGTTCCAAACCCTCCGGAAAGATAAGAGAGCCAAACTTCATCATCTTTTCATCTTCCGACCAAAACCATCTGTCGTGGGGAAGAGAACGAATAGAACCCAGAAAGGTTTCGGGGCGATGAAGGGCAAACTGGAAATCGTTGAGTCTCTGTCCAGCGTCCATTTTTCTATAGCTTTTTGTCTTTGAAATATTATCAAAAGAATATTTCGTTTGTTTCAACACCGCAATCGCGCCATGTCTTAGGTAAAATAGTTTTCCATAAAGTTGTAGCAATCCGAGATATACCCCTCGTTGTAGACCTCGATCACCTCATCGATGTCCTCCTCGTCTTCGTCTTCCATCACGCCCTTTGTCCAGTCGTACACCGTTTCCTCGTGTTTGTATTCTTCCTGCCAGTTCGAAGGGGCTCCATTGTAGTCATAGTACGACAAGGCCAGAGCCAAGTTTTTGAACCTGGCCGATTCACCCCTGCAAATTTTTGTGACCCTCTGCTTCACATCCTCAAAAGTACACCCTGCTTCTTGTGCGAGAAGCTCATTGGAGCCCGCCCTCAAAAAATTTTGGAACGCTTCGGTCGTCATTTTTTAGTTGAGCGATAGGGAGGGAAGAATTCGATAATTTGAAGAAAAGTTCCCCTTTGTCCAGCGTGAAAAAAATATTTACAAACAATATTTTATTTTGAGCGTCACCACGGCACAATCTCTTCAGAAGCTTCCTGTTCGAGGAGAACGTTTTCTCCCAACACTTGTGAAAAATAGAAATCTGGAATTCCTTCGTATTTCTGGGAAACCATTACCACAAGTTTCTTGATAGTCTCTGATTCATCCGTCCACCACCCGTGAAAATTAGGGAAAATGTCTCCCAACTCTTTCCGAGACATTCTTCTTGTATCGCTATTTTTTTCTTTGGCTCAAAAAAGAAAATTTCTGGAACAATTCCACTTTTGTTTGAAAGGATGCAAAAACAAAAGCTTCAACACAGAGAAATTGTTTCTTTTGCTATGGTGGGAGTTGTCCCACCGAAAGTTGTTGTAACATCTAACACAACTTTCCGAACAGCGTTGACTCTCGAAGCGATGAAAAAGCAGCTCGATACAAAAAAGTCGAGCGGTGAGCCTTACAACGAGAAACTTCATAGCATCGGATGCTTCACAAAACTAGAAAGGAAAGAAGTCTCTTTTCCAGATGAGTCTTTTTGCCTCTTTCGAGAGACCATAACAAATGTTGTTCGTGGCTGGCCTCACCCGTTCACTTTTGGTCTAGAAATTCGGGGAAGAAAGAAGTTTGTGATGAGTGGAAGTCTTCTCAATGGGAAACTTCATGGGAAAATAAAAACGGAAGCCTTTTGTTGTTCTGAAGATTGGAGAGAGGACTTTCTTTACGAGAGGGTGGTGGACGAGTACGAAAATGGAGTCCATAAAGGAAACCTCGAAACCTGGAAGGAAAAACTTCCCAACTCCTATATTTCTTATCGGTCTTTTCTCATTCCTCTCCTATAAAAATCTCTTTACTCTGGATGTTTTTCGTCATTCATTTCATGAACAAAATGAATGCTCAACTCGAGGGTAAACTTATTCCCTCTGTCCTGACCTTTCCGAAGGCTCTCGAAATATGGGAAAAGAAGACCACATTCTATAACCCAAAAAATATTGAAGGAGAACTCGGCCATGGCTGCGGTGGAACAGTTTACTCCTACAAGGGAGGCTCTTGCGTCAAGGTCATGTACGATGTTGAAGACGAAGAGAGGTGCGCTGAACTCGCGGAAGAGTTCAACTTTCTTTGTCTTGTGTGGTACTCTGCCCCTCAAAACGGAAGGAAACCTTTCATCGAACCTCTTTTTCTCGAAATTTACCAAAATTCGCTGGTAATCGGCCTCGAGCGTTTTGAGGGTACAACTCTCAAAGAGATTCTCGGAAAAGGCCTCCATTGCCAATTAAATCTGGAAATCGCACTGGACCTCTGTGAAACAATGGGGCATCTAAACGACCTTTCAATATTTCACGCTGATTTTGGAGTTCACAATGTGATGGTTTCCAGTGACTTCTCGAGACTGAGAGTCATCGACTTTGGGTTTGCTTACCACCTGAACGAGCCCAGAAAGTACAGTTCTGTCTATGAATACAAGGCGCCAGAGGAGCTCGACAACAAAGGAATTCGCAGCCCTCAAGAAATGAAGAAAATGCAAATTTGGAACATGGGAATGCTTCTCCTTTCCGTTAAATTCAACATTCGTCGCTATGACTTTGGGGAAGGAGAAGAAGATTTGTCTCCTCATCACCTCAAAAAATACGTCGAGTCTTTTCAGTTGACAGATGAGTCTCCAGTGGACAGGATAATAAAGGCAGCCCTCGCAGAGAACCCGGACGAGAGAATAATTTTGGATATTCAGTGATTCCTTTTGATAAAAAGAATCTATTCGTTCCCTTGAGCATCTTGCCACAGACCAAACTCTCCCGGTTCTACTTCCTTCTTGGTCGACCTCGACAAAATAAACTTCCCAGTCTTTTTGAACTTTGCTTTTTCCTTGGCCTTTTCCTCAAGAATCTCTTTGAGAGCTGAAACTTCACCAGAACTCAGATGTTTCTCGAGGCCAAGAGACGCGTAGAGAGCATCATAGTGACGCTCGTTCTTTTCTACGACTTCTTTTACCCTGTCGGTGCAAGACCTTTCAAACTCGTTGATGGCCTCAAAGATTTTTCCGAAAGGCTTACTTCCTGGCACTAAAACACCAGGAACCGGAATCTTCACTGGGAGACTCACAATGTGAAAAGACTTTGATTGGTCGAACACGCTCGATACTTGAAAATACCACCTTTTATTGACAGGAGTCGCGTTGAGGTAGACGAACTGACTTTGCTTCATTTTTTATTTTTGACCAGGAACAAAAAATATTTATTCCATTTGTGGGCTATACAAGCTCATTTTCTCTGAATAAAACGAGAAATTCGCCGTTCTTCGTTTTCAAAAGAAATGCACGTTCCAAAGAAAAGTTTCTCGAAAAACAAAAAATCTCTCGTCTTTGATTCTCTCATGTGGTTCAACATAATTGGAATGACATGTTCCGCTCCAATCATTGGATTTTCAGAAAGCCTCAATGGAGGAAAGTGGTATATTATGATACCTTTAATCGTTGGAAAGACTGTGTTTTGGCCCTTCTTTATCAAGAAGGCTTTAGACTTGGAAAAATACGACTCTCCTCGCAAATGACACAATAAAAATATTCGCGAATATTTTTAAGAACTAATATGGGATAACTGGTATCGACACTTCTTGAAAAACAGACACTTCCTTTTGCAGTGTCTGAGAAAAGTAAGTCTTTGGTATCTCTCTGTTTCTCTCTTTCACAAGCAGCGTTACAAGCGGAGGGTCCTCTTCGAGTTCAGGAAGCCAACCGAAAACTTCCTTGAACTGTCTCACAAAATCTCGAAGTTCTTTTTCTGACATCCTTACAAATAAAACCATGCACAAGTTTTTAAAGAACAGAGAAATTTCTTCTCTTTTTTTTGGCAACGAGCGACGAAACAACTCTAAAATGTTGTTACATGCTTTACTCAAAGCCTTATCAAGTAGAGTGGAGCGAACAAAACACTTGCGGATGTTGCTTTTTTGTTGAAACTGGAAGAACTTTGTGGGGTAAAAAGTATGGTGACTTTATCACAAAGGTCTTTCGTGTTGACCAAAAGACAGGAGAAAAAAGACTTTATTGTTTTTGGGAAAGAAGATACTAGATAAAATATTTCAATGGAAAGATTTTTAGAGTACCAAGAAAGAATTTCTTTGGCTTGTGTGTTTCCCGTACCCTTTCCAAAGACCGAAGACAAAGAAATTTGGGAAGAAATGCGGGGAAAAACTGTCTGGAGAGTTGAGTCTTGTCTCGCAGGAACGGAAACAAGACACGGTAAATGTCTGAGAATAACAAGAACCCCAAAACGTCACATGGAAAGCGGTCTCTTTGTTTCTTGGTGTGTAGTTCTGGAGGAGAGGTACACATGCGATAATGGGAAGATTTCTGGAATGTTTTGGTCCTCAAGTTTTCTCGAAAAGGGGGACGGAAGGACCAAAATCTGTGAAAATGTTTGGCTCTATTCAGAGGGAGAAAGAGTCCGCAAATATTAATATTTACTCAAATATTAGAGGTACTGGACTTTTTGGAACGCCTTGCAGTCACAACAGTGGACACAGACACATTCGTCTTCGGCACACTTTTTCGAGTCCCTGAAAACGACTTGACAATCACCACAAGCAAACAACTGTCCTTTGTCTCTTGTTCCTGGTGGAAGCCTCCCCAGATTTTTCTTCATCTTCTCAAACGCACTCATTGCTTTCTTGACGCACGTTATCCCATTATTTTCAGAAATTTGTGGAAAGAGGTCCTTCTTCTCCACAAAAGAGACAAATTCTTCATATGGTTCGACTCGAGTCCATTTCCCATCCACTATTTTGGTGACAAGTGTCTCTTCTCCTCTTCCGAATTCTTCTTGCAAAAATTCCAAGAGCCTCTTTGTACTTCCGATGGAGTAGAATTGCACACTGTGGTCTCCGTATTGTCCAACTAAATAAAATTCAGACATTAAAAATGTTCTGCGTATGCCTTTTATTGCACTCGATAATGAACTTCCAAGATTTACAAGCATCATATTTTATCTATAAAATATGGAATATGTCTACCTTGTTGCGAGACCTTCATTCTCTGTGGATGTTGTCAAGGTTGGAAAAACTACGAGTCTCCCATCTCGAATGAGGAGCTACGGGAAAGACGCAAAATGGTATCGTATTTGCATGACGGAAAACTGCCATGTGAAGGAGAAGGAAATAATAAAAGCTTTTTCTAAAAACTTTATTTTGGCCGAAGGGAATGAATACTTTCGAGTTCCGTCTGTGAAAGAAGCGATGAGAGTGTTTGACAAGATTGTCACGGAAAATGAAGATGACTTTATGGGTCCAATTCCTCGAGAATCTCTTTCACTGTTTTGATATGGGAGTCGAGGAACAAGCGAAGGTAATAATTTGTGTTTTTGTTCCCTCCAAGGTTTTGTACAACTCTGTTCTTGAGGGTCTCGATGACCTTGTTTCTCTGCTTTTTTCCAATATCGTCCAACTTTTTCTCGTGGATGTACACAAAGTGTGCAAGATAGACAAAAGTCGCCGCTTTCTTTTCAGAGACGGAACCGCCATCCTCGATAAAATCCGTGAGGCGCCTAAAAGATTTGAGAGTCCTTTCTTTTTGCTCTTTCTTTATGGTCGTGTCGAGCACCCAATCGGAGCATTTTTCTGGTTTGTGAAAAGTTTGGTATTCTGGAGAAGCCACAACTTTTTCATTGGCGATGACGCAGAGATAAACGAAACGACAGAGAGAATCTGATTCCTTCATTCTTTTTTTGTCGCCTGGTGTGAAGAACCCACGCGGAATGTTCTTTCTCAGTTTCCGAATAAATTTCGAAGAATCATTATTTGTCCCGTTCACGAGTTCGCCATTTTCCAGAGCCTTACCGTTCTGGATGACTTTGAAAAGGTCTGACTGTTTTTCTTCGCTCATCTCAATGTACATTCGGATGGGAATTTGAGCATCTTTGAGTTGCTCTCTTTGTTCCTTGCTCATTTCACGAAAAAAAACGGGGTTTTCTTTCCCCCATTCTCCGACATTTGCTCTGAACTTGTTTTCTTTGAATTTTTTCAAAGCCGTCAACTTCTGCTTTCCGTCGACGCACAACCATTTTGTATCACCGTCGACGGTCTTTCTGTTCAAAATAATCCTGCCTATGTCCCCTCCGTTGTAAGCTGTTGTAATAAACTCTTTTTCGAGTCCTATATCCCAAACATAGTCTCTCTGAAAAACGGGGTTCAAGTCGATCACGTCTTTGCTCAACTTGTCCAAAAGATACCCAATCGTCTTAATCTCGAGAAGAGAATTTCCGAAATGTTTGTGGTTGATGTTAGTCATGATGTGACTTTTTCGAAATTGTCCTTTCGATGAACCATAAAATATTAATTCTCGTTGAGATGGAAACGCTTCTCCAAAGTCGCGGTTATTTTGTCTCTCAAAAAGTGAAGGGAAAGATTTACCTCGGACACGGGAAAAGAAGCGGATATATCAAGTACACAAAGACAACTTGGAAAGACGACAATGGAAATATGGTCAAAGTCAAGGACTATGAGGACAAACAACTTCTGAGAGCGGTGATAAACGGAAAGGTCTACTTTGGGAGCGATGTGCTAGAAAATATTTAGTAATATTTTAAGAGTCTTTTGGGTATCCCAAGAAAACTAGAGAGTGTCCTTCCACCACCACGAAAGGAACAGGTGAACGGAAAGTGCAATGAAAGAGACTGAGAAGACAAAAATTACGGCCATACGAGGATTTTGTAAATCCTCGCATACTAGGTCATGATGAACCACAAATTCAGTTGTTCCATCTGGTGAGTTTTTTACGACGCATCGGGATTGACCAATAATTCTGTAGTCAGAGTACATTTTATTCTTTAGAAACACCAGAACTTGAACTTGATAATTTTAGGGTCCAAATACCCCAAGTTCCACTGTTTTCACATGGAAGTTCGTCCAATCCGTATTCGTCTTTATGGAAAGATTCGAGTTCTTGAATTGCTTCCGAATATGTCCTCCAAAGTTTTCCCGAGAGGGGTTCGGGGGTCGGACGATGAGAGGAAGGGTCGTCTTGAACGACAGAAAGGTAGAAAGTCTCCATTTATGGGAAGATTCCAGGATGGAAAACGATAACATGCCTCGCAAAATCCGACGACTAAAATGTTTTCTTTTTTGAAACGAGACGAAGTCGTATCTCTTTCGGTAGTTTCAACGGGCTCTTTTGTGTTGACAACAAAAGAGTTTGGTTCAGAGTTTCCCGACTTTGTTTCAAACACAAAAGAAATAAATGTTTCTTATGCTGATGGTCTGTCCTTTCATCTCCGTGAGAAAACTCTGATGTTTCGAAAAACGGGAAGATTCGATGAGAGAGGAATACAGAAGAGGCAGAACGGTATCACTGTAGAAAGATGGAAAGGATAAAAATATAAAAAATATTTTAGGTACACTTTATCCACAAAAGAAAAGAGATGTGAACAAAAAGCAAAGACAGTGCCAGACAAAGGATGAGAATAGAGGCTTTCTTTGAACTTTGAGATTGTTGACTCTCAATATCCACATGAGAAGAATGAACATACTCCATATGAAGAAGATTTTGGAGTTTTGATGAGAAGGACTTGGAAAAATATAATTTGTAGATATTTTTTGTTTATTGGTTCGAAACCAGAGATATGTGCGCTTTTTTGTGGTACCACAAAAAAGCATCGAGATTTCACATCAGAGGGGGCGGCATTCCATTGCCATGCTTTTCGCAACAAAAGGTGTGTGCAATATCTTTGCCATCCCTGAAGACGCTGCGTTCTTTTCCGCAACGATGCTCTTTTTCACCTCTTCCGATAAGTACACAGTCGACAAGAGCATCCATTTCGCAAACTTTTATGCTTCTCTATATCTTTTCTAAAAGATATTTATCTCAGCCACAAATACACCATCACAAAGAACAAAAAGATAAAAAGAATTTCGAGGTTCGAACTTGTCTGTTCCAAAAGAAACAGGCGATTCCTTGTGATTCTTTCTTTATCTTCTCTCTTGAGGGCCACCTCGAGCTCGCTCAAGCCGCGAATCTCAAGAGAGTCAAAGATTTCTACCGCCCTCGCAGATGACCAACAACAAAAGACTCTTTTTTGGAGCGTTGCGAATTCGTCTCTGTATCTTTCGAGAAGTTGCTCAAAAACTTTCTTTTCGTGAATGATGACTAGTCTGTGAACCAAGACTCCATCAAACATTCTTTTTCTTCCCAGTTTTGAGGGATGAAAACACGAGACCTTGACGACGACAGTCTCATGACTCTCTGAAAAAGACTCTGACGAAAGACACAAAAGCCACATCTAAAAACAAGTACAAGAATCAACCAAAATATTCACGTTTTTATAACCTTGAATTGAACCATAACAAAATGTCGTATTTTGCCTATACCGATGGTGCCTGTATCCGGAACCCTGGAGCTGGAGGATACGGCGCTGTCATCTTGAAAGGAGATGAAGTCGTTCAAGAACTCTCTGGTTTCATGCCGGACACGACAAATAACAGGGCCGAGTTGATGGCCGTTATTGAAACCTTGAAATGGATGGACGCTTCTGGGATTTCTTCAGACATCACAATTTGCACGGATAGTCAGTACGTTTCGAATGGAATGGACAAATGGCTTCCTGCGTGGAAGAAGAACGGATGGAGAACAGCAAACAGGAAGCCTGTGCTGAACAAAGAGCTGTGGGTTGAGCTTGATGCACTTCGTCAAAAACGTCAGGTTACTTTCATTTGGATTGCTCGTTCTTCTCATCCTCACAACAAGACGGCTGACAGACTTGCCAATGGAAGGGCGAGACTTGGAGAATAAAGATTTATATATTTTTTGAAAATATATCTTTTGTTGTTTATGGGGGAATTAGAATCCCGTCCTTTCATGTTCAAGAGACATGAGCATTTTTTCTGTGTTTCTCCTTCCGAATTCTTTTACTGTCGTATCGTATGCGAGACCTGTTTCACCCAAAAAGAAGTCTTTTTCCGACATATAGAGAAAACAGACCTTATGCATCTTTTTCTCGAGGTGTTGATGAAACAAAACGGAACTTCCACACTTGTATCCACATGCGGTGCATTCCATAACGGCATCATAATCACATTTCGCAAAATGTGCGTTTGCACAGTGGGACTTAAATTTTTCTTGACATGAAGAAGAGAAGCCACATGTGTGGCATTTTAAGTCCGAGTTTATGTTGGACATCCTTTTAAGGTCTATTTTATTTTTGTGAAAGTTTATAGTATTTTATCCACTTGATCGAGGACGTCCTGGGAAATTATTTTTCTGCGTTCGAAGCCGAAATGCGAGAGAAAAATGTTTTCTTTTATTAGGTGCAATCTGGCGCAAAAAGAGACACAAAAGAGAGCCCTCGACTGTTTTTCCGACGGGGTTCCATCTTTCTTAGATTCTGATTTTACGTACTGTTCTACAGCGTCCAAAAAGGAAAGAACATACAAATTTTTGTTTGTTCGATGCTTTTTACTGTTTTTACATTTGAATTTTCCCAACAAAGAAACAAAGGTTTTTTCTTGCATGGTTTCTGCCGAGCCCGTCGAAATCATGTCGAGCTCCTCCACTGAGAGTTCAATGGCTTGCGACAATTTTTGTCGGCGCTCCCTCAGACTGTCACCAGACCACCAATTCCAGTACGCCATGCAAAACAATCTCGCGTCTATACCGGTCTCAGAAATGCTCTTTTTGTGTTTTGCGAGTTCTTCTCGAATTTCTTGAATTTGTCTATCAGATACATCGAACAAAACGGGTGGGGTGCAGTTTGGGCATGTGTTCACAAAATATTGTCCGTGTCTCCCGCATTGTACCAACTTGTTGTATTGCTCCACTTTTTCGCGAGTGAGAAACACTCTTTTTTCGAAAACGTCCGACGTTACATGTGTAATTATTTTTGCAAAATCCCTCTTAGAAAGTGTATATCTGTGATTGGGCCAAATAAAATAGCATCCGTCCTCTCTTTCCTCGAATCTATGGACGACGTCGTCCAGAACCAGTTTAACCCAACTCAAAAAATCTTCAGTGTTTCCTGTACGGACAAAGATTTGCTTCGGCTTCAACAACCTCTTTTCTAACACCATTCGCTCTTCAAAAGGCGCTCGATTACCGGTAAAATAGAGCACTAAGTCTTTTATGACATGTTCGAGTTTTTCTTCAGGCAAATCCAATGAAATATCGACCATTGCCGTATGGCGTTTGGTTTTGAGATGTCTGGAATGATTTGCTTTATCTCTCGACAACACATCACAAAAAGAACAAAAATAGGGAATTATCTCTTCTTCTACTCCCTTTTTGGCCATATGTTTCGCCGAATCGTTGTGTATGACGTAATCTCTTTTTATATTGGTGGAATAGTTGCAGCTCTCACAAAAATACTTCTTTCTTTCTTTTGTGTTGTCCATCGAAAGAATCCTCAAATGACCCTTGGTTTTCTCGTGCTTTTTGAGGTAGGATAATTTTTGAAAAGAAACCGAGCAAACGAGGCAGTCATACATCCTTCCTGATGGTTGTTTTCGCAAATTTTATATCTCTATTTTTTGCGAAATTCAACCCAAAAAAATATTTTCTGAGAACCAACAAAAATTCACAAAAAAAGTTGGGAGGTGGAGGGAATATTTGCGTTTCTGTCATCACTTTGGAAGACTCGTAGGAGCATATTTTGCGAAAACAACTCCCAAAAAAATCCATACTCATCTGAATTTTGCGAAAACAACTCCCAAAAAAATCCATACTCATCCGAATTTTGCGAAAACAACTCTTTCATATATTTCCAAAAAATATATGAGTTTCTCTAGTACACAACCACTTCTTTGCTCACAAATTTCCAAGCGACGCTCTTCCTCGAAAGATGACCACTTCTCCCGAAAGCTCTCCATTGACGTAGTTCCCACACAAAGTCTCGTATGTCTTTGTATCCGTCTTGTACTTTGAACAGACCACTCTGTTCCCTTTTTGACAGTGACTTTGAAAGAACCGTGCTTGACATCCATTCCTTTCAAATGAGTGTAATAACCATAAGTCTTCTCAAGGGAAAAGATTGTCTGGTAATCCTTTCCGACACCTTCCAAAAGTTCCTCGGTCTCTGAGTCAATGTTTTTCACCTCGAGATTATCCATGATGTAAAAACTTTTACAAAAGTTTTTGTATATTGCCGGTAGAACCCTGAAATTCATACTGAAAGTTCTTCAAAGTCTTGTTTTGCTTCCTCGTAACCCAAACCACCAGGACGATATTTAAGTTCGAGTATTTCCTCTTGCGCTTCCCGAAGTTGTCTTTCGAGAGCCGTCGCTTTTTCTCGAATGCGTTTTGTCATTTCAAGCACAACGTCGAACCCAAACAACGGCTTTCTGAGATATTTTCCCACGACATTTTCCAGAAATCTTTGGGGTGTAAACAGTCTGTTCATCCCATCGTCAAAATAGAACCTTTCGGTAGGGTCTTCTGCGTCTGCGAAAAACTGAGGGTTTTCCATTGCATACCACCAAAAGAGAGAGGTCTTTCCAAAGTTCACTTCCCAGGCGCCAGCTTTTTTAGCGCCTGAAGAAAAGAAACGTGTCCTTTCGGTAATTTTCAGCCACTCTTCATCCAGAGAAAACCTTTCCGCAAAGAGCGTCAGGATTTTTTGAGCGAGTTCTTTGTTTTCTTTTTGGATATCCATCTCAACGATAAAAATATTTATCTATTTTTTGGTCAAGGATTGGTTTTGTCGGATGGTGATGTTCTCGAAATTTTTCGTGATGTAAAAACTTTTGTAAAAGTTTTTGTATATTGTCGATGGAACTTTAGGGAGACTTTTCACATTTCTTCCTGAGCAACAACTTTCCCGTGTGTTCGCAAAACACTTGAATCTCTTTGAGTACATCGTCCTTGTATGTCTCAATACGATGTGCGATGTTTTTGTAGCCATACTCTGCACTCTTCCCATTCTTTTTTCCGTTCTTCCATTGCGTTTCTATTCTCCAATACCCAGAACTGTGCCGACGAATTACTTCGAGACCGTGTTTTTTCCCATTGAAGTAAGTCGTTTGACTTCCAAACTCTTCGTTCTTGTCGCGTTTCCAAAGGCCGCAAATCTTCCCTTGTTTGTTTAGGTAAAATTCGGCTTGTTCATTCCGGAAAAGCTTCCATCCGAGGAACCTCTGGACGAAATCCGAATGCACAAAGAAAATTCCTTGGACTGTCCCATCTTTTCCAGCAGAAGCAAAGTCTCGGACTTCGTCAAGGAGGACATCCAATTCTTCGATGCCGGTCTTTTCCGAGACTTTGCATGCACACAAAAGCTTGAGGCTGGCCATTTTGACCTAAATATAAAATGTTTGGTTCGTCTCGAAACAATTTTTCGGGAGTAGATAGTCCCCTCAATTATTCCCTCTAAATAGTCGAATATTTTTGTGGGTATCTTCGTCTCATTTCTTTCAGTATCAAGAGCCTCTCTTTTTCCAACTCTTCCAAATTCTTTCCTTTCTGGACCTTTCTTTTCTCAAAAATTATTCGCAAGAGTTCCTCTCCGAGTTTTTTATCAGAGAGTTTTTTGTACTTCATTACAAATCACAACGAATAATCCTTTCTCGACTCTTTTTCAAATGTGTCACTCTCTCGGTTCGTCGGTCTTCTTTGCTGTGTTTGGTTTTCTTCTGGCTGATGGAATGTTCCATAAAAGACATCCTTCGTGGGTGCTTTTCGCTTTTTATTCTCTGATGGAGTGTACTCAGGCTTTACAACACTTTGTTGTTGACCAATGCGGTTCGAACCCGAATCTGTTCCTTTCTTACTGTGCCTTTGCTCTTGTTGTCACTCAACCTCTTCTTTGGAACTATTACCGTTGGTCAAAGGCAACCACAAAGAAGGAAAAGGCAGTGTTTGTTGCGATGATGTGGCTTTCCCTCTTTTGGATGGTTCTTTTCACCCTCAGACTTTTGCCCAGAAGAACCTCTCTGTTGAAAGGAGCACTTTATAGTTCACTTCCAAAGCATGAAATTATGGTTGGCGTGGACACATGCACGCATCTTGGCCCTTCCCATCTCTATTGGACTTTTCCTCTCCTTGATTTTAATGGCATTGAAATGAATTGGGGCTGTTATCTGCTTCTCTGGTTTGTCCCCGCCATGTTTGAAAAGAAGGGAATCCTCAAATTCACCTTTTGGCTGTGTCAAGTTCTTTTTGTCAACTATATCGCCCAGAACATCCACGAAGTTCCCACAATCTGGTGTCTCCTAAGTTTGCCCATATTGATGGCGATGCCCTACCTCGACTCTGATGCGAGAATTCGAAACTAAAATATTTTGTATACGTCTTACAAAATTTGTTATATGGAGCGTTTTCTTTCATCGAAAGAGGTTATTTCTTTTTGCGTCTCTGGTTCTTTTTATGATGAGGAGAAACTTGTGGTTCAATATCAAGTCGGTTGCTCCTCTTCGTTGTTTTGGAATGGTGAAAATATAGTAGATTGTCAAGAACTTCCGAACCGTAAAAGAAACGGAAAACTTGTGATGAAGGGTCCAGGAAAAAACGGTGTAGTCTGCAACTTCCGAAATGGAGTGCTCCACGGTGAATACAGGTCCACAATCACGACTTTCAAACACGACTTTTTCGAATGCAACTTTGAACATGGGAAGCTTCATGGCAGAGTAACAAAACAGACGTGGGAAACTGGAGGATATATAACAACAGAAATTTTTTCTCAGGGCAAAATGATGGAGAAAAAAAGTTATAATATTCTCGGAGATTCTTTTTTCTGGTCTGAAAAGAGGTATGTCCGAACAAAGGAAGGAAAAACTCTGAGGATAAAGAGGTGTGAAACCGAGAACACCATCGTCATCACAGAGGAACTGTGCAGTCCAGGAGGTCGCAAGTACATCGCCCGATATCCCTTTTTCGAGCTGCGAAAAGAAGTCTATGGGAAAAAGGGTTTTATTCGTAGAAGAGATTTTTCAGAATAAATTGTTTGAAACAGAGAACATTTTCAAACTTTTCTTATCGTTCAAAATGGCGAGCCTCAAAATTCTTTGTGCAACCAAAGTCTGTGAAAAGTCTGGAATTGTTGAACTCGACGACTATGTCAAGGAACTCTCTGAATTCATCCGAAAGGGAGAGGACGGAATCTTTGATTCGATGAAGGTCAACTACGCAGACTTTGTTCGTATTCTTTTTGGATGGAAGCACTTTACCGAGAACAGCTGCTCATTCTTTTTGGACAAAGAGGAAAACCTCTGCGGGAAGATGACAGAGTATTCCGGCAAGAGCGTCCTTCGAGAGGCTTGGTACATCAATGGGAAGAAGGAAGGACTTGAAATCACCAGGTACACAAACGGTGAAAAGTTCACAGAGACACATTGGGCCGATGACAAAAAGAACGGAGTCGAAACAGAATGGCATCGCGACGGAACTTTGGCTTTTCAGACAGATTTCAAGGACGATTTAAGACACGGAAAATTTGTCATCTACGGAGTTTCACCCGAGCAAGCAAACAAAGTCGTACTGACGATGAAGTACGAGAACGACAAGTTTGTGAAATAGGACGATAGTTCGTGTGACTTTGTTTGGTGAGGATGAGATGATATAATAAAACATTTACAATAATTTTTGTAAATGATGACTGATACAATCAGTAGGATTCAAGATAATCTTTATTTGGGCAACATCAACTCTTTGCGTTGGGTCGCTTCGCTTCCCGAGAAAGAACAACAAGAATGGTGTACTGTGACTGTACTGTCGCCTCAAGAACTTTCTGCGATTCCTTTTGCTTTTCCAAAACACACGTACCGAGGTCTTATCATAAAAGCCGATGACCAGCCTAACGTCAATCTCGCACAAGTCTTTTCAAAAGTCGCGTCCTTTTGCGATGAGTGTCTAAAAGAGGACAAAAAAGTTCTCGTCCATTGTATGATGGGAATTTCAAGGTCCTCTACGTGCGTGATTGCTTATCTGATGCTTAAAAAAGGGATGAGTTTGCGAGATGCTTACAATCTCGTGAAGAACCAGAGGTCTTGCATCTCTCCCAACCCCGGATTCCTAGCCCAACTCGGAAACATAAATTTCCAAGTCAGTACACCCAGATAAAATGTCCATTGAATTCGACAAATACAGGGCGGATTTTTTTCGGACGCTCGTCCGTTATCATGTCCTCGAAAAGCCAGAAAACTGCGGAATTTTAGAATGGCTCAAGACATGGAAAAATCCAAGAAAAGACCAGTATCTGAAACTCGATGTTTCGGAGCTCACAAAATATGATGGACTTGTTCAGTACCTCATTCATGGCTACAAATCCGTCGAAGTTGAGGAAAGGAGAAAAGAGGCAAAAAGTTGCAATAATTACGCTGCTTCCGAACACGAGAGTGAGATGTTTCACGCCCAAAATGTCCAAAAAATTTTGAGAAGCCTCTTGCCAACCAAAGAATAAATATTTTATCTATAAAATATAACCGAAAGAACAGAGGTCTCTTTCTATCAAGATTTGTGTGATGCAAAGACAGTCGAGTATTTTTCTTTTTCCTGCGGATGGTTCATCCTACAGAGTTTCTTGGAGTAAAGAAGGCAAGGAAACAGGCTTCATTTGCAAAAGGACGATGACCTTTGGTAAGCACGCTTACTTTAACCTTCTCAGAGAGATGGACAGGAAATACCTTCGAAACTCTGATGGACTTTACGTCGTCCATTCGAGAGACGAGGCGATAAAAACGTTTCTGGACTTTTGCGTTGTCTTCGAGTCTGATATTCTCATCGAGACCATAAAAAGGCAAAAGATTAGACTCGAAAAGCTTGAACTCGTCAGTGCATCCATCGGAAAGAAGCTTGCAAGGCAAAAGCACAACCTCTTTTTGAATGCCAGAAGCTGCCAAGAGGGAAGGTCAGAACGCAGCTTCGAACTGTTCGGAGAAAGGGACCTTTGGAGAAAAGCCATAGAAAAGACAGCGGAAAGGTATGCAAACGCAAAGTCTTCTGAAGACTCTCTTCGGGGGCAGATTCTTCTTCTCGAAGAAAAGCTGAGAAACTCTGGATACAAAACAGAGAGTCATTGTCTGGTGTCAGAGATTATTGCCTGAATATATTTGTCGCAAATATATTAGAATTTTTGACAAGGTCAATAAACCTTCTTTTTCTTGGATAAAAAGGGAAGATGAACGAATTTTTGGAGAAAAGGGAAGTTGTTTCGCTCTGTCTCTGTGTCCACGGAGTCTTCCCAGCAAAAGAAAAATATGTCACGATTGAGGAGGAAGAAAGAGGTGGCGGGGTTCTCTCGATGATGACCAATGAAAAACGTTTCGTCCATACGCTTCCAGACGGTTCCATCCATTTTCTAAAGATAGTACAAGAGGTGCAAAGAGCCACATTTATAATAACACAAGAATACAAGCACGGTGTCCCACACGGAAAACATAAACACATTGTAATTCCAAAGTCTGCCGATTCTTACACCAAGTACGAGGGTACGATAAAAAACGGAAGACCACATGGAATGTTTTTTTCTTATATGTCAAATGGACGCCTCGAATCTGCCTGTACTTTTGTTAGAGGCAAAGTGATGGAATTTTTGGACAACAAACGACAGTGGGGAATTTTCTCCAGGAATAAACACGGAGCGACTTTTCTTGTAAAAGATGGAAGAAAACCAGGAGAACTAAAAGTTTCTTCTTGTTCCTTTTTTGAGCTTACAGAAGAAAAATGGAACTCTGTGGTTCATATTGAGGTCTGTGCCGAAACTTACAAGGATTGTGAGTGCCGTACACAAAAATATTTGTTAGAGTCACATCAGACAGAGGAGGCATTTTTTGACCGTGGCTCAACTTCCAGAGGTGTCATTGTTGCCACAAACTTCCTTTTTGCTGTGAAGGACCCTGATGAACCCATGGAAGAAAACCAGCGTCACTCTCTGTTTTTTGACTAGATTTGGTATTTTATGGTTAAAATATCCAAAGAAAAAATCTTGGCTATTTATTTCTTGTGCAAAAAGTTGTTGTCCGGCATCATACATCCCACAAATTAAAACGACCGTTTCTACATCACAAAAACACCAAAGTTAGAATGGCCACGAGCAACCGTCTCTATACCGGCTATTTTCGTCAGCCCGTTGTCGAGACTGTGATGTGCGAAGAATTTTCACCAGCAATGGGGAACTACATTCAAAAACTCACCAAGGATGTTCGTTCTTCCCTGGAAGAAGACATCGAAGTGACGATAACATATCAAACAAGCAGAGCACTAATCTCTTTTTTTGGAAATTCCGGACTTCAGCATGTTTTGTCGGTAAAGGAATACACGAACAAAAACATTGTCATCGAAACCCCTGACACCCCTAGGATTTTACAATATTGGGAAGCGGTCGCATACGCATCACAAGTCATCCGTGCAAACTCTTCTTATTCTAGCAAGATTCTGTCCAGAAAACTTGACAAACTCAACGATAACTTTGAAAAGCTCTTTGACTTTTTGAAGGAGAGTGTCGAGTTTGCTCCGGGTTCAGAAAACGCGCAAAAATTCTCGAAAGACTTTCAGGAAAAAGCTCGAGTTCTTCCTTGAAAACAAATATTTACAAAAACTTTACCAAAAGTTTTTTCACAGCTCAATGTCGGTCTCTTTTGTTTGGTCTGATGACAATCTTGTCAAACTCATCGCACAACACCTTGCCCCGAGAGACGTTTTCTCTCTTTCCCATACGAACAGCCTGAACAGGAAGGCCGTTCCCAAAGCTTTCTCTGGGTTCTTGAACGAAAGACGATGGAATATAAAAGTCACCAAGTTCTGGGAGATTCGAGAGTCAAAAATCTCCCAGGAACTTTTGGACTTTGTTCTCATCGAGTCCGGTCATCACTATTTCCACATTGCACACTGTCTCGCTGAGAAGGCCCTCTTCCGCATGGACGCGGAGTACATTTCCTCCCTCTTTGACAGAGGAGTCCTCTCTGTGTCCTCTACGGGCGAACTCCGGACAAAAGAACGCGGAATCCATCTCTGCCAATGCTTATTCAAGGACTCAAAAGAAATGAAGGAAGAACTCGTCCGCAGGGGAGTCTTCATCAACAAATTTTGCGCTGACTGTTGTTGAAACATTAAAATTTGGTAAATTTTAATAGCTTGGACTGACATTTATTTCGACATCGTGTTTTGTCCAGAGAGGTTCATTCCCTTCAAACTCCTCATCTGTCGCAAGAGTATTTTCAATGGAGACTCTATCCCAAGAATCGCAAACTCTCCAAGAAACGCTCCTTCCATATTCTCCTTCCCATTCCTCGTATTGGCCAAGAGATTTTTCCGCTTGTTCTGATGTCAGAAAAGGACGGAGAGCAACAGCGGTTCCTTTCTTGTCTTTTTGAATCATCACACGATAATACAAAACAAAGTCTTGGGGAAGAGAAGTGTTTGTATCCTTCATTCTCTCGACCACGTCAAGAAATTCTTTTTGGAGCTCTTCCGACATTCTGGGATATTTTATCCATAAAATATTCCTTAAATTTTTTCTGAATTGACTCTCTTGAGGAACTTTGTGAATTTTCTTTTTCACATTGCATTCCACAAAACATGGATACTTTGCAACTTGTTGCTTTCAGAGGTGAAACTTGTTGGACGGTTCGTGTTTATCTTGGACGCCGCAGAATGGAGAATGCTCTCGTCTTTCTGACCTGTGATAGAGCCAAAGACGTTTACTGTGCCGTCTCTGAGATGATTGATAACCTTTTCGAGGCTCACGAGGGTGTTGAATTTGGTTGTCTGGCTGATATTTCCAACCTTTTTGAGAATGAGTGCAAACGCCTCCTTCGGGAGCAGATGTATCAAACTCTCGACACTCTTTTCGTTAAGGCTATAACTCTCGCCAAAACTCCTGGAACACGCAAGTCTTCCGTCAACTCTCTGTACGATGAGATGAGTTATGTTCAGCTCGGATGCGCAGAGAGTTTCGGAAAGATTAAGACTCGCACAGAACAACAAATTTGTTGAACATTTTATTGTCAAAAACTCAAACATATTTTTTGAATCAAAAATATGAAAGAACACTTGCCATTATTTTTTCACTTGACAAAATGCAAGCCCCAATGCTCAAGACGCTTTGCGTCTCGAAGGTTTCAGACACATCTTGCCTTCCGTCTGAACTTCAGGAATATGTCCAAATCTGCAATAAACGTCCCGTAACAATCCCGAGTCTCGCGACTCTTGCCTCTTGTGCCTATTTGGAGGAGGAGACCGGAAAGGTGCATCTTGATGATGACTCTTTCTGGTGGATGTGCCGTGTGCTGGGAGAGAAGAACTACAAAGCCCTCAATGCTCTCGAGCGCGTATGCGAATGGGAGCTCTCCGAAACAGTGGTGACTGCCTCTGTTTGTCTCGGAAAATACAAAGAAGAGCCTCTCCCGGAAGACCTCTCTGAACTGGGAGAATATAACGAGAGAAACTGCGCCGTCAAAAGAACCGTGACCCAGAAGCGTCTCTTGTGCAATCTGTTGGATGAAGAAGAGTTGAGAAACCCTCAAGTACAAATATTTTTACGATAAAATATTGAAAAACGTCTGGAACATTTGCATTCTTTTTTTCACTCATGGATACTGTCCTCGGAGATAAGAACCTTTTGGGTTATGTGTTCTCGTTCCTCAAGCAGTCTGATTTCATCGCCCCGTCGATGGTTTCTCGCTTTTGGAGAAAACATATCCAGAAGAGAAAACGCAGTGACAACTGGAAGATTCATAGTGCCTTCAAAAACGCCATCGTCAAAGGACAAGATTCTCTCGTCTCTTTCCTCATTTGGAATAGAGCGATGAAAAAGTCTGGTTGGCCAATCAAGTGGGCAGCCAAGACAAACAATTCCCGACTTGTTCACGAGTTGTTTGCCTCTGGGTACCCGATCACAAGCAACGCTTTTTTGCCCCCTTCGACACAAGGAAACATCGAAATGCTCGACCTTTTGCAAGAGCTTGGGAGATGTCGTGACCCCATTCTTCCTTTGATAAAAGCTGCAAAGAGTGGGCAACTTTCCGTCATTCAATGGTTTGAAGAAAACTACGAGCATACCAATTCGAGTTCGACGTGTAAAACTCTCGTTCCCAGGGCGATCAAGGCCCACCAGAACAAACTCTTTGACTACCTCTTTGATGGAGCTGCCATGGACAGACGTTCTGTTCTCACAATGTGTCTTTGCGCGAAAAATATGGAGCTTGCTGAGAGGTTTTGGAGAAACCAGGATAGGAAGACGATAGACCTGAGTGAGTGCGCCGCGAAAAACAACTTGGTCGCTCTCCGTTGGCTTTGCGATGTCAAGGGAGTCACCCCAAAGCCAAGTGATGTTCTTGACCACCTCGGGAGACACGAAGTTCTCGAGTATCTTCTCGTCGAAAAAGGAGTTGCGCTTCCCCATCTCGTTTTCGAGGAGGCTCTTGACTGCACCGATGATGTTCAAGTCTTTGAGCTTTTACTCGACAGCGGTTGCCCTTTCGGAGAAGAGGAGTTTCACGCTGCCGTTCAACAAAGCAACGTCGCGGCTCTGACGGTATTGAAGGCCAGAAATTGTCCTTTCTCTGTTTCGACCGTACTGAGCAACGCTGACGGGACAACATTCGCCCTTCACCGCTGGCTTCGGGAAAACGGTTTTCACTTTCCCCTGACTGAAGAACACCTTTGCATGGCATTGCAATTAAGGGCGGATGAACACGTTCGCTATCTTTTGGAGAACAATTGCCCTTACGACATCAACAATCTCGATGAGTACAAGAAGGAACGACTGCAAACCTTTTTGTGAAGCCGAAGAAACATTACCATATCTTTTTATTCGAAAAGATATATGTCGCCCTTTGTATACTTGTAGAAATAATATGGATAGAATATGCCCTTGAATGTGGCAAAACAGAAAGACTTACACATTGACTTTGCTGTCAGCTTCTTATCAGAGAAGCCGAGTTTGACGCCTTCTTCCATACAAAAAATAAGGTAGGGTGGAACCGCCGTAAGAGCGTAAACTGCAAAGAACCTCTTCATCCTTTTTATTTATGGGATAATTCACACAGAAAAAAGATTTTAGATTTCTTTCCGTGGAGCAAAGGCCTAAAAGAAGAATGCATAGTATGGAAAAAACGCCATTCGCCAAAAGAGAATTGGTAAAGTCCTTGACGGATGGTCTATTCTTCCTTTGTTTTCGTCTATAATCCTTTGCTGTATGAACGGAACAGTCCAAATGCTCGCGGTCAAATAAAGGAATCCGTAAAGTTCTAGTCTCTCTTTCGCAGCACGAGACATTTCTATATATTTTTCTCAAACTAGAAAAATATCAATGTTTTCTCTTTTTTCGTGAGAAGTAGTCTATCGGGAAAAATATGGGGAAGAACAAGGATTGAAACCAAGACTTCCATATGATTATCGTGAACCTCCCCCCCCCCCCCCCCCCAACCGGCTCTCTTTTGTAAGCAGAGGCAAACTTGTTGCAGTTCGAGTTCACAAAGTAGAGAGGAAATACATTCGCTGGCAGACCGTAAAGCGCCCACAATAACAACTTTTTCTTCATATTATTTTTGTCATTCACAAAAATAGTTTATTTCGATAGGGTTTTGCACACGTAGTACGGAACGGTGATGGGAAAGAGGAAACCTGCCACCCAAAGCTTCGCCGCCAAATACCGCAACTCCATATCTGTTGGTTGATAATTGCCATATTTGGCCCTGTAATCATCCACCATACGCTCGGCGATGAATCCTTCGAAATACGCACCGGTCTTGGCGTACGCGTACGCCATGCAAAATTGGACGACAAACGGAGGGCGGAAAGAGAGTCTTTGCATTTTGGGATAGAAAAAAATTCCGCTTGTTCTTTTTGACCTCGTTTTTCGTGGGTGTTAATTTCTTCATCTTCTACTGAAATATTCTCGGATGTAGAAAGGGTAAACAAGTCCCTTGAAAACATTTTTCGCGACTAACTCATTATAGTCCCACCCCTTTGGATAAACTCCCATTTCTCTTCTGTAACCAAAGATGTCGTCAATGAGGAACAGTCCGAATGCTCCGGCTGTAGAAAACATATAGAGAGATACGAGAGTTTGAGCAGCCATAATTCTTTTTCTTTTTATCATTCTGGAAAATAAAATGCAGTTTCTCGATAAGTTCTCCGATGAGCTTCTGGATGTGAACGATGGAAGTTGCCCATTCCTTTCCGGAGAAGCGTCAATTCTTTGCAATGTATTTTCAGACATTTTCGGAGTGTGGGCTGGTTCGACTCAGTCGAAAAACTGTGTCTCCTTTCTATGTGATGGAAAAGGTCCGTCACGTTGGCTTGTACAAAATCCGGAGAGAAGCTCTTCATCTGTTGTCGAAAGTCCTCCAAGAGAGAAAAAGGCGCATCTGATGTTTGTTGTTCCTCTCACCGAGAATACGGAAGCGGAAATCTGTAATCTTGCAAAAAACGCAAAGTTCGTCATGAACAACAAAAAGACGAGTTTCCTTCGTGTGTTTGGAAGGGGATTCGTTCGCTACGCGAAAGGTCACGTCTACTGTGTGTTTGCCGAGTGTCCGAGAAGTCATTCTCTTCGATGGTACGATTCACCGCCGACTATGGGTGTTTGGATGGAGAAGTTTTACCAAGACTGTAAAAATTGTGGAATGGGTTTTGACCGGGAGCTGACGACCGAAGATTTTGTCTTTACGGATTCTGGTGTGATGATGGCGAATTTTGACAAGTTTGAACCTGGGGAATTTGACGCGGGGGATAAGATGAAATTTCTCTGTGTGTTGATGGAACTTGTGATTGGGAGAAACTTCCTTTTGTATTCAAACACGACGAGAGAAAACTTTGCGAGAAGAGTTCGGAAAACTTTGGAGAGAGAAAAAACGAATGACAAGGGAAATGTTCTTCCTCTGATTTGGAAAGTGTTGGAAGAACTCTAAAAAAATATTTAGAAAAATATTTTATGACCGGAGACTTTCAAAGTGTTGTTTCGCTCTCAGAGCACCGTAACCCTCCGGTCTGTATTTAAGCTCAATATTCTTTTCTTTGAGCGCTCGAATTTTGTTCATGAGATGCTCTTTCTCTTCGAGGAGAGCTCTGTTCTTTATTCTCTCAGAATAGAGGTAACTTTGCTCGTACTGACGTATCTCGTAATTATTTGATATTACTCTCTTGATTACCTCGAGAGTCTCGTTCTCGCCCACAGAGCGGCAACCGTACACAATAAACTTGGATTTTTCGCATTCCTCCCAACAGCAGAGACCACTCCACCGGCTCAGTTTGTGGAGTCGAATGCTGATAGAAACCATCACAACATCCTCGATGTCTAGCCCCGTAAAGTGCTTATCGGTTTTAACGTGTCGTTCATAGTCGACATTTCGCGAAAGAAGGTAGTGCTTCTGGAGGTACTCCTCGACACGATTAAGAAGCGCAGTGGTTTTATCAAACATCATCTTTGATAACCACGAGAGGATAATGCTATTGTTTCAATTAAAATGTTTAGTCGAGTTTTTTCTTGTGGTGCACACCAGTAATAACATTCAGCTCTTCTCTCGCCTCTTTAAGCGCCCGAGTTCTGCTTTCTGGAACGAGAATTCCGTTTCGCAAAAGCAAGAATTTCAGACTCTTTTTTTATCGCCTTCCTCCTTAGTTTTATCCATTCATTCACATCTTTACATCTCCATATTATCTTGCCCATATTTCACCACTAAAACTTAGCGGCTCCCTCAAACTTCAATATCTTTTCAAAAAGATATT